TTATCCAGCAAGTTCCTCAAAATGTTCTTGCGCCTTCAACGCGCCAATCTTTCCCGGACGATATTTTATATCCCTCTTCTTCTCTCGAAGGTGTTCGACTCTTTTCTCGAGATGCTCGTTCTTTTTTTTTGCCTCTTTGAGTTTCCTCAAAGTCTCCTTTGCGAGAGCAGGCGACGCTTTTCTCCTCAACGAAGAAATGGCCTCTTTAGCGTTCCTCCAATAATGGATCTCTTCATCGCCAATAAAGTTCTCGTTGTCTCCATTTCTCTCCTCCAACCAACGACAGATGAGTTTTTTCGACCCTTTCAGGTACAAAGTCACCCATGTCGAGTTATTGTCGAGGTCTTCGAGTTCTGGTTCTCCCTCCGGTTCATAACCATAGCTGATGCCGACTTCTTGTTCCTCTAGACAGCAATCTTCGAGAATCTTGGGAAAAAGCAAAGGTAAAAGGGCGCTTTCGAGATGGAAACCCGGAAAGTTCCTTTTCCTTCTTTCGTGTTGTGTCGCGAGGACAGCGTTCAAACTCAGACGACGTCGAAGAATTTGGAGAATCTCTTCCTCAGACACCCAAGAAGATTCAGAGTCTTCTCTGAATCTTCCGTCTTCGCTCTCCTGCCAATGGAGGAGGGAACCACAATGCTCTGTGAAAATATGAAAATCTTCCTGTTTTTCAACAGAGACTTCGTTCCTTTGCACAAGGTATTCCTCCAGAATTTCCAAAACTTTCGGCAACAGAACGCTTCCCATATTTTCGAATATATTTTATCTCGTCTTTGACCAAGAAAGACTCAGTTTTTCCCTGGAACGACAAAAATATGAGAAACGTCCTTTGGAGAACTCCGACGAAACATCCTCACTCGGAGATTTTCGAGATGTTTTCTGGTTCATCCCTGTCTGGGGGACGAAAAGTGCACTGCGCCCCATAAATTCTTACCCTCCCGTAAAAGAGGTCATGAACGTGGTCATATCTGTGAGAGCTTCGAAGTTGCCCTCCCTTCATTTCTACCCTTTCTGCGGTTTCACCGTGCACTTCTAAAAGAATCTCAGAGTAGGGGACAGAACACAAGGGGAGAGTAAAGGGTAATTCAACACAAAATGTGGTTCTTTTGTCAGTCTTTTTTAGATAAATAGGAAAATGTGTGCCGTTGGATGTGACAACAACTTTCCACACCCCTTTTCCTGTTATTCTCAACAAAGAAAGAGTATCGACATACCTTCCAACCTTGAAGACGTTCCCAAAAGTTCTTTGGCAATCCGCCCATCCGTTTCTTAAGTAGTCAGAAACGTAGAGGCATTTTATCAGAGGGCAATCTGGTTCTCCGTTGACGTCGTCGATGAAAGCCTCTTTTTTTATCCCCTTCGAGACGTGCATCTTCCTTCCATGCCTTTTCCAGAAAGTTCTCATCTTGTTGGCTGCTTTCTCCTTGACAACATCAAACAGAAGTTTTTCAACATCCCAGTCGGCAAACGAAAGGTTAAGCTTTTCTCTTTGCCTCAAAAAGACAAACATCTCTATATATTTTCCTCAAAATATATTTATCTTCTTCTCTTCGACGAAGATTCACAAGTTCTGAATTTTGTAGGCACCAAAAAATGTTTGTGTTACCAAGGAAGCATTCGCGCCCAAAAAGAGCCAATACGACAATTTTCTGAAATATTACTTTGCCAGTCCCAAAAAATGCGCCCGGAGTTCCTGCGACTTGGCGCTGCCAGGAGCGAATTTGTACTTCTCGACTCGAAGGCGAAGTTTTTCGTTCCTTTGCCGAAGGAGAGAATTCTCTTCTCTTTCTCTGACGAGTTTTTCAATGACGAGGGAGAGGACAATGTCGGAGCTTTTACAAACCTTCAGAATTTCTCCGACGGCGCCACCCGCGGAAAGGAGCCCCCTGTCGTCTCCCACACAAAAACGTTCCTTCGCTGTGTTTAGAACCTCTTCGTACCAGCGGCAGATGGTCTTTTTTGTGTCTTTCGAGTGGATATTTACCCATGTGTATTCGTAGTCGATCTCCTCTTTCGATGGTTCATTTCCGGGATTGTAAGAATAGCTGATGCCGATGTCCGACTCTTCGAGGCGACAATCCTCAAGGAGAAAAGGAAGAACCAAAGGCAACAACTGACTCTCGAAATGGAATCCTGGGACGCTCCTCTCCCTCTCTTTTTTCAACTTGTCAAGTTCGGGGAGCGAAGAAAAGCGAGAAGAGAGAATTTCAATCATTTTCTCCTCAGAGACCGGAAGCAGAGTGGACCTTTCGCGAAAGGTCCCATCCTTCAACTCTTGCCACGAACAAAGGTGTCCATAAAAAGCAGCAAAGATGTGGACTCCGAGAACCTCTGAATCGTATTGTTCGATATCCAACTCCTTTTCATCCACAAGATAACCCTCAAGAATTTGCAGCACCTTTGGCAACAGAGCGCTTGTCATATTTTTGTGATAAAATATGACCTCAAATGTTTGTCATTTTCTGCTCAAACATTTCTTTGGCCTTGAGATATTCCTCTCCTCCTGGGGCGAATTTGAGAGCGAAGTTCTCTTCTTTGAGCGTTTCGTTCTCTCTCAACAGCTCTTCGATGACCTTTGCTGCATTTTTGTATTTCTTTTGATATACCGCTTGCAGGGCGTTGTCGTCGTTTATCGTCTTTTTGAGATGTTTGAGCATCTTCTCTTCAGAGACAGAGCGCGGAAAATCCGCTTTTGCGAGAGGGGTAGATGAGAAGAGAAGATTCCCTTGGTCGGTCTCCACCTCGTACCAATAGCAGATGGTCCTTCCCTTTTTTGTTCGAGCAGCGAAGCGGAGACATTTCTCTTTCGTCACCCAGAGATGGAAAACCTCGCAAATTATCTCAAAGTCCTTTCTTGTCGTAAGAAGGAACTTTTCCTGCAAAAGGTCAACGACGCAAAGAAGAAAGGAGCTGGACATTCTTCCAAATATTTTTATTCGCAAAAATATTTTAATCTGTCCCAACAAAAGGATTTTGTTTCTCCCAGTTTTCTATCCTTTGTTGGATAGTGCCGAATAGAACTTGTGGGTCAGAAGTCCCATTTTCTCCGGGAAAAGCATACCACCACTCGTCTCCACACTCTGCTTCGACCCAATAAAAGGAGACTCTCGGGTTTCCGATGTTGAAAGAGACTGTCGTACAGTTTTGATGGGAGAACATCTCCACAAAAACATCTGAAGGGTTATGAGTCTCGAGAAAGTTATGGACGTCGTTCAAGAGTCGGCTCATCTTCATAGAAAAGAAAGGTCATTTGTCCTTCCGCAAGAGAGATTTTATAAAAGACCAAGAAAATGTTCTCTTGCTTTGGAGAAACCACTTCCTCCGGGGCTGTAGCGGAGCTTCCTGTTTTTCTGCCTTAGCTTCTCGTTCCCTTGTGAAAGTTTTTTGTTCTCTTGTTCGAGAAAAGAATTTCTTTGGAGTGTTTTCCCAAGCCTCTCGAGGTGGAACTTACACAGTGGGTTCGACTCCCTGATAAAAAGTTTGAGGATGTTTATGGCGTTCTCTCTTGTTTGAAAGGCCCAGTCAACAAAGAAAAGAGTCTCTTCTCCTTCTATAGGAAACTCCGACCAAGAACAAAGAAGAGACTCTTTTTCTTTTAGGAAAATTTCGGTAGAAACACCGGAGACAGCGCTCCTGTAGTCATCAAGGTGCTCCTCCGCAGTATTGAGAGACACGTCGATGTCTTCTTCTCGAAGATGATGCTCTTCTATCAGAAAATCTTTCAGAATCGGCAATAATTCGCTCTCCATCTCCATCAAAATATTTTATTCGGAATATTTTTTCTATTGAGCGAATTCCTCGAAATGTCTTTTTGCTTCTTGCGCCTTTTCTCCTTCTGGAGCGTATTCAAGTTCGACTATTTTTTCGGTCAAACGCTCCACAAGTTCTTTCAACTCTTTGACCTCAAGCTCCAAAGAGGAGACTTTTGCGGAGTTGCGCCTTTGTTCAACGATAAAGAGTTTCGAGTCCAAAATTCTCCCCGTCATACAAGAGAGTATCTTCTCCAGTTTTTGGGGAACTGCTCCAGGATTCTGATACCAACACGCGGAGACTTCGTATTTTGGGACGGCCAAAGTTTCTAGAACATCCGAGCCGACATTCCTCTGCGAAAAGCAGATTTCTTCTTCCTTGAGGCCAAACTCCTCAAAAAGTTTTTCCTTTATTTGCGGAAGAATAGAAAGCATGTTTTTTTTAGATATTTTATGGTACAAAATATCGTCATTTTTGAGAAAGAAGATATCTCCCAGAAACAAAAAGAATTTCTTGGTTCGTCATACCACAACAGAGCTTCGTCACCTTCTTGGCCAGTGATTTTCCCGTTTTTGTCTGTTGAACTCCAAGACCATCAGGCTTGGGACGATGAGCCCACTTTTCAAACTCTGCAGCTTCGAATTCCCTTCTTCCATTCGAGAAACTACTGAAAGAAATTCCAGAATAGGACACCGACAGGGCGCTATTTTTGTTTCCCATCTTTCACGAAAATATTTCAAGAAATATTTTCTTTCATTTCTTCAAAGTGTGTCTCTGCCTCCAAAAATTTGCTTCCTCCTGGAGCGTATTCGAGCTCGGAAATCTTCTCCAAAAGGAGAGCGACCTGTTTTTTTAGAAAGCGGATATCCTCCAAGAGCTGCTTCTTCTCTTTTCTCTTCTGCTTCTTCCTCAACTTCGCGTACCCGTTAGTCCCTTTGAGTTTCTGTTTGAAGGCATCAAGGGCAGCATTTTTATATTTTAGCGTCACAAAGTCCCCAGGAAATCCATAAGAAATTTCCTCTCGCTCTTTCCACTCGCTCCAGTACATTTCGATGTTGTACTCTTTCACAAGGCACGAAAATCTTCCACGTGGTTCTCCGCTGAGCCACGGGTTCATCGAAATCTCGATGTTTTCTTCTGGAATGCCCTTCCTTACGAGGAGCTCTCTGACATCATTCTCCATTTTATGGGAATACTTTGCCATATTTTCCTTATTTTTTGATTCAAAAAATATTTATCTCCTCTTTCTCTGTTCTCTTAAAAATTTCTCCTTTCTTTTCTGTTCGAACGACATTCTTTGCGCTGTTTCTCGAAGAGTTTCCTCTTCTCGTCCCGAAAGAGGCGGTTGTTTGCTGAGAAAAATTCGCATGTACTCTCGGAGACGAGAAGATTTTTCTCTTTCTTCTATCCAGAGGAACATAGCGAATTCGCGATGGGTGTCTTCTGGGGATGTCATTATTCACAACAAAGAATCTCTCTCAGTCTTCAAGCTTTCAATCTCTTGTTTTGTTTTGAGATATTCTTCTCGAATTTGTTCAAACTTTTGACCTAGAATTTCCTCTTTTTTTCTTGCGTAAAGCCCCAGAATAAAACTTTTTTCGTCGAATGGAGTTGTTGGCTTCCAATCGTGGATGTGAACTCCCGCTTTTTCATCTCTCAAGTTGCAAAAACCTTCACCGTCGACAGAGACGGAAAGGGAAAATGTGTCGACAAAGAGCTTTTCCTCAAGAGTTTTGAGAATTTCCTTTTCCATCGTCTACTCTCCTTTGACGAGAGACTCAAAATGTTTCTGTGCTTGTAGAGCGCCCCTTCCTCCGGGGGCGTAGTCGAGCTCGAGAATTTCTTCTTTTAGTCCTTGAATCTCTTCCAAATTTTTCTCGGTGGCTTCTTTATGTTTGCGACAACTGACGAAGCGCACGATGGAAGATTTTGAAATTTCTGCCTTGACTCTGTCCAGAATTTCCTCGATGTCTTTTTCGACCAGAGAGACATCTTTAAGTTGGTCTCCATCCTCCCTCGCAACAAGTTCCAACCATTTGCAAATATAAAAGTTCTCAATCTCTCTGATGCGCATACGACATTCAAAGAATCTCTCTATTCCTCTTCGAGTGAATATACACTCTGCGAGCACATCGCTGTCTGTTATCAGGTACTTCTTTCTGAGATGAGTCAACACGAGAGGAAGAATTTTACTTTGCATGTTTATAACAAGAGACTTGTGGGCGACGAAAGGCAGTCTCGGAAATTGCGAGAAAGATCTTTCAAAAAATATATTTTTTGAAAGATGGAAAGGGTCCAGAAAATTGTTCCTTGGTCCATCGTCAACATTTCAACTGTCGCAGAAGGCGCGTGTTTTGTCGCTCCGGGGTTCACATTCACGTTCAAGAAACACAAAGACGGTACGGCTTCTTACACCGCAGATTGGTCAGGAAAGAAGGTGATCTACGACAGGGGAAAGACAAACAGATTTCTTTTGGATGTGAAAAAATTTGTAGAGTCTGAGAAAGCGAGAAGAGAACTTTCCTCTCCGGTCACGGCCCAACTTCTGTCAACCATCGACAGATTGGAGAGGAAGCTCAAAAAGACGAAGGAGAAATACGAGGCTCTCAAGTACGCTCCTGGAGGAGAAAAATTTCAAGAGGCAAAAGCATCCTTTGAACAACTGAAATCGGGACAGTGAAACGTCAAACATTTTTCTACACACAAAAATGTCTTTTGTCCAAATTGTTGCTCAACAGGTCCAGGATTATCTCGACATCGAAACGATGTGTTCTCAGGAAAGAGAACATTTTCGGGAAATGAGGGAACAAGAAAGAAGGGACTGGATCTCGATCGAGTTGATGTGCGTCCAACAACAGATTGAGGAAATCAAGAGAGAACTCCAAGAGCTTCTCGACATGGATTCCTGCTAAATAAAAATATTTTCTCCAACAAAAAATATTTTATTGTGTCCTTCCATCCCTTCCGGGATGGAAAGAAAGAGTCCTGTCGGAACCAGAACTCTCTTGAGACTTCCCAAAACGATGTTTTCGGGAATATCCGCTCTCAGGTCGACGCCCGAAGAACCTTCTGTGGCATACTTGGGTGCTTCATTGTTTGACTTGTTGACAATTTGGACCTTCATCTTTGTCAGAGATTGCAAGAAGTGAAAAATCTCTTGATTTCAAAGCATCAAAATAGATGGAAGAGATAATCTCGAATTTTCTGGATGCTCTTGAGGATAACAAAGACAAAAGAATATTTTTGCTTCGGGAGAAGGAAGTCTTACAATGGATTTTTGGAGACCTTTCGTTTCTTCCTCCTGTTGAGAAGAAGACTATCAAACAATACACTCAAAAACTCAAAAAACATGAGGACAGTTGGGGGAGGAAAAAACTTCGAGATAAAAAACCTCACTTGAAGCTGAAAGGTCAATGGTCAGGTCCTTTCGGGGAGGCTCTCTGCGAAGAGATGTTTCTCCTTTTCGGAAAGAATGTGAAAAGACCAGAGAAAAAGGGAGGAAAGATGCCGGATCTTGAAACAGAAGACCACATCCTCGAAGTCAAAACTCAGACCTACATGACTTTTGGGACAGCATCCCAGAAAATTCTCTCCGTCCCATTTCTCTACTGTGAAATACCAGAACTTTATGGAAAACACCTAAAAGTTGTCTGCGTGGGAGGAGCGGAGAAGCTCTGCAGAGAGAGTTATGGTGTCCTCTGTAATGACGTACGCGAGAAGAAGCAAAAATTTTTAGAATTCTACAAAGAGATGGGGATAGAGTTTGCGGCTTTCTCGAATTTCATCGAGATTTATTTATCTTCTGAATAAATAAAACGACAAAAGCTCAAGTGCAGCAAAAGAAAAGAAAGATGTCGAAAAAACCTCTTCTGAAATGGGTCGGAGGAAAGACGCAGATTTTAGACGACGTTCTCGAATCCTTCCCAGAGACCATAAACAACTACTATGAACCCTTTGTCGGAGGGGGTTCAGTTCTTCTTGGTTTGTTGAGAAAGGTAAAAGACGGAGAAATCCGCGTCAAGGGGAAGATTTCTGCATCCGACAAAAACAAGAACCTGATATTTTTCTACAAAAACGTCCAAAAGAGACCAAGAGAACTTATTGAGTCGCTCGAGGAACTCACAGAAAAATTCCGCTCTTGCAAAGAGATGAAGGGAAAGAGAACAGCAGAGTCCGAAGAGGAGGCTCTGGAATCTCAAGAATCTTTCTTCTATTGGACAAGGAAGAATTTCAACTCTGAAGAAGACAGAAAATCCACAAGGGCATCCGCGATGTTTCTTTTTCTCAACAAAACGTGCTTTCGCGGTGTGTATCGAGAGGGACCAAACGGTTTCAACGTGCCATTCGGCCACTACAAAAATCCCCAAATCTTTGAGGAAAAGCATCTCGTCAAAGTCTCCAGGCTTCTGCAGCCAGTAAAGTTTTCTGTCTCTTGCTTTTCCGATATTCTTGAAAGAGCAAGAACAAAAGACTTTGTTTATCTTGACCCTCCATATGTTCCAGAAAAAGCGAATTCTTTCGTTGAGTACACATCGGACGGGTTCAAAGCGGAACAGCACGCAAACCTCTTTGCTATTTGCAAGCAGGGAAACTTCAGATTTCTTTTGAGTAACTCTTGCGTTCCTCTTGTTCTTCAAGAGTTCCAAGATTTCGAGGTTGTTCACCTCGTGTGCAAGAGAAGCATCAACTCGAAAAATCCCTCTTCGAAGGGGAAGGAGGTACTTATTAAAAATTTTTAGATATCTTTTGTGGAAGAAAAAGATATCTGGGATGGAAACTGTCACTTTGAACGCACAAGATGGAAGTTTCACTGTTCCGAAAGAGGAGCTCGTGAAAAAGTCGCCATATTTCGAGGCTCTCTTTCGTAACGACTTTGCTGACTCGAATAAGGGGGAATTTGACCTTGACATGAGCCTTGAAAGGGCCTCAAAAATTTTTGGACATGTTTTCAAGCCGCAGGAAAGGCTTCCAAAGAAATATCGGGCGGACCTCGACTTTCTGTTCCCTGGAGTTTCTCCCTACCACATCAAAGAACGCCTCGATGGTTCGGGGGAAACTCTTTCGATGCTTTTTGGGACGAACAACATTATGTTCAGGGGACTTCCGAAAACGTTCGAAGACGAAACGGAGAAAAGGTTCGGAGCAGGATACCTTGTTGCGAAAGCAGAAGAAGGCGAAAATTCTGTAAAAGACTTTTTGTGGGGCCTTGGTCCCATTGATATCTACAAAGGCGAGTCCGGATGGGGAAGCGACTATCGTAAGACGTCTCTGGACAGCTTCTGGCTTTGGTGCTACCTTTGTGTTGCAGGAAAAGAAAAGGTCGCACAGAGAGTTTTGGAGGAAACGGGGCTCTTTATCATAGAGATTGACCCCGTAGTCGCCCTCGTTTTCCGTTATAACAGACCTTCTTCTCCTTGGCTTCGTTTCGAGGCGAAGAGAGAATGTTCGCTTGTGTTTTTCGTTAGGGACAGTCTTGTCTCGGCGAGGTTCGGCCTGAAATTCAGAAAGGGAGAGGAGAGCGCTCTCGGAAGGGCGAGAACTCTCCTTCTCGGATTAAAACTCGGAAAAGGGTTCACCTTGTGCAATGAACAAGAAAGAGATGGAGTTTTTCGGGTGTCTCAGACCTTCAAAAGGGGTGTGGATGTGAGAGACGCCTTTTTCCACGAGAAGAACAAGGGGTAGAATATTTTATTTCTTTTGCAAAAGAAATAAATTCAACAGACAAGGTCGGGCATCTCTCTTTGATGTTCTTCACAGCAGTGTGACCAAGATTCCCCCTTTCCGCGATAGCCTTCCAAAAGGATTCCGTCAACTGTCACGAAGCGCTTTCCGTTGGCGTACTCGATGGCTGTGACTGTTTTTTCTCCCTTTGTAGTCTTTTTGTAACAACCCCATTTCTGTCCTTGGCATTCTATCTCTCCGCAGAGGGAGAAGATGGTCTCGACCCCTTCCTTCTCTTGGAAGAAGATATCTTGAGAAATCAGGTGACCTTCCTTCCAAATCTCTGTTTGCCTCACAAGTTCTGGGGTTCCACAGACGTCATTTCTCTCTTTGACAACAAGACCGTGAAGCTTTCCATCTTTGTAGCGAGAAGTTTCCTTGACCCAGTCGTTCTGCCCAAAGAAGGACGTTTTCTTGCACTTGCCGTGAAGTTCTCCATCTCGAAAGGAGAAAGTCTTTGCCGAAATTTTGGCGACTCCCTGAAGCCTTCCGAGAGGGTCGATATGGAAGAACCCGAAACTTCTCCTGTCTCCAATACCAAAGATTTCACCGAGGAACGAAGGGAAAACGGAAAGCTTGCGAGAGACCTTTCTCGTGAGCCTTTTTGCATTCTCTCGAACGAAAAAGTGCCAGACATGACATGTTTCTCCAAAACGGACGATGTCTTTGAGTTCCAAAAATTCGAGAACGGAGAGCATCATTTCGATGGGAAGATTCTCCATTTTCTAGGTGGAAGATTCTCCCAAAAGTTCTGGTAGAAATTCAATGAAATATTTTATCTATAAAATATTTAGAAAATTTTCCTTCCCAGAGAGCCTTCAACAAACTCAAAGATGTTTCTCGTCGTCTCGTACACTTCCTCTCCGCTTTTTTCCGGTCCCTCGTCCCTTTCCATTTCGTGGTACTTCCCATCCGCAAAAACAAATCCTCTCTTTTCGTACGTAAAACAGAGCTCGGTGGCGAAATAAGAGAGAATATCTGGGGGAATTCCCTTTTGAATTCCGAGGCCTCGGGGAAAGGGGGACATTGCCCATTCTTCAAACTCTTTTTTATCGTAGGAACTTCTTCCGTTTGAAAATCTTTCGTAAATTCTCTGGGCTCCAAAGGCAGCGATTCCCTTGCAAAGAAGTTTGTCCATTTTACTAGGGAGAGTGGCACTTTTAAAAGTTATTTGCATTTTGGAGGAAGCTTCGTCCCAGAAAGAAGGACCCTCGGTTTCCTTTTTCCTTTGAAATGTCTTTCGAGCTTTTCCTCCATTTTTTGCAGTTCGATGTAATAGAGGGGACCGTACTCTAAAAAATGATCGCGTGCCACTTTTCCTACTTGCAACATGTCGCAACCCACCGAACTCAAATGTTCGGTCTCCACTTCAAGACTGTATCGCCAAATGAGGAGAGGCACTTTCTCGAGATCGATACCGAGTTTCTTTGCGAGTTTTTTTGCTTCGAGAAGGGACACCTTCATTAAAATATTTAAAAACTAAATATTTTGCGAGAGGAACTTGCCGTACATTTCCAAGATTTCGGTCTCGTTATTTTGGCCTATCCAAACCCAAATTCCGAGTTCTTGCGTCAGCCAGGCGTGCGCTCTGAAACAATTTGTTTTGACGAATGCTTCGACTGTCTTGATCTGGATATCGAAGCTTTCGCGTCTCCAGTGGCGAAATCCAAAGGTCAAGAGACCATTCGTGCTGCTGTGGATTTTTATAAGCCAACCTCTCGAGCAGAGGCACTTCAAGGTCTCTGTGTCGTCGAAAAGGAGAATCGCTTCAACGAGATTGCAGAGTAGAGAGGCTCTCTTTTTGTCCGGAACGCTTCTTGCAAGGAAGAGGCTCTTTGCGAATTTTTGGTCTTTGACGTTTTCCAAGAGAGAAGAATACGAACTGGGACTCTTTGAAAAATGCATCGTGAAAGAAACAGAAAGAAAAGCTTCTTTGGTTCATCGATAAATATTTTGACTTTGAAAATATTTTCAAAAAAACGAGACTTTACGAGGGCTTTCGATATCAGTTTTTTGTGTATCAAAAACATGAACGCTCTCAGCGACCAACTGTGGGAACTTTTTGAATTCTGGTTTTCTCAGACTGGACCTGCCCATCATCAGATTCAGGCCTATAACGAGTTTGTCCAGGAGCTTCTCCCGAATATCATCAGGGAGAAGGGAAGGGTCGAGATCGACAAGGAGGAAGAGACGGTAGAGGATGACGAAGAAGAGACTGTGACTCCCGCAGCGAAGAAGAAGAGGTCATGGTTCCAGGTCGTCGAATTCACAAACCCTGTGTTTGGCAGGGTTACGCACCACGAGTTTGACGACAGGATCAAGGATATCTTCCCCTCTGACGCGAGAAGGAGAGGAATTCCTTATTCCGCACCGTTCTATTGCGACATCTTTGTGACGACAGCTGATGGAGAAACAGCAGAGTACAAGCAGCAGACCATCGCGGAAATCCCCGTAATGGTCAGAAGCTGTCTCTGCAACCTGACGCGTTACAACCTCCAAGGGGACGAGTGTAGACAGTACGGGGAAGACCCGATGGACAAGGGAGGATACTTTATCATCGACAGAGAGATTGTCGTCATCTCTTCGGAGAGAGGAGCATTCGGTAGAGTGTACACATACGCAGACAAACAAGCGAACAAGAAGATGCCGAAATACGAGGTGCACTCAGAGATCCGTATCTCCGCGACGAGCAACACGAGGACAACTACCGTCTATGTGGGTCTTGAAAACGGCGTTGCCGTGTTGTACGCCCAGCACCTCTCGGAAAAGGGCATTCCCTTGTGCGTCGTTCTCGAGGCGATGAACTTTTCTTATCTCGACATCCTCAAGTTCACGAAAGGACTGACAAAAGAACAGAGGGGATTCCTGATTCCCAGCCTCGAACACGCAAGAGCGATGTTTCCGAGTTCCAGAAAGAATAGAGTTTCCTCGATGGTGAAGGCTCTTGTCGCAATGGGGTACAAAAAGCCAAAAGGCGTCGAAGAACTTCCTCCGAGTGACGCAGAAGTCAAACTCGCAGTTTGGGCTGCCACCCTTTCAAAAGAGCTCTGTGAGAAGCTCTTCCCTTGTTACAGAGAGGCGGACAAGAAGGTCTGGTTTATGTGCTACATGCTGGCGAGAGCCCTCAAAGTCAAAACGGGAGATAGACAGCCCGAAGACAGAGACCATTACACGAACAAGAGAGTGGATTGTGTCGACTCCCTGTTGAACAACCTCTTCTATAGCATGTGGAACCAGACCACCAAGTTCATCAAGGATTCTTGCAAGGGGAAGGAGAGAACGGCGGACCCTCTGAAGCCGATCCGTTCAAAGAGCATCACAAAGAAGATCCGCACGGCGATGAGCACAGGAAACTGGAGCAGCTTCAATACAAAGTCAAAGAAGCAGGGGACATCTCAAAACTACGAGAGGTACAACATCGTCGCTTCTTGTTCGAATCTTCGAAAGGTTCACGCCGCCATCGGAACAGAGGGAAATATGACAAAGCCGAGAAGGGTCCACGAATCCTCTTATGGCTTCATCTGTCCCCCAGACACTCCAGAATCAAAGGACAAGACGGGTCTCTCCAAAGTTCTTGCTCTTTCAGCCACGATGAGCCTCGGGTGCACTGTCGAGGAATGCTTTGAGATTCTCTCTGCTCTCGAATATTTTTCCCAAGATTTTGGATTGGAAACCTTTGTGTTTTTGAACGGGGTCATCATGGGCTCGACAAACTCTCCGAAAGAGCTCATCGGCGAGCTCTCCGTTTTGAAGAGGGCGGGTGACTTCTTCTGGGATTGCTGCTTCGTCTTTGACGAGAAGCATAACGAGGTGAGAGTAAACTGCGACGCAGGGCGTCTCATCCGTCCGTTGATGGTCGTCGAGGGGGGCAAGCTTCGCTTCGGTCCGGAACATTATGAGAGGTTGATGAAGGGAACGATCACTTGGCAAGAGTTTATCGGTCTCGGCATCGTCGAGATTCTGGACGCAGAGCAGCAGGAACACAGCCTCATCTGTCCCTCCGCCGAACAGCTTGGCCAAAGCGAATCAAAGGAGTGGACTCACTGTGAAATCCATCCTCTTTTGGTCTATGGCGTCTGTGCTTCCATCATCCCATATTCTGCAAACAATCCGTCCCCTCGTCTTTCATATTTTGCGAGCATGGCGAAATCCTCTGTCGCCGTTCCTCGTCTCGACTTTGGCATCGCTCCGTTCGACCAACATGTTCTTCACTATCCTCAGAAGCCTCTCACGAGCACAAAGGCCTCTCGTTTGCTTGGAATGAACAAGAGTCCCATTTGCCAGAATCTTGTCGTGGCTGTTTGCAGCTACGACGGTTTCGGACAGGAGGACGCGATCGTCGCATGCAAGGCCTTCACTCAAAGAGGAGGAATGGTCTCTGACCATGTTCAGAACTACGTCGCGATCATTGACCACGAAAAAGAACAGATTTCCCCTTCTCGCTGTTCCGATGTTGAGTTCTCGAGTTCTTGCCAAAGGTTTTGGTGCAAGAACTGTGGGAAGAAGGTGAAGTTGTGCCCGGAATGTGGCTCAGAGTATGTCCCTTCGTTCTCTGGTCACAAAGGCATCGTTTGTCGAAAGAAGGAAGACGAGAGGAGAGCATTCATCGACAGACAGACCGTGTTCTGGAACAGAAACCCTCTGAACAAAGACAAACAAAAGAAATTTTTGGGAAAGAAAAAGTGGGATTGCCTTTGTGAAGAAGTCGAGGAGCTTCCGAGGCTCGATCATCTCGATCCCGAAGGAGTCGTCGAGGTCGGAGAGGTTGTCGAAGATGGGGACATTCTCATCGCGGTCGCTGGAGTTTCTGGGGCAAAGAGGAAGGATGAATCCATCTACTTTGGAAAGGACAAGAGGGGGAGAGTCACCAGCGTCTCGTACTTCCAGAATCCGAACGGCTACCTTTGCATTCGTGTGGCTGTGGCGTCCACAAGAATCCCGGAAACGGGAGACAAGGCAACGAGCTTCCATTCGCAAAAGGGAGTGTTCTCTCTCTTTGTGGAGGAGCAGGATATGCCTTTCACCTCTGACGCCTTCTCTGCGACGCACCCTGATTTCCTTATCAACCCTCTCGCGTTCCCTTCCCGTATGACCATTGGACAGCCAAAGGAGAGTAACACAGGCAAGATGACGGCCTCTGCGTACAGAGAACTCCCTGATTCTCACAGGTTCGAATACGAGAACCTGTACCGAACTCTGTCAGCAAGAATTCAAAAGGAAGTTCCCGAAGCGGAAGAGGCGGCCAAAGAACTTGAAAAGAGAAACCCAAAGACAAAGGGGTACTCTGGGAGCTACACAGATTGCACGCCATTCACGAGCAACTATCAAGTTGTCGAGGACGAGCTGAAGAGAAGAGGGTATGCCCCAGGAGGAAAGGAGTTCTTTATCGATGGAAGGACAGGGAAGAAGATGGAAGTCTCGCTCTTTGTGGGCCTTGTCCCGTACAATCGTCTCAAGCACATGGTCATCGACAAGATACATGCCAGGGCGACAGGTAAAATCCAAAGTCTCACTCGTCAGCCGACAGAAGGCAGAAGCCGAAATGGTGGATTGAAGACCGGAATAATGGAAAGAGACAGCCTAGTAGGAAACGGCGCGGTGTTCTGTTTGCGGGACAGACTCTTCCTCAGCTGCGACAAGTTCGAAGTTTGGGTCTGCGAATCTTGTGGCCTCATCGCAGTAGAATCAAAGGAGAAGAAATACTGCAGAGCCTGTCACGGCAAGAGCAACGTCGTGAAGTTGGCGGTTCCCTACGCCACAAAACTCTCGTTCCAGGAACTGATGGCGATGGGAATCACTCCCCGAATTCTAGTCAAGTAGAGCCTTTTTTATAGTTGAATAAAAAAGATGACTGGATGAACAAGAAATATACGGAATAAAATATTTCCTAAAAAATAATCAAATCCGGACTAGATAAAGTCAACCTAAGCAAACACAAAGCAGAGGTCAATGACCCGCCCACTGGAAGGATTCGTTGTTTGCGATCGGACCACGTTCAACTTCATCTTCGATCCAGAGAAGAGACTGTACATCAGGTGTCTGGAAGTAGGCAAACATTTCGAGTCTACGCATCTAGAGAACGGGGCTAGAGAATTCAAAAAGTTCCTTGTCAACTCGAGAGAGAGGAAATATTTTGAATTTGAGGCTCTCAAGAAAATTCTTTCAAAGTCGTCATTAAGAAAAGACGAGAAGAATGCGTTCCTTATACGCCTAAATAAGGCCTTCTTTGGCTCTTGCAAAAGAAAATTCGTCTTTTTGCAGTCTTCTCGCAAAGTCAAAATCTCTGTTGTCGAAAAACACGCTATTGTCAAGGTGGACAACGACCCAAAGATTTATTTGGGTGAAGCGAGGGAAAAATACGACAACTTTGTTGAGCTCTTTGACAACTTTGAAAACATTCTGATGTTTGAAGAGCAAGAAGAAGTTTTCGAGGTTCCGACGAACGGATTCGTCTACATTCTCAGAGACATTTCAAAAAATCCTGGTATTTACAAGGTAGGAAAAGCAAAAAATCTCTCTCAACGACTGAGTTCGTACTCTACAGGTTCGTCGGAAAAACAGGAATTTGAACGGACTTACGAAACGGGCAACTGTGACCTTTTTGAGAAGAACATGCACTATATGTTCTCTGATTCGAGGATGGGAAAAACAGAGATGTTTAAGGCTCCCATTGAGGCGTTGGAAATTACAGCCGACCTTCTTCGGTGTTTAGACGAAGTGCGAAAGTTAAACCAGAAACACATCCTTTCAGAAGAATTTGACGTGAAAGCTTACTCTAGAGAGTTTGAATCTCTGTTGTCTGGCAGAGAGGCATACAGAGCACAAACAGAGGGAAAACGGAACCACGAACTAGGCGTCCGTAAAAATCTCGCGAATTTGGAACTTTTGAAAAAATACGTGAGGGAAAACGGGAGGTTCCCAGAAAAATCCACAGACAAAAAACTTTACTGGTTTGTTGTGCGTTTGAGGATGAAATATGCCAACAGGAGAGCCGTTTCTGTGGACAAGAGAATCGTTAGAGCAGCGGAAGTCATCCCAGGGTGGGTGTGGGATTTGCGAGAGACAAGGTTCGAGATTTTGTGTATGGACCTCGACAAGTGGCTCGGGAAGAACAGTTGCGAACTCACAGCAGAAAAAAATAAAAATCTGTACGAGAGACTGAACACTTGGAAAAAAGCATACAGATTGTCTTCTGGTGAAAAGGACACCGAATACAACGAACTCAGAGGAATCTTCCTCTCTCACGGGCAAGATTTTTGTTATAATCCCCGAGAGGAAGAATTCCTGGAAAGAGTCGAATCTCTCAAGGAATGGGTGGCCAACAACAATGGAGAATTTCCTCCCATCAAGCAGAAACCTCTCGGAGCATGGCTCTCGGACCAAAGAAAACACTATGAAAAAGGCGGAGACAAGAGGAAAAAGCAGATTTTGGATTCTTTGTTCCCAGGATGGAACGAAAATCAGCACGATAGAAGGTGGAATGAAAATGTGAGAAAAAATAAAGAATATTATGAAGCTCATGGCCACTTGCCACCAAAAAGAGCAGACCCGTTTTTGCAAAACCAAAGAGCTCAAGCGAAACTCGAAGACCCCAAAAAGGAAAGACAACTCACCGTGCAAAGAGAAAAAATTCTTGATGAGGCGTTCAAAAATTGGAGAGACCCCATGTGCGAAGAAGAAAAGAATGCGAGGAAAAACTGTGGTCTGTGCGGTTCCCTCGTAAAAGAATAAATATTTATTAAAATATTTATGTTCAAAAGCAATCATCAGCTTGCCAAATTTCTGAAGAATAAAGGACTTTTTGGTTGAAGTGCTCTGCCGATTTTTCCGACAAACGCCAAGAGATGACTATTTTTATCGGGAATGAGAAACACCTTTCTTTCTCTGTGCTGTCACCAAGTCTTTCTTGAGACTTTGTATTTCCGAAAGAAGAGCCATTATGAACCTGGCAAAAATTACACCATTTCTTCTTCCTTCGGTGTCATAGGTCACAAAAATTTCTGGAGTATCCTCTGAAATAACTCCCCTGTCAGTCTTTCCGTCTATTTCGTATGCGCACACTTTGACGTTTTCGAGGGGAGGAAGGAAATCTTTCGGAAGTTCTCGAATGTCTTCTTTGAATCTTCTGGATGAAGCAGCCTGAGTTATCAGACCGGTGACCGGATCAAACTGCAAGATGTTTGCAGATGCCGCAGCAGAGAGACCAAGGGAGCGCAGCTGGGTGATGTCATCAGCGATGGCGAACGTGTTGTCGGTGACAGCTGCTCCCGCAAAAGTTCCAGAGCCGATGGCCACGACGTTCGTGATATTCGACGAGAGATCTGTGCCTGTTCCGACATGAATCACATCAGTCGAATCTCCGGGAGGCCATTGTGTGGCTGAAGAACCAACGTCGATAACGCCCGAACAAGTTTGCAGACTTGTAAGTCTGTTATTTCCGATGACGATACAGTCGTTGTAGAATGGGGTGTTTCCTATCGCTCCGATGGCAGCATTTCCGATGCTGCAATTTCTTGAACCGTTATTTGAATATTGAGAGTCGTTGCCGATGGAGACACACTCGGAACTCACCGCAAGAGCATAACATCTTCCTCCGATTCCAACCACGCTCGATATATCTCCAGTTAACCCAGCCTGACTTCCCACAAGAGTCGTGTTTGACCCTATGTTGGCGGCAATGACGGCTCCCCCCGTGGAGCGCCCAAACAAAGTTACCCCTGTTTGTGCCGTGACGAACCTTCCCGCATTAAACCCGATGAAAACGTTCTCCCCCGCTGACGTTCCACAATTATTTCCGAGACCTGTAAGGGAAGGGTCGACGCTAGAAGTTGTTCCAAAAACGATGCCTCTGGTGGTCGGAGAGGCGTTTCCCGATGAAGGAGAATACCAAGTGATTCCGTCAGACACAAGAAGACCTTGCGTTGAATTGTCGTAGGCTAATCCTCCGATGACGGTTTCGGGAGCTGAGGAAATGTTTGGATAAACTGGGACAAAGAGGCCTTTCGAGACGGAATATTCCTTTTTGAGGTTGTTGTTCATTACACAAAAAATATTTATAAATATTTTTACTGGAGCTCCTTGAGTTGCTTCTTGAGACTTTGAACTTCCGCAAGAAGAAGCATTGCCAAAGTGAGGTGTTTGATACCGTGCGGGTTTCCTTCTGCATCCAACGTCACGATTTCTGGGAGGACATCGTACGTATCCTCTGCAATAAGTCCAAAATCCTCCTTCCCGTCAGATTTATAATTGTACGCTTTTAGGGAGAGGTCATAAAGTCTCTCGGTGTCGACATCGAGATCTCGAATGTTCTCCTTAAATCTCCTGGATGAAGCAGCCTGTGTGATGATGCCCGTAGCGGGATCTATTTGCAATGTGTTTGCTGCTGCTGCGGATGAGAGGCCGAGACTTCTCCATTGTGTGATGGTGGGGGCGATGGTCATTTCATTGTCGGTCGCTCCAACAGCAGAAGCACCCAAGACGATCCTGTTCGTTCCCGAAGTTCCACAAGAAGCTCCCGTTCCGAGAACGATGCAATTGGTGCAAGTCCCAAGGTTGGGAGATGCTCCCGAACCGATGACGATATTTCCTGATGCGGTGGTTGCGGCTCTGCCTGCTTGATATCCAACCACAACATTGTTGTCAAAAGGTCCAGAAATTCCCCCATCCGCGACTTGATGACCAAAGAGAACATTTCCCGAACCGGTCAATCCGGAAGCCGTTTCATCTCCAACAGAAATATTGTCGGTACCAGAGGCTCCAGAGGCAGCGTCCACCCCGACCGAAATATTGCCGGTACCTGCCAAAATCTTTCCAGAGTTTGCCCCGATCGCTATGGAATCTACTGATGAAGAAGCAACATCCATAGCTCGATAACCAACAGCAGTGCATGTTACGGAGATGTTCGCCAAACTTTCCCCTGCTCCATACCCGACGAAAGTGCTGAGCCCCAAGGTAGAGTTTGACAAATACCCCAAAGAAACTGCGCCCGCGCTGGTCGAATTGGTGTTTCCAAAAACTGTTCCTCTTACAGTCGGAGTGGCAATGGGAAGGTTCGAGGGGCTCCAAGAAGTTCCCGTGGCGACGTTCAAATTTCCTGTGCTTCTATCAAAGACGATGCTTCCGGGTGTTGCATCAGAGAAAGAGGAGAGATTCGGAACAACGGGGACAACAAATTTTTTAGAGACGACAAGTTCCTTTCGAGTTTCAAAGTTTGTTGTCATTACAAATCAAGAGAACATTTTCTTGAGCTTTCAGAGCGAATTTGGGAGGCAAAGAATCGTCGATCCCAAAACATCCAGACTTTGTGCCTTTTATTTTAAATATTTAAAATAAAGCGAACTTCAGAAGGAACATTTTGCTCTTTTTTTCACTTCAAAAATATGGAGTTTCAAGATTTTCCCCCTGAAATTCTGCTTCATATTGTCTCTTTTCTCCCATCCACCAAGGACATCAACTCTTTCAGACAGACGTGTTTTCTCCACAACTCTCTCGTTGTGGAGAACGACATGCGCCTTGTGCGCAAGGAGTACGGAGTTCTCCCGAGAAACAAGGGGATAGAGAAGATCGGCATATTCCACGTCTCTCCACGCGGGGTGCTCCATGGTTTCTCGTGCACTTCCTTCGATGGCAACATCACGACCGTCAACTACAAAGACGGTGTCCGTGATGGGTTTGAAATGACCGTTTTTGAAGACGGCTACGTTGAGTCTGGAAACTACAAAGACGGAAAGAGAAAGGGTATCTGGAGATGCGACAGTGAGGGTTTCCGCGAGGATTGGAATGGGTCTTCTTACAGGGTGTACCACTACGAGGACGGAAGTTTCTACTCTCATTCAAAGGGAGATGACGGAGACGTCATCGTCGTTCCAACAGAATACAGAAATTTCGAACTTCAATACAGAGAGACGATGATGCGGGAAGATTTTCACTGCCAAAACACGGGACTGCAATATTGCGCTGGCTTCATCAAGCACATTCACGACAAAAAGAAGGGCACTCTCAGGTCCGAAGGAGGATATCTCTTTCACTGCTGCAAAGAGCATCAAGGAGACATGCCAAACGACCTTTTATATTCGGAATCACCGAATGGTCTCCTAATAACGCTGTAGAGGAGCCCTTGAATATATTTTATCCAATAAAATATATTTTCCCAAAACCAAAGAAGAACAATATTTTTGAGACGGAAAATACGGAGGGAGAAGATGAACTGTGAAACTCGAAAGAAAGGAAAACTTTGCGGAAGGGAAGAGTGCAGACCTTGTTTTGAACGAAGTTTCGCTTCTCATGAAAAGTCAAAATATTTGGCTGAAGGTTAGGAGGACCCTTTGTTGTTAGCAAGAAGCAGCAATAAAAAATTCTCTTTTATTTGTCCAAAGTGCGACCACGATTTCGAAGTGAGTTTGGACAGATTGACTGCTGGATGTTTTTGCCCATTTTGTTCGGGTAAACGAATTTGCAGTTCCGATAAATGCGGAAAATGCTTTCAGAAGAGCTTCGCTTCTTCTGACAAGGTCAAGTTTTGGAGCATTGAAAAGAACAAGCAGAGTCCAAGGGAAGTGTTTGCATGTTCAAGGAAAAAGTTTTGGTTTGAATGTGGAAAGTGCGAACATTCTTTTGAATCGGAACCGAAAAATGTCTTCGATGGGAAATTTTGCCCGTTTTGTTCTAGCAAAAAACTCTGCTTTTCCGATGATTGCGAAAAATGCTTCAAAAAGAGCTTTGCGTCCAGTGACAAAGCGGGCTTTTGGAGCATTGAAAAGAACAAGCAGAGTCCAAGGGAAGTGTTTGCATGTTCAAGGAAAAAGTTTTGGTTCGAATGTGAGAACAAACATGAATTTTCTTCTGCTCTCAATAGTATCTCCTCGGGCCGCTGGTGTCCCAAATGCAAAAACAAAACAGAAGCAAAACTTTTCAAGTTCCTCGAAGAGAACTTTGAAGACCCAATCCACCAATTCAAAGTTTCGTGGTGTAAGAACCCAGAAACAGATAAATTTCTCCCTTTCGACTTTTGCGTATCAAGAACGATCATAGAACTCGATGGGAGGCAGCACTTTGAACAAGTGAGTAATTGGCAATCTCCGGAACTCACTCAGAAATCCGACAGGTACAAGGAAGAACAAGCCATCAAAAATGGTTATTCTGTTCTTCGTATTCTTCAGAAAGATGTATGGGAAGACAAGATAGACTGGAAGAAACTCCTTATGGAGCACATCAAAGACTACGATGAACCAAACGTCAAGAATCTCTGGCATGAACTTCCAAAGATTTCCGAATAATATTTCTTTCGAGAAAGAAATATTTCAAACTTCCTAGTGTACAAGCAGAGAAACGTTTGATATATTTTATTGGGTAAAATATATTCTATGGGAGGACGCTTTCGATGGCAGAGACGCACATCGAAAGAGGAAGGGAAAAGGACATATCTCCTGACCCGTTTCCACCATATTTCGCAACAGAGAATGAGACTTCTCCCCCGCTATGGGAGATGGAGGACTCTCCGTTGCTCCCTTCGAATTCGATGTGAGAGAACTTTCCGGCCTTTGCTTCATCCAGAAACTTCTTCAGAATTTCCTTTGTTTCATTGAGAGACCAGAGACAACCAGAAAACTCCATCTTGACGACTCCGTCGGTGTAGGTGAAGCAGACTCCGTTGAAATCATCACCATCCATTTCGAGAGAAGCAGTGAGAGACATTTTTATTTCGTGGATAATATATGGGAAATTTATTTGATTATCTTTTCGTAAAAGATAATTATTTCTTGTCCTTGGATTGTACCGAAAGAGCTTTCGTCTCTTCCAAAAGTTTCGAATAACACTCTTGTTGCTTTTTCATAGCAGAGAGACAGTCAAACTTTCCAAACATCCCAAACGATGTTACGCCGTGAAGAGAACCTTTCATTCTTCGTTCGCAGTATTTTGTGGCATCTTTGCACTCTTGTTCCGACATGTTTATAAGAAAAGGAAGAAGAGAAGTGCATTTTTCGACTTTTGCGTTGTGTTGCAGACCATCATTTTGTGGATGAATTTTGGCAATGAAAGCAGTATTGTTTGTAAAACATTTGTTCGTAAATGTTTAGAAAGTTGCGAGAAGCAATCCCGCTCCCAATGCCGAAGTGTACCCCATCAACGCAATTTTATCATATTCCACTTCGGCGTTTGCGATCGCCCTTGCCAAAACGTGAGGGGTGTCGGAAGCCAAAAGATTCTTGGGGCAGAAATAGACGGGATCGATATTCTTTTTGACTTCAAACCTTCTATGTCCTGCAAATTTTTGCTCGAGTTCTTCTGATACTTTGTTCAAAGGAAAATCATCCTTCCAAGTCACGTATTTTGGGTTGTCTGTTTGAAAAAGAATGGGTTTGTACTTGGTGCTGAAGGTCTTTCCTGTCTGAAGTATTGTCATCTCCCCTCTCCTCGAGTCGTAGTCTGGCCCTCCACCGATGGGAAACATGAAAAAACTTCCAATGTACATCGGAGGATCGGGAACTTTTACCAAAGCGTGAACAACGTACATCGAGTCTGCTTTGGGAGACACCAAAACTTTTTTGACGATATCAAGGGACAGTCTGTCCACCTTTTTCTCTCTTCTCAAAAGAGAGAATGCCAATCCAGCAGTTCCGAGAGCAACGAGGCCAAGGCCGATGTTCTTCCTTCTTTCTTTCCTCTCTTTCTGAAGCCTTTTCTTGTCTGACATACCAAACATTTTTCAACATGGAATGGTTATTGCATAAAAAATAAAAAAACAATTTTCTGAAATTATTAGAACAGTTCGATACGGCTGAGCCGACACGAGTCCAGTTCCTCCGCGATAAACTCCTCAGTTTCAGGATCAACAGGGTACCCCCAGTCAAACGCGGAGTAAACAGGGTGGTGCTCTCCGTACTGCGCCTCGTAATGAGTTAGTCCATATTTGCAGTATTCAGGTTCCCAGTCAACGTTCAGGCGTGGTCCCATAGATGAAACGATTACAATCGCATACTTAGTCGTATTGATGTACTCGCCGTTGCTGAGTTTGTATGAATCGCAGAGGCGGATTCGGTATCCTATTTTCCTGTTGGTCTCCGGCTCATAGCGAATTGAAATTCCGTCAACATCAGAGACAATGGGGTGGATTTCGTATTTCGTGTTGAGTAGTTCTACGGTTGACTTGAAAGCCTTTTTGTGGTCCATTAAAGCAGCCTTTTTAAGGTCCATGAGAGCTTTTTCAACCTTGAAAGCTCTACGAACTAACGCAGAAAGCGTGTGACACGTGCATGCAATTGAGTATACAGTTTGAGGGTCGCAAGCCCAATATATGGCTTGAAATATCTCCAATGGAAACTCCATCATGAGACGAGTCAATTAAAGGAGTTCCCATTTCATTTTTTATAAAAATGAATCGATGTTGAGCGGGAGAGAGTTCCTTTCTCCCAAAACTGTTCCGACTTGAATGTCAGACCAGTTACGAAACGTTTTCCGTCCTTCCAGTTTGTGTTGATTCGGATTCGAGCGCTCCCAACATCATAAAGAGTTTCGAGACCGTGAAGTTTCCCGTTTTTCCATGTTCTTGAAATTTTTATCCTTCCATCTCCCCAATAAGTTTCTTCAGAACCATGCTTTTTCCGTTTGGTAATCTCCAAAAAGAGCGATGTTTTGAATGAAAAAACTTGACATGGTTTTCTTTCTCTGGAAGAATTCCTGTAGCTATGCAAGAGAAAAGAGTTGTCTTCTTGGTCGAAAACTTTCAACTAAAAATTCTTCCATAAATATCCAAGTCAATAAATATTTATTTTATTGTCTCAAAGTGAATATCTTCGAGAGCATCCAAAGTTTTCTCTTTATGATGGAATTCATCCCCAACGAAATTGTCCTTTGCGTTCTCGAGTTTGTCGACTCCGTCAAAGACATCGTCCTTTTTGGCGAAACATGCAAACACTTTCACCAGCTCGTCGTTTCAGAACATGAGAACCTCGCGAGGAAGACTCACGGAAATCCTCGCTACCTAAAGTCAAACAAGCAATGCCTTTTCCATATCACGCCAACAGGAATGCTGCACGGAAGAGCGGTTCTTTGTCGAGATGGTGCATCCTCGATGTTTGCTGGGACTTTTATCAAAGGAAAACTTGAGGGTTTTCATATGACCCGTGTTGGAGGAGAAAAACAGACGATCACCACAGGAAGAAACGAGAATGGGAAAAGAGTTGGCATTCTCGAGACCCATGACGACAACAAAACTGTCTCGATGTTTTTGCACGACGAAGATGGCGCCTTTCTGTCACAAACAACAGAAAGAGGGACGAGTCTCGTCGTAAGAATAAAACCTGGTTACAACGTCGTCTACTCACAGGGGAGAAATGGCTCCAGAGTTCCGGGCCTGGTTTGCGAAAACACAAGGCGGTACATCAAAGAATATTGGACAAGAACCTTGATGTACTATGGGCTACGAAAGCCGTGCACGAGTAAGCACTATCAATGTTGTGATGAACACCGCAATGGCATGCCGAAGCTTCTCTTTTGAATATTTACAAATAAATATTATTTGAAAAGTTTCTTGTTGCCTTGTATTCGTCCTTTGTGCGTTGGAATCTTTGTCCCACAGTTTGTGGGCAGGAAAACCTCTCCCAATCCATGGACCTGACGTCTATATTTTAAACCTCACTACAGGCGGAACGTCTATTATTCGAAACGTTGGTGAACGAAGTTCGAAAAGTTCGAGACGTAATTATCTTTTTTGCGAAAGATAATGCTCATTTGGTACCACAAAATCTGAGTTTTTCACGGTACAACTCCTGCAGAGAGTTCCCGTTGTTTATCGTCTTCTCGATGTGTTTCAGAGCTCGTTCTGGTTCCCAAGCCCAGCCGATATCTTCCTTTTTCTTGGGGCTGATGTTCATGAAAAGATAAACATTTTTATTGACCCTTGCTTCGTACCATTGGCAAATGGTTTTTCCTTGGTTCGAAATGACAGAGAATGTTTTGCACTTTTCGTGAGTCTTTTCGAACCTGTAGAAGTAGGTGTATACCCAATAATCCTTGTTTTCCTCGATCAGAAACTTCTCTTTCAAAAGTTTAGAAACTTGGGGGAAGAAGGCACTTTTCTCCATCTTTGGATTTTTTAGATCTTGTTTGGTCAAAGGAGTTCGCTTTCTTGGATGAAAGGAATATATTTTGTGAATGAAAATATATTGTTTCTCGAGAAAAAGTGTTCTTTATGGACACTCGATGCCATTCGCCTCCATTTCCCTTTTGAAGTTTTGGATTTCCTTCTTTTTGTGGTCCCTGTATTCTTCTCTGTCTTTTTCCGTCCACCCCTCGAAAAGTGTGTATAATTTTATTTGTGCGTTTTCGCCCTCTTTTGTGGAGATGCAATCTTTTATATCCACAAGGTAAGTCGCTTTTGCCACCTCTTTGGAAAGTTCCAAATGTGATTGTTTGGACCTTGGCTTGCTCGAGTCAAAGAACGAGACAAAGACAGGGGCAATCTTTGTAGGGTCCTGATTGACCCGCGACTTTTGTTTCTCCAAGAATTCGGGATATGGCAAAAAAACGGGCATGTGGGTATCTTCATAATGGACCACGATGTCCACAAAATAGCTGTCGAAAACACCGTATTCTTCTAGATATCTCGTTGGGTTCTCTCCAGAGAACGCGTTGTATCCGTGCATCGTGTTGCGCCCGTCCCACTTATTGTGGTCCGGCGGTCCCAAAAGAGTAATTTCCGGAGCAACAAATACGTGCGTCATCACATCGGTGTTTTCTCCGCATCTCTGTTTTATAAGGGGCAGCAACCCGAACCAGGATTGTGTTCTGAACATGTAAGCTGCGTATGCTCTTTTTACGACGTTTGTTGGTTCGCGACGCGAACCAACAAATTCTTTGAGAGTCTTTCCCTTCACGTACCTCTCAATGCTGAATTTTTTCCCAAATACATAGGAACAATAAAGGACATCTTCGTGCAGATATTGCACGAGTTCGCAGGGGCAAGAATTTTGTATTTTCTCCAGGACATGCTTCACTTCTTCGTCATATCCCTCCATTTTATCTTTTCCAAAACAATCCACCCTCATATCGTCGTCGATTGGAATCATCATCTTTCTCTTTGAGGGGATATACTCCTTCCACTCCTTCGCAAGACACATATATCCTTTAGGAAGGGCAGAGATGAATTCAAGGAACACATCTTTATAGAGCAAATCTATCGCCACTCTCCCACGACATTCCCCAAGTAGCCACTCATTGGCCTCGATAAGACCAGTGTTGTCCACAAAACAAATTTGCCCGATCCTGTGCAAATGACGCGGTCCCATTGAAAGCAGCGACGTGTGACAGTCTCCCTCGTCAGGAATTGGATAAATGTCTTGTCTGTCCACGGACAGCTGCTTTCCAATATTTTCCTGGTAAAGAACCTCGTAGGGGTCCTTCTCTGGGAAACAAACTCTCTCGAATATTTCCTTCATCTCCTCCAGATTTCCCTCAAAAGTTTCTTTCCCACGGAAGAGTTTGAACTTTCCGGAAAAGGCTCCGATCAGAGATCTTTCTGTACCCACACAATCGGGGACTTCGGCAAGTTTGTGGATTTTTCTGTCCTTGCCGTAGCTCTGTAGCCTTTGTTTGATGTTCTTCGACATGCCTATTTTGTAGACATTTTCGGGGTAGAGCTTGTTGCTGACGATGTAAACGTGACCCTTCGTGTTCATGTTTTGTTCGTCGTCTCTCTGAAGAATCCTTTTTTCGATTGAAGAACTTCCTATATTTTATGGTCTTTATTCTCTCATAAAATATATTTTTCTTATTTGTCCCATAGTTTGTGGACTGTCATGCATCGCCCAATTTATAGAGGATTTCACATTTCCTAATCAACTGGGTGCGAATTTTAATGGCCTATTTTAGGCACAAAAAATGGAACTTTGAAATCTGAGCTTCCAGTGTCCCATAAAGCTCCGAAAACCAAAACACACCTATAGTCTTTGTTTCCACTTTTTTTCTTTGCGAACCAAAATCCGAATACTTTGCGAAGTTGGTCGTTAAACCAACGAAAAGCATCTTTTTCATCCTTTGGTAGGCTCGAAAAGAGGGACTTGAACCTTTCTTGTCTCTTTGAAATTATTCCGTAGACGCTCTTGAAAAGAGATTCGAATTTGTCTTTGTAAACAGCTCTTTCCTCCCACCACGCTTCAAATCCGAGAACTTTCAAAAATTTCCAAATGTAGAAAACTTTTTCGTGGAAGTATCTCTCTCGGACAAGAAGCTGTTGGGGAAGTTTCTTTCTTCTCTCAATGTCGTTGAGGATTAACCCCTTCATCCTTTGACGGACTTTCTTTTCTTCTCCGAATGTCAGGCAGAGAGAGTCGTAAGCAACTCGCATCTTCCCATAATTTTTGAGGAAACTCACGGTCACATGCTCTTGAGACGGAAGGCGAAAGTGCTGCGAGATAAGAAATTTTTGGCAGGACATCCTCTGTTGGGGTGTGGTTTCGCGGGACTCTGAAATTTGAACATATTCGCAAAAAGATATCTCTTCTGCACTTTCGATACTTTCAAAGTTTCCAAGAACGACTTCTCTTCCGGCATCGTGAATCTCTTCTTCAAGGTGGTCGTCACGAAGGTGTTCCTTTTGTTCGACGATGGCAATACCTTGACTTTCCAAAAGAATTCGGAGTTCTTCCAAAAAGTTTCTCTTTGACCTGTTGTTACGAAGTTTGTTGGCGATGTAGAGTTCAGAAAAGGGGGTGGACAATAACATTCCGAACGTCCGGTCAAAAACGAGACCGCATGCTCGATACGAGGCTTCTTCTCTTTTCTCGATGCGTCTGATGAGCTCGTCTCTTTTGACCGGAGAGTTTGAACGAATTTGTTTCACAAAAACGGATATTTCTTTCTTGGCCAAATTCCTGACTCTTCCCAGCATTTGTGCTGAACTGTGGGCTCCCGCTGAGGAACTCGTGAAATAGGCGTGACAAGAGTCAAAATGTTTCTCTTCGTAGCTTACTCCTGCCGAAATTGTGGGGCTGAAAGCCAAAAGTTGGCACTTACCCCATTCCTTCGTGTCGATGGGTCCCTTCGAGTCAGATGTATGTGCGGTGGTTTTAACGTTCCTATCCTTCGCGACAAGACTCATCACATCGACGCGTCTTTTGCTGTTGGATGCAAACACAACATTCTCTTTGTTTTCCAAAGCAGAGAACAAAAATTCTTGGGAGCTTTCTTTCGAAGGCAAAAGATAACATGTTGTTTTGTCCTTGTGCGGCATAAAGGTGTTTTCTTCTTTCCACACTTTTCTTCCGAGACTCGTGACAAAGTCGGAAATATATTCCTCCATAAAAGCATCCAAAAGAACCACTTTCTTTGCATCTCTGATATAGTGAACAAGGGAGTCGTAGCAGTCAGGAGCGTTCTTAACAAACTCGCAGAGGTGGTCGAATGTGTAGAGCGCCTCGTCCACGACAACCATATCAAATGTCCCACAAACAAGATGCAAAGAATCTATCTGGACGACCAATCTTTGCCCCGAAATGTATCCTCCCCTTTTGGCCTTTGGGTCGGTATACAGTAGAGCTTCTGGAATTTTTCGAGAGAGTTCAGTGACCAGAGAGACTCTGTAGCTGACGAACAAAACTCGCGCCTTTGGATTTTTCATGACCCATTCAATCATCGCTTTTGTCTTTCCCGTTCCCATCGCAGACCTAACAACGAGGCAATCCTTCTCAGGAGGAAAGGAGATGGAGTTCGCGTTTGGGGATTCATAGGAAAAGTCAGCCACAAAATTTTCTCTCTTCTTTTTGGGATTTTTCTGCGGACCGAGCTTGCAGATGCGTCTTTTTCTCTTTGGTGTTTTCCAACATCCAAACAACAGCAGATTATCCCAGATCTCAACAAAGGCGCCCCTTCTATCGTGGACATTTTCGCCTTCGGGGCAACAAGGGCACGTATTTTCCATGCCTTGTATTCTTTTGAGGTCGAGTCTTCCCCGACCGTCCCAGTCAGTATCAAAGTCAAACGCATCGTCCAAAACTTCTCTCACATATTTGTCGAGTGCCTCGATGTGGTCTTCTCCCTCATAAAATGCACTTTCTTCGGGGACAGCTTCAGGTTCTTTCTCTTCTTTTTTGGGTTTGTTCTTCCGATGGAGTCTTCCTCTTTCTGAAATTTTCCAGATGTGTCGCAGCTCTTCTTGGTTGGCGGTTACAAACAAAAGTTCCTCTTCTGTGGGCTTTTCTCCCAGCATTCTCAAAACTCTTTCAGAACCAAATTTCGAAGATTCAAAGCACCGAATGCTCCCGTTTTTTCTGTATACGCTTCTGTCGATGAGACGAAGGAGGAAGGAATACTCCTTTTTCCCTTTCAACCAAAGAATAAAGCTCTCACAAAATTTGGAAAGAAAAGAAATATTTTTGTGGACACAAGATACCATCACATGACAAGAGAACTTTTTCGAGTCTGAGCTATCCATCGTGTGAAATTGTGGTGAGTCCAATCCACAAAATTCCCCTCTTGCCTTTGAAAACATTCCAACAACGTCTTCCGTCGACCAGCATCTGTTTTCCTCTTCAAGTTCGAGGTCCCAAAATTCTCGGACCTTTTGCCCATCCAAAAACTGTTCATAGAAATGCTGCGGACCAATAACACATTTCCTCAAACTCGAAAACGCCCCAAAATCCGAATAGCTTCCGAAAGCTCTCGCTCCTCCGAACCAAGGAAGTTGACAACAGACAAAAAATTCAGACCTTCCTCTCGCAAAGAGGTGAGCGTAATATTGCGGTCCTTTCAGCTTCTGCTCTCCCCTTGATGTTCTTGCTTTCGTCGACTCGTCTTTCGATGGTGACCAGCTCAAAAACCAAATCGTCGAATAGGCAAAGATGCACTTGATATAGCTCGGTAAAGGACCCAAAGTCGTCGCAATATCTACCCTCAAAAAATGTTGGACATCGCTCTCTCCTTCGAAAGGTTCCCACCATTTCGCCGTCTGATGAGGGACTTTGTTTTGCAAGGAAAAGTTTCGGATGTGTTCCTTTGAGCGAAGATGTTTCTTGACCTCGTCTTCCGGAGAGAAGTTTTCTTGGCAAACAAGGCAAGTCTCCCCAGAACAAATTTTAGGTTCACAAAAAGTATAAAGAGATAAAAATGTATCGTTAGTCTGTGATGGAATAATCTCTTGGCTGGGACGTTCCATTACGGGCTCATTTGCTTTTCCTTAAATACCATATCCCTCAGAATTCTGAGGGATAAAAAATTGTATTACTTTTCTGTAATACAATGACAACGATGAATATGTCCTCTGAAAAAGCGGAGAAAGCAAGAAAGGCCCGTCTCGAGGCAAAAAAACGATACAGAGAGAAACACAAGGAAAAGTTGAAAGTGGCAGCGAAGGAGCACTACGAGAAAAACAGAGAGCAAATTTTGAAAGAGAAGGCAGAATACCGCAAGAGGAAACAAGAAGAAGCCCAAAAAGAAAAGGAAGACTTTGAAAAACAAAAACAAGAGCTCGATCGCCTTTATGATATCATTCAACAGCACGGCATCCAGGTATAATTTTATGTTTGCAAACATAAAATATTTTATCAGGCACAAAGATAGCACTTTCTTATCTTTGAGCAAGTCATCCTACACCTTATCCTTTCATCGTCCTCTTTTACCCTCGTCGTTTCGCAATCTTCGCATCCCTGTGAAAAGCACCAACAAAGGGGTCTTATCAAATCCCTTCCGTTCATGAGGAAGCGAATCTTTCGAATCTTCCCATCTTCTCCTTTTTCTATCGAAGGCGGAATATTGTGGATGGACCAAGCCTTTGTCAACATTTGGACGACGACCTCTTTTTGCGTCTCGTTCATTTCAAGGATGTGCAAACGTTCTTTTATTTTGTTCCGGATATTGGAAAAAGCGACTCCTCAAAAGAGCATTTTCTTTTTTTCTTTCACTTCAAAAATATGGAGTTCGAAGAAGTTTCTTTGTTCCAGCGATTGCCTCTCGAGGTCGTCTCGCACATCGTCTCTTTTCTTCCTTCGGTCAAGGACATCAATACTTTCGGCCAAACTTGTTCTTCCTATCATCAGCTCATTCGCGAGCAGGACATGCGCTTTGTTCGCAAGGAATACGGAACTCTTCCTCGTCCTTCGAAAGGAATTACCACAAAAGGAAAATTCCACATCTCTCCAATGGGAGTGCTTCACGGTCCCTGTTGTACTTTCTTTCGAGGAAGCGCTACAGTTTCCACCTATTCTCACGGAGTCCTTTCTGGGTTTCAGATGTCCGTTTTCGAAAACGGAAACGTCGAGTCCGGAACTTATAGGAACGGAGAGCGCGTTGGCCTTTGGAAGAACGACAGTGAAGGCTTCCGTAAAGCTTGGAAAGGCAGCTCTCGCAGAGTGATGTATAACGAAGACGGAAGTTCCTACTCCCATTCAAATGGCGGGGGCACATTGGACAAAATCTTTTCGTACAACAAGGACGCAAAAATTCTCGCCATGTACAAAGCAGAGATGATGGACCAGGATTTCCGTTGCGAGAAGACGGGCGAAATGTTTTGCGCTGGGTACATTTCGTGCCTTCCTTTGACTGAGGGAGCATTTTCCGGAACAAGAGAACACTTTTTCCATTGCTGCAAAGAACATCAAGGAGACATGCCAAACGACCTTTTATATTTCGAACGACCGGACGGGTTCCTGACGGAAGAGATGGACAAATAAAATATTTCTTTTTGAATTTAGCCTTTGGATAAAAAGCTAAAAATGCAATGGGGTAAAGTCGTTCCTTGGCACGAATTTTTGGAGAAAGAGAGATGGACAAACGCAAGTGCAATGTGTGCAAAAATATTGTGAGGTTATTTTTAGCTGGTCCAGAGACCGAAGACCATACGGAAAGGGTATGTCAAAATGCAAAAGACGGACGTTCTGCGACTCCTCCGTATCGACTCTGCGCTTGATGTAGCAAAAAACGTGTATTGAGTGCCTTCAAAGGAGAAACGATACGTATTATTATTCCGGCTGGTGTTGAGCCTTCTGTGCTAAAAAATATTTCTTTTGCAAAAGAAATATCTGGAAAACCAAAGAAGGATGTTCTTTTTGAAACGAGGAAATAAGGAGCTCGGAAAATATGGGAAGGAAGAAGTTGGACTGTGAAACTCGAAAGAGGGGAAAGTTGTGTGGAAAGGAGGAATGTAAGCCTTGTTTTGAGCGAAGTTTCGCTTCGGAAGAGAAGTCAAAGTATTTGAAAGAAGGACAGGGGAGCCCTTTGTTGATGGCCAGGAGCGGTGTCGCAAAGTTATCCTTTCTTTGCCCAAAATGCTCGCATTCTTTTGAAACAAGTCCGAATAGCATTTCTCGGGGAGCCTTCTGTCCATTCTGTGGAAACAACAGACTTTGCCTTGATGATGGATGTGAAATATGCTTTGAGAAAAGTTTCGCAAGCAACGAAAAATCCGTATTCTGGGACACCGAAAAAAATAAACAAAGTCCGAGAGAAACATTTGCGAATTCAGGCAAAAAATTCTTTTTAATTTGCCCCGTATGTTCGCATTCTTTTGCTACAATGTTGTACAATATAACAAAGGGACATTTTTGCCCATTTTGTTCGAATAATGTTCTTTGCTCTTCGGATGAGTGCAAACTATGTTCTGAGAAAAGTTTCGCAAGCAACGAAAAATCCGTTTTTTGGGACACCGAAAAAAACAAACAGGCTCCCAGACAAGTGTTTGGAAGGTCCAATAAAAAATTCTGGTTTAATTGTGGTGTGTGTCGCCATGATTTTGAAATGAATTTAGCCAAAATATCTAATGGGCATTTTTGCCCATTTTGTTCGAATCAAAAACTCTGTCTTTCGGACGATTGCCAGGTTTGTTTTGAGAAAAGTTTCGCTTCCCACGAAAGGGTAAAATATTGGGACAGCGAAAAAAACCAAACACCCCCCAGACGGGTGTTTGCGGGTTCGGATAAAAAATTTTGGTTCGTTTGCGGGAAAAAGCACGAATTTTCGAGTATTCTGCACCACATTTCAAAAGGCCAATGGTGTCCGAAATGCAAAAACAAGACAGAAGCGAAACTTCTCTCCTTTCTCGAAGAACACTTTGAAGACCCAATTCATCAGTTCAGAGTTTCATGGTGTAAGAACCCAGAAACTAATAAATTTCTCCCTTTCGACTTTTGCGTTTCAAAGACTATCATCGAACTTGATGGCCCTCAGCACTACAAACAGGTTATGAATTGGCAATCTCCGGAACTCATCCAAAAAAATGACAGATATAAGGAGCATTGCGCCGTCAAAAACGGTTATTCAGTTTTGAGGGTTCTTCAGGAAGATGTTTGGTCCGAAAAAATAGACTGGAGAGCGCTTCTTCTTGAGCATGTGAAAGATTATGGGGAACCAATAGTAAAAAATATTGCAAAATAATTTATTCGCCCGGTGAAAAATTCAAAGTCTCGGCATTCGTATTCCGAACGTAGAGATCTCCAGTGCTTCCTTGCATAAAAATGTTCCCTGCTGTGAGAGGAGTTGCGGGCGCAAATGGGAGAATCAAACTCTTTTGAATTTTAAGCCCATCAAAAATCTGACTAATCCTGGACATTACAAAATGAGAGATTTTGAACTCGCCTTTTTGTTCTTGTCTGGAGCCTTTCTTTGGTTTCTATGTTCTGTTTTGGTTCTCGTGTTCATCGGAGTTTCCGTTGAAAGAGATAGACCTCAAAGAATATCCTAAAATATTTTGAACAAAATATTTTTTATCGAAGAGCTGCAAGAGCTTTCGGAACTTTTCCTTTCACTTCACAAAATGGAGAACCTCCCCAATGAACTCACCCAACATGTCCTTTCGTTTCTTCACATCGCCGATCTTTTGAACTTTGGAGCGACTTGTTCCTCAAACCACCAAATGCTCGACGATATCAGAAAGGGCGCGAAGGTCCTCGAGAAGGTCGACGAGTTCTCGGTAAAGAGGTGGTCTGTGGATGTCTTTGGGCGTATGCAAGGCCAGCGCTATTCCAAGAACGAAGAAAGAGAGGAGTCGACCACCTACATCGACGGAGTAGAAAAGGGAGAAAGCTGGGTCAAAAGAGGGAATACCTTTTCTCGAGGGCACATTTCGAACGGAAAACGCGCTGGGAAATGGTTTGGGTACGACGGAGAGCTCGAAATGTGCACTCTCTACGACCATCAAGGGAACTTTTCTATGGCGGAACATCGCGACGAGAAGGGAACGCTCAAAATTCACGTCTACGCGGGGGACGAGTGGGTCTTTGGAGAAGGCGATGAGCCGGATCACTTTGAAACCATCGAGTATCTCTTTGAAAGAGACGGCGAGTGGTTCCTAACGTGCAAGGGTAAAAAATACCCCGTCTTCCGCATGTACAACATCGGCGATAATTACGCAAGAACAGAAGATAACGAGAGGGAGTATTCCCACTGCTGTCCCAAACACCAAAGACAGATGCCCGACTCCCTTTTCTAAAATATTTTGGACAAAATATTTTATAAACCTCTTTGCTTTCTCAGGGTCTTTACTTGCTCTTGAAGTTTCTGAATTTCAGAGAGAATGGCCACCGCGAAGAGCAAAACATTTGCTCCGTTTCTGTCACCTCTTTCATCAAAGGTTGCAAAAATCTCTGGAACCTCTTCTGAGATGACACCGTGGTCCGTTCTTCCATCTATTTCATAAGGAAGCTCCCCCAGAGAGGTCGTCTCCCCGATGTTCGTGTTTATCACGCTAAAAACGATACCCCGTACAGTTTCTGTGGCTGCCAAAAGGTTCGAAGCTGACCACGCCTCGCCTGTCGAAATGTTGACGTTTCCGGAAGAAGAGTCAAAAACAAGGGAGCCAGGAGTTGCTTCGGAAACAGAAGAACAAAGACGGAACAACAGGAGCCACAAACTTTTTTGATACGACGAGATCCCTTCGAGTTTCGGAATTTGTGGTCGTACCACTTCTGAATTTTCTTTTGAAGAAAAGAAAACATTACGCTCTTGTTTCGACAAGGGAAAGTCGTTCGTTCAAGACCTGGATTTCAGAAAGAAGGGACATGATGACTCTCAGCATCTTGACTCCATTCCTTCTTCCCTGGCTGTCAGAAGTCGTGTATTTTTCTGGAATTTCTTCTGAGATGGCTCCGTGGTCAGTTTTCCCATCTATTTCGTAGGTTTGAATTTTCATCGCCAGAATATCTGAACTCTCTTCCTTCTTTGGTTCTTGTATATTTTCTTTGAATCTTCTGGATGAAGCAGCCTGAGTTATCAGACCGGTGACCGGGTCGAATTGTAGAACGTTTGCGGAAGCAGAGACAGAGAGACCCAAAGACCTCCACTGCGTAATTCCGTCGGCGACAGCAAAGGTGTTGTTCGTTGTAACCCCCGAAAAGTTTCCTCTTCCGATGGCGATCACGTTTGTGATATTCGACGAGAGACTTGTGCCGTTTCCAAAATAAACAACGTCCACAGAATTTCCGGGATTCCAAAAGACTGCTCCGGAAGCCGCTCCGACGTTGATGACCCCGGAAGGGGTCACGTTCGTCGACATCACAAAATAACCAATCCCCACAGTGTTGTTGGAATTTGACCCCGGCCCACTTCCGAGAGCGTTGCTTCCCATCGAACAATTTCCCGAACCGATGCCCACTCCCTGGCTGTTTTGACCAACAGCGCAATTGTTCGAACCCGAAGCTCCGGTCAAAAGAGCAGAACTTCCGACTCCCGTCGAGTTCTGCTGTGCCGTTCCGATGAGTCCCGCAGACCTTCCCACCACTGTTTTGTTTGACACGGTTTGCGTTTGAGATGCTGCAAGATGACCGACGATCGTGAGGCCCGTCTGTGCTCCGTTGTTGTTGAATCCAGCCCTCCATCCAGCGAAAACGTTTCCGTTCGGCGCCGCACCAGAACCGTTTCCGTAGCTTGTCGTTGTTGTGGGAGAAGTCGAAGTTATTCCAAAAACGAGCCCCGCTGTCGTCGGGGTGGCAGCGCTTGCCGAAGGAGAGGACCAAGTCAACCCGTTCGACGAAATGAGTCCCTGAGTCGCTGCGTTGTATGCGATAGAACCGACGATGGGTTCGGGAGCGGCCGCGATGCTCTGGTAAATTGGAACCACAAGATTTCGCGAAACCACAAACTCTTTTTTGATGACCGAGTTTGTCGTGCTGCTCATTACAAAAAAATATTTCACAGAATATTTTATTCAAGAGCTTCGACCCTTTCCTTGAGCCTTTGAAGTTCGGCGACGAGGAGCATCACAAGTGTGAGATGCTTGATACCGTGAGGATTTCCTTCTGCATCCAACGTCACGATTTCTGGGAGGACATCGTACGTATCCTCTGCGATGAGACCGTAATCCTCCCTTCCGTCTGATTTGTAGTTGTAAGTTCGAAGGGCCAGGTCGTAAATCTTTGACGTGTCGACTTCAAGGTCTCGAATATTCTCCTTGAACCTTTGGGAAGACGCTGCTTGTGTGATGATGCCTGTGGCGGGGTCGATCTGAAGTGTATTGGCAGCGGCAGCAGATGCCAACCCAAGGCTTCTCCATTGTGTGATGGTGGGAGCGATCGTCATTTCATTGTCGGTCGCTCCGACAGCGGAAGCTCCAAGAACAATTCTGTTTGTACCGGAAGTCCCACAAGACGCTGCCCTTCCGATAACAATGCAGTTTGTACAAGTCCCTAGATTGGGGCAGGCAGCCTGTCCCAGAACGATATTTCCTGAAGCGGTGGTCGCTGCCCTTCCGGCCTGGAACCCGACGATGACGTTGTCGTCAAAAGGTCCAGAGATTCCACCATCCGCAGCTTGGGTTCCAAAGATGACGTTCTCTGAACCTGTCATGTTTATGCCTGAATTATAGCCAAAAATGGTATTTGAATTTCCTGTGGAGCCGCTTGCGGCGTTCGCTCCGGCGGAAGTGTTTTCGAAACCTGCGATGTTTCCCGAATTCGCTCCCACAGACGTCGACCTATCAAGAATTCCCGCAGTCGTCATCGCGAGGTATCCGACCCCCGTACAGTCGGATACCGCACCCACACCGGAACCGGCAGAGTACCCAAGAAAGAGGGAGTTCGCAGCGGCCGTCCCCGAGAGATATCCGAGAGAAGTGGAAGTTCCCGTTCCTGTAGGAGTTGAACCGTAGACGATACCCCTCACCGTTGGGGTAGCGATAGGAAGGTTCGAAGGCGACCAACCGGAACCAGAAGAAACGTTCAGGTTCCCAGTCGCTTTATCAAAGACGATAGAACCGGGAGTCGCAATGTTGGCAGAAGCGAGATTCGGAACGACAGGTACGACGAAATTCTTTGTGACTGTGAGGTCTCTTCTCGTCTCAAAGTTTGTGGTCATATTACTTGTGGAGAGAAAGAATCTTTTCAGAGGCTTGAGTAAAAAAATATAAAATATTTTTACAATGTTCGCATTCCAAATAATCCGGAATGAATTGAGCGTCTTACCCCAGAAATTTCCAGAGATTCGAAAATGTCGAGAAGCTCTTACATGGACAAGGTGGTTTCGTCTCTCTCAGAGAAGTTTCACCTAAAATTTCGGGGAGTGGAGCGTTCGAGAAGGATAGGTGGGGAGAACATGGCGGTGGATGTCGACATCTACATGGAAGGAGAACAGAGTCCCATCGTTTTTTGGACAGAGTCACAACTCGCCGATGGGTACAGCAAAAACAGCCGTTATCCGGACAAGGTGTTTGCTCCATATGAGTTTCCGTCAGAGCGGTTCCTCCACGAGATGACATTTTCTGTGTTGGAAAAACCTTGGTTTGTGGAGAGGATTCTTTGGAGAATCTCCGCAGAGCTGAGAGAGTCGAGAGAGTATTTGGAGGAGTGTGAAGAAGAGAACAAGAGGCTCCGGAAAGAGAACGAAGAACTCAAGAGAAAAATTACGGAGGCGAACCCATAAAATTTTCTTTAAAACAAAAGAAAATTATTAGCTTCTCCCTTTCCCCGCTCTTTTCAACTCCTTCTCTCTTTCCCATTTCTTCCGAAGCTCCCTGTTCCTTACGCATTCGTGATAACCGGCTCTTAAGGCTTGTCCATAGTACAATATCGTCATAATATCGAGGAGCTTTTCTCCGAAAGAATAGCCTTTGCACTCTGGGTCCCAATCCATTTCTTACTCTCTCTATTTGAGGCTTTTGTTCTTGATTCTTAGGAGGCGCCTCGAAATTATCCTCTGCAGCGAGTTCACTATTTTCTGACAAACTCGAGGGCTTTGTGCAAAAATTTCTTGTTCATTCTTCCCATAAAAATATTTTCGAATATTTTTATTGTTGACAAAGTTTCTTGAAATGGCCTTCTGCCTCTCGCGCGAGAGCTCCGCCTGGGAAGTACAGTTCTTCCAAAAGAAGGGAGAATTTTTTGTTATCTGTCCTCAGCTTCTCGTTCTCCTCCTTTAGTCTTCTGTTTTCCTTCTCAAGAACCTCCTTTTTCTTCCTTCGATACAACGTGAGAAGAGAACAGGAAGACATGACTTCGATGACCTTTTTTGCAGTTTTTGCTTTTTCCCATTGCAGAGGGAAAAACAAAGTTTCCTCTGGTCCATCTTGTTCCCTCCAAGAAAAAACAGATTGCAAACAGTCGGCTTCACCCTTTATGTTCAAAACTTTTTTCCAGTCTTTGAGAAAAATCTTTGTCTCCAATGCGTTCTTTTCTGGGATGAAAGTGCCGTGTCGGCAATAAATGGATGGATACCATGGCACAGAACATCCACAAGAAATTCTTGGAGGGACGGTCTTTGTCTCAACAGTGATTTCTTCGTCTTCCGCATCCGTTTTTTCCTTGAGAGTCCGAAGAACGTCCCATAAAAGTTGGGGTTTCGCCATGTTCGTCGAACATATTTTTTCTTTTGTGGGAAAGATTTGCATTTTTTACAAAAGAAAAAGAGCGCCCTTTCGAGGAGGTACGTTTTTCGCTGAGAGGTCTTTCTCGCATTCGGTCTTTTTGGTGAGTTCCTCTTTTTTATTGGCCCTGTTCGGGCGAATTCTTTTAGTCTCGCGGTGGAGAGAAAGATAAATCTTTTCCCATTCGGTGTGCTGCGTGCACGAAGAGATATTTTGGACCCATTTTGGCATTTCTGGAAGAAATGTATTCGTTCAAAAGAGTGTTTTTTATGATATCTGATGCTGGACATCTTCCAGCAAAATTCTTTACCCTCTGGATTATGGGCCACAGACATCAACGTAATTTTTCGACAATGAAAGCTCTGTTTCTTCTGCTCGAGCAAAGAAAGTATAAAAATTATCAAGCTATGGAGTTTTGCCGTTTTTGAACCTGTTTTCGCCGATGCTAGGCAACTACAACATTTCAAGAAAAATTCGGAAAAGAATGTTCTTCTGACTCTTGCAGCGGTCGTATAAAACACAGCTACATTTTTATAAAAATGCACAAGTTCCTCAAAAACAGGGAGCTCGTCTCTCTGCTTTGCGCTGAAGAACAGCACATCGAGAAAGCAGAATATGCGACAAAAATAACGAGTCCGGGAGATTGCATATTCTTGACGACTTGTATCCTTCCTTCTGGAGAAGTGATAGAGGAAGAAAGGACCGTGCTCGACAAAGGTGTTTTTACTTACACTTGCACCCAAAAATTCAAAAACGGGCTGCGGCATGCCCCTTTTTTCTCTCAGGATTTCCGAGAGGGAAGGGAATATTTCTCCTTTTTTCGAAAGGGGAAAAAGCATGGGGAATGGAGGACCTCTTTAATCGGCGGAGCGCCGATTTCGGTCTCTTTCTTCTCAAACGGAAGGTTCATCGAAAGATTTACCAAAGAAGGGAAAGATAAAGAAAAGTGGACTTTGGGGTGCCTCAAAGAAAAGAGTTTGATAGAAAAAACTTTTACTTCCTGGGGACTCACAGAGTACAGAAAACTCTTATTCCCTCCACAAAACGATAAAACGGTCCAGGTTGAAGTTGGTGTTCCTTATGGGAACATCTCCGCCGTTTACATAGATAGGTTTTTTGACTATGATTATTACTGGGACGAATAATGATATTTTATGGGTAAATATCAGCACAGAAAAGATGGAATCTTTTCTCGGAAAGAGAGAGCTCGTCTCTTTCGCCGTCTCGCAAAAAACAACGGTCAAGCCCAAAGATTTTGAAATCACCTCGACCATTTGCCCGAGGGAGGGGAGAGAGACAACAAAGACAGTTCTCCCGGATGGGAATATCGTAAGGTACCATGAAAAATGGGTCACGTTTGACAAAAAAGGGAACTTCCGCTCTCTCGTCGAGGAAATATTTTACGAGATGAAAAACGGCCTTTTGCATGGAAGGTACACCAAAAAACAACACTTTGTTGGGACAAACCCGATCTTTGTCGAAGGGACGTACAAGAGAGGAGCAAAACATGGAAGATTCACAATGTGGGTAAAAGACAGGGTCAATGCAATCTGTGTCTTCAGCGACGGTCTTCTCATCGAACATTTCAAAGCGATCGATCGCTTCAAGCCAGGCCCAAACAAGAAGAAACTTTGGACTGTTTTCTCTAGGAATTTCGAAAAAAGCTACGAATGGCACGTCACGAAGATATTTACCCCAAAGCTGACCTTTGTCGAAGAACAAATGAGGCTCGAAGAATCAGAAGAAAAGGTTTTCGCTCGAAAGAGGACATACTACAAGGAAAAAGAAGCCGAAGAGGAAGAACTCTCGGATGGAGACTACATCGATAGAGAGTTGGTCAATATGCATTTTGACTACCCAGAGATCGAAGAACAGGGTTGACCCGTCACTCCAAAGGTAATATTTTTCAGAGTAAATATTCAGAAGAGAAATGTCAAAGAAGGTGCTCAACTTTCATCTCAACGGTTCGACAATCTGCCTTCCGTTCCTTTTCAATGAGGAGGAACAAAAAGCGTACCTCGAGTTTTGTCAGAATGTGGTCGACGAGGTGAACTCGAGTTTTTCGTGGGAGGATAAAGCAAGAGAGTTGACGTATTCTCTCGACCTAATGGGGAATGTTCTTCATGTCTCTCTTACGGGAGACGACGAACTCTTTTTTCAAGTGCAGGTTGTTTGCGACGACAGTTTGAGACTCGGATTCGTCAAGAGCGGGAGACGCTGAGGGTATATCTTTTTGAATAAAGATATTTCAAGGTACAAAACATACCATAAAATGTTCCGAGTGACGCAAAACATCCACTTTCATCTCCCCGACTCGGACATCACTATCCCTTTTGTGTTTACAAAGAAAGAGGAAGTGCAAGAGTTTTGCAAATTCTGCGATGCTCTGTTTGAGGACTCTGAGTATGTTTTCGAATGGGAAGAGGAAAGCTCTGGAAACGTCTTTTCTTTAAACGCCGATGTCGATACCCTCGTCATCACTGTTCACAACAAAACTGGACTCTCTGTGGAATGGAGACTGGATGTTTCTCGGTCGGTGAAGAGGTCTTTCAAAGGGGCAAAGAACAATATCTCCAAGTTTCTCGAATAAAAATGTTGTCTCGTTTCATGTCCAAAAGAGTCAACTCTTGATGAAGCAAACATATATTTTCTCAACAAAATATATTTCTTTTCTCACTGACAAGGCAAAACAAAGAGCTTCTTGATTTCGGAAGCGACATCTTCCACCAAACTCTCCAGCAGGGACTCGCCAATGTTTTCGGTCTCCACGGGTTTCACATCCGCTCTTATCGTGCTGACAGTAGCCGTACCTGCAAGCACCGCCTCCCCCATAAACACCGAAGCGGCAATGCTTTTAATTTCGTCGAGTTCTCCGAATTGGGCAGAAGTGAAGAGGTTGTCCACCATCTTTTCGAAAGAACCGATTTCCAGAGGACCGACGGACCTCTCAACTCCATCACGAGAGGCGGGGGTGAACTTTCCGTCCCTTGTGATTGCATTGACAAGGACGCGGATGTGTCTATCGTTGACATACGAGCCTCCGCTCATCACCTTTTTGAACTCCTTGAGGAGAACAGAGCGAGCGGCCTCAATCCCCAAAACGCCAAGAACTTGGTGAAGGTCATCGGAAGTGGTCTGTTCTGGGACGACTCCCGGAGTGTTGAGAAGTTGACGGAAGTTGGAACCCTCGGTATCTATCATCATCTTTTTCTTTCCCTTGAGATGGAGAGGGAAGATACGACCGACTCCCTCGACGCCACAAGCTCTCTTTTTCAAGATGTGGGGGACAACAACATCACGAGCAAAGAAGAAGTTGACGTTCTGCTCGCTGAAGATGGGCGAAACCTTCTCATCTGCTCGGATCTTGGTGAGCTCACCAAAGACATCCCTTTGATAATCGGGGTATACCAAAAGAGTCATTTCGCAAGTCGGAGAGGGAACACACGCCACATCGCCTCCTTCTGTGATGGCGATGGCGAGTTCTCTCAGACTCATTCGGTACTTGTAGAGCATCTCCTTTTTGACCTTGAGCTCGACCACCCAAACACAATCTTCACCCTTTTCCTCATAACCTGCAAGAGTCTGCTTTGTCATTCCAAGGTAGAAATCCACCCACCACTGAGGCTGATACTTGAGAAGTTCTTGGTCGGTGAATTCTGAGGCGTGTTCTCCGAGGTTGAACTCGTCTTCTCTTTCAAAGAAGTAGCGAAGCTCGTGCTTTTCCACGAAATCAGACACCTTGCGATACTCAAAGACTTTTCTCTGTTCCTCAACGATGCGAAGGGCTTCCCTCTTTTCTTCGTCTGTGCCAACCTCAAAGTTCAGGGATTCGATACAGACCGTGGCTGAGCTGTGCTTTTGGGACTTTGATGCGAGCATCAGCTCTCGGAATTTTGGAACACCGGTCAAAACAGCCTTTTCGCCGACACCTGACAAGCGGAAACTGTTGAGAGTCAACTGTGTTTGGACCTCTCCGATGCTGCAAGTCGCTTCATAACCAGCAGAGTGGCCTGGGGGAGCGATGGCCTTGACAAACATCCTCTCCAACTTGTCTCTCAGCTCGGCCTTCTTCTCCTTGGAGCAAGCGAATTCGACACCCTCCAGCTGCTTCTCAAGGAGACGCCTTGCGTTTTTTGCGACTCTCTTCATCGCGGGCGTCGCATTGTGCTTGATGGGCTCCAGAATCCAGTCAATGTCTTCCTTCGTCAGCCTTTGGAGCTTGTCTTCCCGAAGAGAGAGTTCTCGGGTGATGCGCACAGGGTCAACGAAAGAGAGGCCATCTCCCACATTCATCAAACGAGACGCGTTCATTCCATCACCTCCATAGATGAACTCGACGACCTTGCCGTTGCACATCGTCACAACGAGAAGTTGGTTGACAGTGTCCGATTGGATTTTGTGGCCAATCTTTCTCTGAAGATACCCGGAATCTGCTGTTTTGACGGCCGTGTCGATGATGCCCTCCCTTCCACCCATTGCGGCGAAGAAGGCATGGATGGCAGACATTCCCTCATAGTAAGAGCAAGAGATGAATCCCCTCTCCTCTGGGCCGTTCTTCTCATACTCGAAATGGGGCAGACACCTTCTCTCTCCAGAGATGAGCATTTTGATACGACCTCCCTCGACGTTCTGTTGGCCGACCATCGCAAGAGCCTGAGACAAGTTGATGAAACCTCCCTTCGCGCCAGAGACGATGGCGATAGCGAATCCGTTGCTCTCTCCTCCGGCGATATGCTCTTTTGTCAATCTCTGGCCAAAGTTGACCACAGAGTTGAGAATGGAGGTGATGGAAGATTCAAGGTCATCTCCCGTTTTTCCAGACTCGATCTCCACCTTGCAACGGACGCGGACAGAAGCCATCTCCTTCTCAATCTCTTTCTTTCCATGCTCTGTGAGCTGGCAGTCCTCTGTTCCGATGCTCAAGTTTCTCTGAGTGTACCAACGATGAACAAGCTGTTGAGTTTTGTGCATAAAGTCTGCGCACTCTTGTTCGCTCCTCTCCAACCAAAGAAGATGAACGATGGAACGGCCTGCCTTTGGTCCGAGGTCAGACTTTGTCAAGGGAGCAGATTCTGGCAAAATGACGCCATCCTCGATGTGAACATCTCCCTTGTCGTAGCAGAACCTTTCCGGCAAGAGGACAGACCACAACACCCTTCCGGGCAGACTTTTGGTCGTCTGTTTCTCGATGCGACACTTTTTCTTGTTCTTGCACCTCGAATGATGGACAACCTCCTCCTTTGAGTCAAACCACTTCTTGCTCTCGCAAACAGGTTGATAGCTCTTTCTCTCGATGGGTCTGCCATCCTTGAGAAACTCTGGGTAATGTTTCTCTGCTCTCTTCAACGTGTTCCAAACGAAAGAGATGTTGTCGCTCCCAATATCTGCCGACATACAACAATCACAGAACGTCTCCCAGTCAACCATCGTCTCCTTCTTCGTCATCAGGAAGCTGCCGACCAAAGCATCCTGGATAAGACCGATGATGGGACTATTGTTCTGCCCTGAAACAATGTGATGGGGAGTCATCAAAAACTCTTCCATCTCTGCCTTCTCCATGTCCCCTTGAGGGACGTGCATATTCATCTCATCTCCATCGTCCTTGGTACCAGCCATAACTTGAACATTTCCTTTCAAGCTCATCGGCTTCCCATCTTTGTCCCCTCTGAGAAGGGTCCGAAATGGGACAGAGTCGCCTCTGGGAGTGGGCTTTATCTTAAGCCATCCATCTGAAAACATGGATGACCGACTACCATAAAGTCTCTGCACCCAAATTCATGGCTGGTTTTCACCAACTTTAGAAAATGGGCTCAGGATTGTCTGCCACCTCTTTGTGGGAGGATTGAACCTTCGCTGTTACTCTACCCGAGGTCATTACCCTGGGTTCCTACCTCAAGTTTCCAAGAGGAGGTAGTGGAATGGTTCTTTCGCAGAGATTCCCTGAATTTGGTAATCTCGCCTTCTTCTCAGTCTCAGACACTTTCTACAAAAGAGAGAAGAAGACTAGGTGGTTATATGCTCTTGCGAGGCAGAATTTACACTGTTTGCCCTTCCAAGATATTCTACAACTTGAAAGGCAGCCACCTGTTGCGACCTACGAACTCAACATTTACAGTTGAGACATAAGTGAGTCGCCGCCGTAGGGCGTGCATAGGAACGGGTTGAACTTGAACGTTTTGTCATCGTGAAACTGGACACGGAGAGCCATAATTCCCTCGATACGGAGAGTCGGTTGTCTGTTGAACATGACAGGATACCCCTCCGTCAAAGGGATGATTAGTGTATCCTTGGGTTCGAGCTTACAAGAGCCAAGTCTCTCCACAATCTTTGCAACATCGAGGGGTCTTCCTCTGCGGATGATGGTGTTGCACTTTCCAGAAGCGATAAGCGCGTTGCATTCGTTCCACGTGCTTCTGCAAACCATCTTCCTCACTGTCAAAACGCCCTGCATGTAGCGTGGAACTCCGAGGACGTCGATGGGAAGAGTCGGATCTGGAGTGATGACGCTTCTTGCGTTGTGGTCTGCCCTCTTTCCGAGAACAGTGTTTCGGAACCTTCCGTCCTTCCCTGTGAGAACTTGGCGAAACCCGTGAGGGACTTGTCCATTCACGGTCTTCTTGTTCTCCTTGTTGTCAAAGAGAATTCTCACCTTTTCACAAAGCTCATCGTATGGGTCCTTTTTGACCTTTGCGACCCTTGTCGTCTCCTTCATCCGCTTTTTCGTCGTGCCGTTCAGATGCTTTGTAAGGGCAATGTTTGCCTTGATGATGGAGACGTAGCCGTCTGTGATGTCGTCCTCTCTTTGCTTTCCCTTAATGATGACGGGAGGCCTGTCCACAGGAGGAAGGACAGGCAAAACTGTAAGGATGAACCACTCTGGTCTGGTCGCATGACGGTGCCCCATGTCCACAGGGAAGAGCTCCTTGTTCTTGTACGCGGGGTCATCGATGAGGAAGTTGTTCAGACCAAGAAGAACGCAGTCCTCGTTTGTCAACTTCTTCAGCTTTGTGATGAGGGACTCTGCAGGAATTCGCGTCGACTTTGTCTTGTCTGGCTTTCCCTTCTTTGAACCTTCATCAGCATAGCATGCCTCGATGTAGTTTCCCTCAAGAAAGAAGTGAGGAGTCTGTTGGCCGCAGTTTGGACAGGCAGAGACACCACTGCAGTAGTCGTTGAGCGCCTTCAACCTCTCATTTCCCTTGTGACGAAGAATTCCCAGCGTCTCTGATGCCTCCTCTGTGATAAGAAGGCGAGAACAAGACAAGCACATGCATTCGAGGATGTCCTTGAGGATCTTCGAATGATGCGGATGGATGATGGGCTTCTTTAGGACGATGTGACCGAAATGACCGGGACAATGGACGTTGTTCTGCCCGCAAGTCTTGCAAGAGCGAAGGCGATCCAATGTTCCAAGCCGTTCATCGTAGAGACTTTCATCTTGAGGTTTTCCCAAAGCTTCCTTTGCCTTTGTTGGCTTCTCTGTCTTTTCAACCTTCTCTGGCTTCTCGAGTTTCGTCTCCGCCTTTGTAATCTCGCAACAAGAGTTGGAGATAATCTCTTCGGGAGATGAAACAGAAAACTGGACAGCGCGAACCTTCATAGTTGGCAATACGAAAAACAGATCCGTATTGAATCTTTTGTCTCTCGATTGAGAAAAATTATCGAATATAATTTTTCGAAAGAAGGGAAAGCGCAACAAAAATGGGAGATTATAACCAAGAACTTCCGCAAATGAGCATCGAAGAGCTTCGCGAAAGAACGAGTAAAATGGTTCCATGTTGTGTGGACGAAAGTGGTATGTGTTTTGAGCTCGAGAAGGGAGACGCTTTCACCCAGAGCTTTATTTGGAAGAAGAAGATAGCGAGGTATCTTGGTCAGTTTTCGGAACACGGAATCTTTGTCGACGATGGGACTGGCGAGGGAACGATGAAGGGGATCTTCGATGTCTACGAATACATCACGATGCACAAGTACGCATATCTCTTCAAGCCTTCTCTCGCAGAGGTCGCTCGTTTTCTCCCGAGAGCACTATTTGACGACCATGAAAAACTTTACATTGTGACAAAAGGAATATACCGGACCGATGACTCTCCTTTCCCCATCTGCAACGGAACTCTCCATCTCGCAAAGAGTTTTGTCTGCGTCGAAACGAAAGGACGGTAAACTTATCTTTTTCCAAAAGATAAAAATGTCTGACCAAAAAGAATGCGCAAAGAGATACGTGAGAGAAAAGCTCTCTTCCGGAAAGGTCCCAGATTTTGAAGTTTTGGGTCTTTCTAACCAGGAAATTCACAGTGTCCTTCTTGATATTGAGAGGGAAAATATCGCAGAGATGGGAGAGCTTGTCGAGAAACTGTTAGAAAGGGAAAGGAGCAAAACATTTTGTTCGCTGTTTTAGGGGTTTAGCAAAAGGTCTTCGCAAAGGTCTCGGAAGAGATTGTCGAGTTCGACGATGTAATAGTCGCAATTCGAGCACCTTTTGTGGTTAAATTTAACCTTGTTGTTGATGAATTCTCTGAGGAGACCGACCTTATTCTCCGAATGCACAAAGTAGCATTGGCAGACAAAAATTCTTTCGTCGTTCGAAGCAAAGAGCTTCCTGTTTTTGACTTTTAGGAGGCCCCTCTCGATGAGGGAGTTCAGATGTCCAACCTCCATGTTCCTCACGATTTCTTCCACTGTCTCATCGAGAAGTTCCGGAGCTCCTTCTGGTGCATCAAGGATTTTTTCCAGGGGCTCCCTCCCAAATTTGCGGAAAAAGTCGTGAGCTGTTTGGAGTCCGTCCAAACAAATGAAAGCCTCTCTGGCGAGAATGCAGAACGCGTGGGGAAACGATGCTCTTTTTTCCTTGCAGCTGTGGGAAAGGCTGAGAACATCTCTCGGTTCAAGGTATCTTGTGACGAGACCGACAAGATTGTCGTCCGACCAAAAGAAAGAAACCGGATCTTGGTATCCCAAAGAAGACATTGTAAAAACTTTTAAGAAAAAGTTTTATCCAAGTTTCCATTCAACAACAGCTTCCACAGAATTTCTCAACACGGATGCCTCTTTTTTGGAGCTCCTCGTATGTCTCTCTGTTTTCTAAGAAAGAGTGCTGACAGAGGTACAGCCCGTAAGTTCCGCTCGTTTTGACTCTTCCACCGGATACGAGAATGGCACCCCTTCCGACGAGAGAGTCAAAATAGGAGATGTCAGAAATATAAACGGTTCTTTCGATGAGGATATCCAAGACGTAAAAACGAGCCTCTCCCTCCTTGAGAACAAAGTCAAGAAGTTCTTTGGAGACTCGCTTTCCAAAGACCTGCCGAAAGTCAACGGCTCCTTTCCGCCACCAGCTGTCGTTTAGCAGCCGAGAGAAGGCTCCCGAAAAAGTCTTTTTGTTCTGTTTGGAAGTCGCCGAGAGGGAGAAAGCGTCTCTCGGAGGAAGATGTTTCGCGATGAGTTTCACGAGGTTGTCATCAGACCAAACGAACAAAGTGGCGGATTCTTCCATATGAAAACTTTTTCTCAAAAGTTTTCGGCATTCTTTGTTTTTGACGTTCCATGAGGATATACCGTTTTTTATTTCGCCACAGGGAATTTTTTTATATATTCAGAGAGGCCGGGAGCCGTGTTTATTATGGTATACGTCAGCCTCCCGCCGACCCAAATAAAAAGTCCTGTCGTTTCCATATTCTGTCCTCGAAGCTCCCTTTTAAATTTGGAGAGCCTTGAGAACAAAATTCTTTTTGTTCTGAAGAAGAAGTAACAATGGGAGATTCTTTTCAACAAAACTACGAAAGAGAATTGGCGATCGCAAACTTGATCCCGACACGTGTACTGCTCAGCGATAAAACAGAAAGTACGGCTGAAGACCCCAGAAGATGCCCTCCAAGATTTATGCCTGGAAAAGGCTCGAACTTTCCGTACAATATTTACGATAGAGAGTGGACCAGAGGAGCGCCGTATTTTCAAAGAGATATCGCTGACAGAAGAAATTGGAACTACGACTTTCTGGTCACAAGATATACCTCCGAAAAAGACGGAAAAACCTACGTTGTTGAACATGGGCCAAATACCAACGTTCCCGGAAAATTTGGCTGGAACACTTGGAACAACAGGATCGGAGAAAAATTTGGTGGTGGAATTCAAGGGTCTTTCGGAGATAATAGAGATTGCGGGAAACAATTTTTGAATCCTTATACTCCTTCTTGGTATGTCCCTTCCACGTGTTCGCCTTAAAATAATTTTTTCGAGGAAAAGAAACGCCGTACAAATAATTCTTCTTATTTGTTGGTGATGGAAGCATATCGTCCGAACAAGATAAAATTTTGCAGCAAAATGCGTTTTTTGAGGCTTTGACATCTGAAAATGACAACAATTTTTTATTCTCCGTTCGGGACGAAGTGCTTTGTCAGAAAACGAAGGGACGATGATGTTCTACAGAAAGACTTTTGCGCAAAGAAGATGGAAAAAGAGAATCAACCCATCAAACGCTTCCCTGAACACTTTCATCTTTTTCAAAAGAAAAAGTATTTGTCTCCCTCTCTTCCGAAAGAGCTCAAATGTTTTCCTCCTTCCCAGACACAATGTCTTCCGCAAGTGCATCTTCCCCTTCAAAAACTTGAAAAATGATGGGAGAAATTTAGCATATTTTTTGCAGGTAAAAATATGCAATCCGTCAACGTTTCATGCACCATTGGACAAAAGTCTTTCGCCGAGTTTGACATTGTCGTGAAATGCTCTTTGAAGGGAGAAGAAGTGGAATACTACAAACAGAAGGAGGGAGTGCTCGAACTCTTCGACCCTTTTCGTTCGCATGTTCCGACAGGTGCGGATTGGGACGGAGACGAATCCAACTACCCGAAGAATGGAGCATCAACAGAACTCGCTAGAACCGCAATCTCTTCCGCCGGGACTGAATGGGAGGGTCTCAACTCCACACAGATCGAAGGCCTCATCCTTTCCAGTTTCTCAAAGGACAAAAAGACCAAAATCTTGGGAAAGAAGACCCACAAAGCTATCCCAACTTCTTACGGAAACCCTTTTGAACTCTGGAAGAAACAACAATCTGAACTCGAAAAGATTCGACGGCACAAAGAGAAGGCTCTTCGAGAAGAAAGAAAGAGAAGGAAGTGAAAATCAGAGGAACATTTTTACCATATTTTATGGATAAAATATGAAGAGTGTCATCGTCGGCATGTTGAACCTCGAAAACGCAAAGGTCAGAAGGATGGAGGGAGCGTTCCGGAGAAAGTTTGAGAAGCTGAGAATGCACGAGGGTGTTCATATTACCTATGGAACGACCTCTTGGTTCGAATCAGATGATGGCTCTTTCTGGCTTCTTCGAGGAGAAAAATATTTTGGTGTTGGGATGGAAGAGATCCTGTCCGCCTTGCTCGGTTGCTGATTTTTAGACCGTTATTTTATCTTTTGCATAAAATATTTAAAGTCCCAAAGCAGAGACAAAGGAATCATCGTACCCGAGAGCGAGAAGAGCATCCCTTTTCGAGCATTTTCTTATCCCCGAGCGCGGAGGAGAAGATTCTTGAAGTCCCTCTTTTTTGCAAACGCTCAGCTCCTCTGGAGTCTTGGTTCTTAGAATTTCCCTTTTTGACTCTTCTTGTTCTGTTCCTGGTTCCCTCCATTCGTACCAATGACGAGATTGTTGTCGATGCTGTCCGTTTGGTTTGTATTCGTATTTCCACGTGATACCCTTGTGGATATCATCAAGATCTTGGAGGCATTCGTTCAACCACAGACGATACCTCTTCAAAAAATTCCTTCTTCTGTATTGTTTGTGGTGTAGTTCCTCGTCGAGACCTATTTTGAGAGATTTACGAGTTTTGTGGAGCTTGTACGCCACTTTTTCCAGCTCCTTGTCTATTTTTTTCTTGAAATCTTCCGCTTCAAAGTTTTCTATCGGCTGTGGAGACCAATAAGTCATCTTTTTTGTTTGCGTCCCCAAATCTCAAATATATTTTATGCTATAAAATATCCAGTAAAATGTCTGTCGCATTTTCACAAGATTTTGTCGATGAACTCTTCAAGGAATATTATGAGGCATGCAGAACCTCAAAAGTGCCGATGGTGCCATTGACTCCCCAGAGAGAGAAGAAGGTCATCAAGTTTTTTCTCCAGATTCTTTCGCAGAGCTCTTCTGAAGAGGACAAGGAACTTGTTTCTTCCGCAGAAGAAGGGAATGTCGAAAAATTCGAAACTCTTTTGAGGAAAGAGGAAAGGCACAAAGAACTTCTCTATCGGTGCGCCAATTTCTAGTTCGAAATAAGGACCAAATACCCAAAGAATAAAAAATGAAGGGACTTTGGAACGTTTACTCTTGGTCGGTCGTCATCGCTTCGGTTCCGATAGGCTTTGTGAATGGTTTCAACTACAAAGGAGAAAAGAATGTAAAGGGTCTTTCCCTTCTCCTTGTTCGGACTTGGGTAGAAGCAGCTGTTTTTCCCTATACCGCATACCGATACATTAAATATCTTTCAGAGTAAAGATATGGAACGACAGATTGCCATTTTCTCGGACATAGCTTACATGCAAAAAGAGATTGGGGGGCCTCCCCGAACTCTCCATATGGACAGGAAACCAAACAGAGAAGATGTTGGCTCTTTTTGGGTACCCTTTCTTTTTGGTTTTGTGAGTCAAAGCAACCACAAAAAATTTTAAAGGCGACAAGGGCATCATCCCATCCCGAAGTTCCATCTTTCATAACTCTAGAGATGAAGAGAGAATTGGAAAAAGACCGGAAACAACGGGAGATGAAAAGGTTGTCGGAAAAGGTGAGGAAGAGAGGTTGAGTTCTAAAGATAATATTTTGACGTCAAAATATTTTATTGTCTCTGGGTTTTTATCTCTTCTATCTCCTTCCCGACTTCCTGAATTCTTGAGAGAAGGTACATGATGATTCTCGAAAATTTGACGCCGTTTCTTTGGCCTTCTGGGTCAAACGTTGCGTAGAGTTCCGGAATTTCTTCAGAAATAATTCCGTGGTCCTTTCCTCCATCGATATCGTAGGTACACACCTTTGCTTCGAGAAGAGACGGGAGTTTTTCCATTGGAACGATATTTTCCTTGAATCTTTGAGATGAAGCCGCTTGTGTTACCAAACCGGTAACGGGGTCAAACTGCAGAATATTTGCGGACGCAGAAACAGAAAGACCGAAAGAGCGGAGCTGCGTGATGTTGTCAGCCACTGCGAACGTGTTATCAGGAACGACAGCACCAGCAAAAGACCCAGAACCGATGGCCACGATGTTTGAAGAATTGGAAGGGATTGTGGACCCTGTTCCGATGTAGACGACATCCGTTGAAGATGCTCCTGGGTCCCACAGCCCCGAGTTCGCCCCGATGTTCACGAGTCCAGAAGAGGAAGTTGTGGGGCTCGCCAACGTCAGATAGCCGATGGCGATGCAGTTATCGTACGTCGCTGTCGTCAACGCCTGACTTCCGAGAGTTTGAATCCCCGCGCTGCAATTCCCGGAACCTCTTCCCACGCTTTGACTTTGTCTTCCGATGGCGACATTGTCCGTTCCCGTATTCGCGCCTGAAAGAGCGGTGTATCCAACTCCAACAGAATTCTGTTGGAGTCCAGCATCGCTCTGTCCGGCACTTCCGCCAATCAAAACCTTATTTGTTGCAGTTTGAAGAACTCTCCCCGCAAAGGCGCCAAGAAACGTCAGTCCCGACTGAGCGCCGACGTTAAATTCTCCGGCACTCGTTCCGACGTAGACACAATCTCCTGTTCCTCCACCCGAAAGATAGCCATATCCTGTGACCGTCCCCGCAGCATCGGAAGTCGAACCAAAGACGATTCCTCTTGTTGTATTTGTCGCATTAGGGGCAACAGGGGCCTGCCAGTTTGCTCCATTAGACACCACAAGAGACTGAAGAGTTGAGTCAAAAGCGATAGAACCTGCAGTCGGTATCGGGGCGGATAAAATATTCTTGTAGACGGGAATAAAGAGTTTGGACGTCACCACAAACTCTTTTTTTATCGCGGAGTTGATGGTGCTGCTCATTAAAAATATTCGGAAAATATTTTTACCTTAATCTCGCGACTTCTTTCTCGAGCCTTTGAAGTTCCGCAAGAAGAAGCATCGCCAAAGTCAAATGTTTGATGCCGTGGGGTTTTCCTTCAGCATCGAGCGTGACAATGTCAGGAAGAATGTCGTATGCTTCTTCCGCAATAAGACCGTGATCTTTTTCTCCATCTTTTTTGTAGTTGTAGGTCTTCATCGGAAGTTCGTGAAGAGCTCTGGTGTCGACCTCGAGGTCTCGAATATTCTCCTTGAATCTTTTAGATGATGCGGCTTGTGTGATGATGCCCGTAGCAGGATCTATCTGAAGTGTATTGGCCGCTGCCGCAGAGGAAAGACCCAAACTTCTCCATTGTGTGATGGTGGGGGCGATGGTCATTTCATTGTCGACTCCGCAAGTGGCAGAAGCTCCGAGAGCGATTCTGTTTGTACCGGAAGTCCCACAAGTTGCTGCTCTTCCCAAAGAGATAGAATTCGTGAGAGTTCCGAGGGAAGCGTTCGCTCCTTGACCGATGACGATATTTCCTGAAGCTGTCGTTCCCGTTCTTCCCGCTTGGTATCCAAGAATCACATTGTCGTTGAAAGGTCCTGTGGTAACTCCATCGGCAGCTTGGACGCCAAGAACGGTGTTTCGAAAACCGGCAAGTCCAGCTCCTGTATCGGTACCCAAGCAGACGTTGGAACTTCCGACCGCTCCATTCAACGAATTTGCTCCAACAGAGATATTGTCAAATCCCACAGCCCTTCCCGCATCCGTTCCAACGGCCACACACCTCGCTCCGACTCCGTTTATGGACATTGACCCCGCTCCGATGGCTGTGCAATCCGATGCGGCCGCATCCACACCGAGACCCGACTGATATCCGATAAAAGTCGACGAGTCACCAATAGCGCTACTTTGATACCCCAGAGACGTCGGTACGGTCGTCACTGTCTCTGTTTGACCAAAGACGATACCCCTTGTTGTTGGAGTCGCGGAAGGGAGACTCGTCAAAGACCATGCCTCACCCGTTGCGACGTTCATGTTTCCAGAAGAAGCGTCAAAAACAACAGAGCCCGGTGTGGCGTCCGATGCAGCAGCCAAAGAAGGAACGACTGGGATTACCAGTTTCTTTGAGACGATGAGCTCCCTCCGAGTTTCGAAATTTGTGGTCATTACTTGGGAAAATTCACTCAACACATAAAAAATATTTCTTCAGATATTTTTTTCTCTCTAATCGTCGTACTCATAGTATTCTTCCTCGATGACCGGAGTTCGGCAGGGTATCTCGAGTTCGTTCTCTTTGTCCTGGATCATCGGAATGTCGACGAGATGGGCAGGCATGTCTCGATAATGTTCTTCACAGCAAGTGTAGAAAACGTCCACAGCTCCCTTTTTCCTCCCCTTTTCGAAAATGTACTTGACGAACCCAGAATAGTGCATTTCGCTTTCCTTCTCACAAAAGAAGTGTCCTCCATGTTCGAATTGTTCGTGGATGTACCGAATCTCGATGTCCGGATCTTCTGTCGTCACGACCAGGAACTCTGTCATGTCCCCTGTTCTTTCGTGAGAATAAACGAGGCCTCTCTCGTCGTAGAATTCTGCCCACACTGCTCCGAGACCGCTCTCCCGATATCCCAGAGACTCTGCCTTCCAAAGTCCGAACCGTCTGTCATCTCTCCAGAGACCTCTTTCTACTGTCCTGTCCTGATACACGATTGTTTCCACCCCATCGAGTTTTCCGTTCTTGTAGTTGACGGAAGAGAAGCTCTCGCGGAATGTGGTTTTACACCTTCCGTGAAGGACGCCACGAGGGGAAACCGTGTACTCTCCCGCTCTCGGATCAGAGGGAGAAGACCAGGGAGTTTTTCCGTGAACCTTTCTCAACAGAGCCATATCGTTCGAAGCAACGACTTGCTCGTTGAAGCTGCAAGTCTGGCGGAACGAATTGATGTCTTTTATGGACTCGACAAAGGTCAAAATGGACAGAACCATTTCTGCGGGCAAAGAAGAAAGATTGGCGGGTTCCATTTTTTGATGGTGAAAACAAAGGTTTGTAACGTTCCTTTTGCTCATCGATTCAAGGGCAAAATATCCAAATATATTTGTTCAAAAATATATAAAAAGGCGAAAATTTCGTGTGTTCTGTGTGGAAGAAATACTCAGAGCCCTTCGCGACGGCAAAGTTTTCTTTGAATTTGCCAATAAGATTCTTTTCAACGATGGAAGAATTTAAAACCTCCGTAACACGAAGAATTCTTACTGTACCGTAAGACTGTTGTCTTTGTTTCCAATCGGAACTTCTCCCCACTTTATAAATCCCCTCCGTCCAGAGACGATCATCTCTGATAAGATAGACGACTTCTTGTTTTGACATGCTTTATTTGTCCATAAAATATCCTAAATATTTTATTGGTTATCTGTGACATTTCCATAAAATATATGTTTGTCGTTCTCTCAAACATTCTCTAAAATTCAAGTTTTCTCCAGATACAAAATATTTCTTCAATAAAATATTTTATTCGAGGTCCCGCCAAGATTCTTCGATGCTCTGTTCTTCAAAATCCGGGTTTTTATCAGACGCAAAATATTCTATGAGGAGAAAGGCCATTTTGTAGGGTCCACATTGGAAGGAAAACGTTCCTTTTCGTTGCCACAGACGTCTCTTATCACCTTGTTTGCTGTTTTTTCACCATAAACATACTCGAGAAGGGAATAAGCCTCGAGTTTCTTTTTTTTCTCGGCGAGGGCTTTCATGTAAAAAACAACGGCTTTATGTCTTTTCTTTTGAATGTGTCCCCACAAAAAAGGAGCGTACTCCGATTCGAAACAGCATGCTCGGCATCTCATCACACATTCCAAACCAAGAGTGTCTCGGTGCTCCCTCATGTGCTCTGCGAGCATGGGCTCCTGGGAGGTTTCAAAACCGCAAGTTTCACATTCAAAAAGTTCTGGAGACGGGGAAATTTTTTTACTTCCCATTTTTATACACAAGAAATTCCTGGCTAATCTGTTATTTTAATTTCACAAATTTGTAAAACTTTATTTTTTACTCTCTCAGCGAAGGGAGACGCCTTTTTAAGACCGTAATACGCCGATGACAACGAAGAAGAGACCTTGTTACTTCTGTTGATAAAAGAAAGATAAAAAAGCGGACAATTGTCGTCGGATGCCCCCGGAGATACGAAAGGGAACAACAAGGTCAAAAAAGTAAGTGTCAGTACGACGCTGTCGTACTTTTTCGTTGAGACAGCCGAGAACCCCGAAATAAATGCCATAAATTTTTCTTCCGAGAGAGTTTTTTGGTCGGGGAACGGTTTAGTCTGGCATCCATTTTCAAGGGTAAGTTTCTTGGAACATTCGTTTAGTTCTTTTTTTAGGTTGTCCTCAAGGAACCACCACCTCCAAAAAGATTCACAGTGGACGAGAGATTTATAGCTCCATTCAGCGGCCATATTTTTGTGTTTTAACATGGAGGTTTCGAGGCCCAAATAGAACGCCTCGTCGACGCAGAATTCAAAATTCCCTTTCTGTGCTTCTTTTTTGCTGAATTCAAACCTTTTGTCTTTTATGGAGCACGCCAATGACAGAACAAACGCGAAAAAGTCTGTTTTTGACATGGTATACTTGTGGGTTGTCCACGAAATTTCACATCTTCCTCCTTTTTCTTTTACAATGTTCTGAACGTATTCCACGCAGGATTTCATCCAGGAAAAAAAGACAATGTCGTTGTTTGCGTCTCTGTACGCTTTTTTTGGTGAAATTCTGCTCGACGAAAGCCTCTTTTCTGCTTCGAAAGAAAACACTTCTTTGTTCCAAAGACACTCTAAAACATTCTCTTGGAGCTTCTTTAGTTTTTCTGGGCTAATACGGCAGAATCTTTCGAATGCGAGTTTGTGTTCCCTTGTCTGTTGGTGTCTCCGCAGTTTGCTGTGACAACCGGCATCAAATTCACAACATTCACAGAATCCTTCAGGGGTAGGATTTTTGCTCTTGAATTTTCTTTCGTGTCTCGCCGAAAGCAAATGGGTCTGATAATCACGTTTTATTCTGGTCTCATACTGACAAACCTCACAAAAGAATTTTTCTGGTTCTACCTCTCCCTTTTCTGCTTTTTGATGTTTCTTGGTTCCTAAGTGCTGTCGATAGTTCGAAAGTGTGGAGAAATTTTTATTGCACAGCTCGCACTCGTACTCCTCCATTAAGTCCGGAACTTTTATTTCTCAATGCAAAAAATGTGATAGTTTGCACACAAAAATACATCTTTACTTGCTACAAATAAGTAAAAACATACCAAAATATTTTCTGGCCCAGGACCGTTTGTGAATTTGAAATTGATGAAATTTCAACAAGAATATGATGACCCCTTCCTCCGTTTGGACGAAAGGGTCACTGTATTTTTTGCGTATTGTGTAACGATGAAAACGCGGAGTGAATGAAATTTTGCGTATCGGCTAATAACAAAAACGCGGAGTGTTTGAAAACTTGCTTGTAGGCTGTTTCCCGTCGTTCTCTCAAACATTCTCCAAAAATTCAAGTTTTCTCTCAGACATAAAATATTTTCTTGAATAAAATATTTTATCTGGCCCTCCATCAAACAAATTTCATCATCCCTCATAATCTCTGATCGCCTTCGCTCTCGGGAACCTGGGAACTTGCGTTTCTTCATTCCTTCCCTGATAGGTCACTGTCACCATCTTTCCGATGAGCCTCTTTCTCTTTTTGTACATCTCTCTTCTGCTTTCAATGGTGCCTGTGGGCCTGCAAGTGAAAGTGTCTCCTGTTTCCGTTTCGAGAACAAAGATGCATGCCCCATCTTCCGTTCCGCCTTCGCTCCTCGTTACACCAACGATTTTGTACTCTGCGTCTTCGAAATCCTTGTACTTGAGAAGCATACGAGACCTTTTCTTTGGAGTGTACATGAGCTCCGCATCCCTCAAAATTGTCCCTTCGAACCCCTTTTCTATCCACTCCTCGTGAATTTCGAGCATCTCTTCGTGACTGCTCACCGGCTCTGTTAGAACGGGGATGATACACTCTGGAACATTCCCTGAAAAGAGAGCGTCAAGGTCCTTTTCTCTCTCGAACCACGGTTTCTTTGTGTCGACGATGTCAAAGACCCAATATTGCATCCTCTCCTCTTGTTCGTGGGGTTCCTTGCGAACGCTTCTTGCCGCTCCTGTGATAAGTTCAAACCTCTCGTTTTCTCCCATCTCTTCTCCATGAAAGTAGAGCTCTCCATCGAGGATGATGTCTTCTTTCCCTTTCAAGAGTTCGAGGATGGCTTCACGGATATGTTGAAGGTGGACGATATGTTTCCCCTTTCGCGAAAGGAGCTCGACTTCAGTGTCGACGATCCTCGCGATACAACGGACCCCGTCAAGTTTTGGTTGAGCCACAGACCCCTCTCGGAACTGGAACTTTTTGGCTCTTGTCTTCTTGTTTGGGTCCATGATATCGCAATATTTCTCTGCGAGCATCGGAAGGAAGATTTCCCTTGTCTTTTTAGCGCTCTTGGAATTTCCTTCTCCTTTTGAAGAAGCCATCACGTTGTGGTTGTTCCCTCCAGCTTCTTGTTTCGCTGCGAGAATCTTGGAAAGGAATTTCATCGCTTCCTCGTCATTCCTGTCCACAGAGTACCCCTTATCGAGTTGTTTGATCCAAGAACAATCCCTTTCTTTGACAGCTTGTTCTTCGGGGGAAGTCTCGTTCGACCTGCCGATGTTCTTTCCCTTTGCCCTTGTTTCGACAAGGCGAAGCTTTCCGCCGACATATCCAAACTCCTTGACAATGTTTTCTCCCTCGCTCCACACTCTCCACTGCATCGTCTTCCCCGTCTTTGTTTCGCAGTAGAGAATGGGCAACATTTTTCCTTTGAGGTATCCAAAAGAAAAAACTTTCGATAAAAATATTTTTATGGAGATATGGTGAGAATTCGTGTCACAATGACGTATCCAGAATAGGTTGTTGTCACCGCGCTGTCGCTCGTCACGATGAGACGATAATTATTCAAGTTGATATCGGCTGTGACCGTAATAACAGAAGAACCGCTGCTGTTCGTTTGGTTTGTGGATGTACCGAACACAGAGACGAGGGCGCCGATACCGTTGCTCAGAACGGAAGACTGTCCCACAGCATAAAAGACGTTCGCAGTCTGATAGTGGGCAAGAATGTTCCACTGTATGAGGTAGACTCCGTTAAAACTTCCGTCGAGAGGAGTCCCCAAAGTGTATATCACTGTCGGAGACGTCGAAGAAACGTCGATCCTGGTTATCGGATTTGTGAAAGTTCTCAGTTGGGCGCTGTCAGCGATGGTAAATCCCTGGCTTTGAGAGACGATGATGTTGTTGATGCTGTTTGTGTTTGACGTGATGTCTGACGTATTCGTTGCAACTTGACCCTGCAAGGTTGTGATATTTGATGTGTTTGTGGCGACTTGACCCTGCAAGGTTGTGATATTTGATGTGTTTGTGGCGACTTGACCTTGCAAGGTCGTGATATCTGTTGTATTCGTCGCAACTTGTCCTTGAAGCGTCCCAATGTCTGATGTATTCGTCGCAACTTGACCCTGCAAGGCAGTGATGTTTGATGTGTTTGTGGCGACTTGTCCGTCGAGGGTGGTCACGTCTGTTTGGAGGGTTGCAATATCTGCTGTGTTCTGGGCGACCTGTGCAGCCAAAGGGCCGACATCTCCTCCCGCAACAGCCCAGATTTGGCCATTCGAGATGTAAAGATTCTGGTCTGTTGTGAGAAAAACAAGAGAACCTCTTGGAAGGACAGGAGGAAGGACGGAATAGGAACCGACTATTGGAATATCTTTGAAAAAGCCGCGAACGAGAGACATTACAAAAAGGTATTTTTTTTGTAATAGAAAGTGCCGTATTTTACCCACGAAAGAGTTCCGCCCTTTTGACAAAGGCTTCGAACCTTTTTTCGTGGGGTTTTGCGATCTTCCGGGAGATTTCAAAATAGAGGAATTTGTGGATGTGCAAAAGCTTTGCGTAAAGATGTCCAATAAGACTGCCGTCTTCCTCCAGGATGAGAGCCCCTTCTTTACTCCACTTTTCATAGGAAGGTGTTGCCTTCATGAACATTGGCGTCCCTCGAACCGCCGCCGTGCCGAAAGCTCTCAGCACTCCTTCATCGCACATCGCATCGAGTTTGTCTGCATCCCGCACGATGCGAAGCTCTTCGAAAAGATTGGGATTCTGTTCCTTCTTTTGTACCGACCAAGAAGTTCGATGGATAATCTGACGAATCTTCTCTGTTCTTTCTTCGTCAAAGCAGAGAGAAGAAAGAACCTCTTCGACGTTCACCTTCGTCTCATATTTGTGGTCCGCGATATCGTGAAGGATGCACCCAATCTCGACAATCTCCCTATCAAAGACACAGGAAATTCCATCCATTATCTCTCTTGCGTATGCCAAAACGCGGAGAATGTGAGCCCAATCGTGTGTGACATCCTGAGAAGACATAATGGGCTTTGCGATAGAGATTGCCTTGTCCATTTTTTCCAATATTTTGATGAACAAAATATTTTATTCGATAACAGTCTCTGACACCAGACAGTGACTCTCGACTCTGTACCCTGATTTCTCAAGCTCCCTCTCAAGGGAAAGAACTCTGCCTTTGCATTTCTCTTCTGACAACTTTGCCCTCTCAAGTCTTTTCTCTGTTCTTCCGATCGCGGCTCTCCATTTCTCCCTTTCCTCGATGAGAGGGAAACTCAAGGAGCTTCTTCCTTCAGCGCAGCTTCTGGAATTTGCCAAAAGATTAAATTTCTGCCTTTCGAGCTTCTTCTCGATGGAAAGGCACACGGCTTCGAGTTTTTCCAGTTCTTCCTTTTCGGATTTTATCTCCTGGATCAAGATGTCGGATGAGAACACCACGCAAGATGTCAAAAACTCTTGCACGGCTTCCTTCTGAGAATGGATGAGGTAAAGCCCTTCCGCACTACAAGGATGCTTTCTGTTCAAATGCCTGAGAACGTTAAAGTAAGCGTTTCTCCCAAAACCCATCGTCCTTTTGCAGATGTAGTCCGTCTCTTTTCCTTCTTTGCTCCAGAAAACTCTATAAACAGAGCCTCCTTCCGAAGAGAGAAAAACGGTCGAAATCCCTTCCATGTTGTTAACAAATTTTGTCCTTGACAAAAAGGAAGAATATGCGATTCTTCCAAAAATCTCGGAACTTGTAAGATGTTATTGTGGCTTGTTTTGGCTGTCGGTTTATTGTTTATTCTTTTCTTTCTCTTGAGACCAAAGAGACAAACGGAATCTTTCACAGAAAACAGAGGGAAGTTTGTTATTCCGAGGGCAGGAACATGGCTTGTTGCGTCTGATTTCGAAACAGAAATCTCTGTGGATGGTCTTTCCTTTGGCAAAAGGAAGACCCTCATTCGAAAATTCGAGAAGGGTCAAGTCGTTTCGTGGGAGAGAGGAACGCACATGAAATTTTTAAGACTTGTTTAAAGTAAGAGAGCCCAGAAAAGAAAGATGAACATCGACAGCACGCAGTACGTAACTTCCGGAGATGAGTCAGAGTTTGTCGTCCCCATTGGGGAGACGACTTGGACGACAAACCAGCTCTATTGCATTATCGACGCTTGCTTTGACCTCAACAAGCGAGCAACTCAGAGCATCACGAATCCTCTGTACCACGTTTCTCTGAGCCACGGGGATAGCGAATTTATCAGATTCCGCATCCCAATTACAAAGGTCTACGACGGCATCCAGGGCTACACCACCTTTTTCCGTCCCTCTCGGGATGTGACTACTTCTGCTTCGGACACTATTACGGTCAGAATTGTGGACTCTTCAGGCACGAGAATTCAGAACCCAGGTTCTTGGGCTCTTTCATTCTTCATGTCTTCTTCCGGATAAAATATTTTGCACACAAAATATTTTCTTACATTCCCTTGTTTGGCCAATGGGGAATCACAAACTCGACCATTGCATCGCTTCCAATTGGAGTTCCGAAACCGCTGTTTGCCCGAAGAACAAACCTCAGTCTTGGTCGAAGGGGCTGAGGAAGCTCAAATTCAGTGGCATCTCCAGGAAGTTCGAAAGTTTGGACTCCTGCGGGACATCCTCCCTCATACTGCATTTTGATAGTGTAACTTTTGATATTTTGAGCCAAGGGCTTCCAGAAAATCTTCCAACCGAACGAACTCCCCGCACCGTTCCCGTCGTTCCTCAACTCGAGGTTCGTAACGGGCTGCGTGTCGAGAGTTGAACAGGCAGGAAGGCCCGTTCTTTGATGGTACATCTGAAGGGCTGCCCCGAGTTTTTGCGAGCCCATCGAAGTCATCGCGACCTCTTCGCACTTGGAATATGCAGGTTGTCTCGTCTCTGTCTCGGTAAAACCCTCCTTCTTTGTCTCTTTTGAGTGGAGAAGAAGAAGCACAAAAAGTATCACAAAAATTATCAAGAGCACGAACGAAGGACTCATCTTAACAATTTTGTTTTTCTTTGGAGATTCAAAAATAAATTCTGGGCTTTTTCTTTGGGGATGGGACGAACCTTTTGTAAATTTCCATCTCTTCCTTGTTTGAAAGAAGGCATGCTTTATCGTTCACTGGGTCGTGTTCTTTCCCTGAAGTCCCTTCCAAACACGAACACCAGTCGAGGACTCCGTTAACCACGATCGAGCTGTGCTGGACGAGACTATCCATATCTTTTCTTACAAAAGATATAGTTTGTAAGATGACGTCCTCCTATATGATATCCCAGAGGAGAATCCCAACGAAGCCGACAAACTTTGACGCGAGGTTCGTCTCATCGCCGAACCAATGCATCGACGGAGAGATAACTGTTCCCTTGCTCGGAAAGAACGGAAGTTGCTCTGGAAACATGCTCTGCATTCCCTGGAAGTCTCGAGAGGCTCCTATTGTCCCACAAAAATCCCAGATTGTTCGGCACACGAGCAACCTCTACTCCATTTCTGAGCCTTCGAGGTTGTGTTCCGGGATGAATTCGGGGCTTGCTTCCTCAACAGATTACGCTTCGACGTATCTTTGGGAGACAGACTGCAGAAGAAGCAGAGCTCCCCCAGATGCCAACTATGCGAGCCTAAACGATTATTACAATCTTCCAACAAGGCACGATGGAACAGGATTCAGAGACATTTCAAGCAGCCTTTCACCGAGGTACTACCCGAGCATTGACCAAAAATATGATGTGTATCACATCACTCCAAGAGACACTCTCCGAGTTCAAGAGAGAGATTCTTGTTCTTTTCAGGGATAATTCCACCAAAGTAAACGCATGCTTGCAGGATATCTTTCACCAGAACGAGAACTCGAAAGAGAGAACGTCAGAATTCATATCTCCCTTGTTCGTGTTTCGAAGAAGAATTTTGTGACCAGAGTCTCAGGTCTTTCCTCTTACGGTCCAGAAAAAGTCGTAAAATCTCTTAAGAGACACCTCTGCTGCAGCGGGAAAATAAGGGGAGAAGAGCTCGAATTTCAAGGAGACCAAAGGGAGAAAATTTCAGAGTTTCTTTCTCTGAGGCTCCCTGTTTCGAAAGAGTCAATAACAGTCCACGGCGCCTAAGAGAAATGTACGAATTTCTCGAATTTGAAGAGAAGAAGAAAATGTGGGTTGTATGCCCAGAATATCTCAAAAAAGAAGAAATTTTTCTCTGTCAAAATTTTGGAAAGAAAACGTGGGTTGGAATGCCAGGAGAGATGAAAAGGGTGTTCTTCTTGAGAAAGATTCGGCCAAGAAAAAACGGTGGAGCATGGAGGATATCTAGTTTTTCGGGGACAAACCTGGTCCTCGACGTCGAGATTGCGATAGCAGAAAGAGACGGGACTCTTGTTCTTGTCTGGGAACTTTTCGACATTATGGGAGAAAAAGAGCAGAGAGTTTGCAAAACTTTGGGAGTTCTCTTTCGAGAACTCTATATCATCGCGAGAGACTTGGAAGAATATGGGGAGGATATGACAGAATTTTATCGGTGGATAGCCCGCACTGAACGAGAACTTTCCTAAAAATATTTCAACGAAATATTTTATGTTTTCTCTTCTTTCATTCTTTGGCGTCTCCGATAACCTCCGCTAACATGAGAATTTGAGAGAAGGAGACCCCTTTCTTTCCGAAATTCTCCCTCTTCCGTGCTATACCACACCCTTTTCACTCCACAAGACACCAAAAGTTTACTGCAACAATTGCAAGGTTTCGCCATCGCAAGGCTGCCATCGTTGAGAATGCGGACGACATAGAATTCAAGTTTTGGGTAGCACCTCTTGTGCATATGACCCTTTTAAGAGCCGACGAAGGGCGCACATTTCTGCATGCATTCGGCAATGAGTTCCAAGGACAAATCCGTCCATGTCTCTGTTATAGCCGAAAGACACGGGTCTCCCTCCCATCACAACAATGCAACCAATTTTTTGGCTCATTTCGCTCTTTTCCGCTTGCTGTATCGCAAGAGTGAAGAGCTTCTTTCTTGTCTGGGACAAATTCTCCATCCTTTTTAGAAGAGGTCACAAAGTAAAGAAAGAAACTAAAAAAGTTTCCTTAAGTTCGGTTCTTCCAATAACAAGATGAGCAAAATTCCCGAAGTTGTGACAAGGATTTCACCTGTCGCTTTTCCTGTGGAACATGTTATTCCTCTACTGAAGAAGACAGTCACAGGAACACTCATCGCAGAATACGGTTACATCGGAAGGACGTTTGTCGGGAGAGAAGGAATCATCTCTCAGGGAGCCATTTGTGCTTACTCTTGGCACGAACCTAACGAAGAAAGGAGGCTCAAATTCTCTGTTGAGGCAAGGTCAAACCGCTCTATTTTTGACATTGACCTTCCAGAACATCGTATGTTTTCCCAGCTCCTTTTTCCAGGAGAGACTGACTACGGAGAAGACTTTGTCTCGTACACCGAGAAGGATTGGGAGATTCGCTAAAATATTTTGAGGAAAATATTTTTATTATTGGAATGAAGGACTTTTTACCTTTGAAAGAATATCGGAAGGGGTTCGTCTTTGCGGATTTTGACTTTATCTTTCGTGAAGAACCAGAATTTATCAGAGACATTTCCGCTCTCGAAAAAGAAGGCGTCTCATTTTTGAGGAGAAAAAGGTTCAAATGTGGAAGGAATTTTCACGGGAAGAAAAAATACGCATACGATATTTCTTGGAAGTACAAGGGAGACTCAAGAATTTTTCATCTAGATGTTGACTTGAAAATGGAAGAAAAACCAAGAACGGCGGAATGGAGCATCGAAAAGTTCGAAGTGAGGTTGACCCAAGGCCTAACTCGCCTTTTCGTCGGCGAACCGAAAAACATCCCAAACACAAGAGAGGGAAGGATCGCGAGAATTTTGGCTCATCTTCCCGAAGCGAAAATTAGCTCCGACAAATAATATTTTTTATCGTGTGATAAAAATGCGGAACCCAAACTCTGTCGAAATAAAGCCCCACAAGGAGCCTCTCGAGAAATTCTCTATCTCGTGGGGGAAGGTTCTCCAGAAAATGGGCAAATGGCGGGACTCTGAAGACGCAGAAGCGAGAGCGAATCTTCTTGCAGAGTTTTGCAAAGACTCCTTCGCCAGAGATTCGGAAGATCCCGGCCTTTCCGAGGCCCTTCAGCACTATGATTTCGAATGGTTCAAATTCCGTTCTCTCTCGGATTTGACGATGGTGTCCGAGCTTGGAAAGGGCACATTCGGGCATGTCTACAAAGTGTTTTCTGGGGAAAGACATTTCGCCCTCAAACTCTTTGACGTTGGCATCACCGAAAAGGGAAATGGAGACTCAATGGGTATCGGAGGGCTGCTTGACTTTCACTTTGGCAGGTACGAAGCAAGGTGCATGCTCGACCTCACTCTCCAAAAGAAAGGAAATCTTCCTCTGCCAAAGTTTTATGACTTTGGGTTTACCGCTGTGGGAGGAAAGGTGAGAACCTACATTCTAATGGAGTACCTCGAAGGAGAAACTCTCTGGCAAATGACCAAGAACGGCAAGAGGGTGAAAGACATTGAGAAGCTCTCCGAAGGAATCTTTTCTGCAGTTTTTTACCTCCATCTTCGGGGATATTCCCATTCTGACATCAGCCCGGCCAACATTTTCGTCACCTCCTCGGAGGAGGTCAAACTCATCGACCTCGGTTCTGCTTGCGATGTCAACGTGACCGTGTTTGAGTTTCTTAGCTCTGTAAACCCACCGGAAAACTTTGCGAAGCCGCCTGAACACATCTCCATGCTTGACCAATTCCGGAACGACCTCTGGTGTGCCGCGTACTGCGTCGTTTATGCGTTCGGTAAACGGAAGGGTCTGAGAAACTTCCCACAACCAAAGAGGGAATCTTTCTCTGAGTTTCTGGATGACCTCGCCTTGTCGATGGAAGAAATTCAAGGAGAAACCCTTCCTTCCACTGCTTTGAGAGCTCTCAGCATCAACCCCGAAGAGAGAAGATCTTTCTAAATATTTTCAAGATAAAATATTTCATTCGAGCTTTTCTTTCTTGTCAAGACAAGAAACCACATCGCAGAAATCGGCCCTTGCCTTTCGAAGAGTTTTCTCTCTTTCCTCTGGAACTTTTTCACCATTATTTTTAATCAGAACTTGTGTTTGTGTTTCTTCTTTGATGGCCTTCCTTCGCTCCTTTTCCCAATGTTTTCTGTTTTGATACGGCGCCCAGAGAACCCACGAAAGAAGACTTTCCATAAAATATTTTATGGTTGTTTTTCCAAAGAATAACTCTTTTTTTTATCGAACATTCTAAAAACAAAAGAGAAGATTTTTGAGATGCAGAGCGACATTTCTCGAGAAGTCGTTGGCATTCTGAGAGAACTTTGTCTCGAAGAAGACATTTTTCTCGTGAAGAATGAAGAAACCAGCAAAAAAAAGGGGAGAAACTACACAAAGTTCTGCCTTCGAACAAACTGCAAGAAGAAACATCTCATCATTTCTTGGAAGGAAGAGCACGGTCTCAGTGTATCGTTCGACTTTGGTTTTGACGTAACGAGGAAGATGATGATTCAGTACGTCAGGGAGTACCTCCTCTGTTCAGAGGTTGCGACGGTCATTCATGCAAGGAAAATCCGCTCTCTCAAGAAGAGGATGGCAAAGCTCGAAGAGGAAAATGAGAACATCAGATATGCTCCAGGGGGAGCTGTCTTCTGCGAAGCGAAAGAGAGGTTCGAAAAGACAGTAAAAACCCAGAGGGGATAATATTTTTGTGTTCCAAAAATATTTATTGTTGACCAGAGAGAACTTTGAAATGCTTCTGTGCATTAAGAGCGCCCCTTCCTTCTGGGCGATATTTGAGCTTTCTATTTTTGCTTCGAAGGCGTTCTATATCTTCCCTTTGTTTTATCATCTCAATATGTATTCTTGAGATTTCTGGACATTTCAAAGCTCTTTTCCTCATCTTTTCGAGAAGTTGTTCTTTGCTCACGAGTTCACGTAGAGCTCGCCATGAGCCTCCACCCAGCCACAAATTCTTTGTTCGTTCTTAAAAATTTGCACCTTTTCTGCCTCTGTTCCTGTCTCTGAGAAGGAAGTAGTCACAAAATAAGAACCCGGAGAAAAAGTTTTATGGACAAGTCCACCTAAGAAAAGTTCTTTCTCAAGATATTGGATGACTTCTTCGGTGGTTGCGCTTTCCATCTTTGTGTTTAAAAAAGATGGAGTTTATTCTGGTTTGCTGAGACTTTCAAAATGTTTCTGTGCTTCCAAGTAGCCTTCGGCTCCCGGAGAGTACCGAAGATGAGCGTTCTCCTTTTCGAGACGAAGGATTTCTTTTTCCAAAATGTCGTTCTTTTTAATCTCTTGGCTTAGTCTCTGAGAAAAATATTCAGCGTACGGAGAATGTTTTCTCGTCCAAAAGCAGATTGACAATTTCTTGGTAAAGTCTTCCCTCTCTGTGTACATCGCTCCCCCAAAACAAAAGCTCTGAAATGCTCCCCAGACGAAATTTTCCTGCCACTCCAAATGCTTGACAGGGCACATCGGAAATGACATTTTCACGTTCACCCTGTTTTTTACGACTTCTTGTTGTGTGTGGATGTCCTTCTCAAGAAGAAAAAATTCTTTCTTGAGCCATTCTATGGCTTCTCGAACGAGGACGCTCTCCAACATTTTCGAGATTTTCCGCTAAAGAAAGGCACAGTTTTTGATAAATTTATCAAAGAACATGTTCGAGTTTCTGAGGAAAAGGGAGCTTGTATCTTCTTCTCTTCACGATGAAGAGGCGCTTGTTTTCTCTTCAAAGAGAATTCTCTGCGAAAAAATGGCTGGGGAAAGAATAAGAAATTTTTGGAGAAAGAGAAGGGATGTTTACACGCATAAAGATGACGAGGGAAAAGACGACAAGGAACTCGCGAGAGAACTCCAGATGTTCCGGAAGTGCTCCAAAACCGCCAACAAAAGATATCAGGTCAGTCGCTCGCACGACACGGCGAGCATCTTGCGGATAAAGGGCAAAAATGTGAGAAAGGTGAGCATGGTCTCTGGAACCCACGTCATTTTAAAATTTTACCTTGTTCCTCACCAGGAAAAGAGAACTTTTATTGTGGAGCTTCCCGTTAGTGTTCCCACTTCCTCTTTCTTCGTAAACACAAAAAGGACTCTTGAAATGATAGAGTACGCTTTTGACGCAGAAAAGATCTGGAGTGTGGAACAAAAGGGTTCCTTTCTTTTGAGCGACTTCAGATTAAAGATGTGGACAGAAGGAACCAGGATAACCCATGAATGTTCTTCTGGGGTATTTTTGACACAGGAAGGAATTTTCTCGGTCCCGAAACAAGATATTTTTTGAATCTCTAAAAATATCCTTCAAAATGTTTCTGTGCTTTGAGAGCTCCCTTTCCTCCCGGAGTATATTTTAACTTTTCTCTTTTTCTTTGGAGCTTTTCGAGGAGTTCTTTTTCCCTCTTCTTTTGTTGCTTGAGTTTCTCGAGATAGATCCCGGAAAGAGACATCATCTTTGGCACTCGCCTCCTAACCACATCCGAAAGACCTTCAAGAGAAAGCAAGGCTCCCGAAAAAAACCTAGGATGTTCCCCCGCTGTGTTTTCAAACCAGTACATTACACGCTCTCCGTTTTGCGAGTATATCTCAACCTTTTCTCCGGATTCGTTCGCGAGTCTGCCTCCTTCCGCCATATAGGTCCAAACATCTCTACTTCTCCTTACAAAGAGTTCTCTCTCCTCGAGAAAAAACTCTTCTCTCAAAAGATCAAGTATTTTTTGTGTGGTTGCTTCTCCCATAGCTTATACTTTTGTACTTTGGCAGGAGAAGCATTTCCCCGATTTATTTTATGGACCATAAAATATCACTGAAGACGCTCGAAATGTTCCTTTGCTTCCAGATACCCTTCTCCTCCGGGAGAATATCGCAACATTTCGAGAAGTTGTTCTTTCTCTTTTCTCATTCTTTTGGACCTCTCCGCGTAGAATTTCGCCACCGAAGAGGAACAAGCGAGTTGTCGATGCAACCAATCCTGAAGTCCGTCCCTTTGAAATTCCCCTTTCCTGTCAAAGAAGATAGGACTTCCAATAATTCTGACCTCCTTCCACGTGCAAAGAGGATATTTTCCCGGAGGGCAGATGGAGAGTTCTAAAGCAGGAAAGTTATGCAAAACGCTTATCACGTGCCTGTATTCCCTCTTTTCGACAACGAGTTCTTCCCTGTCAATGTCATAGACTTCCTCCAGGAGCTTGAAAATGTCGTCGATAAGAATGCTCTCCATATATTTTGAATAAAATATAATTCCGTTATCGCTGTAGATTTTCGAAATGCTTCTTCGCCTCCAAATATCCTTCCCCTGAAGGGGAATATTTTAAATGTCTCTTCTTCTCCCTTAGATGCTCGATCCTCTCATAAAGTTCTTCTTTTTCTTGGAGATGTTTTTTCTTGAGTTCCATCACCAACCAAGAAAGGTTGCAGTGTGAAAGGATATATCCAAAGGGGTTCGGAATGTCGTAGCTCCCTTTTTCATGGTGGACGACTCTTTCCCCCTGCTTTTCACGTTCTTGCCAAAAGCAGATTTCCTTTCCATCCACAGACAGAGAAAGATGTTTTACGCCTGTGATGTACCCTTCTGATTCATCGAACGAAATTCTTTCGCTGTCGACAAAGAAGACTTCAGAAAGATATTTTGCGAGTCTTTCTTGCATATTTTTAGTTGTAAAAATATTTTTATTGCCTTAGATTTTCGAATCTTTCTTTTGCATCCTGAAAATATTTGCCTCCTGGGGCGTATTCCAAAGCTGTCAATCTCTCTTCCATCGCCATCATTTTTTCCCCAAACTCTTCCAACATTCCCATGGCCCGGAACAGCCTGTCTTCCAATTCTGGAATTTTCTCTCTATCCATTTCCGCCATTCTGGAGAGAATATTCTTTTTCATCTCTCCTACGGCATCTGCAAAAACCGCGTCATCATCTTGTTCGTTCAAGATGCAACTGACGTCGTATTTTGCGATGTCGCAAATGACCAAACCGGAATCCAAAGCAACAGAAATGTCTTTCTCTGTCAATCCGGGACACCCGCCCTTCAACTCTTCGATGAGTCTGTTTTGCATATTTTTACGATTAAAAATATCTTGAAAAAGCGGCGAGTTCGGTTTTAGTCTGTCGGTTCTGAGGCGGACCATCCGACAGAAAGCAAGATCTTTTGGAATATTCTATCCACAACTTCGTGAGGTTCACACATCTCGTTTTCGAACACCGTCATAAACGCTATTTCGTCCCATCGGAAATTCTCGCTTTCGGAAATTTTTGGTGATGTCACTTTGATGGTATGGATGAACTTGAACCTTGATAGCGTGCACATGTAAGAAATGTCGAAGCTGGTGTTGAGGAATTTTGCCTGACTTAACCTTTCAACGAGGGAGTCGTGGATATGCTGGGAAGGTTGCGCCATGATAAATTCTATAAAAAGAACTGGCATCACATATCCAATTTCTCAGTTTCCAAAGAACGAAAATGTTGTTCTGCTTTTAAAGCGCCGACGTTTCCTGGAGAATATTTAAGTTTCCGGTTCTTGCGTTGAAGTTTTCTGACTTTTTCTCTAAACTCTGCGGCTTCTTTTTCGAGACTCTCGAGTTTTTTGTGGAGCAGCTCGTGCCTTTCCTTTGAGATGTTTGCCAGAACGGGACAGTGAGAAAGTTGTTGTCTGACAAAAGGAGAAGTCCCAAAATTCTCCATCTCAGCGCCTCTTATTATCGCACCGTTTACAGAAATGCGTTCTTCACCATCAGCTTGGGTGAATTCCATCCAATGAGCGAGAAAGTTCATCCTTTGTTTCAGCCACAAACTTTTTGTTCGTCGCCGGAGAGGTCCGTTCGGTAGTCCTTCCAATGTCGAGATTTCTGTTTTGAACGCGAATTCTCCTTCCTCCAAAAGATATTCCCTCTTCAACATCTCAGAGATTTGTTCCTCTGTTCTTTGCTCCGTCATTTGTATTTTCTCCCAGGTTCCTTGGGTCAAATTTTAATATTTCACAAAATATTAATTCTTGAGAGATTCGAAATGTCTCTGTGCTTCAAGAGCCCCCTCTGCTCCGGGAGCGTAAAGCAACCTCGCGTTTTCTTCCTCGAGCTCCTTTATTCTCTTTTGTTGTTCATCAACAGTTTGGAGGAGGCTCTTGTACCTCTCGATAAACGGTCCGGAGAGGTTCGCAGAGCACATTCTTTTAAGCTCACCAAAAGGCTTTCCCTGGTCCGTGAATGTGAATCTTCCGATGCCGTAAACGATCCAGTCGGAATAATCAGAGACCGTTTCTGTCCATTCGCACGCTACTAGGTCTTCCCAACGGACGACGAATTTCTTTTGGAGATAGCCGTCTCCGGATTTCTTCTCCTCTGTGAAGACGATATCTTCTTCGGGGACGAGGTACTGCTCAGAAACAAAAGAAAGGACACTCTTCAACATATTTTTATCGCGTAAAAATATTGGATGGAATATCCTCATAAAACTTCAATGTTTTATTCTGGAGATGTTCTTCCAGAAAGTTGTTCGAAAGAGTTCTTTGCTTCCATAAAAATATAACCACCCGGTGCACATTCGAGAGCACCGAGTCTTTCTTCCAACAAAGCAAATTTTTCTGTCAGCACTCTGAGTTGAGATGTGACCTCTCGAAGTTTTTTCCTTGTGTCTGCCTGAAAACCATTGCAAGCGTAGAGGGAGTCCACGGAACGCGAAATCACATCCTGAACGACCCAGTAATCTTCTCGTGAGTCCCATTGGACGGAAAAATCGTACTTTGGGACTGACACCCCCATTTCGAAGACATCAATGTCATCCTTGGAAAGTCCAAAGTCTTCATTGTCCACAAGAGCCGAAACAACGAGGTCGCAAAGCTTTGGTTTTTGCATGTAATTTTACGGAAGGATTATTCTCTTCACATTTCTCCAATTTTCTTGGAATGGAAAGATGGTGTTCTCTGAAAATGTCGTGTTTTCGACCCAAAGGTTATCGAGTTCGCTTTTGTGGTTACATAGAGTGGTATAAAATGACTGAAGACATCTGCGAGAGGTTCAACAAATTTTTGAAGGGAAGGAAGGACGGAGTCCACTATTTTCGTGGGAAGCTGAGAGATTGTTACGCGGAACAAAGAGTTGAAACTCAAGGAAGGAAGATTTTTGCTTTTGAGTTGGCATACGAGTGCTCTTGGCCCGACAACCACATGGTGAAAGTTTACATCGAAGGCGAAGTGAATGAGAAAAAACAAGGAGAATTTATTTTTGATGAGACTTGCTTCTAATTTTTGAAAGTAAAAATTATCGATGAACTTGTTATCAGAGAAAATGTATCACTTCCTTGGAAATACAATCTCGCATCTCTCTTTTGCGGCTTATTGTTTGAGGTGAAAAGGGTACAATAAAATTTATGGTCGCAACACAGAAGGAATTCCGTACTTTTTCAGAACACCCTCTGATGACTGAAGAGCTCCGTTTACCCAACCGGGAGACATCGATATCGCACTTCCGATGACAGAGACATTCTCTCTGATTTTTGTTAAATCTCGATATCCTCCCGCCTTCCAGAAAAAGGCGCCGTGATTGTGATAGTAGAAAAGAACAGATTTGAGTTCTATCTTTGCTTCGGGAACACCAAACATTTTCGAACATCTTTCTCGAAAATTCTCTGTGAGTTCTGGATATTTTTTACAGCTCTCAAATTTCCCATTGTGTTCTTTGGGTATTTTGTTCCTCCAAAAGACACCGCTCGCATTGTCACAGTAAAGCATCAAAACATAGGGCTTTTCTGAATAGAACCATATCTGCCTCGCAACTCCCGAGGAGACATTCCTTCCTTTCCGTTGGCCATCCAAAGACAAAATCCTCCAGGTTTCTTCGGGAACGATGAAGAAGGCTTTAAAGGCGGACCAGTTTTCGACGTACGGAAAGTAGTCAATCCCCAACAAACAGAGAGCGTTTGGAGGAAGAGCCAAAATTAAATTCTTTGTTTTGACCTTGCCAACACCCAGAATTTTACATTCAAGGTCTTTGTCGAAAGAGACGAGGGTGGCGCCGAGAACAATCTCTGTGTTTGTCAATCTCTTTGCGAGCTCAAACACCACAGAGTCGTACCCTCCTTGAATAAAATGTTGTTGAGAGGTTCCAGAAAGACTCGAATTTTCTCTGATGCCGGTGGATGTCCCTATTGGAGCATCAAAAGCAAAGTTGTATCCAGAAAGGTCCCGAAAAGCCTCGATGGTTCCACAAGAAACCCCTTTTTGTATCAGAGATTCTCCATAGATTGAGTCGTTGAGTTTTTGGTTCGAAAACATCCTGGTCCAATCTCCCAGAATTTCAGGAGCGAGTTTTATCTCTGCATCGGAAACGCTTCCGTTCACAGATTTTGTTGTTCCTGTGTTGTAGAGCTGCTCAAGTTCTTGCTTCTTTGCTCCCGTGGCATTTCCAATGGAGACGGTGAATCTCTTTCCCTTGAGTTCCGCGACGTTTTGCGGCTCATTGTAAGGCATGGGGAACGACTTTTTTCCTATCATCTGTAAAACTCTGGTGAGCTCCTTGTCAATGTCCGGGAACGTCCTTTGACCGCCTTGTTCTGCATATATTCCGTTTCCGAGGTCGTAAGAGAGAAGTCGTCCCCCGAGTCTCTCTTCTTTTTCGATGAGAAGAATCTTCTTGTTTGGAAAGAATGTGTTCATCCTCCAAGCAAAGAAGACTCCCGAAATGCCTCCCCCTGCGACAATAAAGTCGTACATTATCTTTGAAGAATCACAACAAATATTTTTCTTTGTCTGTCAAAGAAAAATGCAAGAAGATATTTTTATCTTTGATGGCAAAAGACACATCTCAGAAGACGGAAGTACGATATATCTTGGAGTGGAGAGGTGGTTCCTCGACGATGTCGCTAAACATCTCTGGGAAGAGCACGGAGAAAGCCTAAAATGGAGAGAGATAGGAACGGAAGGATTTGTCGCTTTTATCGACGAGAAAAAAGGGTACATCCAGGGAGAACTCGAAGATATTTCCTCAGTCCAAGTTTTTTCTGCTGGAACTTCCCTTCCAATTTCTTTCAAAGGAGAAAAATCTCGTGGCGCGGAAGAGGTTATCGTAAATCACCTTTTTAACGTCACATTTTGTTGATACTAACATCCACAAAAGAAAGATGAGTTCCGCTCTTTACATTCCCCAAATCGGTCATTTTCCCTCCCCCGCTTGCGATGGTTCCCTTTCGAACTTGGGAAACGACATGCACGGTTGTGCTTGCGGGAGAGTTCTGACTTCTGCTTTCAACAGACGGAGGTCGGCGAATTCGGTGATTGCGGAGATTGTGGCTGTCAACAGGGCGATGAACGACAGAAACAAGAGTGTTCATCAGACTCATGACGAAGTGAGGAGCATCATGCTGAGAGGACGTTAACGATATTTTATCTTTGAATAAAATATGGAAGGAGAGACGTTCATATACGACGGAGAAAAACACACATCGCTCTTGGATGGTAGTGTCTATGCCGGAATAGAGAAATGGTCTGTACATGAACTTGCGGTCAAGCTTTGGAGGGAAGAAAATAAACTTTTGAGATGGAGGGAATACGGTTCGAGGAGTTTCTACGCCTTTGTGGAAGGAGAGGAAAACTACATCACGGGAAGTTTGGACGAACCGGGCTCTCTGCTTTTGAATAGACTTTACGGAGTGCGCCAGTCAACGTAAAGATGTATGTCTGCCTTGTCTCTTCTGGAACTGGAAGGTTCTTCGTGGTCAAATTTCATGGCCCTCTCGAAGAGCTAAAAAAGAGGCTTAACGAAAGGGAGGTTCTCCTTGCTTCAAAAAAGTTGAAACAAAAGGACATGGATAGAGCTATCTCAAGAATTTTTGAGGCCTTTTACGAAGGGAACTACCAAAGATTATCAGAATTCGAATTTTTGGAAGAAACCAGGGGCGACGCTGTCCCGAGATTTCTCCAAGCCGTCGACGGGGTGAGGGAAGCTTGTCACATCAAAAAAGCAATGGACGCGATAGACAACGATATCCAAACATTGGAAGAGAAACAGAGAATCCTTCGACAGAAGAAGAAAATTCTAAAGGAAGAACTCGAAAACATGCCGTGTCAAAAAAATTCTTTGTAAACATTTCATATTTTATAGAAATATGAAAGAAAGAGCCGAGGAATTCGCTCAACGCGTGAGGGAAAGACTTTCGAATCACTGGGACATTTTCGTCAGGAAACTCTCGAAACAAGATTACTACGTCACCGACCTTTCTGGTTGCGCTTTCGAACTTTTTTCAGAGGGAAAAGAGAACGGGAGCGTTGATACCTTTGTCTCTGCCATCGAGTCCCAAATTTTCTATAAGACATTTCTGAGGCTGGAACAGAGGCTTGGTTTCCCAAAAGATAGAAGGATTTCTCTGTCGGAACTCGCTGGATTTGTCGAGTAAGGATGCAGGCGTTTTTTTCTCCAAGAGAATTCCTGAGCTTTTGTTTGAATGGGGAAAGATGGGAAGAATTCGTTGACTGCTTTCTTGAGTTTGTAGTGTATGAGGATGGAAGGGCTTCCTTCCTGCCAAATGGGAATCTTCATGGTGTTTTTACCCAGAAAACTCCAAGAAACACCTTTGTAGAAACATTTTATTCTTTCGGGACTTTTGTTTGGGAGACAGAAAGAACGGAGAAGGGAAACCTTCTGAGAGAGAAAAGAGAAGTCTATGAAAAATTCTGGAAGAGAGGGGAAAATGAGAGAGTTCTCGTCTCCTATAAAAAGATGGATGGAATACTCCAGAAAACCAAGGCTTTCTGGAGATCGGGAAAACCTCAAACGCTCACAAGGTTTCTGAACGGCAAAGAACACGGAAAAGCTATCTCTTGGCATGAGTCAGGAGGTCTTTCAAAAATTACAGAGTATTTCGATGGGCAACCTCACGGAGAATCTCTTTCTTTCGACGAAGATGGCATTGTTGTCTCTTCAGGGTTTTATAGTTGCGGGAAAAGAGAGGGAGTTTGGATGACGTCGAGCCAAGAAGGAAAGAAAAAGCAAGTGTGGAAAAGAGGGAAGCTTGTCGGGCCAACGAGGATTTGGGAATAAAATATTTCTTGAAATATTTTATTCGGAAGACAAAAGATATTTTTTGATGCTCTATGTAACATGTCCAAACAACAACCTTCGACAAACGGACAGGTCGTTATTCCCACATATTCTGAACTTCCTCGAGTTCAAACAAAGGGGAGCCTTATTTCTGTTGGAGGAAATCTCTATATTTCGGACGGTCTTTCTTGGCAGGTCGCTTTTGCGTCGGGAAGAAATCTTTTGGACTACGAGGACTGGACGACGTTTCGTCTTTCTGGGCCTGGGGCGAAATGGACGGCTTTTGACCCGACGAGAATGGACGCAACGGTCACGAACGCAACGGGAAAACTCACCCTGAACGAAACCCCTCAGTCTTTTACTTTGGCTCCGATCGCAAGCACTCTCTCTCATATCACATATCTTTGTTATCGGAACGGTCCCGACCTCATACGCTCAAGTGGCGCTGGAGCGAGCCCGACCGCAAGAGGCGCCTATTCAGCTCCCGATGACGGAAGCGAACTTGTTTTTGAGACGAGCATCGCCGTTTCACAATACCTACCGATCGGCTCTGCCTTTGTGCCAGCCGTGGCAGCAGAGATTACAGATTACAAAACGGACATCAGAACAGGAGCTGGTTCTTTTGCCTGTTTGGATGAAGAAACGTATATCGTTTACGACATCTTTGCTGTGGAAGGAGAGTTCTTTGTTGTGGAAGAACGCCTTCCCTTTGGAAGGCCGAGTTTTGGAGGAAGTCAAGCCACAGAATACGCTGCTTATACCACAATTCACCCTTTGTGCAAGAGGGGTGGAAACAGGGACCCATCCAATCCTGTGAATATGCTCCAACAATTTGCGAAAGTTGCCATCTGCTACAACCGAAGTAGAGGATACATCAGATTTTTGGTGGAGGGAGAGGAGAAGCTTCGCCTTGACAAGATCGGTATCCCTCCAACCTTTGGAAGAGTCCTCGATGAGGGAGGGGCCGCGGCTGTCGTCGCTCCAAGGCAATTTCGGCCGGGATTCGGCATTTTCACGCTGATGGACGCTTCCCCGATCCTCGCTTCTCCTGGAAGCACAACACAGGGAATCGTCCGACTTAACCCCGCAACCCCACCGTTCAATTATTACAATACAACTCAGTACGACGTAGAGGGAAATTTTGTGGCGCAAACCTTTGCCTCGACAACGTTGACGGATTGTTATGCAACCCCCGCAGCACAAGGAATCTCAATGTCCCTTTTGCCCTTGAGTATATACACGCAACAGGTGGTGACCCAATGAAAACGATGAGTTTGTTGGCTTTTCAAACAAAGAAAACGATGAAAAGCGTTCTTCTCCCTCGAGTGTACCAACTCCTCAAGGAGGAGTTTCTCATCGAAAAAGAAGAAGTGAACGTTTCTGTTTCGCCTTTGTACATCTACGCTGAATGTTGTACTAGCGTCTCCATTGAGCTCTCTGGGAAGAGCGTCTGCGAATGGAGAGAATGGGAAGGAAGAGATGGAGAGACGATATACGGAGCGATTGGAGAATACGATGTTAACACTGTCGCTGAAGCTCTCGAAATCGTCAGGGAACAATGCTCGGGCATCCGCCATATCCTGATAGAGAAGCACAAAAACATCTCTTTGGAAAAAGAGAAACTTCTTGGGGAGATTGAACGTCTTCGGAAGAAGAACAGAAAGTTGAGGTATGCTCCCGGAGGGAAAGGCGCCCTTCGAGCGGAAAAACACTTTGAAACGCTCAGGTCATAAATATATTTTGGAGATAAAATATATTTCTTGTTCAAAGAAAACATGTTGGGTCTTCCGGATGAACTTCTCTTCCACATCCTTGAATTTTGCGATATCAAGAGCTTGGTTCTCTTTGGAGAAACGTGCGAGCGAGCTCGATCTTTCGTACGAGGCGAAAATATATCGAGGACACTCGGGGATAAATTTGTTCGGGTGGATGGTTTCGCCCAAGAATTCTTTAGGTGCGCAGATTTAGAATGGTCGAGAACATTTTTTCGCGGCGAACTCGTTTGGTTCTGGGAAAATAATGGCAGAGAATCCATCATGGGAAAATACAAAAACGGAAAAAGGCATGGGAAGTGGTTTGGCCATTGTGAATGGGGAGACTATCGGGTTTGCACTCTTTACTGCCACGGGAAGGAGTTGAGAAAAGAGACGAAAGACAGGGATGGAATCCTCAAGATAGAGGTAAAAATGGGAAAAGGGAAATATTCTCCCGTTTTTCGTGGGTATTATGAGGCAACTTTTTCGAGATACGAAGGACAAACTTTTCTATGCAAGGGGAAAGAATACCCAATATTCCAAAGGAAACAAACTGGAACTCTCAAAAGGCCGGAGAAGATAGGTTACCCCGTATTTTCTCCTTGTTGCAAAGAACACAGAGGGGATATTCCCGAGTCTCTCTTTGACGAACGGAGGGTCTCCCGCAGAAGAAGAGGACCAAGAAAGTCCAGGCATAAAAATATTTAAACAAAATATTTTATGAGAGCAACCACAAAAATAAATGTCCGGGACGATAGACGAAAAGGTAAAACTATACAAACGATACTTTGCGAGATGCCATGAAGGAGAAGAAATTTCGGAATTCGTCTCTGAAGTGGTTCTTTCCACCATAATTTGCGAGCACAAAAAACCCTTTCGAACTGCGAGCATGTGCAAAAAATTTATATGGCCATGCTTCATGACTGTTTGTGTCTCTGTAGAGAAGTTATGTTTTCCTGGCTGAAAGAACAAGGAAAATACGAGGGCCTCTGTGAGTGCGGAAAAGACGCTTTCGCTCTGTAAGTTGTGTTTGGAATTACCACAAAGAATAAATCTCTAAAGGAGCAGATTTCCGGTCCTCTACAGCGAATCACGACTTATCATTTGTTCCCAAATGATAAAAAATGGAGAGCGAGGTCCTCCCAAAGGTATTGGATTTTCTTCGGAAAGAATTTCTTTTGGAAGCAGAAGGTAAAACAGTCTTTGAAGGAAACGAAGAATTTTCCATCGGAGTCTCCTGCTCTGATTTTTCTTATTTCTGGACAGAGTCCACCTTTACAGACGATGTATACTTTCCACAATTTTTTATTGGCTCCCTAAGTTTTTATTCAGACCAAGCCGAAGAAGCTCTGGAGACCATAAAACAAAAGATTCTCAAAAAAAATCCGGTTCACGCAAAGTACGCCAAAAAAATAAAGGGAATTCTTCGAGAAAAATCAGAACTCAAGAGAAAATGTTCGAAACTCCAGGAAAAGTACGACATGCTAAAAGGCTCCATAAAATACGCTCCCGGAAGCGCAGAGTATGACAAGGCGAAAGAGGAGTTTCACACACTCCAAAATTCTTTCTGATATTTTATACCCGAAAATATCAACAAAATATTTTTTTGAGAGTTTTCCATGAGCAGCTTTCTCTTGGGGGAGCACATCTCCATTCGTCCCATTCCTTTTGTGACATCTTCTGTCGAACAAAGCTTTCTTTTGTTTCTTTATCGTCCATCGGGTGCCATTTCCTCCTCCAAACGGGTACATCAAAAAATTTTATCAGCGATCTCTTGCGGTTCTTGCCAAGCACCGAGAACAAGACGGTACACGAGTATGTTTTGAATTTTTCTCGTTCTTTTGAGACGCTGAAGAACAGGAAGCTCTGCTTCCATGAAATTCGTGCCTCTTGTGAGCCCAGCTTCTTCTGTTGCTTTGTCAGAACTCAGGAAAACGTGGGCCGTTCCCCTCGAAAAATAGGCGAAACAAGAGGATATCATGAAAGAGGCCAGAGTCATCTGTTCGGAAAATTTTCCGCCGTTCCTTTGCCTCTCTCGTTGGCACATTTCAAAGAGTTGTCTCAAAAAAGGGTAGTCTGTGTCCGACTTTGTACCTGGCATCTTTTGACTTCTCGCCTCCATCCCTGACCAAAAACGGTGCTCACTTTTTCCAATGTCTGGCTCGCTCTCTTCCAGAAACGAAAGGCATTCGTTTGCTCTTTGCGTCTCTTTTCCGCTTCCGACAGAGTTCAAATCCTCGAGAGTAATGTCCAGAAAGATGTCCATATTTTGACCATCAAATAATAAATATTTATTATTTGATAAATTTTATCTGACCACATGCTTTTTATGGCACGCTCACTCGCTCTTTACAGTCCCATTGTCAAACAGCAGCGTTTTGCCTTGGGAAGTCACAACTTTAAGAGTCCTGTTTTCGTTGATGAAATTTCTCTCATAAAAGTTTCCCAGAGAAGTCACAGAAGTGACATTTTCGGCATCGAAGGAAATATGAATCTCTTGGTACCTCGTGAGATAAGAAGGGAAGGCGAAAGGGAGGTCTACAACGAAAGGACTCTCCTGTTGCGATACGGGAAAAGAGAAGAGCTCTTCGTCGTCTGTCGAGAATGTAATTTTTCTGATATTCTCCCCTTGAACAGAGAGCCTGTTCACAAAGTCAAAGCCAGTCGTTAAGTCAAACTGGAGTTTTTCTGTCCTTTTTGCTGGGAAAGGACCGAGATTCCCATTCAAAACAGAGACGTGTTCCCTGTATGGTTTCTCATCAGGATGAAACCAAATGTTTCCCTCTTTTTCCAGTTCGCAAATCTCCGTTTCCGAAAGGGTCTCGCTTTGTTCTTGCATTTTTATCGACAAGTTTGTCTTTGAAATAAAATATTTTGGAAGAAATGGAGAGACCAAGGCACGGAGAAATTTCTTGCCAGAAAGACGGATGCAGGAACAAGGCTTATTGGGAACATCTGGGAAAGTACGTCTGTGGAGTGCACTCAAGAAAGAAAGAGGAGAGAACGGCGCTCGAAAAAATTCCCCCTTCAGAGAAGAGAAAACAGACCCTCGAAAAAATCTCGAGACACAAAAGAACGGTAAAAAAAGCGGCAAGAGAGAACCCTGGGAGAGGGAAGCTCGGGTTGTTTCGAATGAAAATGATGGGAGAGGTTCCTCTGAAAGATGGGTGGCTCAACGTTTTCCCAAACTTTCGCCATCAGAATAGGCAAGACGGGTTTGGTTGTAAAAATTTGTCGCCGATGACTCTTGGCCCTGTGGAACATGTTCACCCCGCCCTTCCTCCGGCGAAAAATATAGAAAATTTTTATCAAGGATCAAAGGTCTTTGTCCAGGAGGTCGACAAAGACCAAAATCCGACGAACCTCTTTTATGAGAACAGGGAAAGACTCTTTTCCGACGAAATCCCAAAGAGACACAAGTACAAAGGAACGGGAAAGAACAAAAATATCCCTTTGTACTTCCTTTGGACAGACAAGTGCGGCAAAGAGCATCGCCTTGACTATATCCAGTCAAGACAGACTTACTGCAACTTTTTCGAAAGGCTTGCGTCGGATACGGAAGATTACAGGAAGCTCTGCAGGCTACAGGACAAAGGGTACAATCTAATATTTTGTGGATACGATGCCCACAATATTCCAGAAGATACATCCAAAAGCATCGAGGAGGCTTATCTCGACCCTTCGGTTCCCTTTGGTCACGAAAGGGTTCTGTTTGCGATGTTGGCTCTGAGAGATTCACCGGAAGAATATCCATGGAGGAAGCACAAAACCCTCGACTTTTAAGTTTTATCTTTGTCAAGAAAGATAAATCGTCCGTGAGTTCCTTTTTGGATAGATGTAAAAAATATGAAGTTCCGACATTTTTACATCTGTATGGGTGTCGTTTCCCAGTCTTATGTCTCTCCGGACATCGAAAGAGCGAGGAAAAAAGGAGCGTTCGGGTGGTGGAAAGGTCTATTTATGACTTGTCTTGTCGGACTTGCATGGCCAGTCGTTGTCCCCGCATATATTCGGCAGAGGGAACTCGGAGAGATATAAAATATTTTCATCAAAATATTTAGACGAGAGCAGGAGGAGCCCAAAATGCGAATCTCGTGTCCATCGCTGTGGACCGAAATGAAAGAAGAATATCCACGACAACCTTTGCGAAAATCTGAACATCACGATCGTTCTTTGATAGAACAACGTTCGGGTGGTTCTTTTTGACCCAAGATTTCACTGTCCTTTTCTGAGACTCAAGAAAAGCTCTGTAAATGCGTTTCCGAAAACTTCCGTTCAGGCTTGACGGAAAGAGAAAGCAGGCGGCTATCGCGTACGAAAACTTGGTATTCGGAAGGCCGAATTTCCTCTGGAGCATATCGAGAGCCAAAGAAGCGACTTCCCTCCTCGTTTCGTCGTTGATACCGGAATATCGCAAGAGCTTCTCTGCGTGCTCTTTTGTAGCCCTTTCTTCGCGCCATTGACAAAACTCTCCAAGAGTTTGGAGAGCGGAAGGAGAGATCTCTGCCATGTACGAAAGAGAGTGAAACTTTCTCGCAGTCGAAGCAGAAATCTCTGAAGATGGTGGGTTACACCCGTAAATATCAGAGATGAGAACCCCGGCCGTTTTCCCAGAGATTTGAACGTTCCTCGCAAATCCTTCTCTCAAAGACTCGATGAAATCCCCTTGGTTTCGTTCAAAAACCTCCAAGTCCACAGCGTTCTGAAAAATAACTGGAACTTCTTGGGACATTTTATACAGAAAATATTTACAAACAATATTTTTTCGAATGTTTAGAAATAACCTCGAACACTCGAGTATTGCTCAAAAGGAATGAGAACCTCCGAGCTGTCTTGCGTGCACCCCTTGCACTGGTCTTTACTTGTGTTGACTGTACAGCATTTGGTGATGCAATATGCTTGGTAGTGTCCAGAAATTCCAGATTGACGGAACATGAAAGAAGCAGGGCAAGTTCCAAAAAATACCTGTCCGGAAACGGCAACAGAACGCCCGACCGCGTTTCTGACATCTCCCTTTGTTTTACCCACAAAAATAGTCGGAGTGAACGGACCAGTTCCCTGAATATTTGAACCTAGAATCGCTCCGTAATACTCTTGTGTGAAATCAGGGACGTCCTGAATCACCGTCTGTGGATAGTAGTATATCGTCTGCCAAGGAACCCAAGAATAAGAAAATTGTGGTCTGGAACCCCAAGGCCTCCATCCACCCGGTCTCCAGCCTGGGCGAAACCCTCCCCTCGGACGAAAAGAACCTCCTCTTCTCATTACAAGTTTTTTGTCTCGAAAAAACTTTTTATATCATGGTTGAAAGACGACATTCGAAACATCCTCCTTCCATGGAAGGCCTTATCCCGCAACAGGGAGAGAAACTCCCTTGAGCGCATGCCGGAGGTCCGAATCTCGAAGCTCTACAATATGCTCTATAGGTGCCATCAGTCTGCTTCAAAAAGTTGTAGAGAGGTGGAGAACAACTGAAAGAGCTGAAATGTGCGATATTAACAGAGAGCCTTCTGCCCATCTCGTCTCGAATATCACAATTCGATGGACCCGCAAAAATGGTTGGTTTGTACCACAAAACAGTCTCTGCGCTCCCAAACTTTGGCTTGTCCTTGTAAGAAAGGGGTATTAGTCCCCGGTAGTAAACATCCGTTCTTGGTGGGTCGTTATTCGTCATTACAAAACTCTCGAAAAGAAAATACAGAGTTTCAAAGCGTAAGGAAAAGGATGTCGAACCAAAGAACAAAAAAAGACAAGGAGAGGAGGAGAATTGTTTACGACTTTGCGACCGGGAAGCTTTTCCTCGCAGAGTCCGATGTCGAAATTTCTCCTCTCATACCTTCCTCTGGCCTTTCGAAGCAGGCGAGCCCTAACGGATATACCATAGAAAACAACGTTCTTTCCCTCTGCGAAGCTTCTACAAATGGACCAGGACTTGTCTACGCTCTTCAGACAAACAAGAATCTCGCATTCGGCAGAGGAAGTCTTTTTTCTATCCTTGATGGAAAAGAAAATTCTGCCTATGGTCACGATGCAGGAAAGAGGTTGGTCGAGGGGGATAAAAATTCTTTGTTTGGGTTTTCAGCGGCTTCTGAGCTTGTTGAGGGAGAACTCAACGTTTCTTTTGGAGCCAATTCCCTTTGCACTTTGAAAAAGGGAGATGCGAACGTCGCATTCGGAGTCTTTTCAGGGGACGGAATGGTCTCGGGGTCCAGGAATGTATTCTTGGGTTTCCACGCAAGGACAAAAAAACAGGACATCTCGTGTGGTGTTGTTATTGGGTACAATGCGGTGGGGGAGAAAAGCAATGAACTTCTTATCTCTGACCAAATTCACTCTTTCCGGATGAGAGGGCTCGAATCGGAGCCCTGGTCCCACAACACCTCGATGGTTTGTTATGATGAAAATACAGGGCTCATCGCGCCGATAAGATATCCTTCAAGAGTAAAAGGTCCCAAACACGTGGAACACGACACCATCAAAAAACTTTTGAGAGTTCCTGTCTGTTGTGATGTGTCCGGCTCGGCCTTTGTTGAACTCGAAGAAGCAAAGAACATCCCCGGTATAACAACCAAGAACAAAACTGGACAGGTTTCTGGTATCAACCACCCCAATCTTATCATGACAATTCTTGCTGCCTCCCAAGAGTTGAGAGAAGACATCTCCCTTCTCAAGAAAAGGGCAAAGAAGGAATCTCAAGAAAATTCCACAGAAAAAAGGCTCCATGACCTCGAGATGAAGTTGGGAAAGGACGTCGACCTCAAAAGAGAACTGTCTGTTTTGACAGAAAAAATGGGGAAACTTCCCACAGAAAATTCAGAGTCGATAGAACGTCTTCACCAAAAATTTGTCAAACTTGAGAAGAAACTTTTGGACTTTATCGGTCAAAATGGGGAGGAAAAAGAAGCCCTCTCTAAACTCAGCGAGAGAGTTGACTCTCTTTTGTTTTTGGAAGATGCAAGGGCTGTGAGCACGAAACAAGAACTACAAAAACTCTCTTTGGAGAACGAGAGACTTTTTGAGAATCTTTCAAAGGCGGAAGAAGAGAACAAGAAACTTTGTCAAGATTTTTGTGACTTTGTCAGGGAGAGCAAAGAAAAATTCTCTTGTCTTACCAAAGAGATGGAGGAAAAGATTGCCCTGCTTCAGGAGCAGAACGCAGAGCTCATGAAAAAACAGGCTGAGGAGTTCACGAAACTCCTCCAACAAAAAGAGAACAGACCCGTTTCTCCCCTGCTTGTAACCACGAACGGAGACTTGAGACGAAGAGTTGTCCCCATCGATAAAATGTTCGATGATTGGGAGAACATTTCATAATATTTTTCCGTATAAAAAATATTATCTGTAGAAAGAAAAAAGATGAGCATCGACACCAGCGCCCTCCTCAATCTCATCCTCAACTCTGCCATCCAACAGCTGAGTCTCAACAAAGAGAATACGGAGAAGCCCCAGACGAACAATTCTTCATCGTCTTCTCAGCCTCCCCAACAAGATGAAAGACCGAATCTTTTGGACCTCTTTGAGCCGAGTCCTTCCCCTCCTATCGTTTCAATGAAGAGCAAAAGGCAGCTAATGGCTCTCGGTACCATTTTGATTCAACTGCAAAGGGACGGAGAACTTCCGTGTCGCGTGAACTCTGCCATCAACGTCTGGTGGCCAGAGAACGAATACGGAAAGCTCCAGGACTTTTCGAACAACATCCTGGAAAATTCGCAGTCCATCCTGGGAGAAGGTACCCATTCTCTTGACTTTGTTGACAACGTCCTCTCCAACATCAACAAGTACGAATAAACTATTTCTTTTGAACAAAAGAAATATCCCAAAGAAATGCAGGACCCGATGGACGACAAGATTTCAAGGCAGGAATTTCTTCTCTCTTACTCCCAAAAAAAGAAGGAAGGGGAAAATGCAGAAATTTCAAAGATCAAGGACCTCAACAACCAGATGCTCTCTGATTTTGCAGACTTGGTCTTTACTTCTGACGACAAGTTATTCCGTTCAGAGGTGGCACAGAAGTGGAGAATCTACGAGGACGGCATCGAAGTCAGGAGGTACATGCAAAACAAAAAGAGGATTATTCTTCCTTCTGAGGTGGCACAGAGAAAAGCTCGAGAGTTTTTCGACAGGGACATCGAGGATATCTATGAGTCGGGTTATCCGCTTACCGTCCAGAATTTCAGCATTCTTGACTGCGAAAAAACGAGGCGAATCATGGGGCAAAAATACAAGAGAGTTTTTAGCCCTGAAGACCCCAGAGATTGGTTCGAAAAAGCGAGAGAGTTCAGAGAGCCCGTATCCCAGGAAGACATTCAGAGGGACTGCAAATTCAAAGCTTTGAGCCTTGCAAAGCTCTACATCTAAAATATTTTGACCAAAATATTTTTTACATACAGCACATCACAAACATGTCGTCTCTCCAATATTTCTGGAATACGATAAAGTCATCCTCTTTGAGCTCATCCCAGTTTTTTATGGACACGCCCGAGACGAAATAACCGTTTTGCTCAGAGTGGATGTTGAGGAGGGTTTTTAGCATCTGCTCAGCCTCTTCCTTTGTTGTTTCTCTCAAAAAGATGATGGGAAGATGGAGGCTTTGGGTTATCTCTACCCAAAACATCTCTGCTCCTTCGAATAAGAGGCCATATTGCGCCTCACAAAGTTTTTGTTTGAGGAGAGGTGACGTCCTGTATTTGCGATAGACGACAAAGTTCTCCGACATGCGAGTCTTGCTCTTTGAATTTCCCATCTCTCTAAAAATATTTGTCTCGTAAAATATTTTTCTTTTAGAGTTCTATTATTTTGTGGAAGAGACCCCTGCTCGCCTCATGGCTGACAACGACGACGAGACGGGAAACGGCGATCTCGTCCCGAAGATATTCAATGATTTCGGTGTTGACTTCTTTGTGAAGTTGGGCAAGCGCTTCATCCAGAAACAAAAAGTTCGCACCCACGACTTCGTTGATGGCAAGAATGAAGGAGAGGCACGCTTTCTGTCTTTCACCACCAGAGAGCGACAGAAATCCGTCGTATTCGTGGCCTTTGTAGAAAATGCTAGTGCACATCTGCGTCTTTTTTCCGGCTTTTGTTTCTTTTGTGGTTTTGAGGGTGATGGAAATTGGGTCCTCAACAAACAGCTTGTCGAGGTGGTGCTTTGCCGCTGCGTTGATGGCGGCAAGAGTTTTCTCCACAGCCAAAAAAGTGGCCGAACGACTTTTTTCCTTCAGAAGAAAAGCGTCCACAGAATTTTTTTGGTTCTGGTTCGCCTGTTCTTGGGTCTGTTTTATTTTTTGGAGTATTTCATCTCTCCTCTTCACCTTTTCATTGTAGGCTTCCCATCTCAACGCATTGAGGCGGAGATCTTTCGTTCCCTGTAGCTCTTCCTCCGTTTCTGAGAGCTCTTCGCGAAGGTCAGAGAGTTTTTTCCTTTGCTCTGAGAGCTTCTCTGAAAAATTCTCTTCTCTCCTCTCTTTCAAAAGGGAGATGCGCTTTTTGATGTCCTTGAGCTGCTTTTCAAGTTTTTTCTGGCGGACGATGTGGTCCTTTGCTCTGTCGAGCTCTCTCTGCCTTTCTTCCAAAGTTCCTGTGTCCTCCTCCAGAAACTTGGCTTCTTCTTCAGTGAGCTTTTCACATTCCATTTTAAGAAGCCAAGATGGGATATCTTCATCCACAGGAACATGTTTCTTGAGTTGCTGGCGAATTTCATCCAGCTCTTCCTGGGACTCAAACTTTGGAGAGCTTTCGGTCAATACGCATCCCGATAATTTTTCAAGGAGAGATTTCGCCTTGGACAGCTTTTCTTTCGTCTCTTTGAGCTTCTTTGTTTTTTCAGAGGACAGTCTCTTCACTTCCGCTCCATCAATGCCCGTATTTTTGTGCTCGGACTTTTGGAGAGAGCCATCCACAAATTTGAGACTTTCTGAACAACAGGGACAGATAAGGACAGCACACTCGAGTTCAGCTCTCGCCTTTCGCTCGATGAGAACTTCCACCTTCGAAGAGAGTCTTTTCTCCTTGTCTGTGAGGGCATCGATGTTCTTTCCGAGGTGTTTGGAATAAGATGAAACGGAAGGGGAAATCCTTGTCGGGAACTCTTTTTTGACTTGTGAATAGATGGACGCCAAAGTTTTATCGACAGCTTCTTTCCTTTTGATAAAACTGATGTAGCTTTCTTTTTGGGCTTCCAGCGTTTCTTTCCTTTCTTCAAGCTCTCTTCTCTGTTTTTCCGAAAGAGAAGAAGCCTTTTTCTCTTCTATGTCTTTGAGGAAGGAAGAGAGTTCTCTTTCGTACTTTTCCCTCTCTATTTTTCTGGAGTTCAAAAGGGCAAATTTTCTTGCGTCGTCCCTCTTTTTTGTCAAAAGTGTTAGGGTAGACTTATCGATGGGGTCTCCGATGGTTTCCTCAAGACATTTTTTCTCCCCCTCGAGCTTTCCTATAGAAAGGGATATTTCTGTATTCTTTTCGAGCTCCAAAATTCTCTCTTGGCATTTTAAGGCGCTCTTCTTGATGTTTTCAGCCTTTCTTTCGAGCTCTGAAATTTTTCCCTCCGAAATTTCCACAAAGGGCTCAGAAGGCTCTTTCAGTCCATCAAATTCTGACAGAGACTGAGAAAAACATTTTTCCTTTGTCGCGAGTTCTACTCTCTCCTCTTCGATGCGAGAGATGTACTTTTTAAGGTTCAACCTCTCCTTCTCAATGGCCTCTTTGTCAAGGCTCAGATTCTCCACAAAAGAGAGTTGTTCTCCTGGTGTCAAAGAAAGGATGGAATTGTCCAGATTTTGTACGACGTAACACGAAGCCATAAATTCCCTAGAGTTTAGAATTCTGCTATTTATGGTTTCCTGGGCAACTTCTCCCTCGTATTCCGAGTCTTTATTTTTGTGGTCGAGAACTACCAGTCTTCCGGGACCCGATTGCCTCCTTATAGAAATTCCATATTTCTCAGGTAGAGAAACGGAAACAGAACAGCTTCTTGAGCCGAACGACTGCGGTTTCTTGAGTTCCCCATAAAGTGCCCAGAAAAATGCGTTCAGAACCGTACTTTTTCCTGTACCAGAGGGAGCAGAAAGCAACACCAAACCCTTCTCTGGGAAGGCGACATCCTTTTCTTTGAAACAACGAAAGTTTCTCAATGAGACTTCCATCTTTTTCTTTCTTCTTGTGTCTCTCAAACTTTTTTTGATATAAAAAGTTTTTACACGACGGTAAAATCTTCAAGAAAAATTGCAACATCCTCTTCGAGAAGAATTTCGACGACTTGCTGTGTTTTTGGAGAAGAAGGAAAGAAAGTTCCATTCAAGCTACATATTTTCCCCACGCAAATGTCATCCAACGTTTTCTTGGTTCCTTCCCAAGGTCCAAGACCAAGAGAAAACCTCAACTTTTCTGTGAAAGGAGGATGGGAAAGAAATGTGGGAGATGCTGCCAGGACTCCCAAAAGAGACTGCTCCATCGTCTTTCGACTGTTTTTTAGCAAAATCTCTGGCAAAGGTCTTCCAGAGGCTGCACAAGCTCTAGCCATCGCGAAAGGTTCCTCTTCTGTTTCCCGAAATTTCCAAAAGACCCCTCTTCGGTACATTGAGTATTTTGTTGGGTCGTATTGGGATGCGAGAATTTTTGTTTGAGGAAAAAGACAGAGGTCGACCTTCCTTTCTTCTGCAAAAAGTTTTTCTCTGTTCTCGCATGGAGAAGGCTTCTTGTAGACATGGATTTCCTGGTTTTCTCCAAAAGAAGTTCCCCCGAGACCGATGGCGTTTCCTAATTTATTTTCAACTCTCAGCACCCTTACCGGACAAGAACGCGAGGATAGAAGGAAATTCCCCTCTTTGACCGAATGAGCAGGGACGGGCTCCCCTTCTTCCGATAAAAAGCGGGTGTTTTTTGAGACACAAACAAGTCTCGTCATTTCTTGAAGAGAAAAATATCTTTGAATATTTTTTGGTGTAACATGAGGGCTTTATTTTTGTGGGGTTTCCTCCTCATTGTCGTCGAGTTTGTTGTTCTCTACAGCATGAAAATGTACGCTCACTCCTCGGAAAAGGAACCTCTTTTCCTTTGGTTGACGCTTCTCGGTTACGTCGCTCTCGGATATCTTATCATCAAAATTTTGGAACTCCAAGAGTACATCGGTCTCTTTTTTGTCTTTCGAAATATTCTCATTGCGATGATGGCATTGGGTATCGGCCTCTTTGTTTTTGGAGAGAAAATGTCAAAGAAACAAATTTTTGGTGTGTGCCTTGGGATTGTGTCCCTCTTTTTGATAGCGTGAACAAGTAATGAGAGAAATATTTCACAACTTTGTTGTGGTTCTTCCCTGGTTGCTCGCAATAGTGATTCTCGAACAACTCTCTTTCGTCTGCGCAAAAAACTATGCAGGAGGAAAATCTTGGTGTTTCCTCGTGATGGCGGGGGTCGTGTACGCCGCAGTGGGAATAGTGTTTGCCCTTGCTTTGAAAGCCCATGACAACCTTGGAATGATGAATTTGATGTGGAACATTATATCCACAATCTTTGCTTTTGCTCTTGGTATCATCATCTTCAAGGAGCAGAACCTTGGAGCGAGGAAAATAATAGCTCTCGTTCTTGGAGTCTTTGTTCTCATCCTCGCTGTGTAAAAATATTTTATTCAAAATATTTAGACTTGGGTCTCTTCTCCAAAATATCTCAGGATATCAAGCATCGAAGGTCTCTCGTTCGGATCTTCTTCCCAGCACCTTCTCAACAACTTCTTGATATTTTTTGGGCAGTCGTTGGGGATGGAGAGTCTCTTCCCCTCTCTCGCTAGCTCCGCAACGCGAACGGGACTTTGTCCTTCGTAAGGTCTCTTTCTTGTGACAACTTCCCACACAAGAACTCCAAAGCTGTAGACATCTGCCTTTTCATTGTACCTGGAACCACACAAAACTTCTGGGGCCATGTAGGCTGTTGAACCAACTGAAGTCATCGTTGTGTTTTCTTGCTTGAGCCGAGCGAAGCCAAAATCTGATATTTTGGCTTCCCAGAGGTCACTCACAAGGATGTTTGAACTTTTGATATCTCGGTGAACGACTCCTTTCGAATGAAGATAGCAAAGACCGTCGCAGACACCAAAGAGGATTTTTCTCTTTGTCTCCCAATCTATCCTTTCGTTCGAGGACAAAAGAGTCCCGAGGTCCCCAGGAGTTTCGAGAACTGTGACGAGGGAGATGTTTGGCTTCTCGAAACAACAGCCAACAAATGTCGCGATGTTTTTGTGGTCGAAACTTGCCAGAAGAGCAACCTCTTCTCTGAATCTGAGCTTTGAATCCTCAGACATATTTTGGTTGATGACCCGTTTGACAGCCACCCGAATTCCCTTCCAAGTCGCGGAGTGAACGACTCCGAAAGAGCCCATCCCCAGCTGTTTCCCGAGAGAGATTTCGCGGAAGTTCATCACGAAACGACTTGCGTTGATGGATAAAAGGCCACTGACCTTTTGGTCTTCTTTTGCCTCGATAAACCTCTCCGATTCTTGAAGACGCTTGAGGTCTCTTGTGCTTGAAATTCTGTCGATAGAGATTTGACCGGGGGAAGCCCCTTCGCAAAGAGCCTTGAGTTTAACCACGACATCTCCAAACAAAAGGGGAGGGTTGTCTCTCTTTACCAGAACGTTCCCAGAGGCGATTCCGAAGCGACACTTTCCCGGCCATGAAGACTCTGAGAGTTTCTCGAGTATCTCCTCACAACAAAAGAGTGCGGCCTTTTCCGAACCGAGAACGAACAAGAGACACCCTTCCCCTCTTCCCATTCCCTGGATATGGTTTTCGTAAGCCCCGTACTTCTCTGCGACTTCTCGGCAGCAGCTATTGAACTGGGTCCACACTTCTCTCGCTCTTTCCGGTTGCTCTTCCCAAAACTTGAAAGCATCCACAATGTCAACCAACGCGAGAGTGACGTACTCTTCGGGCTTGGGGGTCTTGTACCACCCTCTCGCGGTTTGAGCACTGCTTGAAGCGCTCGAGTATTCCGATGTTGACTTTTGTGTCGAACTTCCTGGAGGCGTCAGACCGGACGCTCTCGAAAGGATTTCGAGGAAAGTGGGTCTTGAGTCTGGGTCTTGACTCCAACAACTTGTCATCAAGTCGATGTAGCCTTCTCCAAACTCTCCAATGTTTTCTGGGATTTCAGGCCTTTGTTTGTCCCGGATGACTGCAACTGCGACAGCGGCGCTGTTCATCCCCTCAAAGGGGTTCTTCCTCGTCAAAAGTTCCCACAGAATAATTCCAAAACTATACACATCAGATTTTTGAAGGTCACAATTCTGTTCTTCGTTCAAGATTTCGGGGGCCGTCCAGAGAACAGTGCCCACACCTGCTTCTCCATCTTTGAGGAAGGCGGCCATGCCAAAATCAGAGACCTTCACGACCCATTTTTCGTCGACCAAAAGGTTGAGAGACTTGAGGTCTCTGTGTGCGATGCCAGAACTATGGAGAAAATGCATCCCCTTTGCCGCTTGGGTGGCGAGCTGAACACAAAGAACCGGAGGCATAGCGGGAATGAGCTCGTTGTGAAGGACTTCGTAGAGAGAACCAAGACCCATATATTCCATCACAATGCACATGTTTGGAGGCTTTGTACATGCTGCCATAAAGAGGATGACGTTCGGATGGCGCAAGTTGGCCATAGTTTCCGCCTCTGAACGGAAGTCCTGGATCGACTTTTTGTTCGTTGTTTGGGACTTTAGAATTTTTATGGCGACATTTTGTCCTTTCCATGTCCCAGAACAAACTTGCCCTGAAAATCCTTCTCCGATGACTCCAGAAATATCGAGCTCGGAGATGTCAATGTCCCACTCTTGTCTCTTCTCTCTCTTGAAGAGGAGAGCGAACAACAACACGGCGATGAACAAGCAGCATAACACAAAAACAGCGAAAGTTCCCCCGAGAACTCCTCCCACTATCGCCCCAATATTCTCAGAGCTCGAAGAAGAGGAAGAAGTTCCAAACTTAGCGTTGCAAAACGGAACGCTCATATTTCCAAGGTCTTCTCTTTGGGCATTCGAAAGGAAAACTGTCCTCGATCCCTTGTTACAACATTCGAGTCCCGAACCGCAAGAGGTCGAAAAGCCTCCGATAGAGAAACCTCCAAGATCCACGGAAGAAAGTGAGAGAACGTTGGAGACGATTTTCGAGCTGGAGTATTCGAGAGAGGCAACCCTTTCGACAAACCTAAAGTTTACAAAGCTCCAAAATTCGGCTTGAGACACACCAGAGAATTCGTTCGTCAAAGAGATGTTTTGGATGTCAAAGAAGGGGACTGAGCTCGAGAAAAATACCCTCTGGAGGGGTACTCCTTGCGAAGAAGCGACTTCTGTGACATTCTCTGGGAAAAGACATCCAAGAAAGAGGAATTTTGAACCAGGATACTGCGAGAATACTTGGGTCTTTTGCCCAAAAGCGTCATCGACGACGATGACTTGGTTTCCGACATTTTTTCCGAGTTCGGAAAGAGCATCCGAGAAAAAGTCAGAGAAACTCCCAAAGGGGTCAAGGAAGCTCTGGTCCCCCATCATGCGAAGGACGGCCCAAAGTTCCTCTTTTGATGAAAGGGAAACAGAGAAAAAGTTGTTTCGGAATTCAAAGGGGAGAGGAACAACGCCAAATACTGGGACGGACGCTCGTTCTGCTCTTTCCAGAGGCAGAGAAACAAAGAGGGGGACATTGTCGAGCGTTTCGAGTTCTTGGATGTTTGATGCCTGAAGAGTTTCCGAATTTTTGTCATCGTAAGACAAGAGGATAAAATCCGGGTCAGAGGGAATTCCCAAACGGAGGGGTGTGTACAGTGCGTTAGAAAAGTCAAGAGTTTGTCCCATTTTCGTGGGCACCCGAAAATCTTCTGTGGTCGGATTGCAGCCGTTCCATGTCATTGGCTTTTCTGTCGCGTACTCTCCATAGCCATTGGGGTATTTGAACACATACATCTGTCTCGAAGCAGAGTTACAGCACCCGATGACACTGGAGCAATCGTCCCCGAGAGGCCCAAAGAAAACCTCTCCAATTTTGATGATGGGGTTTGAGAAGACTGTGTCCAAAAAGTTTTGTCTCGTGATGTTTCCTGTCATCTTTTCGAGGATGGAGAGTATCCACCTTCCGTTGACATAACCTTCGATGGCTTGTTCAGCTGCGGGAGTCCACGAAGGAAAGAAGGCATCTCTGTCCCTCCAAAATTCGTTCTGAAGTTTGGAGGTGGCATCCGCGAGAAGAGGAAATGGGGAAAGGGAATAAACGTTGGCCGAATCTCCCGTGAGCCAGAGTTCGTTCGGGGTGTCGTTCATCACGAGTGTTTCGATGATGAACACGAGGTTCGGAATGACCTGTTTGCATCTCCGAATAAATTCCGCAGATTGTGGACCAAAAAGGAGAACTACGAGAGCTTGAGGGTTTGCGGATGTGATGATTTGTACAGCTTCGTCCATCATCGGACCAGAAATTACTGTATAATCTGGGATGACGTGCCCAGCGACCACACGAAGACCAAAAGGTTCGATGGACCTTGTAAAGTTGAGACTCGTCCCATCGAGGCCCGCTCCCGCGACAAAAGCAATACGAGAAACGCGGATGTTCGACGTGAGAAACTGTGCCATGACGTAGAATTCCGTGTCGAAGCTGGGTCGAAGGTTGAGGTAATCTCGAGAAAAGGGGGTGAACAACTTGACATCTCCAGAGAACGAACCAAAGAGGGGAGGGGGGTTTGTCTGGCTCGGAAGAGCTTGAACTATCGCCGTCTGCATCGGTGCCAAACAAGTGACAGCCAAAAGTTGTGACTCTGGGAGAGAGAAGAGATTCTCTAAATTTTGCACTGCTTGCAAATAGTCTTGTTGGTCGTCCAGTACCAGAAACTCGAGGTTTAGATTTTTAAGCACTCCGTTTCTATCGTTTGCTGTTTTGTTGTTCGTGGCGTATATTGCCGTCTGAAGACCTTCGATGAGACCTCCGACTCCAACGGCAGGTCCAGAGCGAGCAGCTGTCGTTGCAATGACGATTTGGGACTCGACAGCCATAAAGTTGACGAGAAACAAAAGACAGACAAACAGATTTTTTCGAACCATCTTGATAGTTCTTTCCTTTGTTTGGGAAGGGACTTTTCTCGAACGATTCTTTTTCAGACTTGGTAAAAATATTTTGTTGCAACAAAATATTTTATCGGAAGGACAAGAGATATTTCCTCGTGTCGCTGGCAAAATATGCCTCGTTCATGTGCTGTGATTCGCAATAATTGTTGGGAGAGGAGGAAGCTAGTTCCTCTTCTTCTTCCTCCTTTTCTGCGTACTTGTCTATCAAAAACTCGAGAAGCTTCTTGCATTTTTCTACTCCATCGAGGGAAATCTTGAGATATTCTCCCTTGCGCGGGGAGCGCTTCTTCTTTATTTTTTCGATGAAAGAGTTGACCTCTTCATCGCACTGGTCAGAATGACCATAGAGAGCCAAAAACCAGAGAAACTCCTCCATGCGCTTTTTGTTCACCTCCATCTTAGTTTCTCCGTGTTGAATGGATTTCTGCGTTCAATTCTTCCAGCTGGGAGCGAAATCCTGGGTTCGGGTCCACACACTTTCTTTTACTTTGGACAAAAGCGAGAGCAGAGTCGTAAGTCATCCCCCTTTTGAGCATAAGGAAAGCAATCACAACAGAACTCGACCTCGAGATTCCTGCGGCGCAGTGAACGAGGACGTTCAGTCCGGAAGAAAGAGATTCCTGGATAAAATTCGCGGCTGTGCGGAGAACAGGTTTGATGTTCGTCCTACTCGAGTCCAGAGCTTCGATGATGAAACGCCGGGAAGAGATCTGCCGATTATATTCGGAAAGTTCTGGCTTGCTGAGAACAGTAACGACTGCCCATTTTTTTTGTTCTTCGACCGGAGAAGATGCGAGAAGGAGAAAAGAGGCAAGATTTCCAAGGTAGAGATTCTCTGTGATTTTATTGTATGCGGGTGTGTTTGGATGGTTCATTATAAAGTTTTGCAGATAAACTTTATTCAAGCTGCTTTTACGAACGCAGAGTACACGACTTTGTCCTTCTCAGACAAAGAGTATATGTTGTATTTTTCGGTCTTTCCATCTTCAGAATAGACGGATGTCTCTGCAAGCCAACCATCACGGTTCCACCTTTTGTGTTCTCCCACTTTTCTTCCGTCCTCCCATCTCCCTTCCATCCTCTTTCTTTTCGGACACCACCATTGTGTCTCGGTGCCGTGCTTCTCTCCGTCTCGATACCAGGTCCTCCACATCAGAGCTCCCGATTCCCACATATCAGAAGGTCCATCCAACAGATGCCTTTTGTTTAAGAAGAAAGTGTTGTCTCCGTTCGCAAAGAATCTGTTCCCCAACACGCAAGTGGCGTACGTGTGGTAATCAAGAATTCCTTCGGGGACCTTTTGTGACTCTCCAGAGACAAAGAGATGAACTTGCGAAACATAATCGTCGAGTTCCGCAACACCCGAACAAGTCGAAACTTTGAGAGCCGCCAAAAACTTTAGTGACGCCATCGTGAAAGAAAAAAGATAAAAAGTTCCAGACAGGTAACGGTTTCTTTTCTGATGTTTCGTATTTGTGACCTTGACTTTTCACGAGAAAAGAGTTGCAACTTTTGCGGGAAAAGGTCTCTTTTTGTTCTGGAATATACAAGGGAAGGCTCAAAAATCCTTCATAACGTCTGCATTGGTTGCCTCAAAAAGAAGGAAAGAGAGATTGGAAAAAAGATAGAGTTTCACATCTCATAAAAATATTCATAAATATTTTTAGTTGCCAAGAGCCAGAATCCCCAAAAGAATTGGAACACTGTAGAAACACCACAAAGTGGGAATTTCGTGGATGTTTCCTGCCATCCTATTCATCAACATTACCTGTGCGCACCAATAGAACATTTTGATCCAACCTCTCCTCTCGTAGATGGAAGGACCAAACCACAAAATATTTTATCGACGAGCGAAAAGAACTTCTTCGGAAAAGAGAAACAACGAAAGAATGAACTGCGAAACAAGAAAACAAGGAAAGTTGTGTGGAAGGGAGGAATGCAAGCATTGTTTTGAGCGGAGTTTCGCTTCCCACAGGAATTCGAAATATTTGGCGGAAGGACAAGGGAATCCTTTGTTGATGGCGAGGAGCAGCGGAAAAAAGTTTTCTTTTGTTTGTCCGAAGTGCGAGCATTCTTTTGAAACTAGGTTGAGTTCTGTCTCGAACGAATATTTTTGTCCTTTCTGTTCCAGCAATAGGCTCTGTTTTTTCGAGGAATGTGAGACATGCTTTGAAAAGAGCTTTGCAAGCCACAAAAAGGCAAAGTTTTGGAACGTTGAAAAGAATAAGCAGAGTCCGAGAGAGGTGTTTATGAACTCGCACAAAAAGTTTTGGTTCGACTGCGAAGAATGCAAACACAGTTTCGAAGTGAGGTTGGCTGATGCCTCTGTTGGGTCTTTTTGCCCTTTTTGTTCTAACAAGCAGCTCTGCGGCTCGGATAATTGTGGAATGTGTCTCGAAAAGAGCTTTGCAAGCCACATCAAAGCAAAGTTTTGGAACGTCGAAAAGAATAAGCAGAGTCCAAGAGAAGCGTTTCTAAATTCAAACAAAAAGTTTTGGTTCGACTGCGGAATATGTACCCATTCTTTTAATGCTAGTTTAAATAACGTTTGTTCAGGGCACTTCTGTCCCTTTTGTTCGAACAATAAACTTTGCGGCTCGGGCGATTGCGAAACATGCTTTGAAAAGAGCTTTGCAAGCCACATCAAAGCAAAGTTTTGGAGTTTCGAAAAGAATAAACAAAATCCAAGAGAGGTGTTTTTAAACACACGCAAAAAATTTTGGTTCGAATGCGAAAAGAAACACAAGTTTTTGAGTGTTCTGTCCAATGTTTCTCATGGCTCTTGGTGTCCAAAATGCAAACATAAAACAGAAGCGAAACTCCTCTCTTTCCTCCAAGAACATTTCCAAGAACCCGTTCACCAATTCAAAGTTTCATGGTGTAAGAACCCAGAAACAAACAGAGAACTTCCCTTTGACTTCTGTGTATCAAAGACCATCATTGAACTTGACGGTGTTCAGCACTTTGAACAAGTGAGAAACTGGAAGTCTCCCGAGCTCACTCAAAAAAACGACAGATACAAGGAAGCGTGCGCCATCGAAAACGGCTATTCTGTCCTGAGAATTCGTCAGGAAGATGTTTGGGGCGATAAAATGGATTGGAGAGGGCTTTTACTTGAACATATCAAAGACCACGAAACACCCGCTGTCAAGAATTTCTATCCTTCCAAAACAAAATAACATCTCTTTGTTCGGATTCGTTAAAGTTTTATCTTCCCAAAGAAAGATAAAACTCTTGTTTCCCGGCTAGGAAAAGACCACAACAAAAAGAACAAATTCTCTTCCGCCGATAGCTCATTTTTATACGGTAAAAATGCGAAATATCGACGCAGTTGTGGCAAAGAAGAGAGCAGATAAACAAGAACGGGATTTTGCCCCAGTTCATCTCGACTCCGTTGAAGCTAAAAAGCGGAAACGTCCAGAAGAGATGCGTCGGCCCCATCCTTGTGCACACTTCCGTTCCCACCATAATTTCGTGCTTTGAAAGAGCTTGATAAATGGTTCCGCCACTCGGAAGGCTGCTCCTTGGAATGAGACGAGCAGAGAAGAACACGAGCCAAAGGAAAGACAGCCACATCGCACAAGAGAAAGCTGCTCTCTGTCGGACTGTGGTGGACTTGAGCCATCTGTAGAAATTCCAAGTGAGAGGCTGAACAACAACAAGGCCAAACGCGACATACGAAAGGAAAAGGTTCATTGTTGTACCGCAACTGTCCACAAAAAAGTGCTGGGTTGTTTGAAGCCATTCCATCAAACTGTAAAGAGCAAAGACCACCCACATCGGATTTTTCTTTCTCTTCGAAGCGAGAGCCAAGGAAGTCCCGGAGACCGCCAAAACAAAAGACAGAAACGGAGTGTGACACATTTTTTATTTTTTGTTTGGAAAAAATAAAAAGTCTCGATATGCCTCAGAAGGCATATAATATCAGAGGGAAAATTCCTGGAGAGAGCATCATCGGCATGTTAGAGATTTTGAACGGAATTTTTGCCGAGAGGAGAGCATCAGCTATAAGAAAAGCAGTCTTTGCGAGACCTCTCTCCTCAAAGATTGCAGGAAAAATATTGAAGAGATAGAAAGTTCCCCAATTCAGGCTGAAACCATCCAAAGGAAAGTCCCAAACAACGGAAAGCTCTTGGTTCACCAAAGTGACGTTCTCTTTCTCTCTTTGCAGAATTTCGAGAAGTTGTGTCTTTCCAAGAAAGAGTGAGATGTACCCCGAGAGCCAAAAGACAAGAGACAGCCAAGTCACAACCTCGAACGCCCTGTAGTCCCCCGTCTTTCTCAAACGCGAGAGGTTCAAGATAAAAGGCCAGCCAAAAACCATGAAATAAGCCAAAAGCACAGAGTTTGCTTCTCCTAAAACGGGAGTGCCATATCCTTGATTAAGGTACAAAAGAGTCCACCAAGCAAAGAGGAGAGAGTACATTTTTCTTTCTTTTGTTTTTCTATAAAACAAAAACACGGAACACCAGGGCAGTAGCCACAAAAAAGATAAAGATGAACAGGATCTCGAGGTTGGCACTCGTGTGTTCCAAATAGAAAACTCTCTTGCTCAAGATTTTTTGCTTCTCTTCCACTTTCAAAAGTTGGGCGAGTTCAGGAAGCTTTTTGTCCTCTGACGCAACAACATCGAACAACTCTGTTGCATGGATGATTGAACCACAACAAAAATTGTTGTCTCCGAACCCTGGGAACTCTTTCGAGAACCTTTCCACAAGGAGAGGAAAAAGTTCTCTATTGTGGCTCTCTACGGCACGATAGACAAACTTGTCTTCCAACACTTTTCTCTTTTGGTCAAACTTGTTCAGCTTGAACTGTCCCACAGAAACAACCACAGTTTCATGGCTTTCTTTCGCCTTTTGTTCTGTCGTCAGAAATATCAACCTCATCTTTCCTATCGAAAATAATAAAAACTTTTGTGGAGATATTTCACTTCGAAAAATGTATCAAATCTACACGGATGGTTCATGCTTGAAAAACCCAGGAAAAGGAGGCTATGGGGTTGTAATCACCAGAAATGACGAGGTTCTTTCGACCCTCTCGGGACATATGGCGGAAACGACAAACAATCAGGCAGAAGCAGCGGCTTGCATTGTGGCTCTGTCGTGGCTTTCGGAACCAACAGAAGTGGAAATTTGTTCCGATTCAAAGTATGTCGTCGATGGAATAACAAAATGGATCGGTGGATGGAAGAAAAACGGATGGAGAACGGCAAACAAGAAACCTGTCCTCAACAAGGAATTCTGGCTTGAACTCGACAGGCTCAACTCAAAGCACAAAGTAACTTGGACGTGGGTAGCTCGTTCCTCTCACGAATTCAACGTGATGGCGGACAAACTCGCGAATGACGCAGCCAAAGAGAAGTAAAATATTTTGAACAAAATATTTAGAAAAATTCTCCATCTTCTTCCTCTTCGCTTTGTTGGAATTCCACGCTGTATCTCAAGATTCCCCCGATACCACCAAACCCTTTCAGGAGCTGTTGGCTCTCCGTTGTGTTTGGGGAAACTATTTCGAGCTGACAACCAAATTCCCCGTAATTCTCTGCTATCCAGTCCACAAAAAGTTCTCCTTCGTGGAGCTCATTTGTCTCTTCACAGACTATTAACGTCTCGACAGCTCCTATGTCCAGAGCTTGCAAGGTGTCGCGAATGCCGAAGCAGTACATGCCATCTCTCGAAATCTCGGAAAAGAAAGAGCTGAGGATTTCCTTCTCTCTCGTGTATCCGACTCCCTGCAAAACATCGGAGCTGAGTTCGATGGCGTGCGAAAGGCCCTGCCTTCCTCCGTAGGGAACGTCAAAAACGCCCACAACTTTCTCTTTGATTGACTTGTGCAGCATGTCGGATTCGAGGAGTTTGCTTTTGAACTCTGCAGAGCCAGCAAGGACGAAACCCTTTATTTTGCAGATATTTTCCTCAACAAAACAGGAAGCGGCAGCTTCAGCCACCTTCCGGAGGTAATTGTGCCTCTTCTCCTTTCTTAATCTCTCGAAACGAAGGGCAGATTGTCCTCCCCTCCCGTGTTTCTTTGGCAAAGAGACGTCAAAATTATGAAGAATTTTCTTGGTGTTCCCAGAGAGAGTCGCGAAAAGAGCAGAAGAACCGTCAAGAATAATAAATCCGAATACATCGGAAGATGTCAGAAGTTCAGAGAGACACTCGATATGGAATGAACTGTCGCACGCGTAAATTTTTTTGGAGATGGGAAGAGGAGGCACAATATCGTATACAACGACCCTATGCCTTCCATCTGGAAGTTCGACTTCGCCTCCGAGGAAAACAATGCCAGTTTCTGGGACTTGTCGGTAAGTTCTCACCCTTTGTTGGACGGAGGATATCGCTGTGAGCACGGCCTGCCTGTTTACACGAGATTTGATATTCGAAGCGGTGCCATGTTCTTCAGCAAGCATCTGAGAAGCCCTCGAAATTTGTTCTCCTGGAGGAAGGACCAGAGTCACCAACGAAGTACCGTTCCCTTTCAAAGATTCAAGAAACTTGATGGTTCGAGAAAGCCTGAATCTTTCAATGTCTTCCATGTAGAAAAAGTCTTTCCTTTACTTTCGGAAAAAGGGAAAGTGGGCTGTTTCGGAAGAACGAATATTTTCTGTCGAATAAAATATTTTGAGCAAGATGCAAAAAATAATCGCCTGCTTCCATGCTCGATGTTCCGACGGAATTTCTGCAGCCTGGGTTCTCCAAAAGAAATACCCAAACGCAGAGTTTCATGGAATTCGTCCATCAGAAACAGATTTCTCCTCTGTGGATTTTCGTGGAGCGATCGTGTTTTTCTTAGATGTTTCTCCCGCAAGTTTTGAGGGAATTCTCCAAGTTGCCGAAAAGGTTTTTGTGTATGACCACCACGCGACGACCAAAAAACTTGTGGATTCATTGCAGGGAAACGACAAACTCTCTGTTGTTTTTGACTTTGAAAGGTCCGGTTGCCTCATAACATGGGATGAACTTTTTCCTGGAGAAGAAAGACCCTGGTTTCTCGAGTATGTGGACGATAGAGACAGGTGGCAGTGGAACCTCCCAAACTCGAGGGAAATAAATGAGGCCATCTATTCTCAGGGGTGGATGGAACGCCTTGATGACCTTTGGAAAACAGAAAAGGAGAACCTCATCGCACCCGGAAGAGATGTTCTCCAAATAAAAGAAAAGCAGATTCGTGATGCCCTTAGAGAGGCTCTCCCTGTAAGATTTTTGAGCTACGACATCTGGCTTTGCCAAGCAAAATGGCAAATGCGGTCAGAGGTGGGAAATCTGCTTTGTTCTGAGGCCTTACCAAACGGAAAACTCCCCTCTTTTTCGGCGATATGGAAGTTCGACGAAGAAACTGGAGAAATATGGATAAGTCTCAGAGGAGAAAAAAAATCCCCGTGCCTTGCAAGCATTTGCGAAATGTTTGGGGGAGGGGGCCATCCAAAGGCTGCAGCATTCACTTTAAGGTCATCAAAAGAATTCGAGGAAACTTTTGAACAAATTATTTCACCGCATATGTCCTAAGGCCGATGAAAATTCGCGTTTGTTCCGAAACGCGAATTTTCTCCTCGCGGGGGGAGGTTGCATATTCTCCGGTAGGATTCTGTGGATGTTTTTATAGATAAAAACATCGAAAGTATTTACCCTCTCCCTGTTGGGAAGCGTCTCTTTTTGTATTTAAACATCTGCCTGTGCCATCACCCAAAGAAAAATTTTTCGACAATCGTTTCTTTTTTGGATTCTACCGCCTCTTCGAGCACATGCATCGCTTCTTGAGAAAGAAAGAGACAGTTTCCTTTTGCGTTTGCGGTGAAGAAGTTCTTCCAAAGAAAGAGGAGTATATTATTTCCAAAACAAAAAAGGAGGGAAACATCATCGAAAAGGCAGAAATTCTCCCAGATGGAACGTATCACTTCCTCGAAACGAGGTACGACAGGGAAGTCTGTGATATAACAAAAAGTGGCTCAAAACACTACACGATAAAAACTACACAAGAATTTGATGGAGGAGTTCCCCATGGAAAATACAGAGCTTTCAGGGTCTTTCGAAACGGAGACGAAGAACTTGAGGTGGAAGGAGACTTCCGAAAAGGAGAGGCCCACGGCAACTTCTTTGTTCACAGCGTCGAAAATGCTGTGAAATACACCTGTACTCTCATAAACGGAAGAGTTCTTGAATTTTCAACTCAAGGAAGGGAAAACGCCATCATCTCGAGAAACAAAAAGAAAGGGGAGTTGAGGTACCTCGAAAAGAACAACAAAGAATACGAGGGAGCGCTAAAAGTCTCCCGGTATACCTTCCGGGAACTTGAGCACGAATGGCCATCCGCATGCCCCCTGTTGTTTGATATCATCTTCCAAAAATTCAGAAAATACGAGTATCGCTCAGAGCTCGTCCTGCCAAATTCTTTGGATATTCACAACCACATTTTTAGCAACGAACCGGGGGAATATTTCATCCCAAACAAGTTGTACCTCATGATGATCTTTGTTTGGGTAGAATGCCCCTTCACAGAAAGCAAAGAACCTTCCAATGCCAAACCCGGAGGCTCGCTGCGGGTAGATCATCTAGAAAATCCAACAACGATGATTTTTGTTTAGAGTTTTGAAACAAAAATGCACGACTTTCTTGAGAAGAGAGAACTCGTCTCTTTCTCTTTGAATGGGGGCTTTCTTTCGAGAAAGAAAGACTTTGAGACGACTCACCAAAGAGGGGTGGAAGTTTTGACTGTTCTTCCGGATGGCTTCGCCGTGGAAAGTATAGAAAAATATCTTTCTCGTTCGGGCTCTGTAACAACCAGAAAGAAAAAATATAAAAATGGCAAGATCCACGGAAAGTTTTTCTTTCTCGAAATTTCCCCAGAGGGAGACGTGGAAAGAGAGATAGAGGGAGAATTCCGGAATGGAAAACTTCATGGAAGATGGTCCCTTTCGCAAAAGGGAAGAATCTCAACATTTTGTTTTGTCGAAGAAAAATGCCTTGAATGGATAGGTCACCTCGGAACGGTTTATGGTATCGTTTCCCACAAAAAGGACTCACTTCACGTCTTTGAGAAAGGAGAGGAAAAGACGTTTCAGTGTCTTTTTTCTGATTTGGAGGCGTGTTATCGCGAGACATGCTCTCTGGGCATCGGAATTCCTTCAAGAACCTACAAAAATTACAGTTGTATCACGAGAGAGTTTCTCCCCGAATACAGGGAGGAAACCGCCCATAATTTCAAGGGAAAGGAAGGATTCCGAAAGGGACGTCTTGAGCTTTTGAGAGAGAGCCTCTCTGTGAGGTGCCACAGAGTCGAAATGACAGAAGAGGAGATGAAAAAGGCACGTTATCCGATAATCATCAGCACATTCAGACCGGGAGAATAGAGTTTTTTTCTTTTGTTTGTCAAGAAAAAAAGATGTACAAATTTTTAGAGAAGAGGGAGAGAGTCTGTCTTTGCGTCGGCGGGGGAATCCCTCTCCCAAACAGAACGGAGCACATGGAAAAAAGAGTATCCAACGAGAAGGGATTTCGAGAAGTTCGAGGAGTCCTTCCGAACGGGGAGACGTTCTACTACATTGCGAAATTTTCGGGAATATCCCTCTATGCAACCTACATCGATGGGAAAATGGAGGGAATTTTCAGAGTTCGTTCAAGGCCAAAAGGGAAACTTCTCGTCGATGGCCATTTTAAGGACGGGAGACCCCACGGTCTCTTTCGGCAATGGGAACCCGAAGCTCAGAGAGTTTTGGCAACTTGCACCTTTGTAAAAGGGAGGGCTCTGGAATGGAACAGTCAAGGAGAGAGCTACATTATTTCGAGGAACGAAAAGAAAAAGACTCTCTTCGTCACAAGAAAAGAAGAAGACGATGGAGGACTTCTTGTCTCCTCTTGGTTCTTTTCTGGGATGGAACCTGGGGAAATAAACCAGAAAAATATCGGCTCAGCCTTCCATGTTGCTCTGCAAAAGGAAAAGTACAGAAACGTGGAAATCTTCGCGACAAAGTTCTTCGCGGACGAGAGAGAAACAACAAAAACACAGCAAAGGCCCGGAGGTCTTTTTTCTGACTTTCTTTGGGCAGAAGTTCCGACCTCTCACGAAGAGAGGTGTCCATAATTTTTATAGATAAAAAATTATCTAATCAGAATCTGTTCCAGAATCGTCCACTCTTGGAGCTCGAAGGGCCTCATCGATGTCAGCAACTGATTCGGAATCAGAGAGCTCATCTTCAGAATCTGGTAAGTCGTCCCACCCAAAGACTGTTCCGTCCCTTCCCTCTTTCACCTCTTTGACTAGGACCTTGTTCTTTGAAGCCTTTTTGCGTTCTCTATTCCGAAACTTGCGAAAGCTTTCGAAAGAATATTCTCCGAGGAGCTCAGAAATTCTGGAAAGTTCGAGAAGTCTGTCTGCTGTCTTTTCGTAGAGCTTCTCTTCGCAAGAACTCCGAAAAGTCTCAATCGCGAAAGAGAGTTGACCGAAAGAGACACTCGCAGGAACGACAACACCTTCAACGACGATGCGAGAGGAAAGAGAGCACAGACATACTGCGAGTCCCTCTCCGTAGAGGTGAGCAGAGACGCGAAAATACCACATTCCGTTGTACGGAACAGCACGAAGAACAACCTTTTTCGAGAGATGCATCTTTTGATATTTTTATCCATAAAAATATCTAAAATTCGTTATCTGTCTTTGGTATGGACAAATTTTCTTTGGAGGAGATGCGAAACTTTTTCAACAAACGAGAGCTCGTCTCTTTTTCCATCTCAAACGGGAACCACAAAATTCCGAAAAAGAGAAACTTCCTCCGAACGAGAACCTCCTCATCGGAGGATGCAGAGTCAACATACGAGATTTTTCCAAACGGCGAATTCCATCGTCTGAAAAGGGTTGAAATTTCAAAGGGAAAAAACATAGATGATTCGACCACAATCCGCGAGTTCAAGTACAGAAGAGGTCTTCTTCACGGCAGGCATTCCTCCAAGAAAAATATTGGAAACAGAACCTTCGACCTCGAAGGAGAATTCCGAAAAGGAAAGCCTCATGGAACCTTTTTTCTTTATCGAGACGGGGCTTTTTCGCAGAGTTGCACGTTCGTCAAAGGAAAGGCGCTCGAAAGTTCTCTGGACACTCTCTCAAAGGAGACAACAATATTTTGTCGAAACGAGAAAGAGGAGTACCACATCACAAGGACAAGAGAATTTGGAATTTCTCCCTTTGTCATTCGCATCGAGGAGGAAAAGGTTTTGGGTGGAGAAATTTTAGAAGCGAGAGAAAGGAACTTCTCAGAGACCGAACCGGTCGAAGACGAGGTGAAACGCGGGGACTATCGTTTTCCAGACAGTCGAGATTCTTTCGGACATTTCTTGTCCGGAACGACGACTTTATAAATTTTAATTAAAATTTATGGGAAAGAGTCAAGCATATTTGAGAATGAACGAATTTTTGAAAAAGAGAGAACTCGTCTCTTTTTCTGTGACTAAAGGGAACCACAAAATTCCAAGAAAAGAAGATTTCAAAGTTTCCGTGAAGAACGGAGCCACAGAAAAATGGACAAGACTCCCGAATGGCGAACCTCTCTTTCTCACTTTGGAGGGAGTGGGCAAGTTTCGAGAAAAAAACGGCGTTCTCGTCTCTTGGACGATAGAACAAGAGTATAAGGGAGGTGTGCCTCATGGAAAGTATCGAGTCTTCCAATGTCGAGAAGGGAGGGAAAGGAAGCTCGTTATCACAGGACAATTCAAGAAAGGAAAGCCTTCCGGTCTCTTTGAGGATTTCAGAGACCCTTGGTCTCTGAAGAGAGCCGTCTATGTTCGAGGAGAGATATTCGAGTATTTTTATCACCCTTCGACGATAAGGTTCATCCGAAACAAAAGAGGGGTTGAAGACTTTGTGTTTGAGGTGCGCTCAAAAAGGCTTCTCATCAAGAGCAAAAAAGAGACCTTCAAAGAGAGAAAGGAAACAAGAGTTCGTTTCTTCTCAAAGAGAGACAATACCATCGACGAAGACAGAGGAATAAAACCTTACGTTTCATGGAAAGACTCGCAAAACTTTTTCCTTCTCGATAATTTTTTCAAAGTAAAATTATCCAGCAACTCTTGAGCAAACTCTCTTACGACTTTGATGTCGTTCCCCCATTCTTCGCGACATCTGAACATTGTCTTTTTCTGTGTGATTGTGACTCCTTCGTGATGATAGGCGGAGATTGAAAAGTTTCTAGAGAAGTTTATGGTCCCAGAGCCCGAAGAGAGGAACGTCTCGAGCTCCTTCACGAGATTTTCTACGTCCTTTATTTTCACTGTGCTTGAGAAGGAGACGTTATTGTGGAAATAAAGGTTGATGTCGACCTTGAAATGAGTTCTTTTGGGGACTTGCATCTTTTTGAATGAACTTATCAAAAGAGGAAGATATTCGGTTCTGAGGAGGAGAGAGCTTCTTCCGAACAAGTGCTCAAAAACACAGAAACAAAAGATTACACATCGTAGAAAAAAACATAGAAAAATTGGGAAGGAAGCGGGTATTTATACCTCCGGAAGGATTTAGAAGTTTTTCCTTCCCAATTTTTCTATGTTCTTTTCTACGATGTGTAATCTTTTGTTTCCGTTCCGAACTTTATATTTTCTCAAAATATAAATTCTAGAATGTCTTTGGTATCGTTCCCTGATATTTCTTCTTTTGTGGAGTGGGTGTTATCACTTTGTTATGTGACCAAGGAGAACAAAATGTCAGCTCCCAGTTAAAAATTTTACTTTTGCTTGTTCTCGAGATGTAGCAGTCGAACATCTTCCTCAAAATTCCGTTCACGTACCGAACGATATGTTCCTTCTCCTCTGGAACCTTCCCAAAAGGCTCTTGGAAACACCTACTTTTCTTTGCTCTCTGTTGTATCTTTTCGAGCCTCGAAGCCATCTCTTCTTTGCTCTTTTTCTCTCTGCTTGTTGTGCTGCCGTAGCCTAGCCAATAAAAGAGTCTTCGACCGTACACGACCTTTTCAAGATTGCAAGATAAAGAAATTCTCTTGCTCGCTTTGAGTTCCTTCTTCTCTTCGTTCTTCCGTTCGAGCAGGTCGGTGAGTCTTTCTTTTTGTTCTGCCTTTGAACCAGAAAACGCAAGGCTTTGATTCTCAAAGATCTTCTCCTTCCCACTGTATTCGAGGACAAACTCTGGTGTCAGCGATTCTTGTTCCACCCCAAAATTATAGGAGAGCATAAACTTCCGACACGAAGCAACATCTTCTTTCGCCTTTTCTTTCCTGGAGCAGACGGAAGAAAAAACTTCCCTTGTGACCGAAGGGACTTGACATGTCAGAACAGCTTCTTCCGTTTGAATTTTCTTTGATAAGAATTTCGTGTCCTCGCGAAGAGCTTGAAGTTCCCCTCCCCGCAGAACGGGCGCAAGGATCTCGATGTTTGCTCCTTGTTCATCGAGAAGACCAAGAAGTGTCCCTGAAATGTTGTTCTTTGAAATGTTTCTCTTGACCAAAGCTCCAATGTGCGCCCTTGACCTCGGCTTGTTCGCTATTTTCCCTGTTGAAAGGTCCCATTTTATTCCAGATAACAAGAAAGATGAACTGTCTCTTGTTTCAACACTTTCAGTAACTCCTTTCTTTGTCGTTGGGAGGTTCGCGCACCTGTTATCGAACGCAAGAACGATTTCGAGATCCTTGATGTCTCTGACCCGAAAAAGCATTTGCTCTGCTTCTTCTGCGCAACAAGAGTGACTGCTAAAGTATCCGTATACCTTGTCGAAATGTTTCTTTTCGTAGCTTACTCCAGCTGAAATCGTGGGGGTATAAGCAACGAGATCGTATTCATCCCATCTGTCTAACCAAACATCCTTGCTCCTTCCGTCCCCCGTGTACCAGAGCACCCGATGTCCCAGCTGTTCCGCTTCACGACAGACTAGAAGAAGCTTCTTTTTTGAGCTGCAAGGGAAGCATATCTTTTTGTTTCTTTCGAGATCTCCCAAAAGTTTTTCTTTGAATTCGAGAAAGTTTGGAGCAACAAGAAGCTTCTTGTTTTTGTGCGCTTTGAACTCGTTGCGCATAACAAAGCAGGGAGACTCAAGTTCCTCAAAGAGGTCGACAGTGGTTTGGTCGAGGTTTTTGTCCATCAAGAGAATCTTTGGCGTGTTTTTGATAAAGTGTTTCAATGCCTCCCAACAGTCATCTTTTTTGGCGACATCACAAAAAAGACGGGAAAGGGTGTACGTCACTTCATCCAACACGAGAAGGTCAAATTTTCCGATGACTCTGTGTAGAGAATCTACTTGAACGGCGAGTTTGTCTGCTCGGAGCCAGCCACGGCATTCGTCTTCATAGTTGATGAACCCTTCAAGATTTTCGGATGTCTCTCTAGCCAAAGTTCTCCGATAAGTCACGCTCAAAACGCGGGTTTGAGGGCGAAGTCTAAGATACCACGCAAGGGCTTTTGTTTTTCCTGTTCCCATCGCTCCCCGAACTGCGAGGCACTTCTTCCCTTCCGCAAACATGATGGGTCTCGATACAGGGGATTCATAGCAGAAATCTGCCTTGAGATTCGGGGCTTTTTTGATGATAGACATCTCTTTCTGCGCTCCTTTTGGAGCTTTTGTCAAAGCCAAAGACCTTCCGGCTCTAAAACAATAGATCCATAATCTTCCGTATTTGGCATAAGCGCTGTAGTTGTCCCCTTCATGTTCTCTCTCGCAAAGGGGGCAAAAATTTTCTTCTTTTCTTTCTCTTTGGAGAAGCCATCCGTTTCCCTTCTTCCGAATTTCGAAAACTCCCTCGAGTTTTTGTTCCACAAAGTCTGCTAAAATTTCTTCATAGTCTCCAGAAGCACGAAAGACTTCTTTTTCCTTTGTTTCTTCTTCCTTTTGGAATTCTTCTTTGTTGAGCCAAAGATGTGCTTCCGGGGTCGCGAAAAAGTTGATGGGCTCCTCTTCTGTTTGGTCTTCCATCGGAACGAGTCTTCTCTTACCTTCACATTTAATGCTCAAGGGGCAACGCAGCGTTCTGTTTCGGGTATAAATCTGCTTGTCTATCAGGCTTGCAAGAAAACTCCCTTCTTTTGTCTTTTCGAGAAAAGAGACGAATTCCTTGACAAATTTTCCCATCGCGACGATGTCGCTGTGAACTCTTGATACGACGATGTGGTATGAAATTTTGTATTTATCCTTCTCTGGTCCACATGCTTCTGTTGTGAAAAACTGGAGCCTTTCGTTTGGGGAAAATTCTTGTCTCAACCTCGAAAAGAGGCGAGGGATGTTTGCTTCGCTCTTTAAGAGCGAAGAGCCGTCCAAGTCAAAGATTTCTCTGGCTGGATGGCCTTCAAGAAACTGTTCATGAAATCTTTTCTCTTCGTCTGGGACTTTTCCATAGTTTTCCCAAAAGATGGCGAAGGAAGGATAGCTTCCGAAAGACCTCGAGGACGAAGTTGTTTCGTACGCAAAGAAAATGTCGTGACCCGAAGCTTCTCCGAGAGCGTGAGCGTATTGTTGGGGAGTTAAAAGACCGACTTCTCCCCTCTTTTCTCTTGAATGTAGAGAATTTTTGTTGTTCTTTCTTAAGCCATGAGAGAACCATAAAGTTCCATATTTCTCCGTCGCGAAAACATAGGACGGGAGGAAGCCGATCGCATACGCGAGACTGACCCTTTTCGTATATTCTTGTTCTGTCTCGTTTTCTTGCATTTCGTAGAATGAGGAAGAAGCTTCCGGGCTTTTCATGGTTGAAGCGTAGGCTTTTTTGTGACTTTGATCTTGATAATGTTTTTTCAGGTCTCCTTCATCCTTTCCGAAGAACGAACAAAGAGGACAACCAAACTTTCCGTCCCAAGTTTTAGGTTGAGAAAAGAGTTTAGAAGAAATATTGAAAATTGTAGGGTGTTGTAGAGGTGTGGTAGCCATTACAACACCCTCTTTTTTTATTTAACTCGTCACATTACAACTAGGTGACGGTTTTCCATCGACAACCAATATGGAAAAGAGCAAAACAAAGACGGGAGCGGAAAGACAGAGAACATACAGAGAAAAAAATAAAGAAACTGTGGCAGAGAGGAACAGGGAGTGGTACAGAATAAACAAAGAAGAGGTCAACAAAAGACGAAAAGAAAGAAAAACGCAGGAACAGAAGGAAATAGAAAGGGCCTTTGAAATAGAGCGCTGCGTCCGGGAGTTTTTTCCTGACGTTTCCATAGAGGAGCTTCCTCGTCTTTTTCGGTCTCTCCTTTCCCGGTGATGAAATATTTTGTGAGAAACACAGAAACAAAAGAGAATTCAAAACGGGAAGAGTCGTTCTAGAACGACTTTTTTGTATATAACCCAGACTCTTCCCGTTTTGAATTCTCTTTTGTTTCCAGCTTCTTCCGAAGAGGTAGCCCATAAAATCACAGCTCCGCATCAATCTCTTCTTCCTTTTATAAAATGTCGGAAGATTACGAATTCGTTGCTTGCGTTCGGAGTTTCATTCCGATGTGGGATGGGCCTAGTCGACCAAGCAACAAATGGCACTGCACATATGGTTTGAACAGCATCGAAGAAGCCGAAGAACGTTTGAAAGAAGTGAAACAAGGCCCGTATACGAACAGTTCGAGTTCTATTTTTGGTCTCCAGCGCTCCCTGTCGGAAGCAGATAAAAAGGCTCTTGTCAGAACTTGCCTCGCCCCGTACAAGATAAGGGACTGGAACCGGAACAGCCAGAGATTCTAAATATTTTGAATAAAATATTTTACAGGCCAAATCGTCGTTCCAAAGGAACGAACAAGAATATTTCGTATCCTAAAATGTCTCTCGAACAAGTTCTTGACGAAACTTTCCAAGTTTGGCTCGACTCCTTTCAGGGAGAATTTCCCGAAGACGAAGAAGCGTCAAAAATCTGGACCGGGTTCAAGTATGCCCTCGCACTCGTTCGCAAAGAGGGAGAGAAGAAAGCAGAGAAAGAGTATGAAAAGGCCCACGAAAGGTACTCAAAGCCCATCGAGAAAATCCAAAAACTATGCGAGGAAAGAAACTATGGTTTCTTCTCATACCAAGGAAAGGTCTATCCTTGCGTTGGGGTTTTCGATCCAGAGGAATGGCAAGAGGAAGAAGGGGAGCCCCAGATAAAGAGGGAGATTCTCGAAGCGAGGAGAATGGAAAAATATGAAGGACTGTCGTCCAAGCGCAAAAAGATGGTGGATTTTGTCCTGAACGGCTTTCCCTTTGACAAGGTGGTCTTTTGGGATTGCGAGTACGGGAGGGCGTGGTTCACTTTCGACAAGGACTGCTATGGGTACGGAAGAGGCAAATATTTTACGGTCGAAGAGGGAAAGTATGCGACCGGCTACAAGAAAGGGTTGAACTTGGTCTTTTTTAGCCACAAAGACGAGAAACCGCTTCGCCTTTGGAGTGTCGAAAAGTGTATCGAAGAAATCTCGTAGATATTTTATCGGATAAAATATCTTGCGTATGGAAGAATTTCTCCACAACAAGGAGCTCGTTTCGTTCTCTGTCTCTTCTTCCTTCTTCCCGGACAATAAGAAATTCCTCTCCAAAGTCGTCGAACTTGGGGAGAATCGGACGAATTTCTGGACAGTTCTTCCGAGTGGGACGCGAGTTTTTCTCGAATCGAGTGGGTTCGGATACACGTTCCTTTGCGCTTGTGAAAACGGCGTTTTTCATGGATTGTTTGAGCAAAAGGGATTTTTTGAACAAACCACAGGTAACTTTAAGGAAGGAAAGGCGCACGGCCAGTTTTCCGTTTGGTCGGGAGAAAGGCTTCGTCACGAATTTAACAACCTCTGCAGAACCGCGACGTTTGTCGATGGACAAATCCTCGAAGCAACGATCACCAGAAAAAACAAAATTTCCGTCAGATTCCTCTTTGCGAGGAACAAAAAGACCAGAACACTCCATATTATTTCGTGGGCCAGAAAAGGGGAATCTCTTACCATCGAAAAAAGGCTGATGGTCGAGTATTCACAAGAGGAAGATGTTTTTCCATGCTCTTTTGTTCCCTTCGCAAGTGAACCTCTCTTTTGTTTCAAAGAACAGACTTTGCTAACCACAAAATACAAGGGCGAAATTGTCTCACAAACGAAGAAGAAAAGAGTATGGAAAAATATGTTTTTTCTAGATTGAACAAAAAGAGTTGTTCCATCCAAAATATTTTGGACATGGAAGAATTTCTCCACAAAAGGGAACTTGTCTCTCTTTGCATCATAACAGGAGAATTCCCAAACAAAAAGAAATACGAGGTGTTTGACGGGGAGTGGACAAAACTTCCGGATGGAACAAAGACGCTTCACACTTTCAAAAAGGGGAAAGACGAGATTTTTTGCGAATACAAAGGAGAAGTTCCTCACGGAAAATTCGTATGGAAATCAGGAAAAACGATGAGAGACGGCTTCTTCCGCAAGGGTCTCCTTCACGGAACCGCTTCGTCCTATTACGGTGATACCCTCGAATGTATCTACACTTTTTCAAGAGGAAAAACTATCGGTGCGCAATTCAGAAAACCAGGAGAATTCTCTGTCGTTTGTCGTAACAAGAAGAGAAAAGAGTTTCATAAACTTCGTGTCTCCCCGAGAGGTACCTCTTGTTCTGTGAAGGGGGTAACCTTCTCCGAGGTTTCCGTCGTTCCGTATGAGTTCTCGGGACTTGTTTTTGAGCACGGAGGAGAAGGGAGTACCTTCATTCCCTATGGACCTCGAGTGCAGATGGACTCTCAAAAAGGAGAAGAAAGAAGCAGAGTCTTCCGTCAAGATTCAGAAATGGAGGAAACGAAAGGGGAGAACGGGAAGACTGTGATGCGCATCTATCGCTATGAATAGAAAAATATTTGACGCAAAATATTTTATGGATGATACATGGAATCTTTTCTACAAAAGAGGGAAACTGTCTCTTGGTTCTTGAACGAACCCGGAGAGTTCCCGGAAAAGAACAAGTTCGAAACGGAACAGACATCCCAGAACAAAGAAGAATTTCGTTCTCAAAGGGCAGTATGGACTGTCTTGCCAAACGGAGAAAAAACTCACAGGATGCTGATAACGGAAAATACAAACTTTTTAATTGTCGAAACTTGCGATTGCAAGGGAGGTGTCCCCCACGGAAAGATGGTCGAATACACCACAGACAAGAAAACGGGAAATACCTATCTCTCGAGAGAGGTGGATTTTGTCGATGGAAAGCTTCACGGAGAGTTGTGGGTCTGGAGAAGCACAGGGCTCATCGACAAAAAAACGACGTTTGTCAAAGGGAGAGCGTTGGAATGTGATAGTGTTCTCTCAAAGTACATCTTCTCTAGAGGGAAGAAAACGGCCAGCGTCTTGAGAAGAACGCTGACCTTGCAGCACGTCAATAGAAAGTGCGAAGAGAGGACTTTGATAAAAACCTCTGGTTCTTCCTTCTCGGAAGATTCTCTCGTTTGGGAAGGCAATGAGTTCCATACATTCTGCCCCCTCGGACTTTTGAGAATACAAAATGCCAGTTCTTCCGTTGAGGTTTATAAAGAAGACGGAGGGTTTTTTCGCTACGACACTGCCGTCGCCGAACAAAGAACTTTCTCCACAAGTTCGATGTCTTATTGAGAAAAACTTTTTGTAAACATTTACAAAAATAACGAAATGGGATACAAAAAACTTACGGACGAGCAACTCGCGGATGCTCTTCAACGGATTGTTTACGCTAGGAGAAAGACGGAGAGGGAAATAGAAGAAAGAAGGGGGGATATGAAGAGGCTTTACGGCTTTCTTGGTGAACTTGTCGCAGAGAAGGCAAAGATTCTCGAAGAGATGAGAAGGAGGCAACCCCAACAGTACATCGCCCCGAGATAGGATTTTTGTGGTAAAGCGAAGGTCAAAAAGTTCAAAAGAATTTTCTTCTTTTGAAGATGGAGCAGTTTCCCCACGAAGTCCTTCTCGAAATCTTCGCGTTTTGTGGTGAAAGAACAGTATTTGAGCTTGGGAAGGTTTGCAAGTTGTTCCGTCAACTCTCCATGGACAAGCAGTTGACAAGGTTCTTTGGCCACGAGAAAAACAGGAGGAACCTCGAAGAGAGGCTTTGGTTCTTTGCGATGATGAAGAGAACAAGGGTCTTTGGCAAGTTTCTGGGTGTCACAAGTACAAAAGAATATTCAGAGTATCTTTGTCCGGGAAACAAAGTCTCTGATTTCCGGAGGAGAATGTCAGAGGTGCACATGTCTCCCCCGCATTACCTCTCTGTCTATTATCTCGATGGAGAAGAACAGATAGTGCCTTCCGACGAAGATGTGGTGGACACAACAAAGATATATTTCGGGAAAAGTAAGATTTTTTTGTGGTAAGTTTTGTATCGAAAAACTTACAGTGAATTTGAGACTTTTTCTTTCACAATGCAATCTCTTATTGTTGAAGCGCTGAGGTATAACCTACACATTTCCCAGTCTAAAAACTCTGAGAAGTTGCAAAAATGCCTCGAGTTGATGCAAGTTCTTGACGCCAAGAAGCCACTGGAAGAGCAGAGATACGCACTTTGTAGGTACAACGAGGTTCTCTACGATGACGAGAACAGAGAGAAAAACATCTCTGCTCATTTCAAAAAGACTCTGGGCTACGTTCCGAGTTGGTACTATGCGAACGATATGGGAAGGCACGAATTCGAAATCTACGATGACGAAGTCATTGTGGATGAACTCTCTGGAACGAACGCCATCTGGTGGGAATCCGGTGACTCTTCCTATATCACATTCCTCCCTCCCCGCCCTTTCGAAGAGGGAGACCTAGATGTGAAGCTCGTTTGCAAAGAGGGGGCATACACCATCATCGACTCTGATGGGGATGAGACACATTGCGAAAGGGATGACGCAATCCACGAACTCTCCTCCGCTTGCGAGAGGAGGAAGGCAGGGTATCCTCTTTTGAGCTACTCTGTCGAGACGGTCGAATCGATGCTCTAGAAACTTATATTTGAACAACAAATATACGAAAAGGATGCATCTCGAAAAGGTGTCGCTTGTTGCTGAAATATCCAAAGATGGGAAGATGTGGGAGTTTACCGTGCTCTTCTTCGAGTCGGAAAGAGAGGAAGTTGTCTGTTTTGTGGATGTTGGAAAGGCAAGATTCGCCGGAGAATTCCAGACTCCTGAGAGCGTCCCTGTCGGTTCTTTGAGCGTCGGAATTTCACAGTTTGAGGCAGAGTGCAGGAGACATCTCCAAATCTTTCTCCTAGAGAGCATCAGAAAGAGGGAGAAAATTTTGGAAGCCCTACTGTCGACAAACGTAAAGCAGGAACACAAGAAAATCTTTGTCTCTCTCGAAAGGAAGCAGGAGAGAAAAATCAGAGAGCTGAAGTTTTGCGCTCGCGAAGGGCTTTTTCTGAGAAGCCTGCGAAAATTTGAAACACAAGAGGGGGAACTTTTCTGGGAGATTGGACAATAAAAATATTTATAAATATTTTTGATGGAAAATGTTGTCTTTGCTGACCAGTATTTTTGTGATGGTGACTTTAAAGGGACGGGTCGACTATTCCGAATGACATGTCGCTGATGTGCCAATAGGTGTAATCTAGTTGGAACGCCGGACTTTGACCTGACATCGACCAATTAAACTGCAACTGGTCGCCCTGTTTCAAAGGAATAATGAGTGAAGAAGCGAAACTATACGAACCGGAATAATTATCGAGTCCAAAATTATACTGGTGCGGAAGGGGTGTATTTGCCGGGACTACAGGTGTGATGAGAACCGTAAAGAACCTGTTTGTTGATGTAGCCACAGAAAAAGCCATGTTAAACACAAGTAAAACAACAGCGTCTCTCGGGCATTTCCAAAAGGAGATATTTGTAGCGCCTTTCGGTCCAGAACCGTAGAGATTATTTAGTGTGTAAGAGGTGTCGTTTTGAACAACCCAACGACTGATGGTCCCGGTTGCCGTTCCGGGAGACCAATTCGCCGTGAGGGAAAGCCTTGTATAGAAAGGGTAAAACATGGTTCCATTGACAGTTTTTGTTGCAGTCGCGAGATAGGTCGCCGGGACAGTGCCTCCGACGAGAGGTGCATAACCATTAAGAGCTCCCTTGTTCGCAACATTTTCTTTTGTTGTTTGAAGAGTGGAAATGTTTGAGGTGTTTGTCGCGACTTGTCCTTGCAACGTGGTAATATTTGAGGTATTGGTGGAGACTTGCCCTTGGAGTGTTGTGATATTCGAAGTGTTTGTCGCGACTTGCCCCTGTAAAGTGGTGACGTCCGTTTGGAGAGTTCCTATGTCTAGGGTGTTTGTGGCAACTTGCCCCTGAAGAGTAGTCACGTCTGTCTGCAGCGTTGAAATATTACCCGTGTTTGTGGCGATGTTTGATGTGTTTGTTGCGACCTGGCCCTGAAGCGTGACAACGTCAGATTGCAAAGCGCCAATATCCAAAGTATTCGTTGCGACTTGTCCCTGCAAAGTGCTGACATCCGTTTGGAGAGCAGAAATGTTTGTCGTGTTTGCAGCGACGTCTGTTTGGAGAGTGCCGATATCCAGCGTATTTGTGGAGACCTGCGTTTGCAGAGTGCCGATATCCAGCGTGTTTGTGGCGACTTGTCCCTGCAAAGTGGTGACATTCGTTTGCAGACCAGAGATGTCCAAAGTGTTTGTGTTCACTTGCGTTTGTATTGTCGAGACTTGAAGTTGCAAAGCAGAGATGTCCGTTGTATTTGTGGCGACTTCTCCCTCCAAAGTTGTGAGGTCTGTATTGAGAGCGGAGATGTCTGCTGTGTTTTGCGTCACTTGCGTTTGCAGACCAGAAACTGTCGCGTCCAAGGAAGTGACCTGAGCTTCCAAGTTCGTGACATCTGTCGAAAGAGAAGAGACCTGGGTATTAAGAGTACCAATGCTTGCGGTATTCGTAGCGACACTCCCTTGAAGCGAAGAAACATCTCCTTGTAAAGTTCCAATATCCGCAGAAAGTCCAGCAGTTTCGACCTCAAGTGCGGCGATGTCCGCTGTGTTTTGAGCCACCTGTATCGCGAGAGGGCCGACATTTCCTCCGGCGATAACCCATTGTTCTCCTGTAGACATGTACAGATTCGAGTCTGTCGTGAGAAGAAGGAGAGTTCCTCTCGGCAGAACTGCCGGTAGAACGGAAACAGATGCGATGAGGGTTATGTCTTTGAAAAAATTTTTTTCCCTCTGCATCGCGCGTTACAATGAACAAAATATTTTGGTCTCCAAATATTTTGGCTGTATTTCTCCTTGAAGGCACCCATAAAGTAATGGACGTCGCAAGCATTGTCTTTGATGAAAAGAAGCTCTCAAAGACGTTGGGAACTGAGGAACTTTGGATAGACAAACAAGGGCGCATCAGGGATGGAACTGGAGGGTGTTTTGATGTTTGTATCTGTATCGCAAGACAGGGAATTCCTTTGAGTTGTCTTCAGCTTCTTTTCAAGCACAAGCTAAAGTTTCTTCAAAGTTGCGAAGAATGTTCTCTTTCTCAAGAAGGGATAATTCCGGTCCTTCTTGAACTTCTCGAAAACCGGAAATGAGGGAGCACAAGAGTATAATAAAAAATATTTTTTATTATGGAAACTTTACCCCAAGAACTCGTTATCCGAATCTTCTCTTTTTGCGATCGAGCAAGCGTCAATAACTTCTCTCGTGTGTCGAAGGAATTCCTCGAGCTCGCAAGAGATGAACACCTTTGGAAAGGGCTCTGCTGCAGAGAGGGATATCCCTTGAGAAAAAAGTGCTCCAGTTGGAGGGAATGGTACAAAAGAATGGCGCGAAGAATTCCGGTAAAGTACTATTTCAGAGGCTTCCCCAATGGGGTCAAAGAAATTTTGATGGAAAGAGGTGCCAGCATCGGAGGCTTTATTTCTGATGTCGCAGTAAAGCATTCCATCGCTCCTCACAACATCGAAGTTTACTTTTTCGAGAGGACACGTAAACTTTGTTCCACACCGGCTTTCCACGGACAAATTTTGACGCTCTGCCACGCTCGTCACTAAAATATTTTTTGTTTGCAAACAAAAAATTAGAAATCCTCATCGCCCTTTCCTTCGTCGTCTTCCAAGTTTTCTTGCTCCTTGAAGCTGAGACCTTCGAATTTCTTCCCGTTGATAGGTTGGATCTTGACGGCGCGAGCAAACTGTTTCCTGAACTTGAGGATGGTCATTGTTTTTCTCACGGCATAGCTCGGGAAGTTCTCGTCATGCCATTCTTTGTAGTGGTTGAAGAGTTCGCTTACGGTCAGGAAAGTCTTTTCATCATCCTCTTCCTTCTTTTCCCTGTCGACGATAAGACAATCTCTGATGTACTTTCGAATTGTGTCGTTCCTCGCCCGCATCTTTGCGGTCGCAGCTTCGACCTCTTCGGGTTCACAGAGACCCTCTTCTTTGTACTTTCGAAAGTCTTCCACACACAACCACAAAAGAGCATGGGCAAGACCCGGAATCTTCTCTTCAAAGTGTTCATCAGCCTTGAACATCTTTGCTTCTCTTCGAAGCTCTGGGTCTTCGATCCAGTTTTCGTCCTGTTCAGAGAGGAACGTTGCCTCAAACGGAATGAGTCGAATTCTGTTCCAAGTCGCCTGGTCAGAGCCAGGAACTCCTGGGGGCTTGTTCGCCATCATGAAGATCGTGAACATCGGTTTGATATCCCTTCCCTTCTCGAAGAGGTTTCTCACAAAGAACGAGTCGTTACCAGAGAGTTCCTTGAGAATTCCTGGATTAAACTTCTCATTCTTGTGAACTTCTTGAATGACGCCGTACCGAGTTCCTGGAGCTCTCGCTAGTTCGGGACGAGCGGAACTTGGGTTTCCAGCCCTTCCAGCAAGGCACATTTCTCGAGGAAACTTTATCAGGTACTGGCCAAAGATATATTCGAGAAGAGAAAAGAACACAGATTTGCCGTTGTTTCCCTTTCCTGTGCAGATGTAGATTCTTTTGTTCCTGTTTCCTCCCTGCATGCAAGAAGAGACCATTCTAAGAGCGCACTTTCTGATGCGAGGATTTGGGAACAGCTTTTTAAGGAATTCACGGCATTCGATGACCGACCTGTCTTCTTCTGAAAGGGCTTTGTAGCTGATTCCCGTACTCATCGAGATGTAGTCGTCGGGACTTCCGTCCCGGAAGATTCCGAGTTTCAAGTCACAAACTCCGTCCTCCATCCCCAAGAGGTCTCTGTTTTCGTCGAGTTTGGAGAGGAAATGCTCGTTCAAAAACAGTCTCTTGCACATCTTCATCACTCCCTGAGAAAATCCATCCATCTGGAGCTTGGATTGGATGTCCACACATTTCTTGATGGTAAGCTGCGAGTTTGGGTCTTGGGATTGCCCTGTTATGGCAGAGAGTCTGTTAATCTCGACACGGAATTCTTCTGGGAGCTCGAAGCTGATGATTCTCATCAGCTCGTTCGCATCGTCCATTTTGTGCCACCGATGACCCCGAAACTCGTACCAAACATTCGCCTTTGAGTCGGCACAAACAAATCTATCGGAATACTTGATATGGATAAGACTTGCGATATTTGCATGTGTCGGCTTTGCTGCCGTCATGGCACCTTTCATCGCCTCTGAACTCTTTTCCTTCTTCCAATCGTTGTATTTCTCCGGGTTGTCGTTCTTTGCCATCTGATAGAGACTCCCGATGCTTTTACCCTTCATCTCCATCGTATCCCAAAGGTATTCGCACTTTTTCTCATCAAAGTTTGAAGCTCTGGAGCTAAAATCTATCCAAAGTTCGAGAGCTTCAGGAAGTCCGTTGCCGATGTTGAACAAAGTCCACCCCACGTTCATCCAATCATCGTAGTTTTCTGCCCGAGAGCCGTCCAACATATCCAAAACCCTCGAGTTTCGAACCTCTGCGATATCTGCCATAATTTGGTCCACAGTTTTTGTCAAACGCGCCGGTCTCTTCCTTCGTGTCATTTTCTTCTCCGATGGAATGATGCCCCTGACGATCGGGGTCGGTTCTCTTCTTCTTTGGATTGAGAGGATGTACGGAAGGTCTTTCGGAATTTCAAGATCCATCTCGTCTGCTTCCTCCCCAAGCAGCGAATCCACATCAATCTCTTCGAGTTCGTCGCTGTACACTTGACTTATGGTGTAAGGTTCCAAAAAATCCCCGAGGTTTCCTGGTTTGGTTGAACCGTACATTAGCCAAGGTTTTCCTTTGAGAGAGTCGATGCATTTTTCCTCTGTTTCGAGCATTTCGAGGTCCTTGAAAGCCCCAGTTTCGACGAGCTCCTTGACAACTTTCTGTCTCATAAATACGTTCTGGACGTTCGACGCCACAATAAAGAAAGGGAAGAACAGATGGAACCCGTCCTTCACCTGTTCTTCCACAAGACGGGGGCTCGACCTTTCGAGGACCAAACAAGAGAGCATTCTTTCAGTCTGGTCAAACTCTGGGACAATAACGCGGATGACGTTCTGATATGCTCGGATAACGGCCACGACGTGCTCTTTCGTGTATTTTCTCTTTGGCATCTTCTTTCCAGAGTCTTTGAAGCGAAAGTCCACGTCCACGTAGAGAGGGTGGTACTTGTACGGCATCTCTGTGATACAAAGAGTCACCCCATTCTCCACAGCGTTGTTGTACACCTCAAAAAAAGCCTTCAAATTTTTGGCTCCCTCGACTGCGTACCTTCCAGAGGGAGAAAAGGAGGTGTGAGTACACGGAATTCCCTTGGCAACGCGAAAAGAATCCAAAAATGCGAAAATGTCTCTGGACTGTCTCTTCGCCGCCATTTAATTTTGACTCAAAAGAAAAAGTCTCCAGAAACGGTTTGTGAAATCCCAACCTCTCGAGTTCTTTTCAAATATTTCTTTTCAGTTCAAAAGAAATGTGTAAAAAATTTACGTTGGTTTCTCTTTTGCCTTCCGAGATCATCAGCAACATCATCGCGCTCTCTGACAACACGGGCTGCCTTTCTGTCAGCAAGTTCTTCCACTCTGAATTTTCTCGAAAGATGAAAGCAAGGAACGAAAAGAAAGGCCTTTCTCTTCTCGAAAGAGGCTCTTTCTATGGAATTGTTCTGGCCAAAAGCGCCGACAAATTCCTGCTTTCGGCGCATGCGGCTCTCTCTGGAAACGAACGTCTCCTCAAAAAGGTGATGATGTATGACAAAAAGAACTGCTATGCAGGGAGCCAAGAGAACGCCCTGTATTGCGCATCCCTTTCCGGGAACAGAAAACTCGCTCTTTGGGTGAGGAAGAGGTTCCGTGCAAACTGCGTTTCCGGGTTTCATGGAGCCCTCGAAGGAGGTCACACAAAGGACGCACTTTATTGGTGGAAGAAGATGGAGAAAAAAGTTGGAAACCAAGAAAGGGGAGGGTTTCTTGGACAGGCGATCGTTCGAGCCCTGCGTTCAGGGAACAAAGAAGCCGTTCCCATCCTGGTCAAATTGGGAGGAATTCCTTCTCCCGACGCTTTTGATGTCTGCGCAAAGAACAAGGACCTCGAAACTTTCAAGTTGCTTCTTGGGGCGAACAAGGTGGCCAGAAGGGAGAGAGCTCTTCTTGCAGCCATCAGAACAAAGGACCAAAACTTTGTGTTTGCTTGCTTCCAAGCAGGCATCCAAACAGAGAACATGCACATCGACTTTGCCCAAAAAACAGACAGGATGATGTCCCTCCTCCTTTCATAATTTTTGCAACGAAAAATTATATCAGCGATAACGTTTGATGGCATCGGCCACAGTTCCGAAAAACTCTTCCTCTCCTTTCTCGAACCAGAAGAGCTCTTTCGATACCAGAGGAACATCTCGGGGGTTTACTCTATTTCTCGGACCCCAGAAACGCGATTCTGCTTCCGAAGCGAAAGACTTGAGATGACACTCGCGACAGAACCAATCACCACAGAGCCCTCTCTCTCCCTTTTGGTTGTCGCATGGCTCTGGTGTCATCCCGCAAGAACTTGGGATTCTGCAAACACCGCCTTCGCACTCTGCTTCGAAATATCTTCCCTCCATTAAAATATTTTGTACAAAATATTTTCAAAAGCTTCCGGTCAAAGACATCAAAAATCCAAGAAACGCAAAGAACATCACCACCAGAGAAACTAGAGCAATCCAGCCATGTCTCTGCCCTCCGGAAGCGACATATCCTCCCAAAACGTTTGCAAAGAAAACAAAGAGGAAGGCACAAAGGGCAGCGACGACACAGTTCCTCAAAATAGAGTATTCCATTACTCTAGGAAAAGTTCCTCGAAATGAGCCAATCAGAGAGCTGTTTGTAATTTCTGACGACTTGCTCTCTCTTCTCTTTTTCGACGACCGAAATAATGTTCTGGGCGGTGACCTCGTATTTCATCAGAGTAAAAACGGCCTCTTTTACCTTGTGTTCAAGGAGGAATTTCTTCGCGACGTTGAGATGGATGTCGAGCTCAAACATCTTGCTCGCCTCTTTTTGGGGGATGTTCCTGTCATAGTTTTTCTGGCGACAATGAAGCGCTTCCCGAATTCTCTGGATGTTTTCTGCTGCTGATATGAATTCGTCTGAAGAGGACATGTTTCGAAAAATTTGAAGCTTCAAATTTTTCTCTCGATATGGCGTTATTTCCCCAGCAAAAAATGTTGAATCTCTTTTCTCCATTCCGTTCGTTCCAACCAAACGTCTTCCTGTATCAGCCGAAGAAATTCGTATCCCCTTTCTTCTGCCACTGATTGTTTGAATTTGTCTCTTCTTTGTACCTCTTCCAACAAGGTCCAACCCTTGACTTGGCGAAAGTGTTGAGGGCCATCGAGTTCGATGATTTTCTTCCCTATCACAAAGTCATAGCGGAAATGTTTGCCTGTGTCTGGGTTTTTGCACCAGTCAAACTTTGCCTCGGAAATAACCTCTTCCGCAAGAGAAAGTTCTTTGAGATATTTTTTGAGCTTTCCTTGTGTTTTGAAGTGGCAGTCTGGGCACCAACTATTTTTCCAGAATATGGAGTGTGGAGAACACCAAAATTCTCCGTGTTCCGGACAGTCAAAGAGAAACTTTGTACAGGAAGCGGTATAGACCTCCCTGGGAGTTTTCTTGTTCCTTTTTGACCAAAGATGGGCTTTTGGGTGGGAGGCGAACGACCTTTCGAAACACCATTTACAGTCCGAATTTTTACACATCGGAGGGGATGGAGAAGCACAGATAAGACAACAACCTCCCTTCTTTTTTGTTGTCATAATACACGGCTTGCTAAAGAATTCGTGCTTGCAAATCCCACATTCGAAAAGGTATTCTTTGTTGCTGTATGGTCTGACCTCACAGGGTTTCTTTTCGTTCTTTGGACTCCAGATTTCAGAAGCAGGATTCGAAGCGAAAGAAAGCTTCACGCACCAGGAACATTTCCTTTCTTCTTTGCAAAGCTGTTTTCCCCCACAAAAAGAGCACCATATGCCTCTTTGGATGATGTGAGGCGAAAGAGAGAATGTGTGAGGGCAATCCTCGCAAACAAAGAGAAAAGATTTATGGGCTGAGTTGCGGACGTCTCTCGGAAAGAGCTCGTTCTCTGGGCTCCAGAATTCAGCTTTTTCGTGGCTTGCGAAACTGGCTTTGAAGCAAAATTCGCAATCTTCTTGTTGGCATAGTTTTTTCCCTCCGCAATAGGGACACCAGTTCCCTCCCCTTTTATCCGTCAGGAACATCGGCGTACTCTGGAAATCATGGCCACATCTTTTACAGTCAAACCAGAATTTCCTTTCGCATCCTCTCCTCACCATTCTGGGGTCTTCTTTGTTCCTTTTGCTCCAATATTTCGCCTTTTTGTGGGACGCAATAGAGCGTTCGAAGCAAGACACACATTCTTTATCCTCGCATAGCTTGCGGCCCAAAAGGGAACAGTATGGACAAGATGCATTTTTTGACTTTGATAAATCTGCGAGTTTATGTGAGAACTCATGAGAACAGTCTCCACAAAAAAATAGATAGGACTTGCCCGTGGTTTTCAAAACGTTTCTGGGACTCAAGTCGTTCTTTTCGGACCACATCACCGCCTTAGAATGAGAGGCAAAACTTTTGGAGAAGCAAACTTCGCACTTTTTATCATCGCAGAGTTTCTTGACCTTTGGAGAACAAGACATTCCCTCTTTTGAAAAATTTGAGGACTCAAATTTTTCTCTCGATATCTCCTCCAAAAGAGACATTCAGGGAAGAACCCTCATCTTTAAATGCCTCCGAGAAAGAAAGAGGGCGAAGACCAAAAAAAGTTCAGTATCAGGCCTTGGGACCTCCCTAATTCTTATCCTTCCGCAAGTTACATCGTCACCGGCCCACCAGGCAGCGGAAAGTCAAATTTTGTACGAAGTTTCTGCTATTACATGCGCCACAAATATCCGGTTGCCAAAATAGTTTCTGGAACAGAAACAGAGAATCAGACCTTCCACGAAAATTTTCCTCCGCTTTACATCAGCACAAAATACGAACAGAACGCAGAACTCCAATACGTCGCAAGGCAAAGAAAGGCAAAGACAAACAAAAAATGCAAAAATTCTTCAGCCATCCATATTGTGGATGATTGCGCAGACGACCCCAAAACTTTGCGTTCCCCGCTAATGACATCGTTCTTCAAAAACGGTTCAAGACATTGGGATGGAATTTTTATGCTTCTAACGCAAGCCGGTTTGGATGCCCCTCCGGGAGTGAGGAAGTGTGCCTCTTATTACGTGCTTTTCTACGAAGCTTCCCTCGTCGAACGCGAAAAGCTCTGGAGAAACTTTGGTTCGAAGCTCGGAAATTTCAAAGAGTTTTGCGACATCATGGACCAGGTCTGTGTCGACCACGCTTGCATGGTTATCGACAACAGAACTCAAAGCAAAAACATTGAGGATATGCTCTTTTGGTATCGTGCCCCTCATCCTATCCCAAAGTTTAAGTTTGGCTGCAAGCAATACAGAAAATGGAGCAAGGAAAGGTACAACAAAAATTACGAACCTCCTCTCATCTAAATAAAATATTTGAATAAATATTTTGAATGAAGAGGCTTGAAAAATTTCCCAAAAAGTGGAAGGGCGTCGTCCATTGCACAAGGCATTTCTGTTATTCCTCCCGAGACAAAACAGAAGACTGTCACTCGCAATCTCCTTTTCTGCGGGAGAGTCAATGGGGAGGAGTTGACTCCCTTGCTCATCCAGAGAAAGAATTTGGCGTTGTTATCCCCTATAAGCTCTGCGAATATAAATCCGAACTCTTTGCTCAACTTCGCAAAGGAGGAAACTGGTTCGTCTTCTCCTGCCCTTGGTTGTCTGCTGGCTGTTCGTCTTGCGACGGGGAAACGGATTCTTCCTTCAATGTCAAAGAATACGGAGGAATTCACGACCTTTTATGGAACCATTTTACGGATGACGAAAGAGGAGAACTCGGGCTTTCTCTTTGGGACGATGAAGAATGTCGGTATCCAGAGTCCCTCCAAGAGTTCCAAGAAAGATTTCCCAAAAAAGACATTTCGTGGATATTCTGAGAGATAAAATATTTTATAATGAAAATATTTAAAACTTGTCCTTTGCCCCGCAGAAGCAGCAACAGAGATCTCCTTCGGATGTCATTCGAATGTCTACGGTTCCTCCGTCTTCGAGTATTCTCCAAAAGTTTTTCTGTGTAAGGTATGTGGTTCCTGGAGCCTTTGACTTTGTGTCAAGAATTTTGACCCTCTTTGCAAAGTACATAACGCCTTGCGGAAGGATGCAGTTGTTGTAAATCTGTGCAAGAATGGTTTTTTCGAGATTCTGGAGGTTCATGTCCTCGGTCAACACGATGGGAAGTTTCTTGTCGTTGTGGAGGCGAACCCATACAAGTTTTCCTTCCACAGAGACACCAAACTGTGCCATCGAAAGGGAATTTTTTAGAGAATCTGTGTTCTCTGAGCCATCTTCTTCCCACTTTTGGAAAATCTTGGAGTTCTTCTTCCAAACAAAGTCCTTCCTCACTTTCTTGTAGTTTTTCGACATATCTCTTTTCTCCGGCTCCTTTCCTCCATTTTTTCATTTCAAGACTTTTTCTCTTCAGTGACTTTTCTGTCCCGTGTTTTTCCCCATCGACCCAGGGAATTTTTTTGACGAGTTTCCCTTTCCTGTCCCAAAAAAGTTCTGGACCGTGTTTTTGTCCATGAGAATACCAGAAACATGAACGTAGACTTCCGTCTCTTCGTTTGACGAAGGACATTCCATGCATTTTCCCCTTTTTCCATCCTACGGAGCAACGAGGTGTTCCAGAATTCAAAAAATAACATGTCTGTGGTCCATCTTGTTCTCCAAATTTATACTCTGCTTCATAGTCGAGTTTTTTGTTCTTCCAAAGGAGGTGTTTCCCGTGTCTCTCTCCGTCCCGAAATTCGAGCTCGTACCTAATAATGCCGCGAAAGGATTCCCCTTTCTCTTTTCCGTGTCTTTTTCCGTTTGGAAGAACATACCAAACTGCGTCGGAATGACTTTCCTTGCGACAGAAGGGGAGTTTTAGCTTCTCATCGAAACAAGAGTCTCCTTCAGCAATCCAGAAACAACAGAGAGTTTTGGGGTCCTTGATAAAATATTCCATCTTAACAATATTTTTCTAAAACTTGAGTTATTGTGGGTCTCTCTTTTGGCTGGTATTTTAAAAGTTCAGAGAGACACCTTCCGAGTTTCTCCGGCATCCCTTGTTGTTTTTGAGGAACGTACTTGTGACGCATGTGTTGACAGAGGAGAAAGCCCTTGTCAAAAGACCAAAGAGGTTTTCCTGTCCAAAGTTCCGAGAGAATGCAGCCAAGACTCCATACATCTACCTCCTTCCCAAAGAACTTTTGAGGTTCGATGAGAAGCTCCGGAGCCCGATAGTTCAATGTCACAACATCGCTGTCCACAGAAATTTCTCCATCTCCACAGTAGAGAGAAAGGCCAAAGTCGCAAATTTTTGCTGTTTTTCCATCGTACAAAATATTGGAGGGTTTGAGGTCAGCGTGAATAATGCCTCTTTTGTGGATAAACTCAAGGCCTTTGCAAATATCAGAGAACACAGACTGAATCTCTCCTGTTTCGAGATGTCTCCTCGAAAGGTCGAAAGGAAGGTGCTCGAGAACCAGAGTCTGGGAAATGTTCTCTCGTTCGAATCTCAAAAGCTTGCAAACGTTTTCGTGTCCGCCCTCCAAAAGGTCGTAAATTTTCTTTTCTGGGTGCGTTTCGACGTTGAAAGATTCGCAAACGTACGTCTTAAAAACTTCTCCCTTTTTTCTATCGAGAGTTATCGTCGCTTGGAGGGGGTGTCCGGATTTTTGGATGAGCTCCATTTCGAAATATTTTATAGAATATAAAATATTTTTACGATAGATGAAGAAGCATCAACATTTTCTCGAAGAGGTTCCTTTGTTTCTCTCGAAAGCGATAACCTCTGGGAAGCCGATGAAGAAGAGATGTCGGAACAGCTACGAAAGAAAAGTTCTCCATCAGGAAGCGGAAAGGGTAGGACTGGAACATCGAACTATCATCGACAACACAGAGCTTCATAAAAATCATAGCGAGGTGGTTGTTGTCTCCTATAGTGGATGTTGTCCTGATTGTGATAGAAAAGAGATTCACCTCTCTTGGACGCCACACAGTTGGGTCGAAGTAAACAACGGGAGGGAAAGACAAGAAATTGGCGAAAGAGAACCTCTGACGTCAAAGATAGAAAATGTCCATCATCTTTACTTGCACAAGGGACAGTTTTAGAAAATATTTCTCCAGAAATATTTTATGCGAATATCCTCTTTTCCTTCCAAAGAATAGAGTATGGCGGGAGTTTTGACCAAAGAGATTTCTCGTGGAAACTGCAATCGTACTTTGTTCTCACAAGCTCCTTTCCGCTTTCGTCAAATATCCCTCCAATCTTTTTTCCTGGCTTTGAATACCGATGAAAGAGGAAAACATCCTTTCCCAAGTCTCCAGGCTCGAACTGTTCGCTTTCTCCTCTTCCGAGCCAGAGATTGAGTCCATTACCAAAAGCGATCGGACCTGTGGTGTACAGGTCTCTTTCTCCGTACTCCCTTTTCTCCACTCTCGAAACGACAAGGTCGATGATTCTTTTTAGCGCTGGATGCTGCGGAGTCACAGCAAAGAATGCCTGGTAAATCCCAGAAGAAACTCCCTGGTCCTTTGCAGAGACGAGGGTTTTGTTTCTCGGTAGCCATTCGCGAAGAGGAGAAAGACATACCATTGCAGAATCCGCGTAGACTCCTCCATGAACCCACAAAGCACAATAACGGAAGAGGTCCGCTTTGTAAGCTCCAGGAACGAGAGTGTCATAAGCCTCGAGCACTTTCTGGTCAAAATTCTCTGCAATAAAATCTCTCTGTTTATCCGTTGGAAAGTACATGTGCTCGTACTCTGGGTTTTTATTGACCCAAGAATCCAAAGCTTCCCTCATTCCAGGAAGAACTTTCTCTTCATTCGTTTGGAAAATAACAAAAGGTATCTTTTGCCTCCAAGAAGCTTCTGTTTTTCTTTCTTGAAATTGTGGATAAACTTCCCAATCCTTTCCGCCAAAGACACGACATTTCAAATCCAAAGAAAACTCTTCTTGAATGTTTTCCCGAAATTCCTTGAACCAAAGAACAAGAAACGCAAAGAGAGAGAGGGAGAAGAGAAAGACCAAAAGCCACATTACAGTTGATTCGACGTTTCGTAACGATGAACGACCAAAACACAGAACAGGAAAGAGAAGCTCTCAGAGAAGAGATTGAAGAGAGGGTTCTTCGTTTGATGTTCCTGACTCTCCTATGGCATCTCGCGTACAGGGATCTTGAAAATATTTTATAAAATATTTTATTCTTTCGAAACTGCGAGGACCTTCCCTATCGCTAAAGTTTTTGACTTGTCCCGAATCACGAACCTTCCGAGTTTTGGGAACCTCTCGAAAGGCTCCACAAGAATTTTCTCTCTCGTCGAGATGACCACCTTCCCAACGCATCCTTTCTTGACCAAAAGAGATTTCACAAATTTTTCTCCTTGCTTGACCCCCAAAACTTTCTCGACGCAACATTCGTGTTTCCCAAAGAACAGTTGCATGACACATTCTGTTCCGGGACAAAAGAGGGGTGTCTGTTCGAGAACATGCACCAAACAAAGGAATTTTGAGTTTTTCTTGATGACAGAATCCAGAGAACAAAGGAAGTCCCCTTGTCTCATTTCTTCCGGAGCCGAGACGAGGAGCGTCGCGTTCTCCCCGACATCGGCAAAGGGAACATCTTGACAAAAATCTGTGGAAACTGTATGGACTTGCACCTCTTTTTCTCCAGGACAGAGGAACAGACACGATCCTTCGCAAACTCTTCCCCTCTCAACCTTCCCGAATACGAGGTATCTTCCTCCCTCTTTTTGAACGGACATCACAGAGAACCTCGTGCTCTCACTTTTTTTCCTTTCCAGGGAAATGGAAGAGAGAACGTCAAGAAAACAAGGGCCAACCCACCACGAATTCTCGAATCTTTTGGAGACGTTTTCGGAAGAAAAACCTGAACCTGGGACGAAAGAGACCTTGTTCGTGGCGAAACCTCTGCAGACGAGATGCTTCTTTGTTTCCGAAACGATCTCTTTGTACCTATTTTTGTCCCACTCCACACTATCCATTTTATTCACAAAGACGACGAGACGAGGAACTCCAAAAGCCTTTACCAGAGTAAGATGCTCCAATGTTTGGCCTTCCTCTGAGATCCCTGCTTCGAATTCTCCCTTCCTCGCAGAGATGACGAGCACGCAAACATCGGCGCTGACGATGCCCTCGATTGCATTCGGAACATAATTTCTGTGTCCCGGAGCGTCCAAAATTGTCCACCTTTTTCCGGACCATTCAAAGACTTCCCTTCCGACCTCTATCGTCTTTCCCCTCTTCCTCTCTTCTGGGTCAGTGTCGAAAAGAAAGGCTCTTCCCCAACTCTTGCCTGCTGTCTCTTCTGCCTCTTTTTCCACCTGGGAAAGGGCTCTTGGGTCCACTCTTTTCGTATCAACGAGAATAGTGCCGCAGAGGCTTGACTTGCCTGCGTCGACATGTCCGAGAAAAACCACGTTCAGATGTTGTCCCTCCATTTGTTTTTGACAACTTTCCTCGAAATTAGCAAAGGGAACAATTCTTCTCGTAAAATGTCTCAAAAACAAGATACTGTCCGTCCCTCGTGTCTTCCCACAAGTTCTCTGGAATCTGTTCTCCATCAAGGCGAACAAAAGAGATTTTTTTGCGGTCTTTGTTGTATCTCGTGACTATTTTTGGAATTATCTCTTTGGAGAGCTGCTCTTTCGTGATGTTCCTTGTGATAACAAGAGGAAAATCTTTTCCAGGAGCAACTCTCAACCACAAAAGTTTTCTGTCGAGAGGAATTTCTCCAAACTGGGACAAGCAAAGTCTCTTCTTGAGCTCGGAAATCCCTTCTTCTCTTTGTGCTCTTCTCTCCCAGTTTTCATAGATGATGTCGTTCTCTTGCCAATAAAAATAGGGTCCAGAAGCACAGCATCCCATTATTTGTTCTAATGTTCAATCTGCAATATCTCTTTCCTCCGTTGTTCCGTTTTTTTGCAAAGAGACCTCCGAAGCTCCCCAATTTCGTATCTCAGCATGTTCGTCTCTCGCGCTTTCAAAAGATAACCTACGCCAAAACAGGCCACAGTGGCTACCAAGGTAGGAGTTGGGATGCCCACCCAAAGCATCACCGCGACGACAACATAACTTAGAACCATTACTTTTTACACCCAAAAGTAATATGGACAGAGTTGGGAAATACGGGCTTTTTATAAAGAGAATTTCTCCAAAAGATGCGGACATCACCAAAGAATCTCTCGAGACAGTGAACAACATGCTCGTGTTTTTGGCAGAGAAACTTACAAAGCAAGCGAACATCATCATCGACCAGAAGACGTTAAGGCACGACGCTTTTCTGTGGCTTCTGACAGACATCCAGGGAGAACTTGGAAAACATTCCCAAGATTTTGCAAACTCTGTTTTGTATGGAGAGAAGGAGCTTGTTTTCCCCACAAAAAGGACGGAAAACTTGATGAGAAAAAACACATGCTTGAGAATCAGCCAAAGCGCAGTGAAAACTTTGACTGCGATTCTCGAATATTTTTGTGGTCAGATTATGGAAGCATCTTTCTCTCAGGCAAAGAAAAGCAAAAGAAAAAGAATTCGTCCCATTGATATCGAAGCAGCGATATCTCAAGACAAAGAGCTCCATTCCATGTTTGGGAAAGGGGTAATCTCTGGGAGATAATAAAATATTTTTGTTTGTAAAAATATTTTATCGGACTTTTTCTTTTCCCTTGTCTTTCTTCTCGAGTTTCTCGTCTGCCAGCGACCAACCCGTAGAATCTTCTGGAACGTAGCTTACCCCTTTCTCGATGGGAAGCCCTCCAGTTGTGTACTCGATCCTGCAGATTCTCCACGCCCCGACACCAGAGTGCTTTGAAAGGACGCGAAAGGTTCTTCCATCTCCGTCCCTTACGAGTTTACCAATCCAAGAAGGCTGAAGATTCGTTCCGAAGAGCTCCCATTCCGGTGAATGTTCTGGTACCAGCTTGACCATACCCTGTTCGTTTTGAAGCAGACAAACTCCATTGGAGCAAGAAAGAAATTTGCAAATTTCACCTGTCGCTCTTTCCTTTACTTTCTTTCCAATCCAAGAAGGGTCCATGGAGCCCCTCTGAAATTGCTGGACAGAACTGTACTGGAGTCTCGGAAAGAAAATTTCCGAAGGAGTGAGAGGCCTCCAAAGAGTTCCGATCCCGTACGACAGATGCCTATTGTCTACACTGACCCAACGCACGGGGTCAAAGAGAAATCTTTGTTTCTCGACACGGATGTAATCGTCATCGATAAACAGCAAACGATGGACGTCTCCCTTCTCGTTTCTAATGAGTCTCCCAAGCCATTCTTTTCGAACTGGCTGGAGAGACTCTTCCTCGTCTCTGGGATCTTCTTCGTTGTTTTTCTCGAATTTGAGTCTTTCTTCACATTTCAAAGGCATCGTCCAAAAAGCTGAGCGGTCGTTCGATGCATTTCCAGAGAAGTCGTTTTTCTGGTTCCCTTCCTGCGCCTCATGTTGTGCGGCCTCTTCGGCAACAATCAACTCGCAAGTGAGTTGGTCAAGTTCCTCCAGGATTCTTTTTCTCTCTTGTTTCTTTTCGCAAACATCGTATTCGAGGCGGAGAAACTCCACATGCTCACGAAGAGATTCAAGTTTTTCGAGGCTGGAAGGCTCCATTGTATGTTGTTTTTAGGATCTTTTTTGACTTGTTCGATAAACCACTTTTCTTTTTTCTTTGTTGTGAATGGAAAATGTCAAGAGCAAAAAAGATAACGGAACCTTTTCTGGTTGCTTGGACGTTGCTGGGAATTCCTGCTGGTTTCGTCATCGGTCGAGGAGAAGGGCGAAACCAAAAGAACAGACACGTTTCTTGGTACGTTGGAGTACCAAAAGTGGTATGGAGGACCATTTGCTGGCCATACTATGTACGGGAATATATTTAGAGAAATCTGTGGCTTAAAATATCCAAGATATTTTATTCGATGCAAGAGTTTCTTCGTAAAAGAGAAACTTTGGCACATTCTCTGGCTACAGGTTTAAAACCTAACCCCAACCTTTTCCTGAGAGAAAGCCTTTTGTATGGCTGCAATTTGCCTATGAAGGAATATGTTCTTCCTGATGGTTCAAGGCACGGGAGAGCAACGACCACTTTCTCTGGTCAGAGAAAAGACAATCCGACACTCGTCGTAACGTACAAATTCGGTAAAATGCACGGTCCGTCTTCTTTTTCTTCAAGAAAGGAAGGTTCTTTTGCAGGGCAGTACGAAAATGGGCTCCCTCAAGGACTCTTTGTCTTTGACTGTGGATTTTCTATGGTTTTTGACAAAGGTCTTCCTGTCCTCACCAAAGACAAAAAGGGAGATGTTGAAAGACTCGAATGGGATATGAAGAAAAGAACTCTCGTTTTCAAAGGAAAAAAATATTTTAATGTTCGCGTCGTTGGCAACACAGCGTTTGCCAACGATTTTTATGAAGCCAAAAGGCTTCTGATAACTCCCGAAATAAAGGGGGTCCGCTTTTTGATGAGGTGGTCACCCCATGTTATTGCAGACACAATCAAAGACAAAAAGATACAAGAGTTGCACCTGGATATTCCCATATTTTTCTAGTCTTTGTTTTCCGGGACAAAAACAGCCTTCAAATCCAAAATGCATTTTCCTGGGACTTTTCTTTTGCCAAAATCTCCTTGAGGAGTGCAAGGGCACTCTGCAAAAAGCTCCCATTTTCCTCCGTTTTCTTGAGACATGAACGAACGGACAACCGTACAGTTTTGTTGTTGAAGATACGCCTCCATTTTTCTAAATATTTTTACGAGTAAAAATATTTATTCTACCTTTTCCTTGCATTTGTCAGCCTTTTGTCCCAAAAGTTCCCACCCCGCAGAGTCTTGACGAACGTACAGAAACTCTCCCTCTTCGGGTGCACCATTTTCCACTCCTTTCATTTCTGCAAGACGCCAAGAGTTGGAGCCGTAGACGCTCGAAAGGACCTTGAAAACCTTTCCGTTTTTCTGGACGAGCTTACCAATCCAAAATGGAGAGATTGTCCCTTCGAAGCGAAACCCCGCTGAGAGAGCTTCCTCTGTTCCCAGAGGGACCAAAAATTCCACGAGGCTCCATTTTTTCTTTTTAAAGCACCGAGTCCTTCCATCCACGGAAGACCAGCGAAGAGGGTCATACATCATCCTCTGTTTTTCGAGATAGTCAGCAATGTCACCGGAAAAGGTCACACGATAGACTTCACCTTGTTCGTCTTTGACGAAACTTCCCACCCATTCTTCTTGAATCTCTCCAAAAGCGACCTCCTCTTCTCTGACACAGACTTGGTACTCTTCTTTCTCGCTCTGTAGTTCCTGGCGCGAGGTTGCCTCTTCCATCGCAAGGAGATCGCAGGTGAGGGGGTCAAGAACAGTAACGAGATGTTCGATCTCTTTTTGGAGCCTCCCCCTTTCGCTTCTCCTCTCACAAAGGTCGTATTGAAGCCTCAAATCTTCAAGGCTATCGTTCAGAGTTTGAACATGAAGACGAAGAGCCTCAAGTTTTTCGACAGTCGAGGGTTCCATTGTAAAATATTCAAAAATATTTTGTCTTGTCTTTCTTCAATCTTTTGTTCCGACAAGAGACCAACCTCCACTCTTCGCCGAAACAACATCTTCGAGTCTGTCTTGCATGAACCTGCCATTCTGAACCACAATTTGGACTCGATAGTTTCCGTCCTTGTTTTGTTCCAAAAGATTGCACAGTCTCCCATCCTCGTTTCTTATGGGGTTTCCCACCCACAGAGGAGAGATGATGCTTTGTTGGGCAAGTCCTCTTTGAATTTCTTCTTCCGTTAGGAACCTCCACTCAAAGGACTTTTTAAGAGCAAACATCTCCCCGGTTTCTTCCCACCCACAAAGAAATTCCATCCTCTCGAGGTAAAAGAATGCGACGTCCTCATCCTTCACTCTATATACTCTTGTCCCTCCTCTTGTGACGAGTCTGTTCAAAGGAGTCTCTTTCTCAAGTTCTTCCAACCTCCTGCGACAGGCGTCCATTTCCTTCTTTAGAATCTTCCTCTTTTCTCTTTGCTCACATGTATCGTGTTCAAGCTCAAGAACAGCGAAATGCTCTCGGAGAAGGGAAGTATGTTCTGAAACTCTTTGCATCTCGTCGTATAAAATATTTTATTCAAAATATTTAGAAATCTCGCTTGTATTTCTTCTCGAACACTTCCAATTCGCTTTTCCACATCTCTTTTGGTGTCCTCTCTGAGAGCTCAGCGTGTTTTTCCTTGAGCTTCCTCAAAAACTCCCCAACTTCCCGAAGTCTTCCTTTCGTGAGAGTTCGAATGGGCATACCGATGAGGTAGTCATAGCTTCCGTTCCATTTGTCGTAGGCCATATCTTCCATTTTTTGGAGAAGGAGTTCCTCTTGTTGCTTCATTTCAAGAATTCCATCGAGGACATCTTTTAGGAACCTTTGTTTGTTCGCTTGTTTGAGAATTTCTTGAGAGAGGTCTGCGAGCATTTTGTCCTTTCTTTTTTGATAGAGTCTGAGACGTTCCGGGCAATACTTGAGGAGAATGTCATCCACCGTAGAAAACTTTACCGGGTTGTCCTTTTCGTCGAGGGCGGTCATATTCCGAAGAGAGAACGTCGTCGAAAGTTTGAGGTTTTTGATGGTGGGGATAAAGTCCTTTGTTGTGTTGATGATGAAGGATGCCTTTTCGTCCGTGTATTTATCCTCAAACGACTTGATGTGCTTCTGAGTTTCGAGAGACTCCAAATGTTTTTTGCAGTCATAGGTCCAAAGCCCCACAGGAGTTTCCACAATCTTCCACTTTGTTTTGGACATTTTTTCGAGAACACCGAAAGTTTTGACTTTGTCCTCTTCGACCTCTGTGGTTCCATTGAACCCCTTCCACCAAGGAGAAAGTTTGGGAGTTTCTTGTTCTTCCAACCAACACCGAATCCAATGGCAAACTTCGAGGGGGTTATGGGGAGGAATTTCCGTGCTGTGACCCGTTCCGATACCGCACGCTCCATTCACAACAATCAGAGGAATGATTGGGATGTAATTGATGGGTTCGTTGTACTCGTTATCCTCAAACACTTTCTCATAGAGGTCATCGTCTTCAGGAGGAAACACGACTCTGGCAATCTTTTCAACAAAGGAGCTCAGATATCTCGAAGCAGAATGGTCCTTTCCGCCTCGAAGTCGAGTGCCAAAAGAGCCGTCGGGGTTGAGAAGGCGCACGTTATTTCCGCAGCCCACAAAATCCTGTGCCATACCGATGATGGTCTCTGTCAGAGATTTCTCTCCGTGGTGGTAACCGGCTACCGAAGCGACCTCTCCTGTCAGTCTGTCAACGTGCTTCTTTTTGTTTTTCCCGATAATGTTTGAACTGAAGCACGCATAGAGAACTTTTCTCTGGGAAGGCTTGAGTCCATCAAACACAGAGGGAATAGACCTTCTGTTGTTTGCTCTGTGGTAGGTGGATAGTCTCTTATCGATAAAGTCAGAGAGCGAGAGCTCGCCTTCGTATGTTTCGTCAGGAGTAAGGCTTCCGGCCAACCACGTTTTTCTTTCGTTTGACTTGTTCTTTGAGAACGCAAGGTCGAACCAAGCGCCTTCCGTTCCGTCCGCGACGTAAGAGACAAGTTTTTGTTCAGAGAGGTATTTCCTTCCGTCTTCTGGTCTGCTCGACCCGAGACCCTTGAAATATTGGACTTTGAGGTTTTTGTGTCCTGGATTTTTGGAAAGCCATTCCTCGAATTTTGTGGTTGAAAAGAACCATTCTTCTCTCTTTCCAAGGAAGGCCTTCAAAATGGGAGTTCGCAGAGACTGCACGAATCCCTTCTCCAAAAGTTCCGGGTAGTGCTTGTGGAGGAAATTAAGCACAAGCCCCTCGATGTGCTTTCCGTCCTCGTCTGCATCACACATTAAGAGCACCTTTCCGTACCTCAGAGTTTTTCCGAGGTCCTTGGAAAGGCCAAGGACATTTTTGAGAAGCTCGAGTTCTTTGTTTTTTCCAATAGTTTTTTGCGTTGCATTCGTAGTGTTGAGAACTTTTCCTTTCAGGGCGAACGCTCCATACCTTTCCCTATCTTTGAGGGAAGTAAAGCCGGAAACGGCCAGAGTTTTCGCAGAGTCTCCCTCTGTGAGAATGAGAATGCATTCTGCGCTTCTGGATGTCCCAGCGAGCTGAGCATCGTCAACCTTGGTGAGGTCAAGGACCAACTTCTTTGTTTTCTTTGTCTTTTTCGGGTCGAGACGAGAAGAAAGCTCCTGGACAAAGCCCCATTTCATCAACTTTTTCGTCTGTTCCGGAGAAACCTTTGTTGTCTTTGGTGTCGGGGAGGCGAGTTCGTGCTTTGTTTGGCTTGTAAACTCTGGTTTGTCGAGGTCACAAACAACGAAAAGGTGAAAAAAGCATTCCAGTTGTTTCATGCTCGCCTTTGGTTTTCCCTCTGCCTTTTGCTTTGCGTTGAAGGCCTTGAGAAGAGGCATCAAAACGGCGTTCTTCCAAGCGTTGACATGCACCCCCGTAAAAACCTCGAGTCCATTCACAAAAGAGAGGCTCGTCTCCTGACTCGGTTCTGTTGGTACAAGCTCTGGATTCTTTTCGAGAAGAGCAAACCTCGAGTCAGGGGACGAAAGACAGAGGAAGTTGGGGTTCGAGCCAGAAAAAAGAGCCACATACTCTGGAAGAGTCTGAAAAGAGAATTTCTCTTCGTTGAACGATGCAGAAAGTCCCGTCACAAGGGATGCATCTCTCAGGGTCTTTTGAAACCGCGAAAGAAGAGGTTCGGTCCAGCCATCAAGACCAAACCTTGCAAAGTCCGGGAGGAAACGGACCTCTGTCCACCCCTTTTTCTTTGTGCATTTTTCAATGACGGGGGGTGTCCTCCTCGTTAGGTTGTCGAAAAACTCCTGTTGAAAAATTCGCTGTTTCTCTGGGTCAAAACACCGAACAACAAAATGTTTCGAGAAGATGGATGTGAGCTTAGCTCCCAGACCGTTCCTTCCCGATGTTTTCCGGACCTCGTCATCGTTGTAGTTTGTCGAAGCCTTTGAGTAACCAAAGAAGAGCTCCGCTGGATAGAGAAGAGAACTCGAAGTGTTTCCGAGCTCGTCTGTGTAACTGTATTCTTTCCTTTCGACAGAGATATGAGCTCCGTCGTTCCAAACGGTGCAGTAGCCTGTCTCTCTATCGAGAGAGACCTTGACAGACTTCATCGGAATCCCGGAAACGGAAGAGCGGAAAAAGTTGTCGACTGCGTTGCTTACAATCTCGTAGAAAATGCGCTCCAGACCTTCTGGGAATTCGAGAGTTCCGAAAAGCATCGTCTTCTTCTCTTCGGACCAATACCATCTCTCATGAGGAAGGCTCCGAATTGAACCGAGGAACGTTTCCGGACGATGAAGAGCGAACTGGAAGTCGTTGAGTCTGCGTCCGGAATCCATAATATTTTATCTGAGATGTTTGTCTTTGAAAATATTTTAATCAAAATATTTGGTTTGGACAAGCCATCAATAAGGGATAATCGGCCCCGTAATCTCCTGTTCAAGGGCAACAAGTTCTCCGAGCTTTTGAGAAAAATAAAAATCCGGAATTCCCTCGTATTTCTGGGAAACCATAACCACGATAGTCTTGGTAATCCCTTCTTCTTTCGTCCACCATCCGTGGAACTCCGGAAAGATTTCTCCCAATTCTCTCCACGACATTATGGAGCTCTTCTTTTCTTCGAAAGAATTTGCTTGCTTTTGTTTGGTTTCTCCGGCGACTTTCGTGAAAAGAGCGCAAGAATCTGAATTCCGGAAAGTGGGTTCTTCTGTCGATGTGTACGAGGTCGAACGCATCCTTTCAGAAAAGAGTTTTTCCTCGAGTTCCGAAGTCTCATCTCAAGAACTGGAAAGGGGAATTTTTTCCAAGGTCAAGGAAGAGACAAGCTTCTTTCCAGGAACAAACATCAAACACGGGCCTTTTCGGAGGGAGGTATTTAATGTTGCGAGATTGGCACGCCATCCGTATAACGGAACATTCGAAACAAGGGGAAAGAAGAGAATTGTGGTAGAGGGAAACCATTTCAAAGGAGAGCTACATGGAGAAATCTTTACGAGAATTTTAATACCGTTCCAAGAGTGGACAAGGGAAGTTGTTTCGACTCGGGAGGTTTCTCTCTATGACGAGGGACACTTCATCTCTTCGAACAAAGAAGTCTTTCTGATTCAGAGCAGCGTGGGATATTATCCTTCGAAACATCCACTTTTTTCATAATAAATATTTTACGAGACTAAAATATTCAAAAAAAAATGGACGAATTTTTTACTCCTCAAGAATGGCTCCCTTTTGCGGTCTCTTCGTCCGTGGAGCTTACAGAAACAGAATACGACTACGAAACAATCGTCGAAAAGGAAAACATCACCGGACAAACAACAAAGACCATCGCGACGTCCACCGGAACTGGAACTTTCAAAAAGTCTGGGGAGAGTTTCGGTCCTTATATGCTCAACATCTTTTCGCGAACGGAAGGGCAGGAAGATGGAATTCTTGTGGAAATTCGGGGTTGCAACTTCAACGGAAAACAATATGGGAAGGTTTCGCACAAAACGTGGATAGTTTCTGGGGGATTAGAGATATTTTCCGGAGAAACCACGCACGAGCCAAATTTTACCTAGGGGCTTTCCCTTTAAAACCCCACATTTTTGGTTCAAAATAAAAAATATCTTTGAATTTTTTACCAGACACTGAAATGGAGCTGTTCTTCTCGCCGAGAGAGTTTTGTAGCTTTTCCCTCACGGGTTGTTCTGCCAACAGCATATTTTTCTCTTTTGAAGAACAGACAACGCCAGAGAACGGAGGGGGTATTGGTTTCCTCCGCATTTCTGGGGAAAAATATTGCGGCATCTTGCGGGGAAAGTCAAAGGGAGAAACATATTTTCTCGGAAGGCTCCATGGAATGACCACATTTTACGACAGAAAGGGCTTGTGGACATCCAAAAGAAACTACTTTTTGGGGAACTTTGTCGGCAGAGAGCAGAACCCAAACAAACTCAAATATTTTTAAAAGGTTATCTCTTCGACGGAAGAGCTTCTGGTGACTCAAATTTTATACTTGATAAAATTTATTCGACGAGCTTTCCTTGCTCAAAGGTCCACGATTTAACAATCTTCCCAGAGGCTGACCTCATCTCTCTCGCTCCATGTTCAAGTCCTTGTTTGTAAAAGCAAGTGATTGTCGAAACGAGACGCATCTCCTGCTTTCTTGGGTGGTACAGCCAGTTTCTCTGCGTGAGTTCTCCCTCAATCTTCCCGTTTTCGTAGAATTTCTTGACGTCTTTCCGAAAGACCGACTTTTTTTCGACAAGAGCCCCCTGCACAGAACTCCAAACAGGGGAGAGAGTCTCTGTTTCCTCTGTCGAGAGAAAAGGGCCATGCCTGACCTGCGTCCCCTCAAGGACGGAAAATGTTTTCCTCAGCGTCTTTGTTACTCTCTCGATATAAGTTTGCCCTTTCGCCGGTCCAGACAATATCGTGCGAGGGAAGCTTTTCGTCGTTTGTCCGTTCTTTTCGACAAGAGTTGTGATAGACATCTTCCACATAAAAACTTTTGATAAAAAGTTTTGCATTGTCTTTGGTTTCTTTGGGCTATCGACAGAAAGGCGCATCTTTCGGGAAATATTTTTATGCGATGGAACTTCCCCTCTACGAAGAAGTTTTTCTTGTTCTTGAAAGGAAATATCTCCTTCGGAGGAGAGAGTTTGCAAAGTTGGAGAAATTCACATTCTCTGTGAAGAAGCCCGACCACAGAACTTTATCGATCTATACAAAACAGTGCGAGCTACTTTGTGAGTGGGAAGAGAATTGGCTCGACAATCGGACAAAAGTCTATCACAAAAAGGCGGAGAGAGAAGTCGCTCTCTCCCGTGAAGAGATGCTCCGAGACATTAAACGTCAACTCGGAGAGCGTGTCCCGTCCAGTGACATACACAAGGACATTCTCAAATACGGATTCCCAGAAAAACGGAAACTTTCGAAAGAGGGGCTGAAGAAATTCAGGGAATAATTTATCCATATATTTTATAGATTATAAAATATGGGTCATGTGTACCTTGTGTCAAAACCTTGCTTTGCAGAGAACGTTGTCAAAGTGGGAAAGACAGAAAGTTTGGTATGCCGAATGAGAAGCTACGGAAAGGGGGCGACTTGGTATCGCATCTGTTTCACAAAAGACTGTCATGCAAAAGAGAAGGAGATAATAAAAGCTTTCTCAAAAAACTTTTCTTTGGTCGAGGGGAACGAATACTTTTCTGTCTCTTCCGTGGAAGAGGCGATAAGAATTTTTGACAGTTTGGTTTCCGAAAGAGAAAAAGTCACGAAAGAGCGACCTTCTTTGATGTTTTGATGTGGGTGTTGACTGCGACTTGTGAAAAATAGCAGCTGTTTTTGACCACAGAGAGATCTTCTTCAACCTTTTTCTTGAGGGTCTCGATAATTTTATTTCTGTCGCGGCGACAGAGGTCGTCGAGTTCTTGTTCCTTGATGTAAATAAGGTGGGTCAAATAGATAAGGGCTGCGACTTTTGCTTTTTCGAGAGAGAAATTTCCTCCGTCCTTGAGAAATTCTCTCAGGCGTTTTAGGCTGGACACAAGCCTGTCTTCTTGTTTTTCTTTTATTGTTGCTTCTATGGACCAACCATAACAGTCCTCCTCTTGGGAGATGCGGATGTCTTTTGGATTCGTATTCTCTTTGGAGCCTTTTACACACAGAATTACAAGGCGAAGAAGCGGTGTGGAGTCGTCCATCCGATTTTTGACAGCTTCGGTAAACATATCAAGGGGTACATGTCTTCTCAGCGTGTTCACGATCCGGGCGACCTCGCAGTTTGTCCCATTCAAGATCTCTCCTTTCTTGAGACTTTTCCCCCTTTGGATGGAACGGAAAAGAGCAGACTGTTTCTGTGCGTCCATGTTGTCGTAGGTTCTAATGGGCACCAGCTGCTCTTTGAACTTTTTCTTCTGGGACTTTGACATGTCCCTGTAGAACAACTCCCTGTTTCCGGGTCGGAAGGAAAACTCATTGTTTCGGAACTTTCTCAAGGCTGTCAGCTTTTGTTTCCCATCAATGCAGAGATACTTTGTTTCTCCTCTTTCAGAGACCTTGTTGAAGATGAACCTTCCAATGTCGCAACCACCATAAATATCCCCGATGAGCTTACTCTCATCCCGTTCGTTCAGAACGTATTTCCTTTGGAAAGGAGGGTCAAGAACAAAGGAGTACCCCTTGAGTTTCTTCAAAACAAACCCAAAGTCAAAAATTTTAAGTTCCGAGCTTCCATATTCTTCGAAGTCGACGTGATCCATTTTTCAAAAAGTCCCTTTCGATGAACCATAAAATTTAATTATAAACTTTAAAGGCGTAAATGTTACACAAAATGCAAGAGTCGCTCTTTGCTCTCGGATTCAAGGAAAACGTCATCTCAAAATTCTTGCAAAACAATCCAGAGTTTTCTCTCGAATCCCCGAATGCGGAACAAGTCTATAAAGTAGCAAAGAAGCTCGTTCGTCAAGGTTCCATCGAGAGGAGGAAGAAGAGAGTCGAGAGCTATCAGGACATTGATTCTCTGTTTGATGACCTCATCGACACTGGGTTTCGACAAGAGTTTGTGGCTGAGAAGATGGGACACATTGAATTTTCAGAATGCTTGGCTCATCGTGGCTCAATGCACATCTCGTTGGATTTGGTGGAAGGAGAGATGATGGAGTTGTTCCCATTGTGGTAAATATTTCAAGAGAAATATTTGAGCGTGGGTTAGACAACTTTTTTACGGCTTTTCAAAGACGGTGGTTCGCTTGAACTCTTTCGGGGTCTCTCCCAATGAAAGCACGTCATTTACGTCCACAAGATAGACGGCGCTCGAGATTTTTTTGAGGTGTTGAGTCTCATAACAAGACCTTCCTGTAATTTTTCGAGAGTCAAAAAGGGAGATGAATACGGGCCCTTTCTCACAGTGGATGATGATGTCCATCAGAACAGGAAAACTACAGGACATCATAAACAACATCTTGCAAGGATTTTTGTGACTCAAGGGAAGAATGTCTTTAGAAATTTTTGTCCTTTTCAAAGCCCATGGATGATATTTTCCATATTTTTCAGGGTAACTGGGACCATCCCATTTCCGCGAATTATCCGTTTTACAGGCTGCATAAACATGCCTCGAAATAGCAAAGTCTGGGAAAAATCTACAACCCGGATTTTTTCTCCATTCATCGAAATCTCTCCTTTGGGTCTCTGTTTCCACTCTCAGGGGAAAATCTATGTCAAAAAATTTCATTCCGTACTCGAACTTCTCGGAAGGGATAGAGAATTCTGTTATCCAATCATGGATTCTGTCGGCGCAGTAAGACCTTTTGATTGGAGACAAGGGTTCTCTCTTCCATTCTTCCGTCTCTTTGTGTTTCCTGCATTTGACAAAAATTTCCATGCTGAACCTCTCCTCCCAATGTTCCATACACGCTTCGAGGTCATCGACGAGATATTCCAGCATCGTATCTCCGGGCATCCATCCGAAAGAGCTCAGACATCTAGAAACTTCAACGTCGCACTCGGAATCTTCTCCGAAGCACTCATAAGTGGCCGGATTGTTTATTTTGAGAGCCTCGTGTTTTTCAAAGCTCCCAAAATAATCTGGTTTCAAAGCAAGACAAAAAGACCACTTTTTCGCCAAACATAAAATCCAATCCCCAGGCATATCACATCTGAGTACCTCAAAATGCACGTCGCGATATCCCAGATCGACAATTGTGGCAAGTTTTCCTCTGGCCCTCACTGAATAACCGAGGTTGGTGCTCCTCATGAAGCAAAGTGGTCCGATTCTGTGCACCTCGACATCGGAAGCATGCGCTCCAATAATGATGACTTTGTCATCTGCGCTGACACCAGAAAAACGTTCAAACAGAGGGTCCTCGATCCATACGTATCCAACTCTTTTTCTTATCATCGACGAAAGAGCATTTCTTCTACTTCCTCCTGTGACCCACGTTTCTCTAAAATTCGGAAGGTATTTTTTCGCCCTTTGTCTCTTCTGTTTGTCGCACACCGAGTCGAACTCCTTCATCATTTCGGAGATATCTCCTTTGAATTTTTTGACCCCGCGAACCTCAAACTTCTCTCGGAACACATCGAGTAGTTTACTCTCAAAAGCAGGAGCATCGGCAACTTCTGTGAGTTTCGGGAACCTTGCATTTTTACTTCTTTGCGTGAGAAGAGAAGCCAGATTTTCTGTCCCTCCGATCTCGTAGACGTTCTGAGGAAATTTTTTGTTTGAAAGGATATAAACGTGGCCTTTCTTTGTCTGTTGCATTTTGTTGTGCAGCTCCAGCCTTTTAACGAATTCTTTAGCCTTACCGTCAGGGTCAGATATGAATGACCATTTATCAGGATCTCTTCGACCTATTTTTTAACCAGTAGCGACTTGATTGAAGAGTTTTTCTGGTTGTTTGAAGGATATTTAAATATATACTTTTGAACCAGAACTAATGGGAGAGAAAAATGTAGGGGGTTTGACTCTTATCTATATATTCTGAACATCCGCGAGCTCGTTTTGCTTTCTCCAAAAGGGTGTATTTTCTCTGTTTCTGGTTGTTTGAAGAAAGATATTTGAACATAAACTTTTGAACCAGAACTAATGGGGGAAGAAAACGGGGCAGTTTGACTATTATCTATATATTTTGTAAAAAGCGTCTTTTTTTGAAAAGACAACACAAATATTTTGTCAGCAAAATATTTCTTCTCAGATATTTAAATTCTCTTCTTCGTCAAAAGACGAAACAGGAACGTATCTGTCTATCCACTCTGGTTGTGGAATAAACATACCTTCTTCTGTAAATTCAACTTCTCCGTCTCTTGTCCTGAAACTGGACGTTAAAAACCATAGACATCCACTGTTTCTGCTCGTTTTCCCAAAAGAAACTCCAAACGCCTCTCTCAGAACCCTGTTTATCCAAACTATGGGAGTCTTTGTCAAACATCCGAAAAAGTGTGTATACAATCTCTCTTGTTCTTTCACTCTTCTAATCTCTTGGTCGACAGTCAGCATAAAGTCTTTGTGTTTCGTCTTCTTCTCGAGGTCAAAATCAGAGAATCCAAGACCATCGAGCAACTCCCAAGCGAGATAGACTTTTTCTGTGTTTTTCTTTTCTGAACGAAGGACTCTTTCACCCAAAGAGAGGTATCTTCTCTCGCGAACCCCTTCTCGGATAATATTTCTTAGTCTCTTTCTCACATCGCCTCTTTCTCCGGACACCAGACATCTGTTTTTGAACTGTTGGGAGAACTTGCGATAATTCCAGATAAAGTCAAAACAGAGTTTCTCTGGTGGAACGCGGAAGGTTTTACATAAAGAATATCTTTGGCAAGAACGTTTTTCTTGGGTATTCGCGCAGCCTCTCGAGTTTATCTCTTTGTGCTTCTCTTCGGTGATAATTTCAGAGACGAGAATATTGTGGCATTCCACCTCATCATTGACGACCGCACATTCCTTCATCTCCTTTGCGATAATTTCGAGCTCCCTTCTTTCACAAAAAACGCTTTCCTCTTCCAGAGACATTCCTTGATGCTTTAGGTACTCAAAGAACTGTTCGACGAACCAGACTTTGGAAAGATTATTTCTGAGGGCGTTTTGAAGGTATTGCAATGTGAAGTCATTCTTTTCAAGTTCGTCAGTCAGCACTCTGAGACGAACGCCGCGAGGGATAACGACTTTCTCTTCTTTTTTCTTGTTCTGTATTTTCAGGCACCTTTTCCCAGAGCAAAGATCCATCTCGATGCGTCGTTTCAGAGACTCGATAGAACACGGAACGTTTTCTCTCCTCGAGTTGACGACTCCAACAAAATTTTGGGAGGAGATATTCCGAACACGGAAAAGCATTTGGATGCTGTCGACGACGTTGCAAGAAAGGCTCGTAAAGTAGAAGAAGACTCTGTCGAAATGTTTCTCTTCAAAGCTCACCCCAGCCGTGATGCAGCTCGTGTATGCCACGACTCTGTAATTTTTCCAAGTGCTCGCATCAACGGGTTCTCCGTTCATAGTGTCTGCGGTGTACCTCAGAATTTTTCCTTCCATTCCCGGTTCTTCTTCGAGCATGTCACAGAGCACATGAAGTTTCTTCTCGCTCGTCATCGCCACAACGATGTTCTCTCCATCTTTCAGGGACCTTTGAGCCGCTAAACAGAGCTCTTCGACACTGGGTAAAATAGTGCATGTTTTGCCAACATGCGCCTTGTGTTCGTTGACGACAACGTGAACTTTCCTTCCGAAATTTCTCAAGAGTTGGACAGACGACTCGGTCAAAAACGCGTCCAGAACAATCACAGTGTCCGCGTTCTGCACAAGTTCCCTCAAAATTTCGAAACATTCCATGGGCTCGCGGCACACAGACATCATTTGGTTTATGGTCTCTGAAAACTCGTCGATGACCACAACGGAATAGTGACCAGACATTCTCGCGATAGAGTCGATGGAGCACACGAGTTTTTTGCAACCACGGATTTTATAGTCTTTGAAATCGGAATAGAGTGAAAAGCCAGAATTTTTGACCATTAGCTCCCTGTTTAGAGACTTTCTGTACGAAAGGATGACCTGCGTGCCCGCGTTCTCTTTCAGGTACATCGAAACAAATTTGGTCTTTCCTGTGCCGAGACTCGACTGGATGGCGAGAGCGTCTTTTCCTTCTGGAATTTGACCATAAACAAACTCTTTAAAAGACAGAATCTCATTCGCCCTTGGTAGGAACATTTCCTTTTCGAGAGTTTTAAATTCTGGCTTTGCCCATCCAATCTTTTCAAGCTCTTCGTCAAGTTTTTGTAAAAGACTCGGATTCTCTTGGTTGTCCTCGCGAAATTTTTTCCTCATATTCCAGAGTGATACAGGATGAGGATGGTGGACGGCCCGTGAGGCGCTCCCAGAAATCCACTCGTCGAATCTTCTCTCATCGTAACCATCGGATTCCATCGAAAATTCTCTCAAAAGTTCCGCACCGACTTCCAAATCTTTTGTGATACCAAAGATAAAAAAGGCTACTTCGCACCATTTCGAGTAATCTTTTCTTCTTTCGTCAGAGAGACCAGACAACAGAAAGCGCAGAGGCTCGACGTCCTCCTGAACTACAAAGGCTTTTTCTGCCTTTTGTGGTTGCCTTTGAAGGGTCGGAAGCTTCGGACCAACATCCACCCATTTCGATGAGTGGCAGCTACAAAAAACATCTTTAAACGAAATTTCATTCTCCCAACCGTCGAAGAGCTCAAAATATCTGCTTTCTCCGTATTTCGCTGATTCTACGATTCTTATCTGTCTGTTCTTTGTGTAGATGCTGAAATCCAGCATCTTGAGAAGAAGCTCGTATTCCGGTCTCTCTTCCAACCAAGAACGAAATACATCAACGAATCCCTTCAACGCTCCGACATCTTTGTGAATTCTGTTCACAAAAATTCTGAGGCTGAGCTTGTATTTTCCTTCTTTCTCTCCGGAACTTTTGAGAGGGATAATTTTGAGGTTCTCTTCTGTTCCGAACGCTCTCCTCGCTCTACAGAACAGTTTGTATACCCTCTTTTCAGAGACTTCTCCTTTCGCGAACTCGAGAGTTTCCAAATCGTAGACTTCCTTGAGAGGTTTGCCCTCCAACATCATCTCTCGGAACCATCTTTTTCTCCTTGGTACTGTCCTATAAAACGTCTCGAAATTTTGGATGCTCTCGAATGGAGAGTACATCGGCATCCTCGTTTTCTCGTGGGTGGTAACAAAACACAAGTCAAACCCCTTTCTCAGACCATAGCGAAGAGCGAACCACTGCGCTCCCTTCCCTTCGAGATATTTTTCTCCGGCAGAGATTCTGTTCTTTCTGCTCTCTTGGAAGGTCCTTGGAAGTTCATAGAAGAAGAGAACGTCTCTCTTTGGATGCCATTCCACGCGAAGATATGGAGGGATGAGCCCGCAATATCTCAAAATTTCCTGTTTCTTCCGAAGAACATCTTCCTCTCCACCCCGTGAAATAAGCCAAAGAACAGAAGAGTCGTGACTTTCTTGAGACTTTGTTACCAAACTTTCCCATCTGTTACGATGCTCTTCAGTGTTCCAATGTTGTTCCAGAGAAAAGCCAAGTTTCTCTCGAAAGTTGCACATCGGACATTCAGAAGCTCCATTGTAGAACCTTTTCGTCTCTGGTGCGTTGTCGAAGGAAAGGATATATTTTTTGGGATAACGAGAACGAGACGAATCATTAGTCGACTGTGTTTGATGGCCTTTGGGTGGGTGCATTACATAGTTGGCTCATTTTCCTTTAATTAGTGATAAAGAATTCTTTATCACATTCAAATCGCGAAGCTTCTCGTATTGTAAGGATAGAAGATATACAAATGGCAACTGTCACCACGAGAACCCCAAAAACCTGTCAAGAACGTTCCAAGAAATATCGGGAAGCGAACAGAGAAAAAACTCGAGAGACTGCCAAAGCCTGGTATCATCGCAACAGAGAGAAGGCCCTCGCTCACAAAGCGGAAGTGAACAGAAGAAAAAAGGAAGAGAGGGAGCAAGAACTTCTCCTCATCCAACAACAAAGAGAGGAACTCGAAAGGCTCCGTTCCCTCCTCGATGAAGCGAACAAGTGCATCTTCTCTTCTGAATAATTTTTGACTAGATATTTTTACCTTAAAAATATCTCCACTCCCAACTTTTTCCGGACGACTCCGACAGACAATCTCGCAACACAGCCACTCTTTCGGTTCAAAAGATTCAGGTATACTTTTTTAACTTCCAAATATCCCACGTTCCGCTCCTTTCACAAGGAAGCTCTTTTTCTCCGCACGCGTTCTTAAAGAAAACAAGAAGCTCTTGGACGGCTTCTCCATAGGTGTTGTGAATCTTCCCCGTCAGCGGTTCAAGAGTCGGGCTATAAGAAGATGGATCGTCCTGAACCACAGCTAAATAAAAATACTCCATTTTTATTACTTGCAACAAGTTCAAACTCGTCTACTCAAAAAGATCTCAGACTTCTTCCGATGTTTTGACCCTCTTTCCTTCTTTGAACATCCAAACGATGACCTCTCCAGAAACGGTTTTGACGACTTCGGGTCCGTGCTTCAACCCATTTTTGCAAGCGACGGTTCTTGTCGACTGGAGAACGTATCCATTTTTCCCGTTGAGAAAGTAGTCCTCGTTTTCAGAAGCGAGTTTTCCGTTGATGAAAGTTCCGCGAATGTGGGACCTGTTATTCCATATTTCCTTTCCAGAGTGAGTTTTCCTTCCCCTTTCTATCTCTGTGGAAAAAGGGCCGTGCTTGACGTTGGTACCTTTGCGGAAAGAGTATGTTCCCTTTCTTTTGAGAATGAGCCCCTTCCAGAAAGGGTTTTTTATTCTGATGTCGCGCTCTCTGTTTATCTCCTCATCTCGAACTTCCAGTTCGTCGGAAAGAGAAAAAGTAAAAGCTTCTTGAGGTTCAAGGAAAGCTTCCATCTGTGGAAAAACTTTTGAGAAAAGTTTTTCACAATGTTTGATATTCTTTTTGGTGGAAATCGGCACCAGAAATGTTATTGTCCTCCATCAAAAAATGGAGGGTTTTCTAGGTAATAGGGAACTCGTTGTCTTTTCTCTGGTTACAGAGTGCCATGTTTCTCCTGAAAAGTTCAAAACAACCCTTGAGGCAGAAAGGATAGAGTGGACAAACTGGTCTCTCGAAAAGAAAGAAGTGTTACCAGATGGAACAAAGCATGGAATCTTTGAGAAAACAAACGCAAAGGGGGTGGGAGGATGGAAAACAAAGGCGGAAAGAAACTACAAATTTGGGGTGCTCCACGGCAAACTCTCCTTGACGAGAACAAATGGAGAGTTCGAGAGAAAGTACAATGGCCACTTTGTGGACGGAGTTGCCCACGGGGATTTTTTCTTCTCATCAAAGTTTCTGATGACGGGACAAGAAATTTCTTGTCCCGTTGTGTACGATATGGGTCTGCCAAAAACAAAGGATGGAATCCCGTTTCTCTGGGGTAACAAAGAACTCCAGTTCCAACAGAGAAAATTCACAGAGCTTTCTCTTTCTGAGAGACCTTTCCCGACAACCAACAACTTCTTTCCTTTGGGAGAAGGTCACGCCTGGTCTGTTGTTTCTTTGTCAAAATACGGAAAGTCTCTCTATGGAAGAGATGAATTTGGGGCTCGTTGGAGAATTTGGGTGCCCATCTTTCGCGATAAAATATTTTGTGAATAAAATATTCTAAAATCCCATATATTCTCTGTACGCCGTGGTGTGGTTGTTCAAAACAGAAAGGAGGTTGTTGGTGTACACAATATTTTCTCCAAGATGCTCGTAAAACAAAGTGTCCCCATAGTCGATAATGTCAGAAATGATTGGAGGGGGTAGATACGGAACAACATCCTCTGAATTTGCCACTCTATAATACGGTGAACCATGCAAATATTCTCTCCCGGCAGGATTGACGACTCTCGGGCTCGCAAAACTCAGGCACATTTTTAGGTAGGGCTCTTTTGCAAAGTCCAATGCGCAAATGCCGAGCAGCCCTGACCCCATGGAATATCCACATGCAAAAATATTGCCTTCGTGGCGGGAAACAAGTTCTCGCAACTGGGAACGAATGTCCATGTACGCACCGTAGAATCCGGAATGCGCTAGCACGCCGGTCGGCACACCGAGGGCAGTGGGAGACGTTTGCGAATACGAAAGGTCATCGTAAATATCTACGTAGCTCTCTGTGCCTCCAAAAGAAATTATGGACACATTCCATACGGAGCTATGGAGGAATAGACCGTAGGTTTCTTGTAGTTCCGATGTCCAAGGTTTTGACTTTAGTTCCACCAAAGTGTCAAATCCAGGGGGAACAGGGACTTTCTGGGATGTGACCTTTGAGCTTGTGGAGTTCCACGAAAGAGCGAACAAAAATCTCGCTATATCGTCGTTGTAGGCGGAACCCTGCTTTTTCCAATCTATTGCAGGATAGGGAAGAAAGAGTCCGTTATCGGCACCGTAGAGTTTCGTCCCTTTGACAGGAGTAATTCTTGCTCTTTTCTCGTCTTTTCCGTCAAAGAAGGCGAACCAAACCACAAAGATGGCGAAAAGAATAAATCCGAGCACAACAAAAATATGAAGCCTCATCGTTACAAATGGGCAGGAACTATTTGTTTTCTTCAAAAACAAATATGGGTAAGATGTCCCAAAAAAGGGAATGGCTTCCTCTTTTGCACTTTGAATATGAGAACATCTGGATTTGCTTGATGGAAGCGAAGGGGGCGTGTCAGGAGCTCGTGCGCATCGCAGAGACCAAAATTCCAAGAACACAAAAAGATATTTCGAGTTTTTTGCCTTGGTTAGAAGAGGGAGAGGATAGAGAGCTCTTTCTTGAAACCTTTCGTTCTGCGTTCTCTCCAAGAACGGGATATTGGCTTCAGGTGTTTGGAGATTGCGTCTTCTTTGTTTCGAGCAAACAAAAGACAAAGAAGGTGTGCGAGATTGTTTTTTCCAAGCCGATGGAATTCCACCTCGGAAGAAGAAAAGACACAAAAAAATGGGAGTTTCTCTAGAAATATTTTTGTAGATAAAAATATAAATCCACTCTTCCAGAAAACTTTGAGATATTTTTTCTATCTCAAAAATGAGCCACCAACTCAGAGGGAGTTTAGTGGGGAAAGTTCTCACATTTCCCAAAGCTCTCGAAATGTGGGAAAAGAAGACGAATTTTTACAGTTCGGACAGAATCGTGAAAGAGTTGGGTCACGGCTGCGGCGGCACAGTGTACCTTTGTGAGGAAGGGAGCTGCGCAAAGGTCATGTTCGACATGGAAGACGAAGAGCAATGCGCCGAGCTCGCAGAAGAATTCAACTTCCTTTGCGCTATCTGGTACTCTGCCCCCGTCGATGAAAGAAGATGCTTCTTGGAGCCTCTGTACCTTGAACTTCACGAAAATTCTCTCGTAATCGGTCTCGAACATTTCGATGGGTACACTCTCCGCGACGTTATCAAAAGCAATCCTGGGAAAGGTCTTTTGAACCCAGAACTCGCCTCGGATCTTTGCGCAACAATGAAGCATCTCAACGACCTCTCCTTTTTTCACGCTGATTTTGGTCTTCACAACGTCATGGTCTCGTCCGACTTTTCGAGGCTTTGCGTCATCGACTACGGCCTTGTTTACGTTATGGACAAACCAAGGCTTTTCGAGTCCCTCTACGAGTACACGGCACCGGAAGAACTCAGAAAAGACAGTTGTGTCTGTACAGCCGAAGAGTTGAAGTCTCTTCAAATATGGAACACGGGAATGGTTCTTTTGGCCATGAGATTTGGCATTTTAAAACACGACTTTGCAGAAGGAGAAAATAATCTCTCCTGCAGCCACGTGACGGGCTACGTTGGGTCCTTTGACCTCTCGGACAACTCTTTCGACAGAGCGATAAAAGCGGCTCTGGCGGAAGACCCCAAAAAGAGGAGGATTCTCTAGAAATATTTTGTAGATAAAAATATTTTACTTCTCCACCTTTGAGAACTTTACGACTCTGTCCTTGCCTGCCTTTGGAAAGCGATGGAATTCAAAATATGCTTCTGTGTCATCGTAAGAATTTCCTTCGTGAGCGAAACGTTGTTGTTTCCAAGGAAGGAGTTCGCACCCGCACTCGCAGTTGCATTCTCTCCCGCCGAGTTCCGAGAAAGTATGCCCCAAGATGCTAAGTTGAGCCATATTTTTCTTGTCTTTGTGTCTTGTGCTACATTCTCCCAATGAAACGCTTGTAATCTCTGGATGGTACAGCATAAAATTTGTGACAAGACCGATATTTCCAGAGAACGCTCTGCGAGTTTCTTTTCCGAATTCGGAGAAGATGACATGGGAGAGTTGCTTACAGTCAAAGCTGACGCAAGTTCCTTCCGTTTCAAAGACTGTGGCGGAATATCCATCTTTTCTCAGCATTTCCAACACCATGTCAAAAGAAGGAGTGTTTGGGAAGAGGAATTTTTCTCTCGGTCTTTTTTCGATGGCCTGTTTGAATCTCTGAAACAATTCTTCGAGATCCATCTTCTTTCTAAAGAAAAATATATTTTTCTTTATTGTACATTTCCACCACGCAAAATATCCTCAAGCGCAAACTCCAAACACAGAGCCTGGAATATCCACGCACCTCTGCCACCAGCCACACTCAGAGTCTTTCGTGCACTGGCCCGGTTTTCCACAATACTGAGAACCCGAAATCCAAAAGATTTTCCCAGGTGACTTGCACTGACAAGGTTCTTGATATCCTCCCAAAAACCCTTCGTTGCAAAGGCAAGGCTTGAAGGGAGTATACGGATTGGGAGGATTAGAGTCTCGACATTTCACTTGGTTGTAGTCTTGCGCATAGCAGTCGATGCGTTCCAGGCATTTTCCCTTCTCGATACAATATCCTCTTCCTTGGAACCACCTCATTCTCGAGTCATCGGGACATTGACAGGTTCCTGTGAGAGGATTCCACTCAAAAGTGTCTAGACACTTGCATGTTTTATTCTGGCACTGAGAGAAACTTCCGCATTGGTAGTCAAAGTTGCACTGTTTTTTAGTACAGCTGCCGCCGCTTCCAATGTATCCTTCATCACACTCGCAACTCCAAAGAGGAGTTTTAAGACTCGGGAAAGTGACGTCGCAGTGGGCATTGTTCTGTGCGCAAGAGCTGCAATTCGGGAGGCATTTGTCCATGCACGTCATTGAGTTTTTTCCTGTGTGCGGACAATGGTATGCCGGGTCGATGTAAGAGTTGAAGAGGTGCAGACTTCGGCATCTGAAAGTGTCCGAACTGTATGGGAAGGGACAGGGAGAATTTCTCGAGTCGATGTAAGAAACACACTCTTCGACCGACTCGTACTGTTGAAGAGGCCCTGTGCACGTGCTCATAATTCCCTGACAGATGTCGAGGGTGGTTCCCGCCTCTTGTTTTTCAAAGATTTGCTCGGCATCTTTCGAGTTGATGACATAGTCTGAGATTATGGTCAGACTACAGGGTTTGAACCAGATATACTCTTTGTTCCTCGTTCCTCCGATAACAATGTCGTATTTTCCTGCGGTGTAGTTGTAGTTGACCTTAACGATGCCTCCTTGATAAAACTCTGCCATGTCGTCCGTCCATTTCAACGTTGTCTCGTCGAGATAGTTCTCGAGGTATGTTGGTGGAACCATGCCAGGAAACAGAGGGAATAGAACGGCAAGATACTCGCTTGCGATAAGAGCGGTATCAAAGTCTCCGATGCCCCTTATCGTGTAGCTTACGTTTGGGTCGTAATACCTCGAAGCTTCCAGAGCCATTGTGAGGTTGGGTGCCTGAGTGCGAGAGACGTAGTCAGAGATGACTTTTGTTCTCTGCTGCTTCAGCGTTTCGTCTGGAATATCACAAGAAAGGGAAGAAGTGAACGTGCTACAAGCGAGACAGATCAGAAACCAAGACGTGAGATTCATCTTGCCTCTATTACTTGAATCGCTAAAAATATTTTGTGGATACTGTCAAAGAATATTTTTGTTGAAGAAAAAATATTATGACCAAGAGAAGAAACTCGCAGCACCATCGAATGCGTCGTATACAGAAGCCAGCAAAGAGGAGGGGTCGCTTGCGGAGTATCCTCTTTCATCGAGAGAAGAGAGACTCGCCTCATAAGCTGCTGAAGCGCTCTCTGAGATCCCCGAAAAGAACCCAGAAAGAGAATCTGTCGCGGCTTCCGCCAAAGAAGAGACACTTCCTTTCGCCCCCTCGAACACAGAATTTGCCAAGTCTCCGACTCCGACCATCGTTCCGAACGCTGCGGAAACTCTCGAGAGATAAATGGGGTCAAACAGGGCAAGAAACAAAAGTCCCGATTCCGAAATCTTTTGTCTATCCAAAGCATCCTCTGTCAAGAGGTTGTTATAATACCACGATTCTTGGTACCTTTTCGCCCATTCGGAGTACGCCATTCTCAGCGTTGAAATTCCCTCTGCTCCGAAAAGCGCATCGTTCAGTATTCCCTTGAACCCTGCAGACAAAAGGGCATTGTAGGCTTTGAAAGAAATCTCGTCGTCCTTTTCTCCAGGAGAAAAGAGGCCTTTTAGAATCTCTGACAAGTTTTCGTCCTTTGTTTTTGTGAGAGTTTGAAGGATGTCGACAGTGCGGTACTTTGAATTTGTGACGGCCTCTTGTCTTGCCTTTTTCTGGATGTCCGCAGCCTTGCAAGCTGTCGAACCTGGATTTGATGCACACTGTATCTCGATGAACAAAAGAATCGCCCTTGTGACATCATCAGTTCCGTCGTCTGCCTGGGCGACTTTTGCGTAAGAAAGGGGAAGTGTTTGCAGAACACTTGTGACAAAGGAGAGAGGAGCTTTCACCAAAAAACCCACCAAGGGGTTCGCGGCAGCGACAGATCCAGAGATAAGATTCGGGGCCTTGTCCTGGACAAATTTATAGACTTTGGGAAAGAGAGAATCAGAGAAGCAAGCATCGTATTTTTGGTCCCTCTCCCCAGTCTGCAACGATATCGCGAAACCTCTCGAAGCGTCCCAGTCGTAATCTGAAGTGTTGTAACAGACAAGAGCTCCCTTGTCGAGCTGAAGTTTGTCGAAAAGTTGTTCCGTCTCTTGTTTTTCCCTCTCAAACTCTGAGAGGGCGTCAGACAAAAGAGCTGTCTCCGCCTCATCGAAAGAGACAGACTCGATATTTGTGGAATATGTCAAGGATAAAAGAACGCCAAAAATCTGTCCAAACTTTGAAGAAGCAAGGGCGTTCGATACGAAAGCCGAAAGCTGTGTCTTTAGCGCCTGTGCTTGTTGAGCGTTGAGTTTTGATGAGAGGGCTTGCTTCTGTTGGATCTGAATTTCTGTCTTTGTTGCCAGGGCTCTTTGTTGTTTGACAAAGGTGGATTTTGACATCTCCTTGGTGGCATCTCCCAAAATTTGCGAACTTTCTCTTCTTGTTTGCTCTTGGAGAGTTTCGACTGTGCTGAGCTGAATGGTCGGCTTGACAAAATCTGAGATTTGCGAATTCAGCACCTTCTTCGACGTTCTGTCGAGTTGTTCAAGATATCCCTCCCAAGCCCGATCCAGTTCCGATAAAAGAGCCCTCTGTTTTTCGAGAATGCGGATCTGTGAGTCTCGAAGAGAAGATATAATTTTTGAATTCTCAAATATTTTCTGAGAGAGTTGTTCACGGAACATTCTCGCATCCTCTTCTGGGTTTTGAGACGGAGACGGAAGAACTGCATCCGCTCTTCCGAGAGACAAGAGAACATCGACATCTTCGAGTTTTCGCTTCATCGTCTCTTGTATTTTCTCTGCGTCGTTCTTTCGAGCGACAAATTCTCTGTACTGTTTATTTTGGATGCTTTTCTGGATGTCTTCTGCCTTTTTTCGAAGGACCGATGTATCTTGCTCAAACATCGCATCTGTGTACCCCGCCTTTGCCGCTCTCTCCAAAATTCCGTCTTTCTCTGTGCTAAACTTTAGGGATGCATTCAACGCTTCTGAGAGGTCTATTTTCTTCCCAGAGACATCAAAGATATCCCCGAGTTCCAAAATGCTCGTAGTTTGGATTTCCTTGGTCGGAGCCTGCAATGTGAGACTGAAACCGTCAATGGACAAAAGAGTGAAAAGAGGATTTTTCTTCTCATCGTAAAGAATGGACCCAGGAGCGAACCTCAAGAGATTATTTTGGAACTGAGGGAAGAATTTGTCCATTGAAATCTTTTCCCAGAATTCGTTCGGTCCCTCTTCGTATAAAGTTTTTGCTGTATCTTGGGCTGCCGCGTAAAAGAGACCAAAGGTCGAAAAGTCAAGCTTTTCTATGAGGGCCGCAGTCGTTCTGCGGTCGAGAGCTCCTTGAACAGCAGAAGAAACGACATTCACAGAAACGGACCCAAAAAGCCATTCAGAGACTTGGTAGTACGCAAGGTCCCATTCGAGTTGTTGCCCAAACCACTTCTCGAGGGCCTGCTTCAAAAACTTGAACTGGAACTTTTTCGCAAACGTCGGATATTTTTTGAGAAAGTTTGAAATTCTTTGGGGGACAGCAAGCTTTTTTATCCAAAGCCACGAGAACCAGAAAGGGATGGCTCTCGTCTCCAAAGCGTTTAGACCATATTGAGCCACAAGCTCTGGCGTGAACCATTGCTTCGCGAAGGAGACGACAGAGTCGAGAGTGGAGAGTCCGGATTTTTGCAAAGCAGAGAAAAAGAAAGAAAGAGTAGAAAGAGAACCCTTTGCCGAAGCGCTGATTAGGCTCGACAATTTCTCTGGTGTCATGAACTGGAACATGTCAAATCCGACAAATTTGAGAACGTATTGCGAGCAAGCAAACGCTGCCAAAAGACCAGCGATGGAATATTTGTACTTGAGGGCGAGCTTTGCTGGGGCCGTGGAAATTCGAGTCAAAAGTCTGCCTATCTTAGAGACTATCTCTGTGTTGTGTTTTTTCTGACGCTTCAGGATACCACGAAAATCTTTGTTTGTTTTGTATCCTTGTGTGAGGCTCTCAAGTTCTCTTTCGTACTCGAGATTATTTTTGAGGGTTTGGTACGCCATCTCCTGAACGAGGTCCCCAGTTTCTTGATATTTTATCCAGAAATCCCTCGCGCTCGTTGCGAGATCCGTTACCGCGGTAACGGCAGTTCTAGAAACTACGGTACCGAAAAAATCCAGGGTCCCAGACCCAACAGAGAGAGAAGTTTGAAGATTTCCTGTGAAAGAAAGAGCTCCGTTCATCAAGTCCAAGGAAGCAGAGATTCCGTCTTTTGTGACGCTTGAAATTTCAGACAGGAGGAAAAGTCTCACGTCGTACCCTTGAATGACCTGGTTTAGTCCTGATAACACGGCTCCCTGGGAAGCAGCAGGAACGATGAAACTCAATACCTTGAGAGCAGCCAACTCGGGAGAACTTTCAAGTCTTTCAACCCAAGAATTTGGGAGGAATCTCCCAACGACCTTCAGACAGAATTTGGGATCGGAGACAAACAAGGCGTACCCGAGGCCTGTGGTGGCTGCAGCAAAGGTTAACAAAATTCCCTTTTTGACGAGAGCACGTTTCAGAGCAGATTCTCTTTCTTGTTGTTCCAACCAAACAAAATATTGGTTGATATAAGCCTGAGAATAAACGGGTACAATCCCAGAAACTTGTTGGACTTCTGGCGAAATGAACTCTCTCAAAATCTGTTGCTTTGTTCTGGAAGAATCGGCTTCACTTTGACTAAACAGGGTCTCGATGCTTTTCGTTGTCGCTATTCCCGTGGAAGGGGACGAGAGTTTCTGTTCGTTCAGCGTGTATTTCGAAAGGATGGTCTTCTTCTGTTGGGGAAAAAGGGCTTTCCTTGTTTCGAGATCTCTTCGAAGAGAGGAGATGGGAACTTGCTTGAATGCCCTACTCGAGAATTTCGGAGCTTTTCTGCGAGTGCCTGCAAACTCCATTTACTTGTGAGACACAAAAGAAAAGCTCAAAGAGTTTTGAGACTCTTTGTTCGGAAGGAGAGGAGAATTTTTCTTTGGATGCGGAGGAGGTCTTTTTTTGTCTGGAAGAGATTGGTATTGTCCCATATTTCTTTTTACGAATATTTTCCCGAGAAAATATTATGTTTGCTTGACAAATTCGTGTTCGAGGATTTCCTTTAGAGTTGGTCTCTTCCTTGGCTTCCTTTGGAAGAGCCAAAAGAAGAAGTCTCTTTCGCGTCTTGGAACCTCAAGGAGAAATCTTTTTGACTTTATCGTATCGAGGAGTTCGGGAACGTTCCTGCCGGAGAAAGGAAAGAAAGAAAAGAGCATGCAAAAGAAGACAACTCCCGCACTCCAGACGTCACAAGCAAAAACGTCCCTGTCCTCTGGATTCTCTCCGTAAACTTCTGGAGCACAGTATTCGAAGGAGCCCCTCGCAGTTGGTTTCTGTCCCTTGAGAGTTGAAAACCCCCAGTCTATGATTTTTAGTTTCTTCTTGTGTATCATCACGTTTTCGCACTTGATATCGCAATGGGCGATACCGAGTTCGTGAACGAAAGAGAGGGCCTCACAGATTTGGCGAAACCACTCCTTTGCTTTTTCTTGTTCCACCGGTTTCCGTTGAACAATCTCAAAAATGGAGATGCACCCGAGATACTCCATGACCGTCCAAGAGTGCTCGCCGAGAGAGATTTTCTCAATCACTTTGCAGATATTTGGATGTTCTGGAATCTCTGGGTCGGAAGTCCCGTATTTGACAGCGAATCTTTTTTCCAGTTTTTCATAAAGCCAAACCTGGCTTTCTGAACCAGAGCCCACAACGTGTTTCCGCTGATAGCATCCAAGAACTTCCGGAAAAAACGTCTTCATATTTGCTTCTTGACGTGTAATGAGTAAAGTTATTAATCTCGAGCCAGTTCCGAAGACGGAAGAAGGATTCCCCTTTGCTTTTCAACATCCACAATATGCGGGCATGAAATGGTTTTGTTCGAGAGACGAACAAAACAAAATTACGAGCGTCACCCTTCTCCCCGATATGACGAAGATGGTCAACTTTTTGGAAGACCTTGATCAAGCCAGAAAAATCCGAAAAGAGCTCAAAAAAGAGGGTTGGATAGCTATCCAACCCAATTTCTCAATCACGCTATCTGACGACTAAAATATTTGGGATAAAATATTTTATGCTGAGAGGGCTTCGTTCATATTTTTGGTCATCCGGAGAAGTCTTTGCGGGTTCGACATCGCAATCTGTCTCGAGATTTCGTTGCGTGTAATTTCTGCGAGATCAGAAAAACTGTACTGGGAGAACCTGCCTTGCACTTGGTTGTACACCTTGTCTCTCGTGAACTTGATGATGTTGTGTTCGTCCTTGGGAAGGATGATGTTTTCTTTCGAAATGTACCTCTGACGATAGAGGGAGTAAAGGTAGCTATTAAGGCTTGCTACGTCTTCTTGTACTTCAGAAATCTCCCTTCTCTTCTCGGGGAACATTCTCAGGAGCTCTTCAGAGTCCTCTTTTGTCTCGAGCTTTGAGAGATTGAGATAGCGGAGACAGAGATTCGGCTCATTTCCTCGGATGTTCCTTTTCCTTGTGTACTCTTTGCTTACAATTTTCGCGTAGTTTCCGTCTTCCAGAGAGAACAAAATTCCGTTCTTTCCCCGTGGGGGATTCTGGGCCATTTCCGAAAGGTTTCCTTCCAAGTTCACCTTTTCTGGGTAAGCGATGTTTGGATGCTCCAGAAAGACTTTTGTCTCCTCAAGAATTTCTCCGTTCGACCGCAGAGTTTGGACATGCAAAAGACGAGGAGTTTCAAAGGTCGAAACAATTCTGTTTTCTGGGTGTTGGAGCAAGAAAACATACACGAAATTTTTATCCAAAACAGAAGAAAGCTGCTCTCTCGAAATGCAGTCGTCAAAGAGCTCTCCGAAAGTTCGCTTGCTGGACCATTTTCTGGATGTACAGTCAATGAGGCGATGAGACGAAATATACCACCTTTCATTGTTCCAAAAAACGCGAAGGACTGTCCCTTCTTCTGACCAATAAGCTTCACGAATATTTTCGGGCGCCTCTGAAACCTCTGGGGTAAAAGGGAAACTTTTGCAAACCTCGACATATTCTGGAGAACCCCAGTCTGTGTTTGGATTCCTTTCCAGAATCAGCCCCCTGTACCTTTCGAGGGACCGATGGGGAGGCTCATCGATGTAGTGAACAAGCGACATGTCATCGACTTGGTCAAATACTTTGACTTGGGACACCAAAGGTTCCGAGATTGAGAGGAACTCAAGGAGAGAGTCGTCAAGTTCTTCCTTTGTTGAAGCATGTTTTTTCCTCCTTTCAATGTTTTCCTTTTCATCGAGCGCTTTGAGCTCTTCGACATTGAGGACTGGGGCAGGCGTTTTTCCAATAGACATTTTGTTCTGACTGTGCACTCTATTTAATCCACAAGAGTAAGGATGAAGGTTCGTGTCGAAAAGGTGTCCCCCGAGGCGGGAATTTTTTGTGAGAACGCGTTGGAGCCTTGTCAAAAGACTTGGGCAACGAGAGGTTCGTACACTTTAGACTCAAGACCGAGCCCAGAGCTCGGATTTCCACAGTCTTGGCCTTTGACGAAAGTATGGGAGGGTGTGGGCTCTGGAGGCGTCGGAGCGAATATCTACAGTTGTAGTTTTGCAGAGGATGGAACCGCAAGATACCCTCTCGACGCAAGGACTGTCCCCCTCTCTCCGACTCTCTACGCAAACCAAGGATGTAATTCCTACAGTTACAAACCTTGGCCTTTCACCAACAGAGTAACGACAGAGAACAGGCAGATTGTCGCTCCAGCGGAATATCCAGGAGCTCTTCTGTGTTTGAGGCAATACTAAAAAATATTTTTGCGAATATTTTTTGTTGAATGGAAAATTTGGAAGAACATTTGGCTTTTTCTTTCACATCAACATGTCCAAAGTTTCGCCTCTTTGTGCTGAAGCAGTGTTCCCAGAGTTTGAATTTGAGAAAGAACTCCAGCATCTCCCCGGACACTCTTGCGTTACAAGGGGGAAATTTGGAAAGACTTCAGTCATCGTGAAATCTGGAAGCGATGAAACAGATAGCTACGATGAGTCCATCGCCTACTCCATCATCATGAGCCATCCGCACGAGAATCTTCTTGAGCCCCTCGGAATGGGGAGCAACGGAAAATGGTTCCACATCGCCCTGCCTGACATGGGGATGGACCTCTTAGAATTCATCTGGTACAACCGTTCCTATACAGCCAGCGCAAAGGGCTGCAGAGACATTTTTTCAAAGATTGTCAAGGGTCTCCACCATCTGCACAAGCTCGGCATGGTGCACACAGACATCAAACCAGAGAACGTCTTTGTCGACCTGCAGGGTAATGTCAAAATCGGAGATTTTGGGAGCGCTCACTTCCTCGAAGAGGGAGTTGTTCACGCCGACTACGAAGTGACGACTCTTTGGTATCGCCCTCTCGACATCATTTTGCAAAGAGGAAGACCTTTCACGGAAGCTCTCGACATCTGGAGTCTCGGATGTCTTCTTGCGTGCATGTGGCTGGGAGAACCTCTCTTCCAACAAAACACAGAGCCTGGGATGGTCAAGGCGATAACTGGGAAGCTTGGGGGTCTCAGTGAATACGAAAAAGAGGAACTCCTTCCCAGCAAATACAGCGCTTTCTGTAGAAAGGATAGAAGGCCGACTTTGACCCTCGGAGACGAGGGCGGTTTCTGGACTTGTCTCTGTTCCAACATGTTGTACTACACAGAAGCCGACAGACCGACGACATCTGATCTCCTCGAAATTCTTGGCCAATAAAATATTTTGTTCAAAATATTTTCTACCACTCCCCATCGGCAAATTTTGACCAAACGTCAAATTGTTCTTGAGAAACGTAACCTCCCCCGACAAACTCTTTGTGGAGCTCTTGATACAAACTCTCAAAGTTTTCATGGATAAAGTTGATGTAGTTTTTCCTATCTTCTGTCATCTCTTCATCACCCATTCCGCAGATGATGGAACTTTGGAGGTCGACATCTTTGATATTCCGAATTCTGGAGTTCATCCGAGCGCTGAAATTTGCCCTCACTTGTTCCTTGAAACCGATGCGAATGTTCGCCTCAAAATAGCTCAGAGAGTTGACGAGCCTCGAGCAGTGTCCGGAGCTGCATGTGGCTGCCATGTCCACAAGTTCTTCCAAAAGTCTCTGTGCCATCTGTTTCGAGGAGATTGCATCTTTCTTTTCTATCCTTTTCCAGATGATGACAAAGACATCGGAGAGCTGGAGTTCGTAGTCCGTGAAGGTGGCTGTGTCGACTGAAATTCTATCCAGAGCTGCAAGAGCCCTCTTTTGGTCATCTTCCTTTAGAGTTTCTGTCACAAGGCGAACGACCTTTGCGTGAACGGAAGGAAAATCTGAACAATCTGGGCTCTCTTCTTCCATACATTTCTCCAAAAACTCCATGACAGACTCATTCAGGGACGTAGTGTGGACGTTTTGTTTGTCTGTATACACAGTCGTCATTCCCATCTTCGACTGGGCGATCATGTTCAGCACGGTCTGCGCCCTTGTGCGGTACTTTGCCACACCCAACCTCAAAAGTACATCGCAAGCGTCCGCTTGAACATTTTCGTTGTCCAAACCAAAGTTCTCTGCAATCTGGGCCAACCACTCCATAATTTGACCCTTTTCCTCTTCTCTTACGACCATCAGCTGAAGAAGACATTGGGCAGAAAGGATATTGTCGGAAGTTTCGTTGTGTTCCCTCATCGAGAAGAAGGATTCTTGGATGTCTTTGATGAACTCTGCTGGGGCTGTTGCCCACAACCTTTCAATGTTGCAAAGAGATTTCAGACATCCTGTCTTGCTAAATTCCGCCACAAATTTGTACCTGTAGGGACTCGAGACATCGATGTCTTTTGTGATATCGATGATGGTCTTTCTCGCAGTTTCGACGTGTTCCTCTTCTTCGGAAAAAACAAGGAACTTGAGAGCTTCAAGCCTGTGCGGAAGCCGCATTTTGCAACATTTGGAAAGTTTGGAGAAAAATTCGTAACAGATCTCAAAGTGACCCAGGTTATAGAGACACACAACGTTCAACAACCTCTCAAAAGAGTCGACAAAAGGGGACTCTGAACATCCGCAAAGAAAAGAAACTTCTGAATTTTTCTTTTTCCCCTCCAGGTATTTGAGAGAATCTCTGGATGCTGCGAGACAATCTGCTCCCATGTCTGCTCTGTCCCCCTTATATATCGCCTCCAAAGCTTGGATTCTTGTGGCGAGAGGGAGCATGGAATTCCGGCAAAACTTTTGGAGAGCTTGCGCAGCCTCCTGACCCTGTTCAACATCTTCGGAAGACAGTCTAAAAATGAGGCTCGCAAGTTTGGAGTTTTTCTTGTTCATTCCCTGTTAACTTGTCCTTTTACAAAGGTCTTAAGGATGTTCTGGAAATGGTCTTCTGTTTTGACAAACAAGGGAGACGTCGACATGAGGGATTTGGACAAGAAAATACACAAGATTATTTTAGATGGAGGGGGAGAAGCAGAATTTTCAACTGTTCGGGAGCTTTGCTTTGACCCGCACTACATTGTCTTTGAAGAGAAAGGAGTCGCCTTTTTCTCCTATTTCACAAGATTCACAAGATTTTTCTTGGAAGATGGAAGGGAAGTCTTTGCCCTTGAACTTAAAGAAGGGGATATTCTTCAGGGAAGAGATGGACCGATAAAGGTAAAGAAGAGAGAGAAAGTTCAAAGTGAAGTCGAGGTTTTCAAGGTTCTTCTCAAGGAAGATTTCGCATTCTTTGTTGACGGTGTAAGGGTAAAAAAATCATGAGCAAGTACGAGTCCCTGCCCACTTTCTGCGAACCTTTGGAGTGGTTTCGAGGAAAAGAAAGGGCTTCCTTCTTCATCCTACCGAAAAAGAACTACATCTTCAACGTCGAATTCGGGAAGAAAAAAATCGTTGGGAAGTTTGCGGATGGAACGAACAAGAAGTTCTCCATATCAAAAAAGACGGACGAAAGGAGGTTGTACCTGGACTCTTGGTCTTTTATGGATGGCTCGCTAAAAATTCTCATCGAAAAACAAGAAAGCGGGAACTGGTTGGGAAGGGTTAAAGTCGGGAAAGAAAAGACGTTTTGGTACGTCGTCGAATAAAATATTTTATAAAATATTTTATGATGAAGCCCATTCAGAAAGCCTCAGACAGATTTTCTCTTTCGTTCCGCTGCTTGGGATTCCTGCCTTTTTCGCAATGTCTCGAAGTTCAACGAGACTGTACTTCATACACTGCGCTACGTCAAGAAGTGTCTCTGAGCCTTTTTTCGGTGTCGCGATACTTGTACCGAGCTTTTTCCTCGGGGCACCCCTTCCCTTCTTGTAGCAACATTTGACTCCGGTCTTCATATTTCTGATCTCAGAACCCTCTGCGCATCCTTCCTTCCCATTTTTGTTGACAGGTCTCCTCACGGAAGGGCATCCGGGATACGGATTCTTTCCTCTGGGAATCCCTTTCTGTTTCACCCCTCCGCTTTTGCCTGCCCCCGCTGGTCTTTCAATGGTCGCAGTTGTCGATGACATTTCCTGGAGTCTTACAGGCACAGAAGAAAGACCGCTGTTCTTGAGCCAACTTTCTACTGCCTTCTTTCTCTTTTTTCCGAGAGCCTCTGTTTCACTCTTTGTATCCCAAGAAACTCTGACTCCTTCGTGGATTCCCTTCTTCAACTCATCAAGAAATTTCTTCTTTGTCTGTTCGTTGCCAGAAATTTTCGTCTCGTTCTTTTTGAAAAGGAGACGGGGAAGAGTTTTCCTCCCCAGTTCTGTTGCAGTTGCTTCGAATGGAACGATGAATCCCTCCTTTGGTTTGAAACACTCGATGCCTTTGTCTCCAAAAAGCTCGCAGTCAACAGCGGCTTCTTTTAGGGCTTTGAGGAAGCCCTCAGCAGCTTTCGCTTTCGGTCGGACAATCTCATCGTAGATCTTGTCGTCGACTGTTGGCTTCCCCCCTGATCTCCGAGCCCGATAAAGCCAAACTTTCACAGTCCTTTCTTTCTCTGGAAGATCTTTGTGAGAGCAAAACCTCACTGCCCTCCCGATTGCCTGGCTGATTGTGGCCTGATTAAAGAATGGGTCGATAATATGGACCTGTCTTACCCTTTTGAGAGTGACTCCCTCTGAGATGCTCTTGGAGCCTATCATCACCTGGATAACAGAACCGTCAGCATTTTTCTCCCTGTTAAAAGCTTTGACGACCCTTTCTCTTTCTTCCTTTGTTTCGTCACCTGTGAAGAGGGCATACTTTGGCTTTTTACTCTTTGTTCCGTACTTGGCAAAACCGTTCGCCTCGAGCGCCTTTGCGATGCTGGCGGCTCCCCCATAGTTTACAAAATTTGAATAAACAAACGCAGGTGAAGGGTCTGCTTCGAGTTTCTTCAAAAGAGTGGCGAACTTGCAGCTGTACTTTCCAAGTTTCGGCATCTTCCACATTTCGGGAGTCTCTGACTTTTGACCATTGCTTCCACAAGAGCCGTTCGGATATACGAGATTCGCCGCTTGTCTCTCTGCCTTGTAGATGCTGTTGTTGTACTCGAGGTTTTTCTTTCGGAGTTCCTTTGGTGCTGTTTCGTATTTATCATACGCCCTTTCTTGGAACTCTGACATGGTACAGTACAGGACTGTAGGTCCTTTGACTTTGGGGTACGCCTTGGGGTCGGCCCCGCGAACATAAGAGACGAGCCCCTTGATTCTTTCCTTAAATTCGTCCATGTTTCCCGCTACGACGTCTTTTGTTCCCGGCTCGTACGCGAGGTATCTCTTTTTAAAACTCGAAAGAACGAATGGGTCATCGCGAAACTTTAGGATGTTGAGCGTTTTGGCGATCTCAATCTCGTCGTCGAATATCGGAGTGGCAGACAAGAGAACTATCTTGAGATCTTTGGAAGATGTTTGGAGCTCCTTCATCAAAGCATCATACCAAAGCTTTCCAAGGATGTTTTGCACCTCGTCGATGATGAGAAGGCCGTAATCCCCCATATCTATTTTTCCCTTTTTCGAGTCAAGGTAAAACTTTTGGTACGACATAATATCGTATCTTTTGAATATTTTCTTTTTCGCGTCAGTCACAACTCTCTTTGTCTTGGGAGATTCGGGCTTCTCCCTGATGGCCTTTCTGTCTTTTTCCGAGACGTAGAACTCTCCTCCACACTCTGACATCAGTTCGCCAACAAAATTCGCCTCAAGGGAGGCTGAAAGCAGAACGAGAGTTTTTTTCTTTGCCTTTTTTCCCATATTGCTCTCTGCGATGCGGATTGCTTCACAAGTCTTTCCTGAACCGAGGCCGTGAAAGAGTAAAATTTTGTCGTGCCCTGATTTCGCCCCCATATACTCTTCCACAAAAAGTTGTGGGGGTTGAAGGGTGAACTTTTTTGGGCTACATAATTCTTCCATCGTGAGGCTTCCTTCATCCCTTTTATATTTTTTCTTCAGAGCTTTCATGTTCTCCATTAACTTGAGATTACAAGAAAAAACTTCCGAAAGTAATATGAGCATCACTCACAACTCGGGACTTTCATCTTTTCGAGCGAGACCAGAGGGCAACAATGAATCTCTAAGACAAGCTCTCCAACAACTTGAAGAGCAGGCTAAAAGGTCCACAGAAATGCTAAACAATATGGTAAAATCTTTTGAGAGACTTTCTGGAGAGGTCTCTTCCCTCCAAGAAGAAATCCGAAACGTCAAAGAAGAGGTCTCCAGCGTCGAGAAAAAGACAAAGACGCTTTTGAGTTCCTCTGTGGGGTTCAAAAACAGCATACAAACTGTAAACGAAAGGATTTCAAGGCTCGAAGAACCTTCAGATTCAGAAAAATCTCTTGAGAAAATAGAGTCTGTTCTCGGGGGAATCGTGGATGAAAAGTTCCCTGAGTTTGAAAAGAGAATTTCAGAGATCGAGGAGGCTCTAGTTCGTCCCGTGGAAGAAAAACCCAAGCCGACACGTTCGAGGAAGAAGGATTAAAAAATATTTTGAAGAAAATATTTATGTGCATGCGACGTTGGAAGACCCACAATCTTTACATCCCTCGCAAAAGGCGTAGTCTTTGTTCGGGTTTTCAGAGTCGATAAAAATCCATCCGTTGGAAGCTGGGCTAAAAGCGCCAACAATCTCTCCTTCGATGTCCGGATGGAAGACCTTTGATTGTCTGTGGACGTTCGCTGAGAACTTTGAGTTTGCAGAGGGTATCGAAAGGATAGGCAAAAAGGAGTTACACCCATTGCAACCAAGTCCGGGAACAGAACAACTCGAGATTATCTGGTCGGACCAAGGTCCGAGCTTTCCGTAGTTTCCGTTCTGGTCAACATATCTCACGGAATACCACGTCGGGATGCACCAAAGGGGTTGGTTTTGTTCTGCTTTGCCAAACTGGAGGAGAGAAGGTTTTTCTGTCGGTGTTGGGACGGAGCTGTCAAATTTCACCTCTTTGAAAGATCCATCCTTATTTTCCCAGGGAGGAATCTTTGGAGTCCAATCTTTCTCGAATCTGAGAATGCCAAAGAGAGCGATGACTCCCACTATCAAGAGAACGACGACGGCGACAAGGCCATACCAGAAACCGGGACTCATTACTCTTGAACATTTTCGTACAAATACACGCTGATACCAAACTCTTCGTGGATGGCGAACATTATTGCCGACCAAGGAAATTCTTGGCTGGTTTCAGGCTTCTTTTTTATCTTTGACCAAATTTCTTTTGGAGTCTCTTCTTTCTTTATCTCTTGGCGACAACAAGGGCAAAAAGGGGATTCTAATTTTTTTAGGCAGGATTTATGGAATTTATGCCCACAAGATAAAAGGAATCCCGACCCTTTCGAAAATTTTCCAAGACAAACCGCACACTCTTCTGAGAAGGTTTGCTCCTCGACGGGTTTGTGGATAAAACAAAGGTTTTCAAGATTTTTAGTCTTCTTTTTACATCTCTCTCCGTTGTTGTTCGTTCCTTGACACTGAGACATAACTTACAAGTCGTCCGTTGAATTTTTCTTTCTTGAATGGTAATATGGACTATCTGGAAGAGGAAGATTTCGGATACTATGGCGGAGAGGAAAAGGTCACAACGGAGGACATCTTTGCCCAATATCTAAAGGAAGTTGAAGAGGGTCGAGAACAAGAAACATACGAGGACATTGTCGGTGTTCAAGAACAAGAACAGGAATTTGCCTACAGTTTCCAACAGATAGTCTCTTCTTCGAGCAAATCGGGAGGGAGCTCCACAGCTGTCTTTGTTGGAAGGAGGAGAATCGTTTCGGACGAAGAGAGGTTCGAAAAGGAAGTCAAAGAAATTCTTGAGGAAGAAGAGTCCATAGTGAAGCCGGGGCCAAGGGATAAAACCAAGATTGCAGAAAAGTTGGAAGAACTACTCCCAGAGTCGAGGTTCTACAACGTCAGAATTTTCACAAGAGCATACCTCTTTGTCCAAAAGAACGGCAAGGAATTCACCCCCGAGCAGTTCCGCGCCTCACTGAAAGCATACAAGAAAACAAAGAAGCAGATGATAGCAGAAGACTTTTTGAGGTATTGTCTGCTTGTATCAGACCACATGTAAAATATTTTGTGAAAATATTTATTGTCTCCCAGATTCCGCCTTCAACATTTGCTCCAAAAATCCTCTGGGATCTGGGAGTCCCACCTCTTCAAGCATGCGGAGTCGAATCTCATCCTTTTCTTTCTTTTTGAGGCGGGGAACTCTCTGCTTTGGTTCAAGCTTCTTCCTCTTGTATCCCTGAAATTCTTCAATGGACCTTTTGTCCATAAAATCCAAGAGTTTTGCCTCGAGACCCTTCTTTCTTTCTCTGAGGTCTTTCGACCTTTCGGAGAGTCTTTTGAGTTCTCCAGAGATACTCTCTATCTGTTTTATGTAAGACGACATAGTGAGTTTCTTCTTTCTTTTTGGATTCTTCAAAGAAAAACTCTATGGAACTTTTTGTGAAATTCTTTCTTTGTCTTGTAGGATGGATTGGAAGAACGACTCCCAGGTTCATCAAGGAATACGCGTATTGGTCCCTCCAGAAAAAGTCCACAGCAAAAGTAACAAGAAGGCTCACAAAGGTAAAATGTTGGATTTCTGGACAAAAATACCACATTCTTCTTAAACACAAGAGAGGACCCTTCAACATGTTGGGAGACATCGTTTGTGATGGAAAAGACTGTTCTCTCAGAATGTCGAAATATCTTGGGCCGAATAACGACTTTTTTGGACAACCTGTGACCCCAAAGGACCTCGGATACACCAAAGTGTCCATCGAGGTTGTTTTTCCAAAGCGCAAGCTCCTCGAGTTTGAAGAAGATGAAGTCATCTGTCTCTCGTAAATATTTTATCCAAAATATTTCATTCGAACCTTTCCATCCAAAGTCTTACCAAAACGTCTCCGTGACAGTTGTCTGTTTCCTTACAAAAACAGCCAAGAGTCTTTCCAGAGAGTTCTCCAAGTCTTACCCAAAGTTTCTGTCTTGCGTGCTCCTCATATTTTTTCAGTGACTCTTCTCTTGTCATCTCTGAAATTTTGTAAGGATTTGCCCAGAAACTGTGGACCAAATTCCATCCTCCCATCGTGCAACGGCGACCTATCCAGATATCGCAGTCTCGAACCACCTCTCCCCCTTTCCTTTGAATTTTGACCCTCAAAGGCCTCCCAAGAGCAGGTCCGTATTTGACGATAACTACCGGTATCCCTTTTTTCTCTGCGAAAGAGATTGTGGATTTTGTCCCTTTGGAGATGCCATCCCAGAACGCAACCAAAAGAGAAGAATCCTCCGCGATCTTTTCGTTCCTCAGAATGTAGTCTCTCTTTTTGGACGGGTCTGTTGGTCGATGAACGATGAGCGGTATTTTCTTGTGCCTTGCCCACATCTCTGCAAATCTGTCTGCTCCTTCTGCTCCTCCAGAGACAACAGCAGAGAACTTTTGGGACTTCCAAATTTTTCTCAACTCTTTGGCAAAAAGGGACTTGTCTTTGAAATCTCTCCCCCCAACGATTCCGATGTTGTTCATATTTTTTATTTGTGGAATAAAAAATATTGTCTCTTCAATCTCAGGAAGAACACATCAAACACTCTGCCTCTGCTGCGACGCTGACAGCGACTCCCGGAGCGCTGGTTCTGAGATAGTACATTCCTGTCTTTGCCCCGTTCTCCCATTGGAAGAAATGATAGGAAGTCAACTTTTGGTAGGTCGGGTTGCGCATGAAGCAGTTGTGCGAACTAGACTGGCACACATAGCGGCTCCTGTCAATACCGAGTTGACAAAGTCTCTTCTGAGAAAGTTCAAAGGCATTGAGATATTTTCTCTTGATGTGTTCAAGTCTTTCGAACTTTGTGATGTCGTCTGTGGTGATGCCTTGAACTGAACCCTGTCCTTTCAGACAAATAAGCATGTTCTTTTTGTTCCAAACGCCAAGCCCGATCATGTCGTCGATAAAGTGTCTATTCACCACAGCAAACGCCCCGCTTAGAACTGTTCTCTTTCCGATGATGCTCGTGAAAGCCTCAAAAGATTCGTTGTTTCGCAAAATCTGTGCCGTGCTTGCCGTGGGCATCAATGCGATGAGAAGACTGTTGTATACTCCATCCCTCATCGTTTCCAGTCTCTCTTTGTCCCAATCAAACCCGCAGAAAGACTCTGGGATTCCCTTCTTTTTCCTGTAGCTTTTGACCTGTTCGATAGTGATGGAGTCAAAGGGGATTCCTGACTCTTTGTGGAGAGCCTCTGCATCCCAAAGGTCGTGGGCAAAAAACCCCTTGGAAAGAGGAGAACCGGGAAACGTCTCGTAGTAAGGAGTTTGAAATCCGAGAGAAGCTCTTTCTTTTGATATTTTTCTTGACTCTGTGACTGCTGCGTGGTACATCGTCTCAAAAATCTTCCTGTTCAAATTCCTTGCCTCTTCGTCTCCCCAACAAATGTCCATCATTGCAAAAGTATCGGCGAGTCCTTGGACTCCGATACCAAGAGGCCGATGTCTCAAATTCGTGGTTTTGATGGATGGAAGCTCTGAAGGATAGTAGTTTCTATCGATGACGTTGTTCAGAGAACGAACGATAAACCTGACTGATGAAGCGAGAGCACCAAAGTCGTATTTTTTGCTCTCTTTGTCGACAAAGCTGTTGAGACAGACAGAAGAAAGATTGCACGACGCAATCTCTTCATCCGATGTGTTCTCGGTGATTTCGAGACATTGACCTGTGACGATACCCTCGAACATCCCCCTACCTCTCTTCTCTTCCTTGAAGCAGAAGGTGTCCATATTTTTTCTTCCTTCCGAGACAGAGACCACTCTAACACCTTCTTCGAAGATTTTTGGATTTTCTGGGACTTTCCACCCTTCGAGACAATCCCCCTCTTTGAGATTAACAGTCCTTACTTCGAGAATTTTGTGTTCTCTTTCGACAAAGAACCTGTGCTGTGGTGTGCACTCCAGAGTCGCTCCATTGGAGAACTCTACTTTGAGAAGGTCCTGGTTTGTGGCCGTCCGAATAATCTTTGTCAAACTCCACTCTTCTCCGTTCCAAACATGGAGTTCCTGACCCACAACAGACTCTATTTCAACGTGACCCTTTTCCTTGGTCAGAATTCGGGTGTTTCCTGCAACGCAAAGATTAAGAGAATGAGGGATTCCCGTGTGCTTTTGGTTATTTTTGCGGCATATGGCGTCCTTGTAGACGATGAAGGGCATACCAACCTCCGCTTGAGCCACCAAAATGTGGTGCCAAAGTTCTTGGGCTTTTACGGTAGTTCTCGCTCTTCCTTCTTTTTCGTATCTCTCATAGAGGTCTTCGAAATCCTTCCCGTAAATTTCGTCAAGACCGGGAGCTTCCTTCGGACAAAAGAGACTCCAATTTCCATCGGTCTCGACCCTCTTCATGAAGAGGTCGGAAGTCCAAATCGCGTAGAACAATTGCCTTGCCTTTTTGAGGTCGTCTCCTCCAGGTTTCTTCGCATCCACAAAAGTAAAGATGTCGATGTGCCAACAAGCAAGGAAGAAAGTCCCGCTCCCCTTCCTTCTTCCGCCTTGGTCAACGTACCCGAGGACGGCGTCCGGAACACGCAAAAGCGAGACAACTCCAGAAGATTCTCCAAGACCGCCTCCGATGTCGGAGTGTCGGACACTGGATGCAGAGTACCCGACCCCTCCGCTTCTCGAAGAGATTATCGCCATTTGTTTCCATGTGTCGATGATGCCGATGAGGTCGTCCGGAATCTTCCCCAAAAAGCAAGAAGAGCCAGAAAACTTTTTGAGACCTGCGTTGAAAAAGATGGGGCTCGCCACAGTGTAGAACCCGAGAGAAAGCCCGTCGTAGAATTCCTTGATTTTTTGGACATCCGGCATCCAAAGCTGAGTAGCGACGCGAAGGTACATGTGTTGAGGTCTTTCAAAGACCCGAAGCTTCCCATCGAAACATTTCTTCTTCAAAAGATATGACTTTTCCAACGTGTTGATGGCCATCCAGTCGAAGCGGTTGTCTCTTTCATGAGAACAGATGTTGTCCAATTCTTGGGAGTGAGAGGCCACAAACTCATAGAATTTTTCATCGAGGACGCTTTTCATCCCCTTTGCCATCTGAGAGAACTTTTCTGGCGTCTCTGACCAGAGTTTGCGAATCTCTGCTCTTCCTGCCAAAACTCCCCAGTCTGGATGGATAAAACTTTTGAAGACACAAACTTCGGAAAAACTCTTGAAAAACTCAGAGTCGGTGCAAGCATCGATGTCGGGAAACCTCTGAGAAACCGCATTCTTGTTGACGAAAAGACCCACAGATAGTTCATCAAACAATTCCGAAGCGGACATCTCTTTTATATTTGAATTCTTTTCGATGAAATATGTCTTTTGTCGGTTCTCTTCGCTGGACCTTCTTCAAAAAAAAATATATTTGAAGAAACACTTTACCGAAAGCAAATGGCTGAACATTTGTTTCTCGCGGAAACTCCTCAAGGGCATTCAATCAAGGTACTCATCGAAATTCTCAACAGTTGCAGCGCAAAAGACATTTGTGTTAAAATTTGTAAAAAGGGTATCTTTCTCCACTACATTGACAACAAGGGAACCATCCTCATCGTTGTTTCTCTTGACCGCAAAGACTTTCGGAATTTTGACTATAACGCCGATGTGGATACAAACATCGGCGTCAACATCCAAAAGTTCCTTGTTCTTTTGCGCTCCATCAAAAAGAAAGACGTCCTTACTCTCTACATTCCGAAAGAATGTCAAACCCACCTTCGAGTCCAGATCGCGCCAGTTTCCCTCGGGAAAAAATCTTCTGCAAAGGTCGAAGACTACGGCCTCAAAATCCACAAAATTTCGGGAGAGGAAGTCGAAGTCCCTGAAGAGGAAGGATATCACTTCCCAAAGGTTATTCCGAGTTCAGAGTTCCAAAAGGTCTGTAAAAAGATGAACCTCCTTGGGAAGACGACTAAAATAAACATGGAAGAGTCAAGTTATCTCAAGTTTTCTTCTGACTGCACAGACGTGATGGATGGAGGAATCTCTTTCGGGGAACCTCTCAAAAAGGGAGAGAGCTACGAGGCAGAGTTCACCACATTCTCCCTCAATCAGCTCGTTAAAATTCCCGGACTTTCTTCTGACGCTCAGTTCTTCCAACCAAAGATTTCAAACTACCCGTTCAAGATTTCTTTGTCTGTTGGAGGCATTGGAAAGGCTGAATTTTTTATCAAGGACAGGCAAACCATTGAACAAGAAGAGGGAAATTCGAGGGTCTAATCAGCTTAAAAATTTCTTCTCCAAAGAGAAGAAATCATAGCCTTTTTTTCCACTTAAGGCAAATGAACACGATGGACTTTCCCGAAGACACACAACTCGAAGACTCTACTGAGGAGTGTACGCACTCCTCAGTCGAAGAAAAGAAAGGGAAGAGGATATGTTTGGAGTGTTTCCAAATTTTGGACGCAGAAATTTCCTACACAGAGAAAGACAGCGCAACTTTCGGCCCCAAAAGAACTTGTGCCGGAAGGGTCACAACGAGAGGAGAAGAAAAGAGAAACATTTTCAAGGACCTCGAAAGCATTCAACTCCCCGAAAATGTGATGGAAGCTGCAAACGCGATGTACCAAAAAATTATGGAGAAAGAAGGCGGAGAAGCATCCATAAAAAGAGGGAAAAAGAGGAAGGGTGTCATCATCGTTTGCACTCAAAAAGCGTTCAAGCAATACGGGGAACATCGCTCCGTCTATGATGTCGCGGAACAATTTGGAGAGACCCAGAAGGGTGCAATTTCTTACGGACTCAAAAAATATTGCAAGGTCTTTCGAGAGAGTCTCACAGACTACACGAAACCCGCGGATTTGGTGAGGAGGATTGTGACGAAATGCGGAATTCCCTTTGAAAAGTACCACGAAATTCATGAGATGTGCCTCTCTGTTCAAGGGAAAACAAGAATGTTGAAATCTGCAGTCCCTCAATCGGTCGCGTCTGCAGTCGTCTTCCTCTGGCAGACGATAAACAAAGACAAGCCTTGGTCTTGCTATATGAACAAGAAAGACTTTGCAAAGACCGTGAGCCTCAGTGAAGCGACGATTACAAAACACGCAAAGGAGGTCGCAAAGATTCTCGAGATGGACGACGTCAAGATATAAAAATATTTTGTTCAAAATATTTTATTCGAGGATAGAAAAGTTATCCATGCTTTCCAGGATTTTCTGTTCCATCTCGAGAATTCTTGCAACAAGTTCAAAGTTTTTCTCTCGAAGATGGGAGAGCTCATCCAGAGTTTTTTGATGAGTTCCCCTCATCTCAGATATTGTGCTTTCGAGTTCCTTTATCGTCTCTACTTTTTGGTCGTTCTCCGAAAGGAGTCTGATAATAACCTGGTCGGTCTCTTCCATATTTTCTTTTCCTACAAAGAAAATTAGAGTATTTGGGAAATAAGTTCATCGTAAGGTTGTTCAAGGAAACTTTGTGTTTCCACCAAATTTTTGCAGAGTTTCTTCAAAGCAGAGAAACCCCTTTTTTCGTAGAGGTCGCCCTTCCACGCTTCCATCAGAAAATTTTGAGGACTTTGGGGCTTGTCTCCTGAAGTCAAAAAAACAAGGAATTCGTTGTGGGACTTTACAACCTTTTCAGAATCTTCTGTGAGCTCCTTGATGTTTTGCAGAAGATGTTCTTTGGCTTTTTGTGGGTCCTTGAAAGGACAGCAAAGTTGGTCAGCCTCCTTTTTCGTCCTTTCAAGAATTTTTTTTCCTTTAGAGATGTTTTTGAGAGAGATGTCTTTCATCGCCAAGAGAAGACTCGGGAGGGCTTCAGCTTCTTCCATGTTTATTCGGCTGCGACGATATATTTAAAGACTGTGGCTTTTCCTTGTGCTTTTGAATCCGTCATGTCAAACACCACCTTTGAATTTTCGAGAATCTTTACCTCTCCTTCATCTCCTTTTTCTTTGGCCCACGAAAGAACCTGGGAAAAAACCCATTTTTTCCTATCTAGTTTTTTTGGCATCTTTGGTGCTCCAAGAAACGCAGTTTTCGAAGCAGTGGGGACAAAGACCACGCATTTTTCGTCTCCATATTTCATCAAGAACCAAGACATCAGACATTCCGAAAGTTTGATGGCATCCATGTTCGTGCCGTCTGTATTCCCTTTTTTCCCTTGACCGAAAGAGGTACAAAACTGTTGCTCGATAACAAAGATGCTTGAAGTGTCCCATAATTCTTTCTTTTCTTCAAGCAAAGAAAAAAGGTTGAGACGAACCTGAATATCTAACTTTTTCTCGTCTGAAGAGATGTCGTAAACATCGAGGTCAACTCTTTCTCCCCCAACCAATATCGCCTTTTTGACCTCTTCGTACACTGAAGTTCCCTTTGCTCTGTCTTTTTTATATTTGGTACCAAAGAATTTACTCCTTTGCTCCTTCAAAAAAGAGACATCCCAGTCTTCCACAGACCAAGCGAAAGCCTTCCATCCGACATCGAAAGATGAAACGCGAACTTTGTTCTTTCCATCGACGAGCTCTTCAAAGGGTGGTATCGTTTTCAAAGTTCTCGTCTTTGACATTTTCTCTACACAATATTTTTGTTCAAACAAAAAATATTATCTACTGAGAATGAGCTTGAGACTCTCCTCAAAATCTTGGAGAGTTCCATTGTTATCGAGGACGATGTCCCAAACATCAAGAGCTGACGCTTTTTCTTCCATCTCGGAATATTCTCTGGGAACGTCCCTGAGAATTTTAACGAGGATGAACCCTTGCTTTTTGAGCATGTCAGCTTCCTCTTTCCGTCTCACATCAGAGACAAATATATTTCCCTCTCTGTTCAACTCTATCTGCTCCCTCACCTGCTTGACGAAAACCAGAGGGTCCTTCTCTTTTGCGTAAGCACCGACTTGCAAGAGAAGATTTCTGTCTTTCTCGACCGGGATTCCGAGAGTCTCCTGAAGCTGATTGCATGCCTTGTAAAGAAGCCAACTGAAACTCAGAATTTTTCCGCCGTACTCTTTTTGGAGAAAAAGACAGGCGGTGTCCTTTCCGCTTCTCATGAAAGGTCCGAAAGCGACTCTCATTGTAATATGGAAAAGGCTCTTTGGTTAAGTTTGTCTGCTTTTGTGGGAGCTTCAGCCGTCCTTTCTGTAAAATGGTACGTTGATACAAAGAATCCATTTTGGCTGTTTGCTGCTCTTGCTCTCGAATTCTCTCTTGTTTTTTGTCATGTCCATCTTCTGAGTCTTGGAGAAGTGGAGATTCTCTTTGTGATAGCGAGGATGCTCGCAGTTCTCCTCGTTGTTTTCGCGGCCGTTTTGTGGCTTTCTCGAACCACAAAAAGTTGGAAGATGTGGTTAGGTGTTTCTCTCGCGTTGATTTCGATGACCTTGCTAGGTGTTGCATAATATTTTTGAGCTCAAAAATATTTATTGTTCTGCCTTGACTCGTTTCACTGCCTTGACCACGTTGTCGTAGTTGACGGTGTAACTCGAACCTCCCCTCACGACAACATGAGGTTCATCCCTCTTGACTCTCTCTCCCTCGTAAGAGAAAGGAATCTTCTTTCGGCCTTCGGTGTCCTCGACAATCTCATACCTGTACTTGACGACGCCGCTGTCCTTGTACTTCTTGAGGAGGCGAGTGAATGTCTTCCTGCCTGCCTGAAGAGGGGCAGTGCTATGAACGATAAGGTCATTTCCTTTCAAGAGGGAGACATCGACGGCAGGCTCGATGGACTCGGGAACAATCCTGAAAGAACGATGTCCTTGTTTGAGGACTGGAGGCTTCTTTTCCCGTCGAGAAGTCTTCTTCGGAGGAGCAGCCTCCGATTCTTCCTCTTCGGGTACCTCCTCTTTCGGAGCGGCCTTGGGCTTTCGAGGCTTCTTCTCAGCGGGAGGCGCAGCGGTCTTTTTCGGAGCGGCCTCTTTCTTGGGAGCAGAGGCTTTTTTGGTCTGCGCCTTTTTCGGGGCAGCCTTCTTTTTGGGCTTCTCCACAACAAGCTCCTCCTCTGACTCTGAATTGTCAGTGGCCGACTCGTCTTCTGAGAGTTTGGGTTCGGTGGCGCGCTTGGATTTCGACATCTTAGTGCTCACGGGCTGTTTTCCTTAAGTCCGTATTTTCGGAGCAGAGTATGCGCAAGCGTTCAAAAAATTTTTATTCTTTTCAAATGCAGAAGTTTTGCAATCCGACATTTTTGAACAGGCATGGTTCTCTGGTTGGAAGTGAAAGATACAGAACCCCTGACCACAGAACTTGCAGTCTCCCAGAAAAGCGACTCTCTTTCTACAGGCGTCTCTCCCACAAAATTTCCTCATTACAAACAGATTAAAGCAGCAAAATTCGCGGGTAAATGGCGGCTTGGAAGACACTCGACCATCAAAGTTTGATTGAATTTGTTGGAAGTCTCATCAAAGGAGCAGGCATCACGGACCAACAAATCTCTCAAGCTCTTCCCTCTGACCGCCCAACAACTTGTCGTTTTAAAGCCACAAGAGGAAACGGAGAGATTTGCGGTCAACAGTCTGTGGTACCCTACGGGTTTTGCACAAAGCACAAATCTTCGGTTCAAGGAAAGCAAGCGAAAGAGCTCTTTGAGAAACAACAAGAAGATAAAGCAAAACAGGCAGAGAAGGCGACTGTCCCCGCTCCCCCCCAGGAAAAGAAACAAACTACCGTCAGCATCCGAAAGAACGCATTCGGTAATTGGCAACACACAGAAACCGGCATCATCTTTCGAAACCATGACAAAAAGGCTTCCGGTATCCAGAATTCGAAAGGCGAAATAACTCCTCTCACAAAAGAAGCTGTCCAGTATTGCGAAAAGAGGGGGTGGAACTACGTCTCTCCGAAATCAGAAGACGAAGAGACAGAAGATTCGGAAGAGGAAGAGGATTCTGAAGAAGAAGAAGGAGATTCGGAAGAAGGAGAGGAATCCGCAGAGGAAGAGGAAGAAGAGTCAGCAGAGGAAGAAACTGAGGAGGAGGTCCCTGAAGAGGACGACTAAAATATTTTGTACAAAATATTTATTGATGCGACACAAAATTTCGACCACATGCAGCGCAGTCCACGAAAGCAGTCGCCATTTCGTCTCCGCTTCTTGTTTGGACGACGAGAGAGGAAGTGTTTTTTGACTTGCAAAAGATGCAGGCGACAAACCCGTTCTGGACAGCCAAAGGCTTGATAAGCAACTCGATGGCGAGGTTCTCCTTTTTCCTTTCTTCTTCAAACGTTGAAGAAAGGAAGCCAAACTTTCTCTGGTTGAGGTCCTTGACAGCTCCCGGTTTCGCCAAAGAGTTGAGGCAACAACCTAGGACGTCGTAGTAGTACCAAGAGGCAAACTCTAGGAATTTCGGGTTCTTTGGGTCCACTTTGATGCCTATTTCCTTGCAAATTTTGGTGACGTTGATGTTCATCTTCTTCTCAATGGCTTCTGCTTTTTCGGGAAAGACTTCCTCCAGTTTCGCGAGAGCCATCTTTCTGACTGACATCTTGTGAAAAACAAGATGTAAAAAGTTCTTGTAATACTTCGATAAAAATATGAAGAAACAACTCGTTCTTCCGCAGAAACTCGTTGACGTTTTTGGGGGCAATAACGAAGAGGCTTTGAGAGCGTTTCTCTTGTCTCTTTTAACCACAAAAAAGGAAGAGTTTCCCCTGCAAAACTCTTCTGTCGTTTGGGAAGAGGCAGAGAAATCTGGCCTTTTTCATGGTGGAGATGTGAGAACGATTCCAAAGTTGTGGTTTGAGCTGTGCCTTTTGAGCTATTCAGAAAAACCCCTTCCGCAGATGTTGAAACTAGAGAACGTCCAGTTGCGCTTCCTTTGCGTATTCGTCGCAAGTAACAACTGCAGGTGTTTTGTGTTCAAAACAGAGAAAGGAAAGCTCTCAGGAACACAAAGTAGAGAAGAGGCGCTTGTTTTTGTTTTTTCTCCCTTTCTTCCCCAAAATTTGTACCAAGAGATTTCTCTCGGTTTCGGCACAATGTGCGACACAGGCATCGACCCAAAATCTGGCATCCATTCAGGCATCCTCTCTGTATCTTCAGAGTTCACCAAAAACATTGTCTCTTGTATCTCAAACCAAGGGGTGACACCAAAGATATGGCTGGTTGGGATGTCGATGGGAGGAGCAATGGCTAAAGCCTGCCTTTGGCATATTCGAGAAACGGGATGGAGAGGAGAGGCAGAAGTTGTCACATTCGGCTGCCCGAGAGTCGGAAATGCAAAGTTTTGTGGATGGTTCAAGGATAACGCAACAAAGGATTCGTTCTCTGCTGTGCTCGTGACAAACGACGAGAGGAAGATAATCGCCGACCCTGTGACCCTCTTCCCTCCGAAAGAGAGAGGTTATGAGGATTGTCCCTTTTTGTGGTTTTTGCACAACAAAGTCCTGTTTTGGAGTGACTGGTTACGTACCACACAATCCGATCTCGACATCACAGTGTCTGGATGTTTCCGTGGTCTCTTGAACTTTGAAGACATCAGAAAGTACGGTTTCTCCAATATGGGAATCGGCGAAAGAAACAGGGAATGGGAGCTCGCCCATAGCCCTCAAGCGTATTTTGATAATCTGTAGAAAATATTTTATTCACAAAATATTTTATTCTGAGAGAGAAGTTGCGGGCGTCGGACAAATTTTCTTCCCAAAGGTCGAGCTTTTTACCGGCGTTGCTCCTCCAGCACATTTCGGATCTCCCTTGTGTCTCACGACGACAAAAATGACCACACCTATGATGATGAGGGCGATGACCGCGAGAACGATCAGGACAATCATGCCCTTACCCGACCATTTTCCTGCCTTTTTCCCTGATTGGCTCTCCTGTTCGATGCTTCCCGTTGCGGTAGCAGAGCCGACAAAATTCGCTTGCATCGCACAAGAGCCGTTAACATTCCCTTGCTGTGAAATGTCGATACCCCCAGAGATGTCTGAATTCGTCGCGAGGATGGTGAGCCTGTCGATGTCGTTGAGGCTGCTGATTTTGCAATGGTCTTCGATGGATTGGTTAATGTCCTGCCTTATATCTTGATACGACGTATTTGTCGCAATGTCGTCGTTGAGGAAGCCGCTCAGCCAAGAACCTGCGTTCTTGGCTTGTGCAGAGTTCTTCGCAAAGAACATCGAGTCTATCGCCGCGTTCTGCGTTGTAGAGAAAAGACAATCTCCTGTGGCAGAACAGGTTTGTGTAAAGTTAATACCGCCTCTAATCGTGGAATCTTGGATGTCGATGGTCGTTCCGCTGGCGATATTTTGGCATTGAATATCACAAGTCCCCGTAAAATTCTGTGCGACGCTCGAAGAAGCGAGTTGTTCTGCTGTGTTTTGCGAAAGAGAAAATCCTGAACCCATCGCGCGTACTTACCAAAGATTTTTCTTTGAGCCAAGAAAAATCAGAATTCAAGGGACATGGACCACTCGCCAGCGCTTTTGAGTTGTTTGCCCTCTGTGTCGACAAGACGAATACAGACATGCGGAGCTATTCCTCCCCTTCCTTCGAAGAAGTCTTTTGGAGAAATTTCTCCTATCCACTGTGTTTCTTTTTTCGAGAGTTTCACCTCCATGAGTGGAGAACGCCAAGGACAAGGGACTCCTTCGACTGTCACAACAACACAAATTTTTCTTTTTCCTTTGAATCCGGAAAAGGTTGCCGTAGCGAAAATGCGAGGAATGTTTTCGTTCGGCAATCGGACATCCGCATGAGTGCTGCTATTCTCTACAATAAAAATTTTATTCATTGTCATACAAAATATTTTAGTCTTGAAAATATTTATCTCTCGTATCTTTGCCTCATTTTCTTGACGAAAGCGTCCGGAAGTTTCTTCTTCGTTGATGGGTCAACGAACTTGCCTGTTTTGATGAAGGTCTTTATTTCTTTCTCGACGTCGAAGCAGTGGAAAACTCCTCCGGAATAGCACATCACAATATTCCCCAATGGTATTTCGAGAGCGTCGGGGTTCGAACACTTTTCCTGAAGTTTTGGAGGATATGGGAGAGAAGCTCCAGAAGAAAGTTTGTAAGGTTTTTTGTCTTCTCCTTCAAGTTCTTGTGCCACCAAAACGGCAAACTCTTTCTCAAGTTTGTCCACATGCTCGAGGAACTCCTTCCGAAGAGCCTTGTCTAGAAGATATTCTGGCGCAAGTTCCTCCTCTGGAACGAGAGCGATAGCTCCCATTTCATAGAGACCGCTTTTGAGTTTTTCCTGAAGATAAGGAGTTTTCAAAGACAGTGTCTTGGTCAAAAGGCCCAGAACGAGAGCGATGCGCCGGATGTAATATTTCGTGTTGACCCCGGACGCGCCAACAAGCGCAGTTTCGAGAGCGTCCAATTTCTTTCCAGGAAGGACCTTCTGGCACACGTCGAGAGTCGCTTCGCGAATTTCTGCAGAAGGAGAAGATGAGGCAAGAATGTACCTCAAAAAGGCCTCTTCTTTCGGAAGAGCAAGGAATTTTTCTGGTTTTGGGAGCTGAGAAAGAAGGGAGTCGGACCATTCTTCGTTGTTTTTAATAACGCCAGAGAGAGCATCAGAGCGCTTCTTCAAAAAGACACGGAATTTGCTGGCGTCGGGACCCAGAAGGTATTCTGGGAACAGTTCTAGAGAACGGACTGTTGTGATGTCCTCCCCTGGAGTGAAAACTCTGTGGAAGACTCTGCTTTTCTTTGATACGGAGTTCTTGGCATCGAGGAGGAGTTGGATCTCCGCAAGTTTCTGGATATAATCCCCTGTTGTCTTTGAACTGATGTCCAACTGTTCCTCCAAAAGCTTCGCCCCTTTTCTGTTGAGATAGATACCCAAAATGTCCCTTGCGAATTTTCTCGTCTTTTCGTCTCTGGATCTTGTCTTTCTCCAAGCAGCAAAGGCGAAATCTGTCTTTTTTGTGGGGGACTTTCTGGATGCGGAGCCTCTTTCCTTTATTTCGGCTCCGATCAGGATCGTTCCTCTCTTCTTTGGCGCGATTCCCATGGTCGAAGCGAGTTTCGTCCTCAAAAGAACTGCTTCGTCCTTTGCCTTTTCCTCCTGTTCTTCAAGGTCTTCCAAAAACTTTTGCCTTTGCTTCTTCGGAAGAAGTTCGGCTTTTTCTCGTTCTTCCTCGATGCGCTCCATTTGGGAGACGAGAAATTTTCCTGCTTCCGTTCTCGGAGCGAGGGATTTTCTTGCTTCTTCTGCGGCTTCAAAGATTTCTCTTTCCAGTTGGTTCATCTCTTCCCTCTCTTCTTTCGAGAGTTGAAGTCTCTCTTCCGGTTTGGGAAAACGGAGCCTTCCTCCCTCTGGAAGTTTTTCTCGAGTCAAAAGTTTTTTCTGTTCCTTGACTTCATCAAGAATTTTCTGGATATCCTCTGACCTTTTTTGCAGGACGGCAAAGTCACGATAGACAAGAGGAATATCGTACACTCTTCTCTTCTTTGACTTTTCCTCGTCTTTCAAAACCCGAGAAATTGTGGGAATGGACGCCCTTGATATCGGCTTGTTTACTCCCTTCTCTGTTGCGTATCTTTTCTCCCATCTCTTTACGAGTTCTACGAACCTGTCGTAAGGTTTCTCTTCGTATTTGTACACATCGACGTCCTCTTCCAAATGAGTGCCAACGAGTCGAACTGTCCCAATCCTTTTCGCTCCGTAAACCGTTCTCTCTGATTTTCCAATCATCTCTCGGACAGCGCCTCGTCTCTTCGCGGTGGCTTTTGTCTTTTTTGTGGACACTCTCTCGGTCAAAACCTTTCCGACTTTCTTCTGTACAGGAGGGAGTCCAAGAAGCTTTCTCTCTGCGGGGGTGTATCCAAGTCTCCCGCTTGCTCCTCTTTTCTGTTCCTCTCCTCCTGGTTCAGAACCCACTCCGATGGGCACAACGATGACGTCATACCCGAGTTTTTGAAGCCTCTTTGCCTGTCTCTCTGCTTCTTCTTCTGCGAGAGCGAGGTCTTCATCCTTCTTTGTTCCAGGAATTATGGGCAAATCTTCCTCTTTTTCTGGTTCTTCCTCGAGTTCGACTTCGAGCTCTCTCTCGAAACGTTTTATCTCTTCCTCCTCTTGCTCAGCCACAGCTTCGTCGTCTTCCGTTTCGACATCTTGCTCGAACTGTTCTTCCTCCTGTTCAGAGAATTCTCGTTCAGATTCGCTGTATTCGTCCGAGTCCATTAATATTTTCTCAGCTTTCAGAAAAATTCTTTCGAAGCATAATGGGTGAGAGACTTGTAGCAACGATTAGCGCAATCGGAGAGTTCGTTGGCGCTCTCGCAGAACTCTTCCCGAAAGAAAAGCCCCTTGTCGCCTATGATAAAAGACTTCAAAAAACTGGAGTGAGGAACAAGGTCGCGATGAAGAAACACCTTCAAGAATTTGAGGCCTTCTTCAAGGAGAACGGAGAACATGTGTCTTCTGGAAACATTGAAGGCATTCCAGAAGACACAAAGATTTCTTACGCATCAGAGACATACATCGCCATTGGAAAAATTCTTCGGGATATGGAAAGAGACGACACGGTTGTAGTTTTTGACCATCTTCGGGCCATCCGCGCTCTCGTTGCCCCGGAAGTTCCAAAGGAAGGAACGGAGAATCTTCTCGGTTCCGTCATTTCAGAAGCGAAACAGATTGGGAAGAGTCTACTCGACAGCGGTAAGATCGACAAGTCGAAGCTCTCTGGGAAACCAGACGCCAAAGCGATAGCAGAGATCGCTCCTGTGATGCTAAAGGAATTTTTGGAGAGTGGCGCCATCGAAAGGATGGTCGAAAAGTTTGACGGAAAAGACCTCGATATGGGGTCTGTTCTTGGAATGATAAAGGGGATGGCCGGAGAAATGCAGTGATAAAATATAACAAAAACTTATATTTTTAGCAAGGGAATGTCAGAGCTCAGAAACAGAAGAAAAAGAAAGGAACAAAAAAAGGAACACCTCGATGCTCTCTGTCTTTCAGGCGGAGGAATAAATGGCATTGCGACCCTTGGGGCACTCGAGTATTTCTTTCGGATTTTTGAGATGGAAAATATCTCAAAGTTTTGTGGGACATCAATAGGTGCAATAATCTCCCTCCTGGTTCTTTGTGGGTACCGCCCCAGAGAAATCTTGGAGAGACTTCTTTGCGAGGGAGACATTTGCCTTCCGCTTTCGAAGCTATCCTTTTTTACAAACTATGGTCTTAACGATTCCTCTCCTTTGGAAAAAAAGTTGGGGGAACTCTTGGAACAGAAGTACGGGTTTGTCCCAACACTCTCTGAACTTTTCTCTCTCACAAAAAAAGAGTTTGTCTGTGTTTCTGCCAACCTCTCTGCAATGAGGATAGAATACTTTTCCCGTACAACAAAGCCGAATATGTCTTGTGTTGAAGCTGTTCTCCTCTCTTGCAATGCTCCTGGAGTTTTCAAGAAAAGAGAATACCTTGGAAGCACGTACGCGGATGGAGGGATTTTTGACAACTACCCTCTCTCTATCTTTGATGATGGAGAAACAAAGATTCTTGGTATTAACATCGCAAGTTCCAACTTTTCTGGAGAAGTTGGGAATTTCTTTGACTATATGCATCGCCTCATGTCCTTTGCCGCTGTTCAAAACTCTGAGAAGACATACAGTCCTCTTGTGATGAACATCCGCCTCAGAGTCGAAGAATTTGCATTCAACCTTTTTGTCCCTGACGAAAGGAAGATCGAGTTGTTCGGTATTGGTCATCTCGAAGCATCAAAGGCGTTCAGAGAGCTCTCAGAGTTGAAAGAGACTCTGGAGATGCATTGAGGAAAGAAAAAATATTTTGCAAATAAAATATTTTACCCGAAACGTATCGTCTTATAGGATTTCCTCCGACCGAATAATGTCGGAGGAAACTCAATCTCCAGAAAAGAAATACTCTGTCGTCGTCAACCTTTTGCCGAGAACCGTTCCTCTCGTCTCGAAGAAACCAGATTTTGGGGACCTCGGGGAGCTGCATCTTGACATGATCGAAGTGAAGGAAAAACTCCGCCCAGGGCTTCCTCTCGTTCCACCAAAGAGGAAGGAAGAACCAAAGAAGAAAGAAGAGGTGAAGGAAAAGATTGCAGAAGAAGAAACTTTGGCTCCACCCGAACCAGAAAAACAAAAGGAAGAACCTGTCGAACAGCCGGGGCTCGTTTTCGAAGAAGAGGCAGATGACGAACCTGAGCATGAAAGTGAGTCGGAAGAAGACATTCCTCAAGAGCCCGTCGTCCATTCCCCTCCGTCCGCCGTTCCTCCAGTTTTTGTTCCTCCTGCTGCTCTCCCCCAAAAAGAGGACGACGAGGACGACGATTCAGAAACATCCTCGGAAGATGAGCCAGAACAACAGGACCCAGAAGAGATTCTGACAGAGGAGCAAAAGGAAGAGAAGGAGAGAGACGAACTTCTCTGGAAGTTCAAAATTCTCAAGAAGAAGCATCCACAACATTTGGACACGATCCCGGATTTTGACGAACATAGCGACATCATCACTATGCGGAGGAAGTACCAGATGACAGTCAAAGAACTTCATATGGAAAGCAAGCTGTTCGAGTACCGAAAGTTTGTCTTTTTCGGCGGATGTTTGTTCGAAGGCCTTTGCACCAATCTTCTTGGTGTGGACGTGAAAGGGTTTTCAGAGGTCCAAGATATCCACGGATATGATGCTCTTCTTGTTGAGCTTGGTGAAAAATCGTACACAAACTTCACTTCCTACCTTCCAGTGGAAGTTCGTCTTCTCATCGCATTTGCGATGAACGTCGCCATCTTTTACATCTTCAAGACGATGTCTATCCGTGTAACGAGCGAGGACGTGTTCAATATGATATCACAGGTGGGAGGACAGAAGATCGCAGACTTTTTGCGTCAAGCGACCGGAAAAGAGAAAAAGAAGGAGACAGAAGCGGTTCCCTCCACTTCGAAGAGAAGAATGAGAGGCCCCACCATCAAAGCAGAGGACGTAAGAAAAATGTCCATCGGCAAGGAAGACTAAAAAATATTTTTATATTTTTTATCAGAAGGATTCGCATACCATACCCACGTTTCTTTTGGGATTTTTGGAATAGAGGAACGCGGTGGCGGGAGACCATTTTTCTGGAATATTTTTTATCGCCTTTCTTCCTTCGTCTTGCGCAAAGGCGGCGAATCTTTCCACTATATTCCGGAGTTGTGATGGAGTAAAACCGTGAGTGAGACCATAGTGTATCTCTGCATCCGAAAGATCTGGAAACTTTATTTTGCAGTAGACAAACATATTCGCCCAACTTTCACAATATCCTGTTGTGGTTCCTGGTTTCTCACTGGGAAGTCGTGCTTCGATGCTCTGAGGGCCGAACCAAGGGCAAGATTCTTCTGGTTCAGAAAAAACGTATCCTTTCAGCTTAAATTTGTCCACGAATTTTTCGACAAACTTCTTCCTGTCTCTCACAAATTTTCCCTCTGACTTTAGACCATGAGGTTCAAAGAAAGAGATTTTTTTTGTCTTTCTGTCCAACACCATCGTGTTTGCGTGCGTTGTTCCTCCGACTATTACTGGAATGGCGACGTGGCGCGTTTTACTCGGAAGAGTTTTTATCTTTGCCATTTCAGAGGGAAAATCTTTGGGGTAGCAGAACTTTTCGTATCCCAACTGCACGTATCTTCCAAGATAGTGCGGAAACGAGTAACTGTGGATCTGAGGAACCCATAAAACTCCTTCTTTTTCGAGAGAGAAAAGGAGGCCAAAAGTCTTTGCGTAGATATGGGTTTTACCCTGCCTGGGCGGCAAAATTTCTGTGGTCAAAGGAAGTCCCTCCCCGACAGTAGAGATAAAATTTCTCAAAGCGGATACTTTCGACCTAGAATTATGTAAAACCCTCCCGAGGTGGGCAGGTTGAGGAAGACTTCCCAGTTTCTGGATTTGAGTGTCGAAAATGAGCTCTCCGGCGAATGGCGAAACCCCTTTCCCGAACTTGAGGTGATTTTCGAGAAATTCTTTGTCGGAGCGAGTATAGCAGCCTTTCCCCAATTTGAGGAAAGAATCCGTGCTGAGGTCTCCAATGTCGTCTCCGTCGGTTATTGTGAACCTGTTGGAACATCCAGATTGTTCAAATCTCTTTCTTCGAACCCTGTCGATGTCTACTGAACCACCTTTTTCTTTGAAAAGTTTGAGACATTTGTCTCCTTGAACGAACCTTTCCATCTTACTTTTTCTTTGGAACCAAAAGAAAATGTTACTGCGGCTTTCCGATAAATTGGTCAATCCACGCAGCCATCGCCTTGACTTCATCTCCTCCGCTCTTCCTGGAAACTTCGACGCCGTCCTTGAAAATAATGAAGGTGGGGAGGGAGCTGATCTTGAGAGCTTCCTTCAACCTCGAACATGCGGGGTCAGCGACGTGGACCTTGGCGAAAGAAACGTCCTTTCTGGCACAAGCCGCTGTGAGTTCATCAAACTTTGGTAGCATGTTCCGACAAGGGCCGCACCAACTCGCCCATGCGTCGACGACGTAAAACTTGTTCGAGCGGATGGCTGCGGCAAAGTTGCTGTCGTTGAGTTCTTGGGGAACTCTTCTTTGCGTTTGCTGTGGCTGAGGTGTACGCTTCATCTTACAAGTCAGGCGTCCCGTCTTGGAAATAAAAAACTTTACTGCAAAAAAGAATCCCAGAGAAAACTTTGTTCTTTCTTTTGTTCGACGAGCTTCAAGAGAATTGATGGGTCTTTCGATGCACAAAATTCAGACACGTGTCTCTCTTTCGTCGCTCCGAGTTCGATGAACAGAGCGGCGAGACCTTCTTGTTTATGTTTGAGAGCGAGGGTAAGTGCCTTTTCCCAATCGTCAAAGCTATATCTTTCGCAAACAAAGGACACAAGCGTTGAATCCCCGGAAATGATGGCCTTCTCAAGCATGGCTTTCGCCTCTGTCTCTCCGAGAGGGAACAAAGAAAAGGAAAGTTCTTGCCTTCCTGTATTTTCTGCAACGTATGCTGCTTCAGGTGTTCTTGTTCCACAAAAAGCAAGGATTTTTGATGGGATGTCCCATCCCATCTCCACAGACCAACAAAGACATTTTTCTGCGAAAGATGTCATCCCTTTTTACCCACGAATAAACTTTACCTTGCCCTTTTTTTCTTCCGGAGGTTGTTTCTTGTTTGTCTTTTTCTTCTTCTCTTCCAGGAATTTATCCTCGATGAGCTCTCTGTTCTCCTCGACGATTTGGATGAACGATTCGAACGCTCTTTCCATGCTCTCTTTGTGCTTCCCAGAAACGATGGTTTTAGAGCTTCCAAAGACCATGAATGTGGTGTGCTTTTTTGGCTTTCTCCTTTTGATGTACTTGTTCTCTTTCTCGTATTTTATGGACCGTTCCCAGCCACCCGGAAATTTCTCAAATACCATCACCTCGTACACAAAGTCTTCGGGTATCGAGCTTCTCATTCTAATATTCACCTGTGTGTTTGTTGTGGGTTCGAATCTTGAAATTTTGACTCTGTCTTCGTATGGTGCAGAGTTCATCACGGTGTTGAGAACCTCTCTGTCGATGGTGAACCCAAAAGTAAAGTCCACATTCGTCATCACTGTCTCGAGAAAAAAATTCGGGTGTTTTTCTCCCTCGTTGAGGGCAAAAGAATCAGGAATATCTGAGATGTATTTCCAAAGGATGTCGACGGTCTTTTTGACCTGTTCTTCCGTTCGACACCCAGGAATCTTGAAGTTGCCCCGAAAAATCATGATGTGGAGATTCTTCCCGTCCACAGAGAGGATACACGTGACTTGGTTGAGAAAATACTTTTTCGTCGTCTGGTTCTTTGCTGCCTCTGGATTTGTGACGATTCCTCGAAATTCGTTGCCATGCCGGAGGCTAACAATAGACCCTTCTTCAGCAGATACAGATTTGATGTCCGGTATTCCGGATTTTCTTTTAACTTTGTACTCTGCCTCAACAACGGGGAGGCCAACAAAGATATTTTTGAGGTCGAACGTTACGTTCGTGTACGCCATGACCGTCTTGGTCGAGACCTTGCAATCCGAAAACTTCATCTCTTTTCTTCCATGAAATAAAATATAACGTTTTATTTCCTTTTTACATCTCTCTTTTGTGGTGTTTCAAAAAGAAGTGACAACCGAGGAAAAGACAGCAAGTCGCCGAAGAGTTCAAAAGAATCACCTCAACCACGTTTGTATCGTCTTTTGCTCTGTCTTGTCTTTCACATATTCCCATCGCGACACAGAGGCAGAAGAGAAAGTACATTGCGGACCCAAATTTTTTGTGGTTCAGTCCAAAGAAGAAATCCATCCAATCTCTTTGGAATCTCTTTGGGGTTGCAACAACCAGTATTTTTATCATCGCATAAAGTACGCTCACGAGAGCGAGAGAGAACCCGAGAAAACTGTGGAATGTTGTGGGAAGGAATAATTCTTCCCTTTGTTTTTGTTTTCTGGGAAGCCAAACGAACGGAGCGACAAAAGTCGAGAAAGAAAGGATATGCAAGGAGACATGTAAGATTTTTTTGTGCTCAACAAACGGAACAAAGAGGACGCTGAGACTGAGGAACACGAAAGCAACAGAGGCGAAAAGTGGATGAAGCATGGTAGGGTTGACCCATTTATCGGCTTTCTCCCACACCAACAGAAACCACAACGTCTTCAAACAGACGAATTTTCCAAGGACGACACCTGTGAGAATATCTTCTCGCTTCATTTTTTTTATATAAAATTCTCTAAGTAATATGTCACTGAAAAGGGGTTCCGCTGATTTGGGGCAAGACGTCGATGGGTTTTCTCTCGATGCTGGCGCTGCTCTAACTTCGGCATTTGGTACGAATTGTTTCCCTCTTTTGGTAGCTGTGGGGGCGATTACTCCTCTCCTCGTTTGGCTTGTCCTCTATTTCATCCAACCCAAGTTCATTCAATCTCGAAAGGATTCGGGGTACACCCAAGATAATTGGAAGTTGCTCAAGTGGACCGCTGTGTTCACGATCGGCATTTGGCTCATCTTCTGGGCTTTTACCTTTTGCAAAGACTACAAACAACAGATGGTCTGTCTGGGTTAGATAAATTTTTAGAGAATAAAAATTTCAAAGGCATGCTCTGCACACAGAGGCGTAGAGATTGCCGACGACTTCCTGCTCCTTGTCTTCTGTCAATCTTTTCGTGAAAGGTGCTGGGACCATAAGTTTCCTTTTTGCGCAAAAGTCGCAAGAAGCCAAAAGCTTCGCTACAGAGTCCGCTTGCGGAAGGAGCTCGAGAAACTTTCCCATTTTTTTCTGTTCAAAGTCTCCATCCAACCCAGAGATTATCACCCTTTTGCCGGACCTCACCATTTCCATAATTTCTTCTGGAAAGTCTTCCTCTTTGAAAAACTGCGCTTCGTCGATGCCAATGACGTCAAAGGGAGAAAACTCGACTTCCTTGATAAAAGTTACTTTTTGGCAAGAGATGGAGTCGTTCTTTCCTGATAATTCGGAATTGTGGGTGGAGAAAGCCACGGAACCATCTGGACCTTTTCGCGTATCTTTTGAGGAGTTGACGTAGAGCACTTTGAAGCCGATGCTCGAAAAAACTCCGAGCCTTCTTCGAAGCTCTGTCGTCTTTCCCGACCTCATCGGACCGCAAATTATTTCGAGACCGGAATACATTGTTTCAAGCTCTTGTTGTTTTGAATAAATTATGTCAGAAAAAAATTTTGTTATTGTTGACAATTCCTCTTTTCATGGTGTACAACAGAAAACCGCGGTACTGATGAAAGACATGGTAAAAGGGATATTTCTGCCGTTAACTACAGACGAACCATGTTACTGGTGTCGTGAGCCATTCCATACGATGTGTTACGCTGTTCCCCTAAAATACCACAAACATCGAGAATCAGGAATTCATGCTGAGAGGATGAAGGAACATTTCCGTCTTTATAACCTCCCAACAGACCACAAAAATGACCACTTCGAAACGGAAGGGATATTTTGCGGGAGAGGATGTGTTAAGGCGTTCATTGAAGATGAACTTCCAAAGAAGCCATATTTTTATAGAAAGTCTCTGGGACTTTTGACCATAATGTGTACAAAAATAGATGGAAGTCTCTCAAAAGTCGTCTCTTCTCCTCACTGGCGCCTCTTGAAAAAATGGGGGGGTTTTTTGACGATAGAGGAGTTTCGTGCAAACTCCTCTCTCAAAAGGTACGAAATTTCTCCAAACACAAAGAGACCCTACATGTACTGTACCGGAAGATACGTCGAAGAACGAGACATCTAAAGAAAAATATCCAAAGATATTTTTTGTAATGTTTACATTTGGCTTTGTTCGAACGGCAACTCACGGAGGAATTTTTAGGGATTCTTACAGGGTGTGGACAGAGAGAAAAGAATCCCTTCAGAAACTTGTCGAAGGAAAAGAATGTGACAGTTCCGTCCCAAAGATGGTGGCTTGGTTCTCGACATTTTATCCAAATTTTTCTCATTGTTTCGAAGAACTCCTTCAAAGGGAGGATGCGATTCTCTCCCGTCTTTCTCAAGTCGAAGGGAAAGAGTTTGAGAAACTTGTAGTTCAAGGAAGGACAAATGCCGAAAGGATGGCAGAGTTTTTGAGCCAACACAATCCATGGTTTTTGAAAGGACCGGGTACGCTGTTGCTCCAACGATTTTTCGACATGTTTGTGATGCAGAAGCTTGGGTATCAAGGGTGTCAAGACGAACAGACAAGGCTTTCCTTTCAAATAGCCGAAGAATTCGCCAAAGGGTTGGTTGAACAACTTGGACTTGTCTAACCGTTCAAGGGGGTGCTTTGATAAGGCTCATGTTCGAATAAGTCGGCGTCTGCGAAAGAAGGCCCTCCCCATTGAATTTTTCCGGACCAGACATCGTTCAACCAATTTGCTGCCACCCTCATTTTTTCTCTCGTGAAAGGGTCTCGCTCTTTGAAAAAAATGTATCGGTACTCAAAGTCATTCCCGAGACATCTGAGGTGCAATGTTTTCCTTTCTTCCAAAGACAAATTCAGCCTATCTGCGAGATTCACAATTGTGGTAAACTGTTTCCCTGTTTTTTTGGACCTTACGGCAGCTTCTTCTCCGGAAAATCCGAATATGGGGTACGCCAATCCTGAAGAGTACCATCCCGGAGGGAAGGTGACAAAATTTTTCGCAACTTTACCGGAAGGGAGCACCAAATCAGCAAAAAGCCTCTCTTTGGGTACACCCGGAACTACATCAACTTTTTTGCCTTCGATGCGCAACTCAAAGCCGTTTTTTGTTGCGTCCCATTCGCTCTCTGGAATCCATGAACCCCTTCCAAGAGGAGGAGACACAAAAAATTTCCCTTCTTCCGAAATTCTCCACGTTCTCGTATCAAAGGGGAAAACTCCAAAAAATCCCCTCGTCCATTCCCCTTTGCATGGTAGAATGAAAAGCTCAATCTCCAAAAGTTTTTTTGGAGATGAAACTGTCATTCTTGTCCACGAAGATTGCGTGGATAGCCTATTTTCTGAATCATAGGCTCCCATTTCCCCGTTAATAAAATAATATCTTCTGCATCCCTCTAGGTTGTCTGAAGGAATCCAAACATAAGGAATTTCCTTTAGCCAGTACCCTATGGCATCGAAATCACGAGACATTACACAGCACTTCTCAAAATCAAGAGAGGAAAAATTATTTGGTATTTCTTTGGATATTTTCTATGAACAGTACAGACAAAAAATTGGCATGTCTCTCTTGCGGGGTGTCAACGAACTTTCCGAAGAAGTTTCTGAACCATTGCGAGCTTCACAAACATACACAAAGCAGGTATTTTTGTGGCTATTGCGAGTCATTTGCTGATTCTTTTGAAGAATTTATGGAACACCCAAGAAAGAAAAAGTGCATCCTTCGGGCGTTCTGCGAGATGTTTTCTGGAGAGGCGTAAGAATATACTTTTGCAGCCAAAAGTATACTGTGTAATGGACGCTTCGAATTGGAAGTTTGAGAAGCAAATTTTTCCCCAACAGAGGCCGAAATTGCTGCCGGAGCCCGGAACTTGCCGGAACGAAAATTCGATGGTTCCCCTTCTTCGGTTGAAGACTCCTCCCCAGAACCAGACTCTCCAAGAATATTTTGGCCTCGTACAGAAGGACCTTCCTTGGTACAGTGATGTTGATGCTTTTGGTACACCAAAAATTAATGGTTGCAACTTTTTGGCTTTGAGCACACAAGTCCCCGAATTGGCTCTTTTCCCGAGAAGTCCCTATATGAACTATGGAAATCCAAGAGGAACTACGGGAGAGGAACTTGTTGGTGTTGCGCAAAGGTCAGGAGCACAATATCTCAGCACATCGACGCGAACAGGGAAGCAGATTTTTCGTTCAAAGCACAGAGGAATATGTCCTCTTGGATGGGTCTCTGGTCCGAATGGGCTTTGTCTTCCAGAAAACACAGCACAAAGAGACGGAATGTTCTACAAGGTCCCGAACGCCTCTGCTCTCTACAACTTTTCAAACTGCGGTATCCAACAATGTATGGGTGCCACACAATAAAATATTTTATTAGAGAAATATTTTATCTAGATGCCGTGGCGAACGAGGCCAAGACGTTCAAGTTCCGTTTCCACGATATCGCAAAGGGTGTCCTTCTTGACGGACGTTCCCTTTTTCTTTCTTTTGTTTGGATTGTCGCGTATCAAGTGGGCGGCAGAGAGCATGTCCTCGTCCTCGTACCCCTTTGCTTTCATCGCTTGGTAATCCACAGAACCAGCAGCGAGAGCCTCTTCGATCTCTTCCGGCTCGAGAGGTTCGTACTCTTGTTCTGGTGGTTCTCCTCTTTCTCTGGAAATTTTTGATATCTCCATAAGAATCTGGAAAAGAAGAGGAATTTTGACGGAACTTCTGCAGACAACTCCGAGCCCCTTCTTTCCGCTGAGGTTCGTCTTTACACGGAAGACTCCTGGGTCCTTTGCGAGGTAGAGACCGAGAAGGGATTCGGACTCTGTGGCTTCCTTTCTTCTCTTCACCACCTGTTTTTTGATGTCAGAGACTATTCCATCCTCGAGCTCTCCGGAAGCCGTTCTCCACACAAACGCTTTCTCGTCAAACATTCTCGTCTTTCCGTTCGACACATATCCTTTTCTCGCGATGTCGTAAGCCGCCGTGCTGACAAGGTCCTGAGAAAGGAGATGGACGGTCGTCTCTTTTCCTTGAATTTTCACTGTGTGGATAAAATTTTTGTATTTCTCGAGAATATATTCGAGCTGTTTGAGATGCTGTTCTGAAAGAGGTTCTCCCCTTTGCACGAGAGAGTACGCGAGCTCAAAGAGAACAATTCTGACCTTGTAGTCGAGAGCATCAAACTGTTTTTTGAATTTGGGAAGACTGACCTGACAAAGCCTCCCGACTTTTTCCTTGCTCGCTTTGAAAATTTGGACATCAAAAACGGACTCTGTTTCCTCCTTCTTCGTCACAAGGGGAGAAAGGACGTAAAAAATGTCTGCAAAATTCCTCTGTTCCTCTCCAAAAGACTTCACGAGATAAAAGACATCGTTCTCCTCTGCGAGATAGCAGGGAAACCCGAAACTGTCCAAAATGGTCTCCCTGTCGTCGATGAGATCGCTGAGAACGGAAAGGAGAAGCTTCTCCTTTCCAAAAGTTTTACTCAGTTTTTCAAAGCTTGCGTACGGATTTCTTCCGAAAAAGTTGAGAAGGTTCCCTTTCAGAGCGTCCCTTTCTTTCCCAGAGTAGTAGAGGTCGTAAGTGTCGTCCGCGTACTCTTCTTGAGGATATTCGTACCTTTCTTCTGGTCCCGAATGAGGGTTTGCTGGTCTTGCGGAAGAACAACCAAAATCGCAGATGTCAAAGTCGCAAGCTTCCGAGCCATTTTCGTCTTCCGGGTCCACATTTCTGGCATAGTTTAGAGGGCAATCGATAGCGTTCTGCTTCATCAACCGAAGGACCTTCGCAGATTTGAGGGCCTTTGTTTCTGCCTTTTTATACGTCAAAATATCGGGAGTCACATCCGGGAGAAACTGCCCCCTCTTTGCGTTGACGGCGACATGACGATAAACCTCTACGCTTCTTTGTGACTTTGGAAGATCGGCATGAGAGCCAAGACGGATTGCTCTTGCGATAGCCTGTTCTATTTGAGGAGATTGCCAATGCGGGGTGAGAATGTGCACCTTTCTCACATTTTTGAGGGTGACTCCCTGAGAAAGAATTTTTGAGGCGATGAGGACCTGAATTTTTTGACCGTTTTTATTTTCTGGAGAAGTGAAAGCTCCAAGGACGCTCTGAACTGTGTTTCTGTCCATTCCTCCTTGAAGAATGGCGAATCTCCTCAAAGTTTTCTCTGAGTTTACGGAACCGCTGCTTGCCTCTCTCAATCCAAAGAGCTTGAGAATAACACCGAGAAGGAGGGCGCCTCCGGAACGAACAGAGGAGCTGTAAATAAAAATAAGCTGTTTGGGGTTCTCTAACACGGAGTCGACAATCTCTTTGAATTTTGAACTATATTCGCCAAGATTCTCCTTGATCTTTTTTGAGAGAGCGGGGGAGAGACCATAGTTTCCCTTCACTCCTTTTTTTGTTGCAAACTTCTCAAAACCTCTTATTCCGTAGAGGTCAACAGGGGCTACTCCTTCTTGTTCTGGCCAAACGAAAAGAGATGCCTCAAGACCGAAGCGGTGGAAACCTCCTCCTTTTTTTGACACTTTCCCGGCTGCTTCGAGAGTCTCTGTTTCTGCCCTTTCAACAGCTTTTTGTTGATACTCGCTCATCGCGGACGGGTACAAGCGAATGTGCTCTGTCCATGGACGAGAGGTTTCTTTTACGGTCGACTTGGTTACTTTTTTCCAATGAGCAAAGTTTTCTGGCTCCATCCAAGGTACAGTGGACCCGATGTCCACTCTTTGAGTGTCGGCAGCGGCCGCTCTTAGGTAAGAGACGCGACCTCGAAATGCTTCCTCAAGTTTTTGTGGTCCATCCGCGGATGAAAGAAGTCTTTCGAAAGCTTTCTCTTCTGGGAGCTGTTTTTCCAGGGGAAGAATAAGATTCATCACGTATGCAATGTCCCAAACTTCGTTCAGGATCGGCGTGCCAGTAAGAAGCACGATTTTAGCATCTTTTATTTTGTGTAGAAAGGTGTGCATGAACTTGTAGACGTTGGATTTTTGGTCCTTTCCCTGCCTTTGGGTTGTTCCTTCATCGTCCTCTTCCGTTTCCTGGCCGAGGTTCTGAACTTCGTCGATGATAATGAGGCGCCCAGAATATTTCCTGGAGACGAGTTCCCAGTCGATGACACCATCTTTCACAAAACTTTTTACGATGAGATTATAAAAAGTTGTGGGCGTCCAGAACTCAAACTTTGCGTCTGTCATCCTTCGAAGGGCAATACGATACGCCTTTTCGGTGGGGTCTCCTGGAGGCTTCGGGAAAGATTTTGAAGCGCACATCGTGAGGTCCTTTCGAAAGTTTTCCTGAAGGATTGTACTCGCAAACACCAAGGGCTTCTCCATATCTTTCGACTGAGAAAATGCTTCTGAGATGGCGATGGCGGTACACGTGTTATGACAGATGATGCCCTCTGCGAGGTAGTTGTGGTGTTTTTGCACCTCAAAGTCAAACACGTACCCGTCGTGCTCTTCCTCCTCAAAAGAAACGATAGGGACAAAGACGAGCTCTTGTTCTAGAATCTTTGAGAGCTCTTCGGAGAAGAGTCTGACGTCTGTTTTACTCGCTCCATCGAGTTGGGGACTTTCTCCCTGTCTCGCTCGAATAAGGGAGAGAAGAACTTGCCTCGCGTCCGTCATACTCTCGATGTTCCTTTTTTCTGACAAAAGACAGGTGCTCTGCACTCCGAGTTTTTGAGAGACTCTTTGGAGAAAATCTGGGTAAGGAAAAGGCTCTGCTTCCGTTGTGCTCTTTGTGGTTGGTTTATGGATGCATTTTGCGGTCAAAAGAGGGAAGTGAATTTTCTCTTCGAGGCGCAAAGCGTACCTTCTGTGAATTTTTCCAACGTTGCCGTATACCGACATCTGGACACCAAGCCTCAAAAGGAGGCTGGAAAAGTCAAGACAACAAGCTCTGTTTTGAAACCGAACAAGAACGCTTCCGTCTCTTTCCACGCGACAGCTTTCTGAGAGATATGTTTCGAGAAATTTGAGAAACTCTTTTTGGTCGCAATCTGCAAACCAGGGGGATAGACCGCTGCTGAATGTGAAGTCAAACTCGTACGTCGCAAGAAGGCGTTCCAGACTTCCGCTTCTGAAGGAACAACAGAAAATATCCTCTTCGACACCATCCTTCCTCATTGTGGTCTTTTGAGGGCGGATTTCTCTGTCTGTGGTGACGTTGTTCTCCATCAAAAAGTTGTTGATAAACTTCTCAAAAATCATATAGTCTCCCATGCTAGAAAACGTCCACAAAAACTTCCCATTGTCCTTTTGCAAAAGAGGGTTCTGAGAAATCGGGGAGCTTCCAAGGCCGAAATTTCTGGGGTCTTGGTTTCTCAAAAAGTTTCCAAAAGTTGTGAACCAAACGGCAAAGTCGAGTGGAATTTTTTGGGCTTGTTGTTCGTGTCTCAGAGCCTTTGGAACAGCCACAAATTTGCATTTGGAAAACTCATTGGTCCATCCGCGTTCCGTGAGGATGCGGTGTGCCTTTGTCATTCGGAGCCGCGTTCCTCCCGGAATTGTGATGACATTGAGCCTCTCGCGCACCCGCTGACGATAAAGTTTCGAAATCTGAGAGCGACACATTTTCTTTGTTTGTTCGTCGAAGCTATGCGTGAAAAGTTTGGCAGTCGGCGTCTTCCATTCTCCTCCCTCTGGGTCAACCTTTGATTGGCCTGAACCATAGTTTTTCCATACTCCTTCGATGTCGCGGTATTTTCCATTGACCGAAACAAGAGTCGAACCGTGGACGCATTTCCCAGAACCGAGACCGTGATAGACAAGAGCCTCGTTGTATTCTGTGTGGGGAGAAACAATCCTCGCCATTGTTTTTTGGTGGTTGTAGAAATCTTCTTCTTTGTCTTCTTTTCTTTCCAGACGGAGTTCCGCGAACTCTCTCTTCTTCGCCAGCTTCTCCTGCAAAAGTGGGTCTTCAATACTCGGGTAGAGCGGAATAAAACTTTCGAGAGGGATTTCCATATCCTTTGTTACATTGGGGAAATATTCCCTTTGAAACATCGTCGAGCAACTTGTGTATTTTTTCTAAGACAAGAAAAAATATTATCTTCTCCAAGACATGTTTTTGTTCTCCTCATTGGCCAAAAACTTCATGTACTGCGTTATTGACCTATTGAACGAGCCGGGACGATGCCTCAAAACTCTGGTCTTTTCCATCCACAAAAGACCCTTTGTCTCTTTGTTTGGTTGAAATTTTCCGATGTCTACCATGTCGATACGCAGAAGGATGATGTAGCCTCCGATCTGGTTCTGCTTTCCACAGCAAGAATGAAGGACGATAGCATCTTTTTGTTTCTCGAGAGCTTCCTTGACGATGTTTGTCAAGAGCCCCGAAGACTCTTCTGTGACTTCCCGAAGAAGAGCATCGACGAGTGTCTCTGTTCTCTTCCTTCCTCCGCCAAAGTCAGAGATTCTTCCATCTCCCTGTTGCGCCAGAAGCCAGTATTGTCTTTTTCCGACAGCGACGTAGGGAACGACGCCGACTCGAATGACCCCTTTGTCATCAGTGAGGAACTTTTCGAGCGTGGACAACGAAACCTTTGACATTTTGTCTGTGAAAAAGAAAAATATTTTTGGAGCTTGAAAAGTTCAATAAAATGTCTCGAAAAAGTTTTGAAGATGTTTACTTGGAGAGCGTCCATGATGGCCAAACAAAGGTTTCAGAGTGCATGAGAAAGTTCACTCTGCAACATTTGAAAGACCCGCAATTTGTACCCGAAGATTACGGGTGTCTCTCGCGGATTTCGTCCCATTGGTCAAAAATAAGCGTTCTTTGCAGTTCCTCCAAAGGATGTGAAAAAATGCCAGATAGGCAGGGTTGGAGGGGTCAACATAAACATTTTGTGGGGGTTTTGGGGCATCATTGGGAGGGAAAGTGGGATTTTTTCCGACCCGAATTCTTTGATGAGAAAAAAGTCTTTGCAAAGTGAAGAAGGACCAGAAACTCGTTAAATTTTCTTTTGCTTGCGAAAAGAAAAACACAGCGTAATGTCTGAATTTGCAGAGTTTGTCGACAAGGTCCTCATTCTTGCGGGCATCGGACCGAAGAACAGAAAGAAGATGACTTCGGAAAAGAATCTCGCAAAGTTTAGGGTTGCATTCACCCACAAAACAGTACAAACGAACGACAGGAACAACTATGAGTTGTACGAACTGGTTGGGGACAGTCTTGTGAACGCTGCGATTCTTGGGTTCATCAGAACAAAGAGACCAGAGATTACGGATGTAGAGACCTTGACGAGGATAAAGCACTACATCCAGTCGAGGTCGTTCCTTTCGCTTCTTGCGTTTCAAAATGGGTATTTTGAGCACGTCACTGTCGGAGAAGAGTTTGCAAAGACCATCTTGGAGGGAGTGGAAAAGAGAGGAAGAAGACACGATAGAGAACAGAGGGTGATGAGCAAGGAGACGAGACAAAAGATAACGGAACTTGGAGAAGATGCTCTCCAAAACAAGACGTTCTCAAAGTTGATGACCGACCTTTATGAGGCGATGTGTGGAGTCATCGCCTCTCTTACCGAAGAGATGACAAAGGTTCCGGGGATGGGGTACATTCCGGTCTACCAACTCACGAGCAACTTTTTGGAGAGGTCGGATATCGAGCTGACGTACGAGAACATCGTGGACCCCATCACACGCCTAAAAGAGACTTACCAAAAGGTAAGGTACACCACAGAAACTGGAGAAAAGAAAATCTGGAATCTCTCCGAACTCGAAGAGACCGAGAGGCTCCCAGACGGAAAGTTCAAAGTCACCATTTATGGGTGGTTTGGAAAAACAAAGAATCCAGCCATCGAGAAGAAGCAGGTTCTCGCCTTTGGTATCTCGAAAGATGCGAAAGATGCGAAAATGCAAGCGGCGGCAAAGGGACTTTCTGCTCTTCCAAAATATGGTTTGTACGAACAAAAGAAGCTCATCAGACAATAAATATTTTTGAACACCAAAAATATATACAAGAAGGATTTTTTACTGACCGTAGGCGACGTTCAGACCGAAATACCTCTCTCCGCAACAAGCGTTTTGGACGAGAGGGGCGGGAGAGCACGGGAATGATGGGATACTAGGAGCGGCTAAAGTGCACCCAGTAAACGCCGGACCGCAACCGCTGCTTACAGCAGCACACCCCCCCTGGGTGGCAACGGGCATCGCAGCAGCGACAGGAACCATCGGCGCCGAGACACCGGAACACGATCCACACTGGGGCGACATCGAAAACGAGGTCGAGGCAATTCTAGAAGAACACGACATTACTTCTATCCGACAAAAGAAAAAATTTATTGAGAAAAAATTTTTTTGGATGGAGAAAGAAAAAATATGAACTCGAAAATTTCCTGCGCTGAAAGAAAGCAAGGTCTCTGTGGATCGAGGGAATGTGCTCACTGTTTTCCCAAATCTTTCTCTTCTCACCCTTTGTCCAAGCATTGGTCTCCAAAAAACAAAGAGAGTCCCGAGGTTGTTGTTTTGAATTCGAGAAAAGTTCTCTTTTTTGTTTGTGACTGCGGACACGAATACGAAAGAAAGCCTTTTGATATTGTCAAAAGAGGTCTTCTTTGCCTTTTTTGTAAAGGAGAAAAGGTTTGTGGCTCTGCATCCTGTGGGATGTGCAAAGACAATTCGTTCACTTCTCACGAAAAGGCAAAGTTTTGGTCGAATAAGAATGACCTTTCTCCCACAACTGTCACAAGAAAACACTCGAAAAAGTGTTGGTTCGACTGTCCAAAGTGCAAACACTCTTTTCAACAAGAGCCAAGGGTCGTTTGTCTTCCGGACAAGTCAAAGGGAAAAAGATGGTGCCCCTATTGTGCCAACCAGAAAAAATGTACCGATGAAAATTGCGAGCATTGCCACGAAACGTCTTTTGCGACTGTCGGCACAGACCTTATCTGGAGCGATAAAAATGTCTTGAGGGAAAGGGATGTGTCTGCAGCAGGTCGCAAAAAATATTGCTTCAAATGCCACAAATGTGGGCACGAATTCGAGATGGCACTTTATGCTATTAGTTCACAAAAACAAGGATGCCCTTTTTGTGTTGGTCAAAAAAGATGCCTCGAAGATTCTTGCGAAATGTGCTTCAAGCGCTCCTTCGCTTCGCATGATTTTGCTAAGTTTTGGAGCAAAGAAAACACAAAAACTCCCAGAGAAGTATCCATCAGAACGAACAAAACTTACCTATTCGACTGCGGAGACTGCAGACATACATTTTCTATGTGCCCGAACAATGTCGGGGCAGGCCAAAGATGCCCTTTTTGTGCTTGCCAAAGGCTCTGTGACTCCAAAGATTGCAAAATGTGTTTTGAAGGTTCTTTTGCGGCCTTCCCACAATCTTCCTTCTGGTCATCAAAGAACGAAAGAGCTCCAAGACAAGTCAGGAAAGGCTCCGGAAAGAAATACAAATTCCGATGCGAGAAAAAACACCTCTTCGAATCTTCCCCAAGAAGCGTTCGGTCCGGAAATTGGTGCCCTCTCTGTAAGTCCAAGACAGAGGCCAAGGTCTTCTCTTGGCTTCTTTCCGTCACTCCTCTTGTCGTTCATCAAGCGAGATTTCCGTGGTGCGTTAACCCACAAACAGGAAAGGTTCTCCCTTTCGACATCTGCGTCGCAAATAAATTTATAGTCGAGATTGACGGAAGGCAACATTTCGAGCAAGTCTCGAATTGGACTCCTCCCGAAGAAACGCAGGAAAGGGATAAACTCAAAGAGGAACTCGCGGAGGACCACGGTTTCAAAATTCTCCGCCTTTCGCAACAAGATGTTTGGGAAGATTCTGTGGATTGGAAGTCCCAAATAAAAGAGTTTATCAAAGAAATATTTTAGTCGTACAAAAATATTTTACATCATGGAGAAATTCTACCAAACGAGAGAGCGCGTTTCCCTTTGTTGTATTTCGGAAGAATATTCTCCTCCTTTACCTGAAAAATATCTAACCCCATACCATGATGAAAAAACAGCAAACTTTGGTTCAAGACTTCCTGATGGGAGACTTCATGGCTCGTTCACAGAGTTTCACGAGGGGTTTACGGAAGTAACCACTTACGACAGAGGAGTAAAGAACGGACCTTGGAAGAAATCTTCAAAAAGAGCAACTTGCGAAGGGTTCTTTGTCGATGGAGAACCAGAAGGAGAGTTTACCGTGTTTCAACGCTCCGAAATCTTCTCAGAGACATGGCCAAAAGAATATCTGACCGTGACTTCTTCTGTTTTTTACGAAAGAGGGAAAGGGATAAAACATGTCCACAACTCGAGTGTCGCCTGTCCACTCGAATGTTTTTTGTTTGGGGAAAAGTTGCTGGGACCTCATACAGTCGAATGGGACACGTCGAAAAAAGACGAGATATGGTTCAGAGTCTCGAGAAAAACATCCAAAATAGAAGGGACCTTCCAAGGGCTTCAAAAAGCAAGGCAAGGCTACAATACCCTTTGGTGTTATTCCGAGCTTCTTCCGAAGAAGGCAGTTTGGAGAAAACTCCCAGAGAGTGGAGGAAATTGCATCGTGCTCCCTTGAAAGAATATTTTACATCGAGTAAAATATGAGTGCGGTGTTTACCTTTGGAGGGGATTGGATAGGAGATGGATACTACACGTATGTGCCTCGTTGCATCAAGTGTAAACAAAGCTCTGCGGAATATCGGGACACAAAGCTCTGCCATCCCTGCAGTTTCTACACTCCAGAGTATTATGAGATGAAGTACAAACCCGTGCCATCAAAGTGCAAAACTTGCGCATTGGAATTTAGTTCGAGGAACGCTCTTTTCCGTCATCTCAAAGAGACGAGCCATGAACAATAAGATATTTTATTCCAGAATAAAATATTTATCGAAGTCTCAAAACAAGGTGAAGAGTAGACTCTTTCTGGACATTATAGTCAGCCAAAGTCCTTCCATCTTCCAGCTGCTTTCCGGCGAAGATAAGCCGTTGTTGAAATTGTTTACCAAAATAATTATAAAGTAGTGTGTCATACACTAACGATGGAGGCGAAGGTTTGTTGTAAGTGTGGGGAGGAACTCCCTCTTGAAAAATTTTACAAAGACAAGAAGAAAAAATCCGGATATACTTCCAGGTGCAAACTCTGTCTTTCTGTTGTAGACAAACATGTTATTCTCGAAAAGAAGTGCTCCAAGTGCAAGCAAGAACTGGTCATTTCGTGTTTTTCCAAAGACAGAGCCAAAAAGTCGGGAAGAGCGTCGCAGTGCAAAAAATGCATGTCGGAGGTCAAAGAGTACGTCGTTCCCGAAAAAAAGCTTTGTCGAGGTTGCAACAAGGAACTAGAAATATCCCAATTTTTTAAAGACAAGACAAAGAAGTCCGGACATTCTTCTGGGTGCAAGGCTTGTCGTTCCTCGAACAGAGAGGCAAATAAAAAGGCCAGAAAAAAATATCTGGAGAGCGACAAAGGAAAACAAAAAACATCTGAATACAGAGAAAAGACAAAAGACACAAGAAAAGAAAAAAACCGCGAGTGGATCAAGAAAAAAAGACAAAACGATCCCGGCTTTTCGCATCAAAATGTGTTTGAGATCGAGAATAAACAAGTCAATCCAAAGAGGCTCCAAATCAGCTCCAACTCTCGAACTTTTAGGCTGCACTATCCCAGAACTCAAAGAACACATTTCGAAGCAGCTTCCAGAAGGCGTTCTTTGGGAAGACCACGGAAAGAAATTCGAGCTGGATCACATCATCCCCGTCTCTGCTTTTGACCTTTTGGACCCTGTCCAGCAAAGGGTCTGTTTTCATTACACGAACCTACAACCACTCACCCGAAAGGAAAACTCAAAGAAAGGAGCAAAGTATTCGAATAAAGAACTTGAAAGGCTCAAGGAAAAACTTTCACCCGATGTCTTGGAACGTCTTGGACGGAATAAGCTCGTCCTCACGAAAGAATTTCTAGAGTTTGAGAAAAATTACCTCAAATCTTTCGCGAAACTTTGGGTATGGAACAAAATACCTCTGAGCTTTTTCCTTGGAAAGAAAAAGAGGGGAGGGAATATTGGAGTGGCTGTTTCTTCCACGGAAAAGAAATGCGCGAAGTGCCGAGAAGTAAAACCTGTCTCTGAGTTCCACAGGCGCTCTTCCGGGAGAGTATTGTATCAATCTTACTGCAAGGCTTGCATCACAACAGCGAAAAGGCAAAGAGCTGAAGTTTTGCGGCACTGACACAATTATCCCAACAAAATATCTGGTCGAACAACAAAGGAAAAATATATTTTAAGAAATATATAAAGTAAGGCTAAAATGTACCAGATATTTTGCAAAACGCTCACAGGAAAAACGATCACTTTGGAAGTGGAAAGTTCTGACACAGTCGAATCAGTAAAGCAAAAGATTCAAGAAAAAGAAGGAATTTTGCCGGACGCTCAAAGACTTATCTTCGCCGGAAAGCAGTTGGAAGATGGAAGGACTTTGGCCGATTACAACGTCCAGAAAGAGTCTACTCTTCACCTTGTTTTGAGACTTCGATAAATATTTTTATTCGAATAAAAATATTCAAAAGTTTGTTGGAGAAATTCTCTCATGAAAAGACGCGAGATTATTGTTTTTGTCAAAGACGTAGAGCCTCGTGTTATATCCTTGTTCGCGACAAGCGGCCAACTTTTTCAGAGTTCTTTCCGCTTCGTTCTGTTTCTTTCCTCCGCAACCACTAAATGTCCAATCCGACTTTACCTCGATAAGTAGGTACAAAGAAGGAACAAAAATATCTGGATGGTACATGTGGCTCTTTCCTTGGAACTCATAGGGGATTTTGATGCCTTGTTCCGAAGGGGAGAGAATATCTTGTTCGTCTATCCCCTCATCGAGAAGGAGTTGAAGAGCGAGGGGTTCGAAACCTTGACAGACAAAGGGAGCACCCGAAGGCATAATAAACTCTTTTTTACGGAAAGAAGAAAATCTTTTCTTTGAAGCCACTTCCGGGTTTTGCGATGGGTGGTCATACCCAGTTTTTGCCTTGTACGTTCCATAAGCTTTTTTTCGCGTCTCTTCGAGTTTAAACGGATGAGAGACACCATACTTCACCATAGAATTTTCTCTCTTTTTCTTTTGAACTTCCGGGTTTTTCGATGGATGGTCATAGCCAGTGTTTTCAATGAGGGTTCTTCTCGCTTTTCCGCGAAATTCTTTTGTGCCCATAAATCCCGTTTCGCCGTATTTTTCCCTAATAGGTCCGAGTACGTACTCGGACCGCAAAACGCAAACGTGGCCGTATTTCTGCAGTTTTGTCTTTTTCTCTTGTTCTTTTGCACAAAAGGAACATCCGCACCAGCCCGGCCTCGTTGAAACATCGAAGCGAGAAGAGGAGTTTCTTCCGCACTTGCAGACAAAGTTTATCTTTTCCTTCCTATTTTTTGGCAAAGAAGACAATAAAGACATGCCCATATTGGAGAAAAGATTTTCTGCATCCTTTTGGGTCCAACGAACTCTTTTTGCTCCTTTTTCAACACGGCACGCAACACAACCAATAAAATTGTCTCTTCTTACGCAGAAGAGAGAAGATTCGCATTCCCTCCCACAAAAACAACGAAATTTAACAGGGGCTTTTAGCGATACGTATTCACCCAAAATTTTACACCCTTTCTCTTCGAAAATTTTCTGGGCCTCCTCTGTCGTTATTTTTCTCATATTCTGATTATTTCTTTTTGAGAAGAAATAATAGTTCGATAGTTTTTGTGGGACTATATAGTTCATTCGCACGGCCCGCAAGGCTGCGGCGGCGCTCCGACGTCCCCAGGCATTCCTCTGAATACAGGAGATTGGTATGCGGCATGACCGACAAATTCCATTGGCGTTCTTTTGGTAGGGAAACCATATTTGTAGGCTGCTGGGTTCTGGCCCCACGAATTAGCATATTCGTAATCGAAAGGCTGAGTGAGAGTATCAAGACCCTCCCTCTTCGCGTCACATTCCACTCTGCAACCTCCAAAAACAAAGAACACGATAGCAACAACCGCCACGATAAGGACGATGGTGAGAAGCCGACAGTCAGTCATTACACCTCAAAAAAATATTTTCAATACAAGAAAAATATTTTGAAAGGAAAAAGATATGGCTGCAGAAATAAAAAAGTCGGTAGCGGAAGCGTTCCCTTTTTCGGAAGACGCGAGAGAAATTTCTCTTCAAGCTCTCGATCGGCAAATTCTCAGCCTCGAAAACATTATCCAAAAATATGAAACAAATCCAACCAGAAATAGGATAATCTTCGCCCCTCTCTATGGGAAAAATTGTGTGTGCCGTTATCGGGAGCTCGAGGCGTGGAAACTCGCTGTAGAAGAGAGAAGGCTAATATTTCTTAATTAAGAAATATTGTGGCATAAGGAACCAACAAGTTTCCCAGCTTTGTTTTGTCGTTCTCGAGATATTTATAGTTGTATAAAAATCTTCTGCTTCGAGGGAACAATTCTTGTTTTCTCCCATATTCTGAGCTTTAAAAGTTCCAGAGTGTCCTCTCCCTTCCACTTCCAAAGAAAAATTCGTCTCCGAATACTTTAAAAACCTGCATTTCACTTGTTCGCTGTTTTTCCTTTCGCCCATTTACTTTTACATTTCTGTTCCCAGGCTAAAAGGTCCACACTTTCATAGAATGTCATCATAAATCTCGAACGGGACAAAACGTCATACGCAAAACAGAGCGTTCCTTCTCCGATGCATCCGCAGTCTCGAACAGGAGAGAACCCTTCCGGGAGAGGACAAGGTGCGTCTCCTCTCCTTCCACTAAACATCTGACCGGAGCGAACAAAAGGCCTCTGTGACATTTTTATTTTTTGCTGAAGAAAAAATATTTATGATTGACTACAGGGTGTAAAGTTCGTTCTGAATGCTCTGCACGGGGTCGTTGAACATTGCGTTCTCTGTCGCTGTCGTTTCTGAAAAAACTTCGTTCCGAGACGCGAGTTGTTCCGGTGCGGGAGCTTTATTCATCAGCCGAACGACAAGCATCCCCAAAGCAACAAGACCCAAAAGAACAGACACTCCGACCACTGCTCCGATGACCGCACCAATAACGATCCCCGCAGTTTGACCTGGAGAGAGTCCTCCACCTCCGTCTTCTGTCGAACAATAATTGTTTGAGAAAAGAGTGGAGAGAATTGCGCTGTTACTGTCGTTGGACGGGAAGAGTTCTGAGAGAGCGTCGAACGAGACCACGAACACTTTGTTGCTGACGACATCGCGAACTCGAGAATCGTTGAAATATACAGCGAAAGCAAAGGATACGCTCTTTTCAGACTCTCGGAAGCTTCTTCCGTAGACAGACAGTGAGACGCTTGAAGGAACGAGCTCTTTGAAACTTTCCAAGATTTTTGAGAAAAGAAGTGTTTCATTGCCAGTGGTCTGAAAGTTTCCGCTCACAGAGTATCTCCCAGAAAAATCTTGTAGACACGTTCCATAAACTAAAGGAGTCTGAGAAGGGGAAGTGCTCGTCGATGGTGTTGGGGAGGGAGAAGGGGAAAGAGAAGAAGAGGGTGAAACGGAAATGCTCGGAGTGGAGGAAGGAGAGATGGACGTCGTCGGCGATACTGAGGGGCTCCGCGAGACACTTGGGGTCACAGTCCTCGAAGGAGAAAGTGAAGGAGTCTGTGAAGGGCTCAGAGACGGACTTCTCGTCGGTGAAGGAGAGACAGGCGAGGGCGTTCCGCTCGGCGTCGAACTTGGAGTCTTTGAAATGGAAGGCGAAGGCGTTCTCGTCGCAAGTGATGGAGAGGGGGTTCTGGATGGACTTTTTGACTTTGAAGGAGAAACAGAAGGACTTCTCGTCACTTGAGAAGGAGAGGAGCTCCTTGAGGGAGAAGAAGTTCTTGTCGGGGACCTTGTTGGCGTTGGAGAAATGAGGGATGGAGAAGGGGTCCTTGAAGTGGTTGGGGTTCTTGTCGGACTCGCTGACACCAGCGACGGAGAAGAAGTTCTTGACGGAGAAAGTGAGGGAGAAACAGAAGGCGTGCGGGATGCACTTTTTGATGGCTGAAATGAAGGAGAATTCGAAGGAGATGAACTTGGTGTTCTCGAATATGAGCTCGTCGGGGAGGGGGATGAGCTCCTCGAAGGAGATGGAGACGGAGATGGGAAACAATAAGCAGAAAATAAAACTTCCACAGCCACGGTTCCATTCCCGCTGTTGCATATCCCTGAAATCACCTGGTTGTTTATTCCCAGAATTTCTGCTCTTTTGGAACTGTCATAAGAGGGGTCCACAACAACATAAGAGAAATATGAAGAGAGAACATCTCCGAAAAAGGTGAAGTTGTTGTTCCAACTATAGGAAGTACCAAAAGTTTGGGTGTAGAGACCAGAGAGCTGAGAGGAGACTGAAGAAGTAGAAGCGGCGTTCCTTTGGAGTGAACCAGAGCACGTCGAGTTTGTCGAAAGGAGACAAGAGTCGGAAACGACGCTTCCCGCCAAAGAGAGCAATAACAGAACCGTCAATATTTCTCGCATTTCTTTTGTTCAGAGAAAAGAAAATCCGAAATTTTTATTCGATGCTCATAACACAACAGTTCCACTCCTGGCGCCTTTTCACCTTTCCGTCTTTTTGCAGCTTCTTGTCGCAAAAAGTGTGAATTTCTTTTGTTTTGGGAAGAAGAGCGTGACAAGTCCGAAGAGAGAATCCATCAGACACGCGGAGAGGGTTTCGAACTTTTTTTGACCCTCGGCATCTCACCAACTTTCTTTCACTCTCGTCGTTCTCATCCGAAACGAACCACTCCTCGACGTTTTCACTCTCCGTTTCGAATTTTACACAAGACCTTTTCCCTTCTTGTTTTATGAGAACTTTGTGAGGATATTCCGCCATTGTCTGCCAATAACGACAACTCAGGGGACAATTTTCATCCCCAAAAAGTTCATGGCTGACGAGGGCTCCTTCTTCGTAAAAGGCGTCAGCGATGACCTCTCGACCTTTCGAAATCGTGAATCTCCCCTGTGGAAGTCCGCGGACAAAATTTCCCTCTGTTGTCAAGCCGTTCACCAGGGAGAGAACTACAGACTTTCCGTGCTTTTTCCCGAACCTTGCAGAATAAGCCTCGTTTAGATATTTCGTAAAAATTCTTTGTTCACCATGTTCTGACCCATCAGGAAGTAAAAATTTAGAAAAAGCTGGACCTTCTTCACGATGAGTCCAGTCCTCTGGTTTCGGAAGCCCTTCGAACGCGTTAGACAGAGCGCAACAAAAGACTTCTCTTTTGCCAAAGAATTTGTCCATCTTTTTCTATCGAAAGTTTTTTGAAGCAAAAACTTTTATGATTACCGACAACATGTCAAAGTGTTCAGGAACAACAAAGACGGGAAACTCTTGCAATCGTCAAAGAAAATCCGGAAGCTCTTTCTGTTCGACTCATTCTCCAAAGGCACAAGTTCGCTCTCCGCAGAGCTCCGTTCTTGTCTGCTGTTCCGGCTACGATTTTGACCATTGGAAGGCTCCCGTAGGCGCCTACGGCTTCTACTCTTCAGACAGCTCAAAGAAGGACAGGTTCGGGGTCTACGCCTCTGAATTTCCTTGTCTCGAGATAAACTCGACGTTCTACGGAACTCCTTCCGTTAAGACGTTCAAGGCGTGGAGGAAGAGGGCAGAAGAAGCTGGCCACAAGTACACCGCCAAAGTCACCAAATTCATCACTCACTCGAAGAAGCTGTCTGATTTTGAAGAGACTTGGGAAAGGTTTTGGTCGGCCATCAGCAATCTCGGGGACACGCTGGAAGCGCTTCTTTTCCAATTCAGCCCAAAATTCCGAAACACAGAAGAGAACAGATACAAACTCGATGTTGTCAGGAAGGTCCTGAAGAGCTACAAGAACCTTCCGAGTCTCTGTTTCGAGTTCCGCGACCCTTCGTGGTTCGAAGACACAAAAATTCGCGAAAAATTCGACAGGAGGAATTGGTGCCTTGTCCTCCCCATCGCTGTGAACAACTCGGACAAGTGGATCGGGACTCTGCCAGAGTATTCTGTGGAGGACGTCCCCGCAGTTTCCGATACCGTCTATTTCCGCCTTCACGGAACAGAGGGCATCTACATCGGGACCTACTCTGACGAATTCCTCCAGAAGTTGGCCACAAAATGCAAAGAGTTGACTCAACAGGGAAAGAGAGTGGTCGTCGCTTTCAACAACACAGATTCCTATTGGTGTTACATGAGAACGTACCAAACATTCGACGAGTACCTCTCTGCCATTTCCGATATCACGCCAAGCGCCGTCTACAATGCGAGAACCCTTTTGGGGATGCTATAAATTTTGTTTGATAAATTTATACTGAGGTGGCAGTCATCGGCCTCCCGAAGCTCGAGATATATCCTCCAGCCTGGGTGGCAAGTTCGTGCCTCGAAGTGAAAACGTACACAAGAACGGCCGCAATAACAAGGAAAACGCCCACTCCGGAGATGATGGCAGAAATCATGGCGTATTTATGGGCGGATTTCGCGAAACTATCGGTATTTGCACAGCTGCTCTTCTTCACATCGTTTGCTGCCATCGCTCCGAACACGAGGTTCAAGAAGACGAGGACAACCGTCGCGACCAAGAGGATAACGAGAAAGGCAGACACCATGTTACAAATGTTTTCTGTATAAATTTTTTATTCTAGTTCATCCAACTTTTTTGAGAGTCTTTGGACTTCTGCAAGCAAAAGAGAGATGAGAGAAAGGTGGCGAATCCCGGCTGCCTCTCCTTTTGCGTTTTTGACCACAAGTTCTGGGAAGATTTCCTCCAATTCAGAAGGAACGATTCCATAGTCCTTTACCCCACCAAGTTCGTATGTTTTCACAGAGATATTCTGGAGTTTCTCTGTGTCGACGTCAAGCTCTCTCGCGTTCTCCATTACAATTCCTTTGAACAACAAAAGAATTCACTCTCCTATCCACCGAAATGTGAGGTTGTACCTCGGCTCGTCCAACCCTTTTCTCTTCGGAAGGCAATGTTGCCAAACTTGTTGCATTCCTGGCAACATCACGAGAACGTCCCCGCTGCCAAGGGATATTATTTTCTTGTGTTTATGGTTCTTTATTAGCCTCAGACAAAAATCTCTCCTCGCCCCCAAAGACACAGAGATGATGGGGTACCCCATCATCAAATCCCTCTCCTTGTCTGAATGCCAACCGATATAGTGGTCTCCATTGAGGTACTTGTTAACAAGAACGTAGTTTGGCGGGGGAGTGTCTTGTCCCATTACCCCCTGTTCGACGAGGTGAGCGTGGATCTTCAGAGACAGTTTCTCGATGTAGGGAGGCCAGATTTTTGCTGGAATTTTGACGCCGGTGAAGCTGTACGACAGACTTTCATGCTTTCCAAATCCTGTTTGAAGCCTCGGAATCGGTATGACCTTGCCATGCATCTTGATAGCCGTGTCTTCCGGTGGAAGGTATTCGATGTCGGCGAGCTGTCTCTGCAACTTTTTTCTTGAACCAAAGAGGAACCTCTCGGAATAAAAAATGGGCGGCTCCATCTCAAATTTATATCTCTATAAATTTTGTCATATCTTCGAATTTGCAAACAAAACATTTCGAAAGAGGGACATTTCCCCCAGGGAACAAATCTTTCAGCAAAAGCCCAAATTTTTCGAGTTGCTCATCTGTGGGAGCTCCATCCCGAAAGCGGTACCCAAGCGTGATATGGAATTTGTAGTTTTTGTTTTGGATACCAGAAACTTTTGATATTTTTTCGCGGAGTCCTCCGTCATCCCAAGAAACTTGCAACCCAAGGGTACCATTTGTCCAGTACACAGCAACGAGAGAACAAGAAGATGATAGGGTTTTCTGGCACACTGAAGAGATATTTCCCAAAACCTTTGAATTTTCTCTCAAAAACAGTTTGAACTTGCCTTTTGTTTGGGAGCCCTTTGGAACGACAAGATCAAAGACAGTCATGTGGTAACTGTCCGAAGGGAGAGGAGAGAAAAACTCAGAGAGTCCCGAAGAAACAAGAAACTCCTCTATTCTCTCCGAGAGGATGGTCTCCACAAAACGGAGAGTCGTAACACCATAGAAAGGCAGATATTGTCCAGAGTTTGAAATTTTTGCCATCTCTTTTTCTTTTGGAAAAGAAAAATTTTACGGAATTTCGAAAAGCATCGACACACCCAACTTCCTTTTTTCTGGGTCGGGAAGCAACCATCTTGGGGCATCCCCCTCGTTCGTTACGACAGCGTTTGCGCTAAACCCCCCGTCGAGAGAAACGGCATGAAGCGCATTTCCACCAAAGAACAACTCTATCGCCTTCGCAACTTGCACTCTGTCTGTTCCGAGAGCGTCGTAGCCCCTTCCCTCAAAGAAGAAGAATCCGACACTTCCATCCTTCAAAACAACCATGATATTATGGATTTGGAAGTTTGCGCTGTGCCTTTGCCCATAAGGAAACTGTGTTTCTCCTTGTTCAGAGAACCACATTTTCGTATTTTTCGCGGCGTCAAAGACTTTGTACCCTCTCCCGTCTGGCAGAGAGAAATTTGAGTTTAACATGGCATTTTCGTCAAACACTCTCTTTCCTCCCCAGATGAGAATGGGTCCGGAACAGAAACATTGGTCGTAGAGGTCGGGTCTGCTCTCTGATATCACAGTTTGAGAAAATTCGAGAGTTTCTCCCCCTTCGGTTAAAATGCGGAACGGGACGTTTGCCAACTTGTGTTTTTTCTCAAACTCTGGAAGTCTCTCCAGGCCTAACCTACCATCCTTCACAGTCACAGAAACGAACCAATCCCTGTAAGGAGGAGGCACAGGAAGAGCGGTTCCTGATTTGCTTGTACCATCAAAGTAATAACCTATCGGGGAGAACTCTTTTCCTTTGAGGCCGGGAGTTAAAGAGTTTCCGATGTTTTGTTGGACGATGAAATAGCCCCCGTTCACGCAAAGGGCCGCTTTTGCTTCCAGAGCCTTTTTTGCGATTCTTTGTTGCAACCTTTTCCCTGTCGACAAAGAGCACTTTGCATTTTTCGAAAGACCAACAAACGAGCACCTCACCGTGCGCATCTGTTTCCCCCAAAGTTTCTGCGAGGGGCTTTTAAAATTCAAAAGTCTCTGATACGGTCTGTACACAAAAATATCAGAAATTTCCGTTTGAATATTGGGAAAAATGGGCCTCGAAAATATCGAACACACAGGAGAAGCATAGATTTCAAACTCTTTTCTCACAAAAGGAACAACCGAGGATATCGAGGGCGAGAGAGATGTGGTCTTTGGCAGAAGAAATTCTTGGTCGTTGTTCAAAGAATCCACGAGTTTGACAGAACATTCTTTTCTTCTGTTTTTGTCCACAATATAACCTTCTCCAAAAAGTTCAGTATTTTTTCCTTCCACGCACTCTTTCGAATATTTCAGAATTTCCGTTCGGAATTTTGTCTCTGTGTTTGAGGATTGGACCCTTGAGTTTGGGATGTGGGGGACGATGATGGTCCGTTGGTCCTCAAGAATATCGGAAAGTCGGGCTTCTGTGGGTTTTTCGAGCGTCTTTGTAAAAATATGGAACTTTTTTCCGTTGAGTGACAGTGAAGGGACAAGAGAAGCCACAGCTTCGGTAGATCTTCGAAGAGAGGAATTCCCGACGTCCCTCTCGTTAAACCAAATCCTCTGTGCTTCTTCGGGAGCTCGAGCCCTTTTTATCGCCTCGGCTTTTTTCGAGAACGCCCTCTTGATGGCGTTGTCGTCGATACCGAACGCGAGGAGTGTCGCCTTCGCGGCGTTGTAGAGTTCCGTGTTGAGGAAAACTCCTGGGTACAGCCCCAAAGAAATTTTCTCGCAGTCAAATAAAATATTCAAAAGAAAAAAGATCGCCTCAAAATTTTTCAGGCCCTGTTCGTCGAGAAGCGCCTCTTTGCATCTGTTTGCCATTTCGTAAATTTTCTGTTCGTTTGAAACAGCAAATTCTCTTTTTTTGAGTTCTGGATAAAACTTCCCAGAACTCTTTGAGAACCTGACGACCGTGAGTCCGTAGTCGATAACTTTCGGAATCTTTCCGCTGTTTTGGACAACGAAAAATTCTCCGTTGGGGAGCTCCTCCACGATAAACTCTGCTTCCTCCCACAACTTTCCGTCGTACATCTCGCTCCCCGTTTCATCCATCGAAGGAGAACCTACGCTCTTCACGAGCACATTGTCCGGATGAAGGTCTGCGTGATAGAATCCGAGGAGGGACTTTGCCGTCTCGAGGTCCCGAAACAAAAGGGCAAAAAACCCGAGATAATCTCCCACAGAGAACCCAGGAATCCCACCCTTTGTTCTCAAAAGTTTACGGAAGCTTTCACCGGACGACTCCATCAACACGGTGGCCGTGTATTTTTCTGGGGAGCTCTCACAGAATTCCGTTCCAAAAACTTTTGAAAAACATGGAAGAACTCCAAGGTCGAAAAGATTCGAGAGAAAACTGGAAACTATCGCCTCATAAAGAGGGTCAGTGAGAACGAGAGTCTTTTGTTGCATATTGCAGATTAGAGGCTGGGCTCTTGCCTTGTGTGTTCTCTTTGCAAAAGCAGGAACCCAGTAGACTCTCCACCCGCCTTGGTGGTTGAAACTTATCTGTTTCAGTCGAAACTTTTTTCCGGAAGTTGTCGGAAATCCGGCAGCGGAGAATCCACCGGCTCCCTGTGTGTCGAACGAAATTTCTCCTCTTTCACAGAAGCCTTTCGACCTTACAACGAAGGGCTTCACAAGATTCGTCGTTAACCATTCCCTTTTTGTTTCAACGTTCAAAATCACGGGAAATAGGCGAAAAAGAGCGCCAAGGGCCTTTTTCGAGTCGTTCAGACTGAGGTCGAGGTCCTCAAAACACGTGTCGAGCTCGAGGTCGCATTTATCCTGTTCCATTACAAGAAAGAAAAAAGGATGTTTTCTTTCAAATGCAAAATTTGGCTTTTATGGGTGTCCCATGCCGTGGAATCGCACAACACTCCACTTCAAGTTTTTCACAGAGTTTTGGATACAAAGAGAAAAGACAACTTTGGTCGTCCATCCCTGTGACCTGCAAATAAACTGTCGTCTCTGTGCTGCTTTCAACGTAAAGATCCAAATTTAGGTACTTCTTGGGAGAAGTTTCCACGTACTCAAGACCCAAAATTTCACAAGATTTTTTATCAAACAAAAGTCCCTCCATTATTTTTGACCTTTCCGTTTCTTTTCTTTTTTCGGTTGGCCCATCGTGATTACAGCATATTTTCTCTCTGCCTCCCCGTGCGGGACATAGACCTTGACACCTTGAACGTAAAAGTAAAGACCTCCATTTGGACCTTCATAGAGGGGGCCAGAACACCTTTTTGTCCCACACTTTGCCCATTCATCACAATCCCAATTCCACTTTTCACCTCTCGCGAGTGCCGAGATTCTCTTACCATAGCACGTTTGGAGCTGTCTTTTGCTTTTGAAAGGCATGCTTACAAAAATATTTTATAAAATATTTTATGACCAGTTCCCTCCAGACATCGGTCGCAATTTTTCCTTTCCTCGAAGTTGAGGTTCGCTTCTCCTTTCGACCATTTGCGGAAGCGCAGATTGAGAAGTGTACGTGTTTCCCTTATTCGGTTCGAGAGTTTGTTTGAGAGAGACCCGTTCGTTCCTCAGAGTTTCCTTGATTGGGTTTTCTTTTCTCGAATCTGCAGAGGTCGAAACCCTGTTTGCGAGTCTCGCAGGACCCTGTATCGAGTGCTCTGGGTTTCCAAATTCCATCGCCTTCCTTCCTGTGCTCGCGTTGGTGTGGAGGACTCTCTGTTTGAGCTCGATGTTTCTCTCTTGCACGTTTTCGAGAGGTTGAGACCTTCCCGAGCCCACAGAAACTGTTGGTCTCTTCTGTTCCAAAAAGATGTCTGGAGTTTCTTGTGTGACATTGACTCCAAATTCTCTCCTTGCGTTCGCAAAGACGGAAGGGTTTCTTTGTGAAAGATGAATCTCTTGTTCTGGAGAGTTTGTGTGTTTGAAAGGGTTTTGGACTCCGGCGGATGCGAAGACTGACGGGTTGTGAAGATCAAGTTCGACGTCTGGTTGTTGGGCATCGAAAGACGTGAACCATTCCCTCCCCGCAGACGCAAAAACGGAAGGGTTTCTCTTTGAAAGCTCGATATCGGATTGTCCCATCGTGCTGTTTTCCCTCAAACAAAAAGTCTTTCCCGCTCCGGCAAAAACTTGGGGGTTTCTCCTTTCCAGTTCCGGCCCTTGGGTTTCTTGTTGTAAAGAAAGAGGGACAGAATTGTTCATTCGGGGCTGAACAGCACCCTTGTTTCTTAATGTCACCTCCCACCCAATCTTTCGAATGTTTGGGTCGGATGCGCACTCGTTCGAGAAAAAGATGGGGGTGTTCTTTGGAGCTTCAGCAGAGATTGTGGGAAGTTTCTGGCTTAAATCCACAATGACATCGGGTTGCGGCTCCTCCACTCGGTGAAAGAAAGTCGGGCGAATTCCGTCCGCACATCTCTGTTGTTTTACGTAGCGAAGCCCTTCCACAGAGATCGGATTCATTGTCTGATATGGAATGGACGGATTGTTCCGATATTGCGTAGTCGGTCGGGGCAACCTTGAAAGGGGAACAAGATCATCTCTGTCGATGAGAGGGGGGCGGAAATTTTTGTTGACCTTGAAGGTGTAGCTTCTTTGACCGTACTGGGTTTTATTCCTGTCCCTGGCGACTGCAAGAACTGTTCCGTCAACGAGGTAAGGATTCTCTGCGTTGTCCAGAATAATGTCTCCTGGGTTCACAGTCCACGCTTTTCCTGCCTCCACAAACCTGGGAGGGTCCTTTTTAATGCATGGCTGTATCGGTCCCTCGATGGGGTTCAGAGGTTGCTTCTGTCTGAATAACATTACTGATAACTTCTTTTCGCAAAAAGAAGGAGCGTCCCCAAAAAATTTTATTCAAAGATAAAATTTATCCAAACACTTTCCACAAAAAATTGTGTTTATTGCTCTCTTTGCAATACGCGATGGCTTCTTGTTCGCACTGATATGTTCGCTGGGAGAACTTCCTGTTCACTTCTGTGCATTTCGCTGTTTCTCTGACTTTGCATGTGGCAAATGCTCTGCTGTTTTCGTATGTGTCGCACTTGGCTTTACATTCCGAGGCTATGGAATCGCCCACCTCCAAAACACGGCGATAATTTGCTTTTTCTCCACATTTTTGGCGAAGCTCTGTTTTTCTGCAGCTTTCCTGACAAGAGGTTTGCGAATGCGTCGGACGGAACATTTTATGTTTTGAGCTCAAAACATAAGGGTAAAATATCTATTTTTACTTTCTGGCAACAATCGAACCATTGCCAGAAGGATACAAAACGCTCCCTCCAATGGAGACAGAGCCGCCTGAAGGATAATGAACTCCTCCGTTGAAGGTGTAACTGCCATCGTGGTTTGGGTAGACGACTTGGGGAAGGTTCGGACGAGAGATATTGTTTCCGTACATTTTCTTGAAATGTTTGATGTGTTTAAGTGAGCCTAACCGGGAATCGCGGAGCGACAACAAGTTGAGCTCACACTCGAAGGCATGATGTGAATCGTTGTTCCATCGGAATCGTCCCGAATCAGAGAATATGTCGTTCCCTGTCCGACGTTGAGTTGCCCCAAGTATCTTACCTGGATTCCGTCCTTGTTCGTACCTCGAACGACCAACTTTGCGTAAGGAGAGTAGAAAATAGGGGGAAGTTTCACAAAGGTTCTCAACTTTCCAAGACTCTTCCAATCCCCGGAAAGGTCCTCCACAAGAATCTCAAAGTTGCAAGGTTCGATGGATGGAATCCACTTAAAGAATATCATCCGTGTGGGGTCCAAGTCGAGAGCGTTGGCGGGAATGCCCACTCTGTTGCTGTTAAAATAAATCATGCGGTCAGCCATCGTTACCCAAAGAGTTTCAGAGAAAAAAAGTTTTTCGAAAGTCCCTTCCTGTTGTTTTTTGGGCGCCCAAAAAACACACCTTCATCCTTTCACAATTTTTCTGAATTCTTCGTAAACATCACAAGCTCTCGGTCTTTTCTTTGGGTCGACAGAGAGAGATTCCAAGAAAAGTTGTGGAAGTTTGTAATTCTCTTGGGCGATGTTTATCCTTCTCGAAAGATTTTGGAGAACGAGAGGACGGAAGTCTCTTATCGGAGGAGCGAACCCTTCATCTTGCTCGATAGTCAAGATCGCCAGGATGCTATACGCCGCACACCAAACGTCGACCGCGAAAGCTGTTTGTTTTGTTATCTCTTCTGCTGATTCCGTAAATTCAGGAGGGTTGACTGTGGATTGGGACCAGTAGCACGGTTTATTAAAAACACAACTGAATCCATAGTCGACAAGCTTCAGCTCTTTCCCTGTGAAGATGATGTTGTTTGGGTTGATGTCGAGATGGGCGAGACCAGCACTGTGAAGTTGGCAGAGACCATGGAAGAGCACATAGGCAAATTTTTCAAACTGTTCTTGGGTCGGTCTCCATCCCGTCTCCTCTCCACAAGAGATGAGCTTTGTCACGGAACTTCCCTCGATAAATTCGAGAAGAGAGTAAACGTATATATTATATCCCATTGAAGTCACTCCATATCCATAAGATTCCATCAAGAGGTTTGTGGGTGTTTCCGCAGAGTCGATCTCTATAAAAGCGTTCTCGTCAGAGAGACCATATTCCACATCCCACTTGTCATGGAACACATCGCCGATCTCTTCCCTATACCTTTTTGCTGCTGCTTCAACCCCCTCCGTCGAAGCTCCATCGAGATCTCCCCAATCGAGCACGACGTCAAAGAGCTTGAGAGCGAATTTTTGCCCCGTCTCTTTGTGAACAAGCAGATATACCGCCCCGTAAGTTCCCTCCCCAAGCTTTTTTGTGACGACGTAGTCTGGGAAGCTGTTGTAAGGTATTGGCCTTTTCAAAAAACGAGAAGACACATAAGCAAAAGTTTTTGCGTAATCTTCGATGGTCTTTGGAACGAATTTTTGTCCCAACATCTTCGCATCCGTTTCGAGCCATTGCGCATTGAGATTTTCCCCCACTTCGAGGGGATGTTCCCTCTTGATTATTCCTGCCGTCTCTTCGGCAAGCATATTACACAACCGCCAAAACTTTTGTCCAAAAGTTTTACGAGTAAAAAGAGACGATATCCTTTGAAGGGTAACCAATGGATGTTTTCTCTTTGAAGAAACAAAAATCCAGTTCTTCTCTTTTGAGGCAGTTTTCAGATATCGCTTCGAGCCAATGCGCTCTTTTTGGGTTTCTTTGAAATAAAGGCTGTTCGAGGGAAGAAAAACACCAACAAAGTTTAATGGCATCTTTATTCCTCAAAAATATATAAAAAGTTTCTTCCATGTTTTGACAAGTTCTTGTCTACTTTTTCTTTGACAAAAAAATTTGTTCTTGAATTGTTTGTAATGTCAGGATTCGGTCCCATCCCCGCCACCAACATCACTCGCAAGTTCCTTCCGCGTCTCGCAACGGCTGCTGATTCCATCACCTCTACGGCCACCACTTTTGCGCTGACCGACCCCCAAACGGAGGCCAGCTACTGGTCTCGCATCGGGAAGACGACCACCATTCATATCCACATGGTCAATGCGACTCTTCCCGCTGCCGCCCCGTCTACTCGAATTTACGGAGACTTTCCTCCCCTCGACATTACACCGAGCTCCGCTCTCGCCCCTCAACACGGCGTGATTGTTCCTGTGCAATATTTCGTGGCTCCCACTCTCCCTGTGGGCTCGACTGCCGCCGCGAAAATTCAAACCGGATACATTGAACTCGGCTCCTCTCTGGATGGCGCTTTCACCCCCCTCGCAGCCAACTTGATCGGCACCGTCGGCTTTGAGTTTTCCATCGATGCCACATACGTGGCCCAGTAAAAATATTATTTCCAAATAATATTTATCAGATGCAGAAGAAACCATGGAGCGAGTTTGGCTCGATAGAGAAGCCTACGAAAAGGCCAAGAAAAAACATATAGAAACTAGGAACGAACTCGCTAGACACAAGGGATGCGTTATCCAGGAACTTCTTCTCGAGCCAAGAGAGCTCGACTTCCTCGTTTTCGAGGTCCGTGACGAACCTGCAAATGCGGGTTGTTGCTCTCTTTCTTAACATCGGAAAAAGAAAGAGAGGAACAGAAATAGGCCACGTTAGAGCGATCCCGATTCCTTTTGTCATGCTCGCAAAGAGCATTTCGCTCCTTTTTTTCTGCTCAACGGAAAGAAAAACAGAGACGGGTAAAAAGGCGAAAGCTCCTGCGACGAAACACGAAAGGGCCATTTATTTTCCAAACAAGTTCTGGGAAATCTGGTTCAGAAGATATGGTTGCTCTGTCTTCATCATCCATACGGTGTAAGGGCTCTCATCGAGCATAACGAAAGTCCTTTCGCTCCATTCGTTGAGGCCAAAGTCGCAAGACCAACCAGAATCTGATTGTGAAATTTCCCTACACGTTGTTACCACATGAGTTGTTTCTTTCGCCTTTGTCCGGTATTCGATGGAGCTCGAAAGTTCCGTTTGAAAAAACGGAACTTTCGTCTCTGAGATTATTTTACCGAAATGTGAACGGAATACGTCCACATTCCCCACAACACCAGAGAGTTTTACGGAAAAATTCCGACAACCGATGATGGAAACAGTTAACAATTTTTGGTCGCATTGGAGAACAAAATTTTCCGAATCAGAGACCAAAATTTTCTTGAGACCTTCAAACTTTGGAAGGGAAAAAATCTGGTTTTTTATCCCAGAAAAAAATATTATTGGTTCTGGGGGCTCGATGGAAATTTTTGAAATGACGTTCTGGACGTCGATGTCCTCGCGTTTCATTACTTGTCCATCAGAAAAAGGTGTTCCAAACATATCGAACTTAAATTCCGCTCCATTTGTTTATAAAATAATAAGATGCAGCACCATCCCTCTCACTACAACTTCCGGAGCCACAACGAGACCCTGAAAGAGCTCTATCAGAAGCTCAAAAAGTCCCATTGGGTCCCGGAAGAGCTCGACCTCAGCAAAGAGATGTCGGATTGGTCCAAGCTGACAAAAGGAGAGAAAAAGTTTGTAAAGCTTGAGCTTGCCTTTTTTGCCCAGTTCGACGGCATTGTGGTAGAAAATCTCGTGAGGAACTTCCAACAAGAGGTCTCCTCTTACGCAAAGGAGATAGAATGGTTCTACATCCTACAGGCAGCGAATGAGCTCATCCATAACGAAACATACATGAACCTCATCGACAACCTCCTGCCTTCACCGAAGAAGAGAGAAAAGGCCCTTGATGCGATAAGCAACTACCCTTCCATCCGCCTCATTGCAAACTGGGTAGAAAGATGGATGGACAGAAGAATTCCTCTACCGGAGAGGATTATCGCGTTTGCAGCTTTGGAAGGAGTGATTTTCACAGGCTCATTTGCTGCGATCCACTACTTCACGATCACGAATCGGTTGAAGGGTCTCAGAAAAGCGAACGAATGGATTTCAAAGGATGAAGCTCTCCATCAAAGATTCGCCGAAGCGGTCTATCGCTACATCGTCGACGTCATCAAGGCTTTCCCCAGAGTCTCCCAAGAGAGGGTTCAAGAAATTCTTGGCTCGGCCATCGATGCCGTTTCCCCTTTCATCCACGACTGCCTTCGTTTCAAGAACGTCAACATCGACGCCGAAAGGATGATCGGGTACATGAAAAACGCCGCTGACGGTCTTGCGTTCTCTCTCGGGTACGAAAAATTCTTTAACTCTGACTCGTCTCTCGACTACATGCTCCTCATCGGCATGGATAACAAGACGAACTTTTTCGAAGAGGTCGTGGCGGATTACGCAAAGGGTCTTGAAGGCGGAGGAGAATTCTCAAAGGACGCAGACTTTTAAAAATATTTTGTCCAAAATATTTTATCGGAGATGAACGCGAATATTTCCCCTCACCCCATCCTTTGTTCTGAGACCTCTTCCGCGGAGAAGGAGAGAACATCCTTTCTTTGACTGATTTTTACTCGCAAAGAACTTGAGCCTGTCTCCCCCAAGAAATTCAAGGTCAAATTTATTCGTCTTATTTTCCTCGATGTCGACGAAAATCTCGAGGTCAAGCTCCCCTTTCCTTTTATAGATGGGATGTTCCTCCACAAAAATCTCACAGATAGAAAAACATGAAGAGAGACTATACCGCTGCCTATCTTGGAGGTTCGGCCCAAGTTCCAGACAGAGTCTCTTCTCCGATTTCGCCTTCCCTTTCCCAAGACAAAACTCGCAAGTCCTCTCCTTCTGGTGCTTGAAACCGTTCCCAAAACAGGAACCACAATCCTCCCCAGAAAACCTCGAAATACCGAAACAGTCCTGGCAGAGAGTGCTCGGCGACCTTCTTCCGGTTCCCAAACAAACAAGGCAAGGTCCAAAGTCCTCAAGTAAAAATTCTTTCTCCTCGCAGCTCCAGATATCTTCCAAATTTAGATTTAGATGGAAAGCGTGGACCATCAAGAGGCTCGAAAACATGGTCGCGAAACTCGCATGAAGGTCGAACCCTTTTGATGGAGTGAAGGGCGTTTTGGAGCTGAGGATTTCATAGGCTTTTTGAACGAGAAGAAACTCCTCTGTCGTATCTCTGTCGATGTTTCTGTCGGGATGAAGCCTTAGCGCGGCCTTGTGGTAGGCCTTTTTTATTTGTATTTGGTCAGCGTTTTCGGAAATGTCGAGGACTTCCCAAGGGGATTTCTCCTCAGACCAAATGCCTTCCATTTCTTTTTGAATTCTTCAAGAGTCAAGAGAAAATATTTGAAAAGAAAAATATTTTACCAAGCTATCCAGCTGCTGTACGTGCCGTTCACTAAATTCTGGCAGTTCCCTCCAGAAGGAAGAGTGGTGTGAGGGTTGAGACATGCCGTGGGGCAACTCATCTTTTGAGTGGCGTTGAAAAACATCGGTTCTCCTGGTCTTCTCCATCTGTATGCTCCGGAACCTCCAATAACGAAAGAAAGGTCGGGAGTGGACTGATTGATATAAATTCCATCAGAGCCTGTTGCGTAACTGTGAGTCATTACAAAATATCTTTTCAAGAAAAGATATCGAAAGAAAGAAAAAACTCACAAAAGAGAGAAAATGTCGTTCCGTGTCTCGAAAACCCTCATCACAAAAAAGCAGAACGTTCTCGCCAGAAAAATTTGTTCGGTGATGCCTATCGCAACAAAGTACAATCTCAATCCCCAAGAAATTCGTCTTTTCAAAACGAGAGAGAAAGAATATGTTCTTCCTTTTGCTGTCTGGAAAAAACTCGGTCTCCCCAAACCCGAAAAATGTGGCCAAGACATCCAAGGAGAATTTATCGGGGAGCTTTTGGAAGAGACCGAACCAGCCCCCGGAAGGCACACGAAGAGAGACCAAAAGACGATATTTGAGACAGCGAAAAATGTCATCAACGAGGAGGGGACGTGCTTACTGAGTCTGAGCACAGGAATAGGCAAGACTTGTCTTGGAATCTGTCTCGCTTCTCACTATGGAGGGAAAACTCTCGTCGTTTGCAAGTCCAACAGAGTCAAAAAACAATGGATAGAATCCATCCAAAAGTTTACAACCCACTCTGCGGAAATTGTCAAGGGAAAGGAGCTTCCAAATGCGGATTTTTGTGTGATGGGGCCGATGAAATGCAGAAATTTCGAAGGGGACCTCTCTTGCTTTCGGACAGTTATCGTTGATGAGTGCCATGAAATCTGTACGAGTGTCTTTAGCGAAGCTCTCTTCAAGGTTCACCCATTTATTCTCATTGGATTGTCCGCCACTCCGGACAGGATGGATGGACTTGGCGAGATGCTCCCTCCGTTTTTTGGGAGTGACCCCATCGTTCGCAGAGAAAAGAAAGAGTTCAAAGTTTACAAAATCCTTACCGGATTTGTTCCGAACAGAAAGTACGACAAAAGAGGAACGCTTATCTGGACAGAGGTCATCCGAAGTTTGGCAGAGAACAAAGAAAGGCAAAAGCTCATTTCCAAAGTTCTTCAACGCCCAGCAGAGGGAAAGACCATCGTCCTCGGAAAAAGAAAGTCAGAACTCCGTGCTCTTTCCTCACTTCTCAGTGAAGCGGCAGTTACAAACTCTCTCTACATCGAGGGAGCAAAGACATACGACGAACAAGCTTCCGTCATTTTGACAACAGTGGGAAAAGGAGGTGTTGGCATGGACGACCCAAAGATTCAAACTGTGGCGATAATCAGCGACGCAATGGACGTCCGTCAGTACGAGGGAAGAGCGAGAGGTGCAAACTCTGTGGTATACGATTTTGTTGACAAACATGGGACTTTGGAAAAACATTGGAATGAGAGGGAATCCTGGTATCTCCAAAGAGGAGCGACCATCGAGGTCGTGAAGCTTCAGTCATTCGTATAATTTTAAACTCAAAAAATTATTTCAACGTAGGTCTTTGGACCTTCCACTTTCTCCACACAGAAAATTCGCGGAGAGAGAATGACCGTATATCTCTCCCCTTCTTTCGCTTTCCAGGTCACAGAGAAATTCGACCTTTCGATGAGAGGCACAGGTCCAAAATCTCCCATCACAACAGCGTCGACATTCGCTTGCATCGCGTAATTTTCTGGAGTCCAAATGTCTGGATTCTTCCAAGAGACCGTAATTTTGTTCTTTTCGAGAGAGGCTGCTCGCACATCTTTGACTCCTCCGATTACAGCCCTTTTTTCATCCACAATTTTGACTTTCATCCCTAATGAAGTTTATTGGTATCCGAAAGAGATGTCATCGGGAGAGAAAGCAGGGACAGCCACACCAGGAATCTGTCCGCTCGTTGTCACGGTTTTTGTTTCTCCGTAAGAGAAATAGCTCACAGAGAACGTTATCGTGTTCCATTGGCGCAGAACCTTGGTGGCATCCACAGTTCCGTTCGTTTGAATTACCTGCTGGCCATAGCCATAGTTCCAACTACAAGATGTTCCTCCAGCAGAATTGGCTTGACAAACGTACGGAGCCACAGCCGTCGCGGAACCGTTCGTCAGCGGAAGAGGAATCGCAGCGCCGAGTTCTCCGTTTTGGCCGAGAGCCTGCGTGGTGGCTGTAAGTTTCAGGTCGGAAACTCCCGAACCAGAATAACTCGCAACCACAGAGAACTGACCTCCGGGACTTGGCTGATATTGGAGAGTTACATCTGGGGGACCTGTAACGACGCCTGTCTTTGTCGTAGTCCCAGAAAGACCAATTTGGTTTCTCGCTTGAAGGTACAAAGTGTAAGTCCCCGGAATGACTGGGGTGGGAAGGGCGATGAAATTCTGTTGGAGAACGGGACCGTTTCCGTTACCTGTTATCCCTCCTTTCGGGTCCTTAAGAATGTAGATATAACTGCAGACGTAACCTGTGCCGCAGCCGACCGTCGGAGTGGGCCAGGAAAACTTCCACTGTTTTGCGTCTTGGTCGTAACCAAAGTCAACATCCGGAGCCGGAGGGGTGCCAGTTTTTTTATGACAGCACTTTCCCCAACAAAGTACCCAAGCGAAAAGGATGGCTGCGACGAGCAAAATAATCAGAGCACAACCTGCCATCGTTAACAAAAGATATTTTGAGAAAATATCTTATCTCAACAAAAACCACAACACAAGAGCAAAGACGATTATTACGATGAGGCCGATTCCCCCAAAAATGGCTATCTTCTCTATCCATCCTCCTCCGACGTTCGGCGGTGTCGGAGGAGAGGGGGGAGTTGGCGGTGTCGGAGGAGTTGGCGGCTTCGGAGGAATACCGCAGCTGACCTCGTTTGGATTTTCCGCTGTTCCTCCAGAGAAGCAAATATCACAGCCTTGCTGGATGGTGTCACCAGAAGTCAACATCGCGTTCACCCCATCGACTGTGACGTTGTCGAAATAGCACTGGCTAAACTTGGAGTCTTTACCCCTGCTGTTTCCACAAAGTTGGTTCAGCGCGATCTTTCCTCCGGAGCTATTTTTTACATCGATGGAGATGTTGTCTAGAATACAAACGGTGTCGGTGCACCTTTCTTCGGTGTCTGAGCCGGGTGTCGCAAAGGGTATGGCATTCGGAAGATTGCATATGGGGTCGCAGGGCCTCGGAACCTTATCAGAGAAAGGATATTGAGATTCTGGCATATAGCAACCACAAACATCAGCATAAACCTGGCTTTGGGTCATATCTTCTCTCGAAAGATTTTGGCAAAACCCTGAAAGGAAAGAAGAACAAGAACCCGGAAAAAGCTTGCATGTGTCTGAGAGGTAGTTATTCAGAGACTGTATTGGAGGAGGTATTGCCTCTCCTGTGATGAGACGATAACTTCCGAAAGCCGAAGGGAGGGTTTTCTGGAGAAAGTCAGCAGCAAGTTCCTTCTTTGAGTTGTTGACGTATCTTGCACAGCTCGAGGTGCTGTAATCTCTTGGATTTGAACCGTCCTGCCATCCAAAAGCGGAACTGCAATGGGATATCATCGCATCGTGACAAAGTTTCGTGTCAGGGCACCACCCCGGAGCACATTTGTTCAGGGAAGTTTCGTCGTTGAATAATCCAGTACAGCAAGCCGTTACTCTTTGGGTGTCTGCTGTGTTATCCATGGCCATGCTGGGCTTTCGAAGCATACATTTGTATTTGTAAGCACAAGAAAGCCCAGAACAACCACAGTTTTCTGTTATCGTGGAATCCCACTGTTTTGAGGTGTCGCATCCAGCGCAGTCTGGCCCGTCATCATAATTGCAGCCTGTGTTGCAAGGTTGAAGATATCTTGCGTCGAAGCTGCAACCTGGCAAAAACGGGAGATTCTCAGATGCCATTTACTTTTCTTTTCGAGAAAAGAAAAGTTTCTCTGGGACCGAAACAAAGTGGCTTTTGTAAGATGTCAATCATCAGCTGTCCTGAGCTCCCGTGTCCCGAAGTCGGACAACAGGGAGAAGTAGAGTACGGGGAAAGGACTTGTGGTGTTTTCGGGAACAACGTCTGTAGTTTCGACGCAGAATATGATAAATGTTACGCGCCACAAGACTGCCAGACAGGACTTGCACTCAAATGCAGCGAGGCGAAATGTTCAAAATTTCCTCTTTGTTCAACGGGAAACGTCGACCCAAACTGTTCTGCGTTTTCTGGAAGGAATGTGTGCCGCATTGCGCAACCAACGATGACAAAGCAGACAACAGCTTCTTGTTGTCTCAACAAGTACACAACTCAAGAAGCTGTGGGAGTTTGTGCAAAGGGATGGTGTGGAGACCCCACAACGGGGACACCTGCTTGCTTCAACGCGATGCTTTCCCTTTGTTCCGATGCGACAGACCCAAACATCTTGGAAATGTGGGCAAACAAACCAAGTGACCCAAAAAAAGACCCCAAGCTGACGGGGGTCTGTCGAGAATTTCTTCTTCAAAACCCGTACATGAACGAAAACCCAGAAAGAAGAAGAGAGTTTTTTCAAACTGTCGTTTCGAAGCTCGGAAAGACGCCTTATCAAAAAGGAGACGGTTTCAACGCGGTGATGGCGGATGTTTGTGGGCAGGTTCCAGGCTCCTGTGATTCTTTTCTTTCTCAAATGTGCGGGGCAAATTCTGTGGGTCTCGGCCCCATAACAAGACAACAAGCAGCCAGTGACAAGGAGCTTCGAAAACTTTGTTCCTGTTTTTTGAGCGACTTGCAATACCCTTTTGCTGGAAAATTCGGAGTGGAGTGCGACATCCTCTGCAATGACTCATCCGCGAATCCCGTACCAAAGGCAGAACCAAAGGGAAATACTTGGGTGAAAAAAGATTGCCAACAAAACGTCTGCATCTTGGACGATGTCGTTGTCAACATTCTAAACTCGGAAGTGGGAGGTATAAATCTCTCGCAAGTTTGTCCTTCCTCCGGACCAGGAGTCACGCAGTGTTACCTCGACGGAGTTACAGTCGACGTTGTGAACAGCAACGTTAAAAACGGAATAAACTTGGACCAATGGTGTTCTGGGTGTTCTAACGAAGACGGAGCGGGAATTTCTTGTGGGGAAGGTGGAGGAACAGGAGGAAACGGCAATAAAAATATTTTTAGAGACATCCTCTTGTTCGGAGGGATCGGTTTAGTCCTCTTGTTGCTTTTGGGAGTTGTAGTCTGGTTCTTGTTCAAGTAATGGCGGAGGTCTGGATGAATAGGTGGTCTCTCGTGGTCGAGACAGAGAATTCAAAGCTCTGCGTTACAAGAAACAGAGGAGAAGAAAGGGCCGTCTTTGTGAAAGAGGGTCGAATTCGACCTTTGGATAAAAATTCGAAAAACCACATCGCCCTTTGGAAACATTTGATGTTCAAAGAATAAAATATTTTGATGAAAATATTTACTGATGACAGCCCCATGTGTCTTGAATCGCTTGCATTTGTTGTTCCGGCGTCCTACCGAAAGCAGCTTGTTGTTTCAGAAAAGCTCCGTACGAGCCCTCTGTAGAACCCAAGGCGGAGAGCAGTTCGTACCTTTGGGGAGTTTCCTGTTGCTGGGAAGCTTCCATCGCTTCTCCGAAACTTCCCCATGTGTCTTGAATCGCTTGCATTTGCTGTTCCGGCGTCCTACCGAAAGCAGCTTGCTGGGCATCGAACGCAGCCACCGAGCCTTCCGTAGAACCAAGAACAGAGACAACTTCGTGAGTCGGTTGGGGTGGTTGAGCCACCCAGTTCGTGGTTCTCATCGACGCGAGCATCGCCTGTTCCCGAACCTGTTGCATTTGGGAAGCGGCCGTTTTTGCTGTGGGGTTGACGACGATACCCCTCGGGATGGACATGGTCGGTCTCGGGGAGAACCCGGTCGTCTTTTTGACTCCGCAACCCCAGACCTCCGTAGGGTCCTCGAAGCCACAGAAGTTGATACCCCTTTGGATTCGGAAATACCCACCGTCAGCCCAATAGGGACCCCACGAGTTCCTAACAAGCCAAAATTTGACTCCTTCGGCGGAAGTACCCCAACCAATAATGTCCACGGCATGACCTCCCATCGGTTGTCCCAAAGGAGAGGTGCTGCTAAACACCTTCTTCGCGGCGTCGGGAGAAGCAAAGAACTGTTCAAAGCCAGAATATACCATATATCCGATGGTCAGAGGGCCGTACAAAAAGATATCCTTCATCATTTGGACCTCTGCGGAATCCGAGCTCGTTGAGTCGATGACAGGATAGACGATATCGGGCCTGAACTTCTTGCAACCCGGCTTCTCCTTACAAGAATACTCCTCAATGTTTCCGTTGCACACCATCGAAACACCTCCAATGTCTCTCATGTATTGATATGCCTCGCCAATCATTCCTCCTTGGCAGACCTCGTTGGAACAAGTTCCCTCAGAACCCCGAAGGAAGGAGCTCAAAGTGGGATTCATCTGCTTGCTGTAATCGCAAAAGTCACAAGAGGCAAAAATCCAAGGGGCGATGTTGTTGTGCCTGTCGATCTTTGTTCCGTTAGAAAGGGTTATGCAGACCCTCTGTTGGAGTTCCTTGTCCCGAGTGGAAATACGGAACCTATCTGAAATGGCCGTGGCTGTCGAAAAGGCCCAACAACTTCCACATTGGGCCTGGTCGAGAGGGCCAGAAATAAGTCCTGGCCACTTTTTCCTCGAGTCGAATTCGGTCGGAAGAGAAGCGACAACCTCTGATGGTTTGGGGTCAGCAGCCGCCTTTACTGATTCCTGAACGGCGACTGGAGCGCTGCTGAGGAGAATAGTGTTGAAGGGTCTCGGTTTCCCCATAGTTTCAGAAGGAACAGATGAAGTCGCGGAGAGAGCGCACGGCTGTCCCGAAAGAGCGAGGTTCTCCTCCTCAAATCCCTCTTTTTCGCTTGGAGACCACAAAACGACGACCAAAAAGATGATGATAGCGATGACCAAGATTGGCAAGAAAGCGCCCCACATTACAAAAGCAAAAAAATATTTTGCAGAAAAGAGAGAAAGAATTGTTTGAGAGGAAAGAGAGAGTCAAGGTAATATCATGGCCGCCATGTTGTACGACAAGCAATGGCCGAGGCAGTTGACCACATACGGTCGAAGCCGAGGACCTTACACCAAAAGAAAAACTTACAGTGCTAACGCGAGGTACACTCGTCCCATTATGAGCTACGGAATTTTACTTTACACTTTCCGAGGAACAGAACCCGTGTTCCTCCTGTGTCAAAGGAGGCACACCATCGAGTTTGTCGAATTCATTCTTTCAAAAGTTCCGAAAGAGAGGCTGCTCGGCGCCTGCTCTCGACTTACTGAACAAGAGAGAAAACGTCTCAAGGAATGGTCTTTCGATGACCTTTGGGATGACTTTCTCCCTCAAAAGAATTGTCGACTCTACATCGAGGACAAAAAGGATATGAAGGCCCGCTTCGAAAGAAACAGAGAGGAAATAATTTCAGGCATCGAGGCGACCATCTCCACCATCAAAGAACCTCAATGGGGATTTCCCAAGGGGAAGAAAAACGTCAAGGAGTCGAATACAATCTGCGCCCTTCGAGAGTTTGTTGAAGAGACGGGGATGGAAAGGCACAAAATACAGATTGTCGATGATGCGAACCCCTTCATCGAAAGGTTCGTCGGGTCGAATGGAAAAATTTACGGAAGTCAATATTTTCTTGCATATGCCGATGAGCAACTAAAAATTCAAAAGAAAAATTATGATGGGGTCGTTACAGTTTCCGAAGAGATTGCTGACCTTCGATGGGCTTCTTTCGAAGAAGCCAAAGAATATCTCTCGAAAGAAAAAATTGCTCTTTTGACGAACGCCCTTCTTTGCATTCGCTCCTCCAACGGAGCAGCTTAAAACATATCGTTCAAATATGTTTTCTTTGTAATGAGTTTTGTCTTGTTTGCCGTGCTGGCTGTGGGGTTCATCATAATCCTTATTTTTGTGTTGAACAGAAAGCACGTTCCCACAGACCCCACAATACTGGCACTCAAGGAAAGGTTGGCTGTGCTCGATAAAAAGTACATGTCTTTGGACATTCGCGAAGTGGACAGAGGAGCATACACAGAGAATAAGAAAGCCATATTCCTCTGCTTGAAGGACCCAGAAACCAAACAATACTACGACATGAACACGCTCGTGTATGTTGTGCTTCACGAGCTTGCGCACATGTCGAGCGTCACCTATGGTCACAACCAAGAATTTCATCAAAATTTTGCTCGTTTGTTGAGACAGGCAGCACAAAAACAAGTTTTCGACCCGAGCATACCCATTCCGACAAAGTATTGCGGTATCGACTCTGAGCATCCGGGACATTAGAAATCGGTCTCTCGAAAGACAAAAGGAAGAATTTGAAAGATTCAAAATAATGAACTCTCTCGAAAATCTTTGCTTTGGAAAAGTCAAAAACCTCTTTGAGGAGAGGGCGATAAAAGTCGAACAGTTCCGTTCTCTTCCAGAAAACCTCCTGGAGAGAGTTTGCGGCTTCATCCCCACGCCTCAACAGATAAGAGTTCTCGGTGTCTGCGTTCGTTGGATGAGGGGAGTCCTTCGAGAGAAGGGGTTTTATGTCAACGGGAAGCTCGAAGGGCCTTTCATTAAATGGGACGAACAAGGAAGGGTTCTCGAACAGGCCGAATACAAGGCAGGAATGAAAGAAGGGGAAAGAGTGCTCTACGAGCCTTCTGTGAATAGAGTGTACTCTATCGAGACATATCGCCAGGACCTTCTCCATGGAGAATCTGTGACTTTTGTGGAAGGCAGACCCTATTGTAAAACAAAATACTCGAGGGGAGAACTTCATGGGGTAAAACTCTTGTATTTTCCCGATACACAAGAAGGAGAGGAACAAAAAGTTTGGAAACAAAAATGTTATCATCGAGGGTTGAAAGATGGCAGGTTTTTCTGGTTCGACCAACAAGGGTGTGTGACAAAGGAGGAACTTTGGGTCAGGGGAATCCTTGTGAACGACGTGAGATAATTTTTACTCGTAAAAATTATTGGAAACAACATCCCGAGTCTACTGAAAAATCCAGTTTTGCCCCGTCCCTTGTTTTGTCGTATCCCTTCCAATTCTCGACAAAGACTTGTGGATGTTTGAACCATCTCGAAGAGATTATTTTTGGAAGGAAACTCTCGAGTTCTTTCTTTGTTATTTCGGGAGTTATGATGAGAGGATAGCTCGTTTCTGGGAGGGGAACCCAGACAATTTTACGTTTGGATACGAGATATCCGAATTGCTGGGTACAAAGTTTGTCCTTGAGGTGTTCGATGTCTCCCTCTGGGAGGTCGAGCCATTCTTCATAGACTTTTGCGTTTCCAAACCACCTCGTCATTCGTTACACTTCTCTGTTTTTTCTCTTAGAATGTCCACAGCTTCATTGATGTTGTCAACGGCTGCTTGGTAGTGATGAAAGGCGTAATATCCAAAGCTAAAATGCCAAACGGCCATTGCAATGAAGAGCATCAGAACAAAAACAACAACAGACGGCACCCTTTGAAGTACCAAAATCCAGATCGCTGCGATGATGAGGAAGCTGAGGATGAAGCATCTCCTCCATTTCACAGTCCTTTCCTCTGTCTTTGAAGCGATAAGAATTTTATTCAGGAGTTCAGCAACACTGTCTTGTTCTGAAGGAGTGCTCCCGAAATAAGCCATTCCCTTGCCATAATCTGCGCATTCGTCTTTGGGGCAATTTGGGTTTGGACAACGGATGTCCGTGATCTCTGCTTTGATGACAAAGACAAGAGCGACAAGCAAGAGAATATAACCGATGATGTTGAACGTCGAGGATGTCGCGAATCCGGACATTGTATTACATTTCACCTTTTTTTCTCAAAGATTATAACAACCTCACGACGCAGGAAAAAGTCGCCAAAGCCTGAGCCACCGACAGTCTGTCTGGGAACTGTTCGACTGATTTTTTCTTTGGGTTGTGCAAAAGAACGAAATCTGCATAGATTGACGGGCTCGCATAGTAGGTCGCAGAACTTGTTCTGTTTGTGGCATGGAGTTGGTCTTGTTTGTTCCTCGAGAACGCGAGGTTCTGAGAAGGGATGTCATAGTTTTTCTGGAGAGTTCTTGTTTGTAAAGAGTCCCAATTCAACATGCTGATGTGGCTTTTTGAGACGTCGCTCAGGGAAGAGGGAACAAAAAGAAAAACGTACCTTTGTCCATCTGCCAAAAGGCTCGAAATTTTTGCGGCATAAACAGAGTAAGTCACACCGGACACTTGTTTTTGTTCGACGAGATAAAATTGTAGAGACTGGAAGTAGCTGTTGAGCGAGTCCATCTTTATGTGGAGGGCTTCTCGCTTCAAATATTTTCTTCAAAATATTTTATCTAGAGCAAAGTTTCCATCTTTTCGAGAAGGAACTCTTTGCTCAGCTCTTCCGGCAGGCGGAGGGTGTCACTCAAAACTATGCTCTTCCAATTGGCGAGAACCTCCATGAGCCGAGGTTTTTCTTTTTTGAGAATCTCCTTGTACGCGGCGTATCTATTCTTCTTGAGTTCTTTCTCGATGTCCACCTCTCTACCGCAGATGTCTTCATCGATGGAATAGAGAGCCGTTTTTCTGGGCACGTAGAGAAAATTTCTCTGTGCGAGGTCAGGAATACCGCAAATTTTGCGAAACATCACTGCGACACAAAAGTCAAACCTGACATCTTTGTTCTCGCAGCCAATAACGTCGAAATGCTCCATCGACTTGACCTTTGTCCAGTCCACAACCTCTGTCTCTGGTGTGACGTTTCCCTTTTTGATGGTTGTCGGAAGCACTTCTTCGCTCGTCTCATCAGGGAAGACGAGGAAACAACTTATCCTGTCTCTGTCTCGCATCCTTGCCCGAATTCCCATGACGCAGTCGGGGAAGAAGTCGGGCCTCAACGCCAACCTCCTCGGAGAGAGTCTGGGAATGCCAAATGCTTCTTTTATCTTGGACAAACGCACCACAGTTTCCACATTTTTCTTCTGTTTGAAAGGACCCTTGACAAAGACCCTTTTTCCTGTTGCCTTTTCTACCGCAAAATAGGTGTCTGTCTTCCCATATCCGCAGACGAGTTGAGCCTTCACAATAAATTTGAAAAGGTCAGATTCTCTCGAAACCCTTCTTCTTCGGACTCCTTTCATACCAGAGACCCGGAAAACGTTGATGTCTTCGTAGAAAGCCCTAAGCTGAGAATGTCCAATTTTTGCTTCTCGGGCCACAAATGCGCCATCAAAAACAAACTCTTCAGAGTCTGCTCCTCTGCTCCTTCCCTGTTTCGTGTGTTTGTCAACGACGTAGGAGTCTATTTCCATCGCTGGAAGTTCCTTATCGTTTCTCGCAAACACCTCAGATGTGTTTGGAACGTCGTCGACGGGTTCTCGTTCTTGCCATCCAACAACACAGGCACAGACCAGACACCACCAACAAAGAAAGGATTCTCGAAGTCCAGAGAGTTCCTTGCACCACTCAAGTGCAACCTTGTGCACAGAGAGAAGAAACTTCTCTTCGTTCTTTGTTTCGAAATATTTCTCTAGAATCCAAAATATGAGGAACTCTGCCTTTGAGCTGCGATAGTATTTCCCCTTCACCTTTTTCTTCTCAAAGATTTGAGTTGCCCAGTGGAATGCAGAATACTTTGAGTGCTCGAGTGCAGAGATGAAGTTATCACAAAGCCTCTTCGTCTCTTCGTCTTCCTTCTCGAGAAGAAGTTGGAATTCGGGTTCAGGCTCTTCTTCTCCAAAGGAAGAGATTTCCCTATAAAAATCAGGATAAAATTCCTTCGACACCTGGAGAGATTCTTCGCTCTTCCCGTGTCCAAATGCTGACCTTGTGTGACTCAGAATACGAATGTGTCTCGAACGACACATCTGCGTTGTTACCCAAACAAGAGACTCCTTTTCCTTCTCCCTCAAAGCGTTCCAGGACCTCGTTCCAGGCTCTTTCTCTTTCCTCTTCTCTCTCGCAGAGAAGAGGATTTGGAACTTTCCTGCCAAAAGAAGCCAAAGGGAAAGGTTGCAAACGGAAATCTCTTCGAGAAAAATCACCATTAGCCGATGAAGAAGATTCGCACGAATTCCCTCTCCAGCCTGTTTGTCTGTTGCTTCAGCAAAGAGGTCAAGTTCGAAAACGCACCAAAGAGCCTTTTCGAGAATGTTCCTTCGAACGTACTTTTGAACTCCAGACTTCGCAATGTCCACGTCCAAACCATGGAGAGTTTTGGCGTTTCTGTACGTCGTCTGCATTGTCACGAAATAACCTTTTGAATGAACCAACTTTGTTTCAATGTTTGCGTATAAAAAAAGATGGAAAAATACAACAAGATTCTTTCGGAACTCAAATTCCTCTCGAAGTTGAGGAAGGGAGAGAAGATTCTGGTGAAAACAATGTCCGTGCAACAGGGAGACTTTTTTTCGGGCCTCTATCGCACTTTTGTGGGAGAATCTCGGGAGGCGACGCTCGACTTTGTCTGTGATGTCTGGGATAGAACAGTCGAGCTCATTCGGGACGACGAAACGTCTGAAGAGTGCAGAAAGTCGCTCTGTGAAAACTTGGTTGAATCGAGGAAGGGAGTTATCTCCCTCATTGGGACCTATGAACATGACAGATATTTTTGCAGTAGATTAGAGAGTCTTGTTGCAACCACAGAAAACCAGGTTTGCCAAAAGGTCTCAGGGTTTTCTCTCTGCATCACAAAGGAGAATGCGGGTCTCGCAAGGACAATTCAAGCGCAAGAGGCTTCTCTTCGCAAAACATAAAATATTTTGATGAAAATATTTATCTACGCGTCCTCAAAAGAAAAAAGACAACGACGAACAAGAGAAGCAAAAGTAGAAACAGCACCCACTCTGGGATTTTGTTGTTCTCTGTCTCAAAGAAACGGAAGGATTCTCTTGGTGGTTCTTCTGCTCCAGCAAGCTCCATCGGATTTTTCATCCTGGCTGCGATGAAAGTTTGAATGTCGGGAAGGGACCCCTTCGGAACGAGAGGACGAAGCCATTCTCGTTGTTCCTTTGACATCTCATCGACGATGCTCATTGGGAATCCAGACTCATGAAGAGGAAATGTGTCTCTCAAAGCTTTGTGAAAGGGCGAATTGAGATATTTTTCTTGGAGCTCTTCCGGAAGGTTCAAGCCAGGGATGTCCGGAATACATGCCATGTTGTTGGATTCGAGATGAGAGTATGGGCAATTCCGAGCCATCAAAAAGTAGCCATTATCTCCCCAATCCGCTCCCCAAGAATTTCGAACAATCCAGTAAGGAACTCCCTTTGGTGAATTTCCCCAGCCGACGAGGACTATGGCATGTCCTCCCATAATTTCCTGCGTTTCCGGATTTTGGATGTGTTTATAGACCCCTTCCTTCCAAGAGTCTGGAAACTGTTTTGGGAACATGAAGTCCTTGTACACAACATAGCCGCAGGAGACGGGGCCTCTCATGTAGATGTCGGCCATCAAGTCGCGGTCTGTGGTGTCCCTTCTCAACTTTCTTTGGACAAAATACGGAATTTTTACACGAAATATTTTCATGGGGACGCCCGAGGGACAATGGTCAAGTTTTTCGCCGAGAAGGTCGATGCAAAAAGGAAGTTGTTCTTTGCTCGTGTAGTTTGCGAATGTGTACGGAAAGCAACTGAGAGTTGTCGTCCCGTAGACGTAGAGATATTCGAAACTCTCTGGTAGAGAGTTTCCATGACAAGCCCCGTCTTTGCTAAACTTTTCGTTCAACTGTCTTATTTTTTGTTGTGATTGAAGGTCCGCGACTGTCGGATGATAGTCACAAACTATCGGCTTTGCCGGAGAAGGGACAAACTTTATTTTTCCACCAGAAAAGATGGCGAATCTGTCCGCCATTGAAGATGTGGAACTAAATGACCAGCAAGCTCCGCAGTTTCCCTGATTCATCACAGGCGACAAAAGACCATTCCACTTTTTTCTCCCATCGAAAAACTCTGGGAGCTCTTTTTCGATGGCATCCACCGACGAAATACTCGGATTTGTCGTGCTGTAGAATTTCTCCACAGCTTCTGAATCCCCTCTCAATACGGTGAACGAGGGTCTCGGAGTTTCTGATTCGAACTTTGAGAGTTCCATTAAAAACTGTCTTTTGTCCCTTCCATAAAATATTTTGAATAAATATTTTTAGTATGGACTGTCTGTGTACAGGGTCACAAGGTGATTGTCGTAGCTTCCGTCTCTGACGTAAGGCATCGTCGAAAGCAAGCAAGAGATTTGGGCGGCCGGATCGATGGCGACTTCGTCGGGGAAAGCAAGAACGTTTCCCGAAGGGTCCAGAAGTTCAAAAGTTAGGGGCTCGTTCGAATTCCAGCGAATGCTTTGAACCATCTGACTTGAGTAGTGGTACCAAAATGTGCCCTGCGTTTTTTCCCAATACACTACAAACTGGACTTTACTCGTCTTGGCTCCTCCGGAAACCTGACCCATTGTGTTGATGGAGTTTACGTCTGGATTGTTCCCAGTATAGACAGAAACATAGAGGTAGGGGTAGTCGGCCAAAAAGTTGGGGAAAGTCGTCGAGTCTACGGGTATAATAAGTTTCTCGAGTTTCACGTTGTACACCAAGTTGCAAGCCGTTCTTGAGTTTGTCGGCCTCACGCATTGGACTGTTCTGGTGTTTGTCCAAGCAGAAGTCGCGCTCGTGAAAGACCAACTGCTCGGTTTTGGATATTGAGCGAGGTCTCTGTAGCTGCTGTCAAGGTGAATATACACTGACATCTTATCGAAGGGGAATAAATATATTTATTCCCAAAACGAGAGATGGAAAAACTCGACGATTGGCCGCACGAATGGAAGAAAGTGCTGCTGTGTACGATGCATTGGGAATACAACGGTAACTGCCAAACATTTTACGAGAAGACACTTCTTCATCGGTTACAAAAACTCGAAAATGAATGGATAGGTTGCTTCTACAATCTCGAAATTTCACATTTTGGGAAGATGGAACCAAAGAAACCTCATCTTCTCTATGGGACTCGAAGCGAAGGAGAGCTCATCTGTCAGTTGGAAAAGGGAGGAAGGTGGTTCCTCTTCAAGGATGGAAAGATTGATTCAGATTATTGTTCAACATGCGACGGGAAGACGGAATCCTCTTGCACAGTCATCGAATGCGCCTCTCTTCACGACCTCGTATGGTCTGCTCTCGGAGAATACGACAGATATCTGTTGGATATTCCCTGCGAGTTCCAAGATTTCCAAGAGTTTCGGAAGAGCATCAGCCGAACGCAGCTCAAGAAAAAGCTGTTTGGATAAAATATTTGGAATAAAATATTTTATGAAGGAAATCTTTTCCGATGTCTTTCCAAAAGTCTATCAAGAGCCAAAAGAAACTCTTCTTTGTCGAAAACGTCGTCGAAAGAGTGAGTCTTGTTGTCTGCTCCCACAGAAATTTCATCTCCCTCAGCCCAAAGAACAAGTCCCGAAACTCTTGCGTCTCTTTTTGCATTATCATCCACAAAATCCCTCAGAATTTTGTATTCTTCTTCTCCAACCACCCAGGAAATTCTGCACGCATTTCCCCCCTTTGATATGACAAATGTCGAAGTTCCTTCGTCTGAAAAAAGAGACGTGCAGCGCATTACAATCTGCCAATCTCCTTCAATCTTGTGCGAATGAATCTATCGAGGTCGTCGTACCGAATATAGTGCGGAACTCTGACAAGGTCAATGCCCATCTTCTTCACGACTTTGTCCTTGAAGAAATCTCTCCTTGCTTGGTCCACAAACTGTTGTGGACCTTTTTTATGGAAGAATTTGCTATACTTTGCATGTTGAACGCCATCGTATTCGAGAGCAAGTTTGAGGTCAGAGTTATAGCAGTCGAGTTCGAGGTTCCTTCCTGTTTTTGGGTTCTTTAGAAAATCAGGTCTAATTGACGGGAACTTTTGTCCATAAATTTCCTCGAGAATCTGTCTGCATCGAAGCTCGTGCTTCCCGTCTTTTTGCTTCACAATCCTTCTCTTCTTTTTCGGAGAGGGAAAGAAGAATTTGAACCCTCCCTTCTTCCCTTTCGTCGTCTTTTGATATTTGAAGTAGCAGAATACAGCCACTCCAAGGACGAAAGCAAACTTTAAAAATTCAAAACTACAGAGCATCGCGAGAACGCCCATCTCTTACAACTTTACGAAGGCTATGGTCTATGTAAATATTTCTTCGGAAATATTTTTATGAAAGACTGAAAAACCCAGAACGAGAGAGAATAGCTCCCTTCTTTATTTTGCGAAGGAGAACAGAGCTGTGTTTTTCAGAGAGAAGCTCCACCGCCGCCTGGTGCAATCTCATACTCTTCCACTCCTCCATTATTTTTTCTTTTGCCTTCTCGTCCTGCAAAAGAGCAGAAAGGTTCTGGCCGAGTTGCCCCTTCCGTGTCTCCACAAGAATGTCAGAAGCTTCCTCGTAGAATTTCTGCTTTGCTTCGAGGGGAAGAACGATGAGGACCGCGAGGATAGTTTTGAATGCCGCAGAAAGGTCTCCCTTTGCCGTTCCAAGTTTTCTCCTGATTTTTTCCACAGCCACAGAGAACATCTTTTCCGCCGTTCCGTATTTTTTGAGACCTTCCCTCGAAAGTTCGAATCCTTCATATGCCACACGACCCACAATCTCTTCGTACGAGAGTTTGTTGAGATGGTTCACTTGTGCGGTCACCGTCCTCGCGATGATGTTCCTCGCTCCTTGAGAGAAATTTTCTTGGATGGCCTTGCTCCACTTTTCAATGGAAGAGCGAACGGGAAATATGATGTTCCGGAAGCTTGGCTTATAGCAACCATAAATATCTTGCAAAAGAAGGAGAGAGTCCTCTTCCTTGACTTCCTTTGTATCCTTTCTCATCAGCTCAGCAACATACGCGGATTCCACAAGAAAACAATGGACTCTTTCATCCAGAAATTTTGAGAGAAAGGAAGCCTTTTTGTTGTCTGTGTTTTGAAACCTTTGGAAAAGCTGAGAGAACTTTTGTTCAGAACGAAGAGGATACCACCACGAAGAAGTCGTCTCGTCATAAAGGAGACCCTCTCTCCGAAGAAGTTTGAGGTTTTTCGCAACGACGGACCCAGAAACGTGGACTTTTCCTTCCTTTTTATCCACAATCTTTTCAAAAAAGCGGGTTCTGTTTGCCGTTCGGAAGCTCATATTACTTCTTTGGGAACTTTTTCTTTGCCAAAAGAAAGAAAAAGTAATGGGCATTGTGATATCTGTGATAATCTCTTTCGCTGCTTTGGCTATATCCGGAACGCTCTCAGCAGTGGCCGCTTCAAAGGCAGACGAACCTGCAAAGAAATGGGCTATTTTCGCCACAATAACGAGCTACGTCTCTTTAGTCATCGCTCTGTTGATAGCGATATTCCTCCTCTAGAAGGGGAGGCGATTATAAAATATTCAGAAAATATTTTATTGTTGTTGGACAAAATGGGGGGCGATGAGCTTCTGCAAAACGCAGTAGTTAAGTCTGTCATCAGTGACGACTGCCCCAGTGCTCTTGACATGGATCTTCCCGTTCGCAACATCTTTCCGATACTGCTCGTACCTCAAAAGGTCAGAGAGAGCCTCATCTGGAACGATATTTTTCTTTGAAGTCTGGTCTTGAAGATTCCTCTCTCCGTTGGGGTTGAGATGTTCCCACCTCTTCCGACTCTCGAGTTTTTCTGGGTTCGTCTCGTCATCTTTGATGCGGATATAGGTGCAAACAGCGGATGTCACATCCGCCATCGAGAGAAGCGTGCCTCTCTCGACTTGGAGGAAGTCAGCGAGTTCGTCACTGATCGACTTTGGCTTTTTGATACCAGAGTTTCCTTTCACGACCCTCTTCTTTGCCTTTCCGTTGCGAATGCGAGGAAGCTGCTTGTTTACATCCACAAGTTGACGCTTCACTTTGCTCAGAAACCTGACACCCTTCACCTTTTCCGTAGTTTCTTTGGTGCGCTTAATCTCGGCATCCAGAGCATCGATGATGGCTAGGAGTTCCTCAGAAACAGAGTCAGAAGTCGGAGCTGGCTTTCTGACCCGAGGAGCCTTCGTTTCAACAACTTCCTCCGATTCCTGGCTCTCGATATGCTTGGTGGGTGACTTGGGCATTTTTATACCTTGGTTCTGTTTTCTTTAATAGTGCTTATTTTTGACCCAAAATTTCTGGGACAATCTCCAATCGAAAAGAAGAGACCTTTGAAAAGGTGGAATAAAAGCATCATCAATAACAAAGAAAAACATGTCGAAGAACACGAAGAAGACCGCTCTCTCCGTCAGTCCCCTTGAGTTTGACGTCAACAACTTGGTCGTAAAGAAGGTCTCGACCAAGAAGGGAGCCGTTGCGTTCGATATGGTGGATCTTGCGTACAAGTACGGAGGCAAGGAAGACAAGTTTATGGTCAAGTTCCCTCGTTGTTTCACATTCGGTCTCAAGAATTGCTACAAGTTCCAAGCGGCCAAAACTCCAGAGAATATCAAGCCTGGAGAGTTTGAATTCTCCATCGTTCCTTACTCGAAGGAGTGGGCCACAAACCCCACTCCGATGGACATGGCTCTCGAAAAGATGGAGAGGGAAATCATCGACAAGGTGAGGAGCGTCTGTGCAAAGGACGAAGGAATCTCCGAGAAGCTCCAAAAGAAATTCAAGAAGAAGAACCCCGACTACAAGGACGCAGAGGATTGCGGTGTCTCACCCATCTTTGGTTGGCAGAAGGAGAAAAGGGAGGAAGGAGACAAACGGAAGGAAATGCCGATTGACCCCACCAAACAGAAAATCTTCAATGTCAAAACGATGACGTCCCGAGGCGGAAACGGAAAGCCCGTAACCATGTACAGTGTTTTCCGTGCCCCGAGGCAAGCGAAGCCTCTCGACTATAGGACCCTTCTGAATAAAACTGGAGATGCCGCCGCTTGTGTGGTATTCGAAGGGTTTTTCGTGAAGGGGACTGAGAAGCTGTGTTTGCAACCCAAGCTCTACGATGCCGTTTTCACAGAGAAGGCGAGGGAATACGTTCCTGCTGCTGATGACGACGAGTTTGACGAAGAAGAGGGAGAGAAGGGCGAAGAGGAGAAGGAAGAATTCGATGAGTCGGATGAAGAGGAGACGATGGATTAAGAGACAATTGTAAATTCTTTTTTGAACAAAAGGAATTAGAATAAAATGGCGCTCTGTGTTGGCTCTCACATCCCTTTTTCATCAAAGTTCGGGGTTTGCAAAAGCATAGAAAGTATCGACCTTCCTCTCGACTGTTACCAACTGTACATTTCGAACCCAAAGGCCTTCTCAAGCACAGAATATAACGAGAAAGACCTTTTATCTTTTCGGGAATCTGGAAAAAAGTTGTTTGTGCACGCAAGCCTCATTTATAATCTTTGTGGTTCAAAGGAAGGAGAAGGCTGCCCCAAATACCAAAGGAATCTCGAGTTTACGAGAAAAGGGCTTTCTTATGACCTCGACGTCTGCGCTTTGATGGGAGCGAAAGGTCTCGTCGTGCATGTGGGAGCAGCAAAGGACAGAGAATGGGGATGCAGAAAGGTGGCAGAGACCGTGGATTTTGTGTTGAACCAAAAGTCAAAACTCACGGATAGGTATTCAGAAATTCTGGGAAGGGATATCCGAAAGGAAAGGGTTCTGATTCTCGAAAACTGTGCAGGAGAAGGGACAAAACTTGGGAGAGACATCCCAGAACTTTTTACTATATGGTCTCTCATCCAAAACAAAGAACAAACCAGATTCTGTATCGACACGTGCCACGGTTTCGCATCTGGAACGATGGACTTTGGGACCACAAAAGGCATCAAAAAGTTTTGGAAAGATTGGGATGAGAATTTCCCAAGAGAATCTCTTTGCCTTTTTCACCTCAACGACTCAAAGGGCGTTCTCGGTTGCAAAGTCGACAGACACGAAACTCTGCTTTGCGGAAGAATATGGGAAGACAAAGCACAAGTTCTGTCTTATTTCTTGGAAGGTGCAAAGGAGAGAGAAATTCCCCTCGTTCTGGAGAGGAAAGACGACACCGTCGAAAAGGAACTTGAAATTTGCAGAACATTGGTCGAATAAAATATTTTATCAACGAAAATATTTAGTCAGAGTCGCTCGAAGACTCTTCAAAATCTTGCCACAAAAGCACATCATCGACCCAAAGACATGGTTCTTCAGCGTCTTCGTCATAAGCCCCGAGAACGAGATTCCAGGCTTGCAAAACGACAGAGTTCATCTCTTCGTGCTCTTCACCGTACCGGCAACTTCTCAGTTGCCTCAAATGTTTCTGTTTGTTTTCGGGCTCGTCGAGAAAGAGCTGCTCAAGGGCTTTTTCTGCGAGCTTCCTTTTTTGTCTTCTCTCTTTCAAAACTCTCTCGTTCTCTGGGAACTCAAACGGCGTCTTTCTGTAATTTCTTCTTCTCGAGACCCTTTTGAGAGCTTCGACGCGCTCTGGAGACGACCACCTCCTTCCGCACTTGATATGTGGGAGAACAGAGTCGAGAAGACCCTTTCTTTTCTGATACTTTTTGTTTCTCAGAAAGAGCTGAGCGCACACAAACCAGAGACGTTTCGAACTCCTGTCGACAGAGGCCAGATCTCTCATCTTGAGATATCCCAGAATCTGTGTGATGTTATCGACTGGGAGTTTATCCAACATTTTCGAGATAAAAGAAAAAGAAAAGATGCACCGAGAACAAAGAGATTTCTTTTCGAATATTTTTTGTTATAAAAATATGGCTCATTGGATGGGTGAAATAGCTTCATAAGAAGTGTTGGTTAAAAATAATTATTTTTAACCAACTCAACCAACGAAATAAAATATGTCCGAAGAGTTTGTTTTGGAATATCCCAAATCCCTCAAAAAATACACGGGGAGTATCGCCATACAAAAAAGAAGATGCGCTTTTGGCACTTGTATCGTCTTTGGGGATGTGAAGATTCACAAGGCTTTCAAGACCAAAGACGAAGCTTTCTCGTTCATCAAGAGCAAAAACATTGAGTTGAACCTTCCAATTAGGAACATTGTCAAAAAATACTCTGACCATCTCGAAGTTCAGCTGAGAGACGGCGTTTGGACAAAGGTAAGTTTGGAAGATTTAGATTTCGTTGAAGAAAACATTGTCGGGTATAACGCATCTACGGGAAGGGCCACATGCGGAAAGAACACAAGACTCGAAAATGTTCTTATGGGACACAAGCCAAACAACTCGCGATAAAAACAAGAGAAGAAATTTTAACAAAACTTGTGGATTACGACGCTTACGCTCAGACAAAATAATTTATCTTTATAAATTATTTACGTCGTTCTCTAGATCGGAGAAACCGCTTCGTATCGACTCGAAGCGAAATCGCGTCTCAAGCGGTTCTGGAAAAGGCGGATATAGTCGTTTCTGAACTGAAGTTGGTCACTCAGGAAGGCATTGTTCATCTGCACCGTCGAATCCACAAGACTTTGGTTTCTCAGCTCTTCATCTCGAAAAGGTTGCAGGTTGCTTTGGGTGTAGTATTGGCCGTACACAGGGAAAGCGCTTTCGTCGAAAGTCGGGGGAATACTGCAATTCGGACCCTGTTCATCAGCCAAAAGAGTGTAATTGTTGTAGGTCGGCGAAGGATTTTCCCATTGCTCTCCGAGGACGGGAGGGATTGTGCTCACGATTTGGGAGCCGACCAAATTCGTCTGCGGAATAGTGAACCCTTCCTTTTTGGGTTCTTTCCTCGAATATTTGAAGAGGATGAGAATTCCGAGACTGATGAGAAGGAAGATATACCAGTATTGATATTTCAAGAAATACGCGATTATGGAGATGATGATGACGAGGCGTGTCAGCGCATTGAGCTTCGAGTCAAGGCTCATCGACGCCTTTGGAATTATCGAGAGATTGCAAAAAAGGTCGCAGAGGTCCTCGGCCCAAAACTTTTCCTCGGTGCAACAACTCATTACACAAAAGAAGATTAGAAATATTTTTTGAACGAGAAAATATTTTATGGATGGAATGAACCATTCTTGTCGAACAGACAATAGAGAGAGGTCATTCCGAGAGTTTGCGAAAGACGAGAGAGTCCTCCCATCGGTTCTATCTGTTCAACACATGAAATGTCCTTTATTGTGGCCACTCCTTTCTCCGAGAGACAGAAAATATCCGAACCGGTTTGAAAGACGACAGTGAAGTTCTGACCATCGCATCCAAAAGAATCTCCAGCCTTCAGGAAGGAGCCAATAAAAAATCCATCTTTTGGAAAATTCTTGTCATCTCCTTTCTCCTGCAAAGGACCCTCTTGACTTGGGAGATGTTCTCTGTGAACAACTTTTTTTCCTTGGAATAGCCAAGAAAACATAGACCTGGCTCTTTTTGCAGAAAAATACAGCTTGTCTCTTCTACGTCAATCAGGATGTCTCCTACCTTCAAAAGATCGAGAGCCTTTGCGAATTCCCTCTCTTCGTTCTCAAAAAAGAGAAGAACGTCCCAGAATTTCTCTGTTTCTCTCGGCTTGTTTTCTCTCGCTTTTGAGAGACAAGCGTTAACAGTTTCGAACCTCTGTGTCATTACTTGGAATCTGAAAGCATTTCAAAGTCATAAGTTGTCGCCCTTGGGTATGTTGGATGGTCGAAAGCGTAAGCGACGCTGTGGGTGCATGTTTCGCAACGAAAAAGAGAAAACCAAATATTCAACAGGGATGATAATATTCCCATCTTTTTTATAAAATAATCTCTCAAGTCAAAGATTAAACGCAAAGCTTCCTGCAAATTTAATGGACTACATCGAAGATCTTCCCGTTGACCAAGAAGAAGCCACCCCCGTAGAAATGGCAACAGCGCAAAAATATCTGAATCCAACAAGAAGCAAGAAGCAAAAGACAAAAGTCACCATGAAACCCACGAGTTGGAAGGATATCATCAAATGGGCGGTAGCTGTCACCCTAGTGTTTTTGCTTGTATCGAATCCCTGGTTTGACAAGGTTCTGGGCTTTGTCCCCACAGAATCTCCGATCGTCCTCTTTGCTATCAAAGCGGGAATCTTCTTCCTTCTTTCTTTCCTCGCTCTGTGGAAGTTTTCGTAATATTTTTATGGATAAAAATATCTATCTTTTTCACCGCAGAAATAAAAACATGTTGCTTTCCCGTCGACTAGGCACCTGATATGGATAAAGTGTCCACATTTTAAGCGGGTGGCTTTTTCTCTGCTTCCAAATGTTTCATAGCAGACAGCGCAAAGGGAGCGGAGGACTTTTCTCTCCGGAACGGCACGCCCGAGACTCTTGTTCATTTTCCTTCTTTTTCTTTTTTCGTTTGAAAAGAAAAAATTTGTGTCTCCTTGGAGTAATGAACTGCAAGATTCTTATTGGTGTCGCGTGCCTCTTGCTTCTTTTGGGAGTTCTCTGGTTCTTGAGAAAGAAGTCCACCCCTTCCGATGAGACGAAAGAAAACTTCACGTGGGCAAATAATATCAGAGAAAATCCTGGTCCCTATACGCCCACTTACGACCTCGTGCAACAGGATGCTCCAGACATCGATGCTTTCGCAAACTTTGTCGAGCCTGTGGGAAATGGAGTGGGACAAAACCAAGGTCAGGGAATTATCCCCACCCCTTCCGTAGTTCAGTACGATTACAAAGACCTTCTCCCCGATTTGAACACCAACGTTGCGATGTACGACAAGGATATCTCTGACCCAGAAGTGTTTATGTGGAGGCCTTCCATTCGCGTCGACATGAAGAACAGACAACAAGCGGGAGCCGATCCCTACAGAGGGGACCTTCCCATCCAGAAGAACAATTGTTATGGAAGTTCAGGCTGGTTCGCGAGTCGCTACGGTCCCGGAGACAACAATCTCAACGGTATCTTCAATGAGCTCTACCAAGAAAAATACAGGGCGCTCACCGGCCAGAAAAGTTACAATATTTCCCTGTCTAACGAAGAGACCGTGTGCGATAGTTATCCGCAGGAAGAAACAATGTTTGTCGCTTCAGACGTCAACTAAAGGACGCTTCAGTCCACAAAAAATATATTCTCAAATATATTTACCCCTTCTGTCCTCCAAAATTTCCCCCTTTGTTCCTAAAACAAGGAGTCTCGTGCTGTACCCTGCCTTTCGGCAAGCCTCAAGTTTCGCAAGAGTCTTTTCTTCTTCGTCCGGTTTTACCCCTCTCAGTGTCCATATTGACTTCACCTCGATGATGAGATGCTGTGACTCGACAAAAATATCGGGGAAGTAAACACAGCTTTTTCCTTTATGAAAATATGGGAAACTCAAGGATTTTTCGTAGCATCCAAAAATGTCCCTTTCTTGAACTCCTTCCAACAACAGAATATCCAGGGCAAAATTCTCGTATCCTTGGATTCTTATTTTTCTCCCCGAAGGAAAGATATAGTCCCTGAAAGAATACGAACTGTCCATCGCTTTTTTGCGAACTTCTGGATGTTGGGACGAATACTCGACACCCCAATTTTTCATACATGTCTCTCTGGATTTTTGACGGAATTCTTCGACTTGGAGAGCATGAAGAGTTCCGTATTTTTCCATCATCGTCTTCTTCTTTTTCTCTTGGAATTCTTTTGTGGACAGCGGGCCTCCTTCTCCGTATTTCTCTGTCCTTGCCTTTGCAGCCTTTTCCATATTTTCCGGGAGATTAACACAAGTCGCGACTCCGTATTTTTCCATACAGGTCGCCTTTGTCTTTTCCTTGATCTCCTTGTTTTGCGCCGAGTGTTCCACCCCGTACCTCTCCACCATTGTCTTTTTCTTCTTTTCTTTCACCTCCTCGGATTTCAACGGATTTTTCACCCCATAATTCTTCAAAAGAGTTTCTTCCATCTTTTTCTTGACCTCTTCGTTCCTCATCGGGACCTCACAGCCGAATTTTTCCAAATTTTTCTTCTTTGTTCTTTCTGGTTCACATTCCCTGCATCCTCCCCAGTTGTCTTTCTGTGCTGTTTTGAGGGCAACAAAATTCCCCTCTGTTCCGCAATGACAGGTGTACTCGACCTTTGTCGAGTTGTTCACATACTCTCCCGTCATGGTACATCCTTTCGACTTGAGATATTTTCTGGCGTTCTCCTCCCTGATACTTTTTCCTCTGATTTCTTTTCCGTTGACCTTGTTCTCTTCCTTGGTCGAGCGTGCCTTTTCCTTTCTTGCTTTCGCTGCGCACTCTTTACAACCAGCCCATGTTTCTCCTCCCTTGTTTCCTTTGGCGATACGGAGCTTCACGAAATTCCCTTCTCTTCCGCAATGACAAGTGAATTCCACCTCAACTCCGTCGTTCACATACTCTCCTGTCATAGTGCATCCCTTCGATGAGAAGAAACTCATCGCTTCTTCCAAAGAAGACTTTCGTGACGTCTCTCTTTTCTTTTCTAGAATCCCAGGATCGACAAGAGGACTCTTTCCTCCATATTTTTTCTCGAGGGTTTCCAGTCTCTTTTTCTGGTTCTTTTTGAGCTGAGAAACGTCCTCAACGCCGTGCGTCGAAAGGCATCTCTCCTTTTTGGCCTCGAGAGAACACTCCTTACAACCGGACCACGTCTCGAGATTGACAGAGTTCATCAGCGCAAAAAGTCCTTCCTTTCCACAGCGGCATGTGTACTCGACCTTTGTTTTTGCGTTCACATACTCTCCCGTCATCACACATCCCTTCTCAGAGAAACGCCGACGAGCTTCTTCCGTTCTTTTTGCGAGAGACATCTTCCATAAAATATTTTTTTCTTTGTCAAAAAATATCCATTCATCTCATCAAACACATTAGCTCTTCCGTTCCGTTTGGGAGAATCCCTCCAATCTCCTCCACCCTCTCGGACCAAGGAGGCGCCAAACAGAGAAAATCTTCCCTTCCCAGCCATTCGAGCATTGCAGAGAGCTTCGTGAGTGATTCTTCCTTGTCGTGCTCTTCAAACTCTTCAGAGAGCCAAATACGGCAAAGCATCACCGCAGACCTTCTCATCCTAACACCCAACGCGTGCTGAAAGACAAACCCACAAGCGAGTTCTGGGAAAAGAGTCCCATTCCTTTCCACCTTTCTCCCAAGAGCGATTCTTCTCCCGACCCCGAAAGAGAAAGCCCTTCTTCCCGATTCGGGGATACAACTCCTCGCAGAGGGAAAGTGAGTCCCAACGTCTCGACAGAGAGAAAGGAACCCTTCTCTGTTCTTCTCTGAAAGGAGGCGCAGTTGAACCTTGATCGGAAGAACAAAGTCATGCTTTTCGCATTCGACAACTCTTTCTTCTGTGAACTCAAGGAAAAACTTTGGAAGACAAGAGAAAACGCTCTTCTTCTCAAGGAGTTTTTCCAGAGTTTTCTTTTCTGCTTCCCTTTTATTGTGGAGAAAGACCTCATACAATATTTTCGAAGAGAACGAGTCTTTGTGGACATTTTCTCCGACGAGTCCAAAAATGTGCTCTTGCATCTCTGGGGGAAGGTCGAAGAATTCCATCGATAAAAACAATCGCCGAATTTCTCCCAGAAAAAATCCTTTTCTGGAAAGATGGAACAAACGATCCAAAGAGCCATTTTCGCTATCGACCCGAAGCGCAACTCTTCAGAATATGGTGTTCCGACTCTCGACGCAGATACGTGCAGAGAACTCATCGATGTTGCTCTCTCGTCCATCCCAGAAAAAGAACAAGTAGATTCTGTTCTTCACCTAATTTCTGCGAAAGAAGCGCTTTCTTTGGATTGCCTCGACTTTGATACCGCGAGGTACTATCTGAAGAGAGCGGTCAGAGAACTTTGTTGGTAAATATATTTTCTTCCCAAATATATTTTTTTCTTCTTTGCGAAGAAGACGAGAGAGGACACCATATCCCATTGCGTCAGACAGTAGGCGAGAGAAATGTCGTCTTTCACCAAAATCTTGTCCCTATCCCCGTCAATAAAAAATAAAGAGATATTTGTCTCTCCAAGAGCTCCTTCCGTGCTTTTGTTAAAAGAATCGTAACATAGATTTTTATGGTCCAACGAAACCATAAAAATGTTTTCTTCGTACTTGACCTTTACACCCAAAATTCCAAACATTTTGAACCATAAAATGGTCATATTTCTACCCATTAATTTTGGGAGAAATCACTTCCTTCCAACTCCATCCAAGAGCATTTCACAGAATGTATGTGACAAGGGCCACCCCGAAAATTGTAGCGATTGACCTCGACTGCGGCGAGGACCCCTTTTATCGCTACAAAACGAGACAACTAAAAATTATCGACAATGGGAACGCGAGGACCTTCTTTGAGAACATAAAGGATGTTTCCAAGGACCTCAACATCCTACCAAGTTTTCTCCCCAAGTTTTTGGCCATTGAACTTGGTACGAGCTCCGGTTTCGAAAAAGGGAGAAATTTATGGTACATCGCAGGTTCGCACAGCACAAACTCGATCCACGAAAAACTCTCTGTTTTCATCCGAGAGTTTGTGCTTTGTAAAACTTGTGGTCAACCAGAGCTTTCATACGAAGCAAAAAGAGGAAAAGTTTTGATGTCCTGCAGAGGTTGTGGCGAAACTACCTATCAAAACGAACATGAGAAATTTTGCAAGTTTATGGTCAAAGAGCTCCGATAAAAATATTTTGTTGTGGAAATATTTTATACTTAGTTGTTGTACCGAGGGAAGAACATTGACGAAAGAGAAGAAGAGGGGCAAGCGTAGCTCTTCACCGGCTGAGGAGGAAGTGAAAGACCGTTAGATTGACAGGCCATTTGGTCATGGGTGTCAGAGTTCATTCCAGTTTGGAACCACCAATTCGTGGGTTGTTCTCCACATTGGGTGGGAAGGGGCTGCTGACGACCGACGCCCATCGTATCGTACATGTACCTCTGAGACATATCAACAGCAATCACTGGCCTGTCAACAGCGTTCTCTCGGGCGATGAATGCCTGCAAATTGTAATTGGGGTCTACGGCGTTACAAGAGCCAGCTCCGACCTTTTTCAGAGAATAGGGGTCTGCCATTCGCCCATATTGGTCTCTGTTGAAAGCGAGAGGGTTAATGTTACACAACGAGCCGCTCGCGAGATTGAACCTCTCCGACCAAGCTCTCTCCGCCGACTGGGGGTCAATCTGAGTTGTATAAAGCGCCTTCTGGCTGAGCACTGACGACATCTTACTATCTCCAAAATACAAAGAAAAAATATTGTCAAATATTTTTTATTCAAGACGAGCCGACCATTTCGAACCCGACTCGGAGACACAATTTCCGACTGTTTCTTCGTCGCAGTTTGGTGCTCCCTCAAAGGTTCCCGTCGTTTCAAACCCAGGGTTTGACCTTTTCTTTCTCCACCTATCCACGATAAATCCTGCGGTCTCCTTTCTTCCTTCTCTGACGTTCTGGACGACGAGAAGTTTTTGGTTGTCAAAAAAGTATGGGAGGGTTGTTTCAGCGTCCGGAGTGCTCCTCACTGAAATTGTGGTATCTTGGGCCTCGTAGTTTTTGACCCAAACATTGAGAGCCTTCTCTGTGAGGAAGACAACAGTGTTTGGAAGGATCTTGAAATCAGACACCGTTTTGTACTGTTCCGTTTGTATCTTTGCGAAAGGAAGGTTTTTGATGGCGGAAGACACAGCAAACAACAGCTTTGTTACGGAATTTTTCGTGGGAACTCGAAGCTTCTGTTCCGCAGTTATAAGAGAAGAAGGGTCCCTTCTGGCAACTTCCGCGTCAAAATTTCCGTCCACAACAAAATCTTCCCTTTTGAGGAAGCGACCGAGTCGAGCTGACAAAATAATGCCGTATTCGACAAGCCTCGATGCGGCTGCTCTCTTTGTTCTGAAAATTTGGAGAGAAGATTCTCCTCGGGGTATCGTGATGGTCGTTGCTTTTGGTACCCCTTCCAAGCTTGGAGAAGAGACTATCGGAACAAAACAGAGGTCGAGACCTGTCCCTTCTGTTTCAAGATGAACTCCCGTTGTTCTTTTTTCCCTATCAAGTTCTTGGGACACGATCGGCATTTCCAACTTTTCTGAGAACTCCCTTGCTTTTGAGAGCCTTGAAGAAGATGAAAATCTCTCTTGTTCTGGGACATCCAAAGGGCAAATAGGAGAAATAACAAGGGAAATTCCCCCCTCAAAGAAGAGAGTCCGCGTCTTCCCGAAAGAGTCGATGTGCTGTGACTTTGCGAGCCGAAGGAGGGGGTGCTCTTTTGGATTCTTTGGTTTGACAGAGCTTTTTTCGAGACCCTGTTTGTCGATGGAGACAGACCAAACTCTGTTTGTTGCGTAGAGGCTTCCGAAAAGTTTACCGATGAATTCTGGGTCCCGGAACGTAAAATCCTTGTGTTTGATGGAAATCTTTGACTTTGGTTCTCCTGGTTTCTTCTTCTTTCCGATGCCATCGGTCTGTTCTTTCGGTACCGTGAAGAGAATCTCGTACTGCGAGGGATACGGCATGTCTCTCCACGGAACGCGCAAGAGGACAACCGTTTTTTTCCTTGGGTCAAAATAGGGGGGAATCCAGGATTTTGCGTGTCTCGGAATTTCGAAAGACACTGACCTGTCTTTTCCCAGCGAAAATACAACGATGTTGATATTGTAGAATTTCTCAAGAATTCGAACAAACAACAAAGAGTCAAAGAATGTCGTCTTTTTGATGAGCTCTCGAATTTCTTCCGTGCTTCGGAAGTCGTAGAGTTCCTGTCTTCCGACGCTGAAACTCTCCATCTTTGAAATTTCTTGTCTCCTCGCCTTGATGTGCTGAGCTCTGTCCGATTCCTGATCGAGCTCATAAAAATCCTTGTTTCTCGCCATTTCTACACAGTACAGCATGCTGTCGGGAGCAACATCAACAGAATGTCTTAAAATTGTGACAGGAGCTTCGGCGTCCATAACGACCTGGAAAAATCTCTCAAGGGAAGAAGGAATAAATCCGCAAGTGTTCTCCGGAAGCTCCTTTTTGTCTGCTCCGAAAACTCTCTCCACGCAACCTTCCGGGTGCCTTCTCGGCTTTTCTGATGGCTCTGTGTAACAACAAGGAACAAACTCGTACTTTTCAGAGAAAGGTCTCACGTTAAAACGGAGAGCCGGATATTTGTGGTCTTTGTGCTTTTTTGACTTGCAGCCAAAAAACATGCCGCTACCCTTTGGGTACTCGAGAACTCTATTTTTTTGACCAGAACGCCTGAGCTCTTTTGCCTCTTTTTCGGAAAGAATGGAGACAGCTGCCGTACATTGTTTCGAATATTTTTTCGAGAATAAATCTGGATATGTCCTTCTCAAATTTACGATGTTTCTGAGCTCTTCGTCGTCAGCTCCCTTTTTGACCTTTTCTTTGAATCTTTGAGCCGCCGGAATAAATCTGTCGTACAACGCAGTGACACTGGGAAGTTCTTTCTCGTAAAACCCAAGGATGGAAAGGAAGAGGTCATTGAAAGCCTGAATTTCCCCCTCTGACTTTGCCCTTGCGATGCGGATCTTTGTGTCTGTGGATTTGCTGGAAGCGGGGAGGAAAGCCACAGAAATATCTGACGGGTCCCTCTTCTGCATGGGGTCAAAGTACACATAAAACCTGCTTTTCGAAAGAGTGGTCGAAACGGTCTCGTTCGAGAAGAAGAACTTGCTCGTGAGTGGGTTCCTCAAAAGAACATCCACAAATTCTGCCCTTTTGTACGGAAGGTCGTAAATGTAATACGAAGCCTTAACAGTCGAGGTTCTCGTATTTTCAAAGACGACCGGTTCTCCTCTGAAAGCATCCGTCACCCTTTTTTGGACATCAGAGTATGTCATTCCCTCACGGATGGTGACATCAACAAGGACGTTCTGTTTTCCCTCTTCAGATGGAGTCCATATCACCTCATCGTAGAATTTATCCAACCTCGCGAGCTGGGACGGGTTGTTCTCTGAGAATTCAGAAGACGAAAACGAAAGGACCTTCATGAGGATAACGTCTCCAGTCCCGAAGTCTTCCAACCCTCCCCTTCCAGAGAGCCAGGATTGCGCAGGAGGAATTCTTGCGTACGACTTGTATAGATTTCTCCCTCCAGTCTGTAGAGAAACAAAAGGCACATCCTTTGAACACTGAATTCTGTCAAAAAGCTGAAACAATGACTCCCCTGTACTGACAGTTGAGAGCCTCGCTTCCCTTTCGATGCGGTAATCCCTCTCTTGTTTTTTGGGACTTTCCGCCAGAACAGAAGCGGAATTTTCGTAGTCCCTGACAAGCCCAGACAGTCTTTCTCTCTCCGCTTCCACATACTCTTTGTATTCTCTGATGCGAGATTCTGGGTCAAAATACCCAACTTCCAGAAACTTGACTCCTTTCGCTGATGTTGCGTTGTTCACGACCATCCAAAGAAGGGCAACTCCCGTTTTTTTCTGTTTGAGGTGCCACTTTCTCTTGGTCTGCGTTTTGTAGATGCCTTCGAGGTCCGAAGCGGAAACTCCTCGAAGGACAGACCGAATATCCAGAATCTTTTTCGGATCTTGTTGAATTATCTGGCGAAGTTTCAGAACATCATCTGTTGGAAAGATGAAATATTCTGGCAAAGCTCCCTTCTTCGAGAGGGAATACTTTACCTTGACAATGTCGAGAGTGTCATAGTCCCGAAATTCAAAGGACGCCATTATTACAACTATGTCTCAAGAAAATATTTCTTGAGGTAATGCAGGCATGGATATGGTTCGTTGTGCTGTTTTTAATCGTCGGCGCGTTGCTCGCCTCCCTTGTAGCATGGTTCGTCCTCAGAAAAGATAAGAAAGAAGAAAAACAAGCCACGGAGACCGTGAGATTTCCTTCTTCTGATGAAGTTGTGGATGTGGCTGAAGGGTTCGGGGTTGTTTTCTCGAATAAAACGCGAATTCCTCTCAACATCAAATCTCTGGGAGGAAGACAGTTCGAGCTTCCTCCCCTACAAGAGACGAGAGTTTTTCTCCCTGATTTTGAGGATGTATTGGTATTCGTTGACCAGATACCAATATTTGTCGTTGAGAAAAAACTCTTGTCGAATGGGAAGGTATATTTGGGAGCTACGACCACCCTCAACGTCATCTATGAGGATTTGAACGGCTTCCTTCCTGTTATGGACATTCCAGTCCTCAGAATACACAATCTTTCACTGTTTCCCCTCACATTCGGGAACTTTCAGGTTCCTCCAAATACCACAGCAGAATACAAGGGGACGGAAGGGAACGGAATCGCATTCGGGACGGTTTTGCAAGACGACGCGGGAATTTTCCGGTCCGTTGTGATACAACAGAAAATCTCTGACATCTACTTTGGCATCGTCTCCAACAAACTTCCTGCTCTCTTTTCCACACAGGTTCACTACTAATTTTTTTATATTCACCTATAAAAAACAAGGAAACTCGAGAGAATATTTTTCTTCTCCTTCTTCGGAACAGACCACCATCTTCGTTTCGTATCCCAGCCTCGCAGCTGCCCACAATTTTTCGTACATCTCTTTTTTGTGCTCTTGGAACCACGCCTCTGTCGACACAGAGATGCAAACTTTTTCCTTGTCGTCGAGGACATCGGGAAACCACTCCCTCTCAGCGCCAGCAAAGGTGTATTTTATCCCTTTCTCGTTCTGAATTTGTGGCTTCGGAGACCGATGTCCAAACCAGATCTTTGAGTCAGACCCGACACAAGAACATTCGGCAGTGTCCTTTTCGGAACAAAGTTCGCACCTTCCTCCAGCCAGAAATTCGAGGATTTTGCTCTCTGCGGCGTGACCGCAGTCGCAGATATATTTGAGCGTCTCGAGGTTTCGAGAGACAAAGACGCAGCTTTCCTCTTCAACGAGGTCTCGGAGCTCAGCATCTGAAAATTTCGGTACGGAACCACAACTCCCGCAAAGGGAAGGACACTCCATTTTCTGGGCGGATTCTTCCCCACAGAGACAGCAAAAACATTTGACAGGATCGGATGTGCTTTCGCAACTCTCTGAACGAGATACGAATCCAAATTTTTGGAAGAAGCTCGCACACTTCAACATTTTGTGGATAAAAAGTTCCGGAAAATAACTCGGTGATAGTTATTTTTTATAGTCTGAAAGAAAAAGGAAAAGTCCAACGTTCTGCCTCGAAAGGATTCCCGGATGATAAGTTTCTTGTGCCGTTTCTTTCAGCCTCCTTTCTATGTCTGCAACTTTCTCATATTCGTCTTCGAACGACCGGGAAAGTGTTTCTAACCGCTCTTGTTTTTCCTCACAAACTTCTCCTCCGTAGGAGAGAGCTTCCGCGAGTTTCGACATTTCACTTCTTATTCAAGAGGAAAATATTTGTTGTAACGTAATGAGACAGGTCAAAAGGCAGGTGAGACAAGAACCACAAGCTCCTCGAACGACCGGAGAAAACAAGGAGTTTTGGGGGCCATGTCTGTGGAGGACAATTCATAGTTTTGCTGCGACTTATACCCCACAACAATCACAGGCGTTCATGAACTTCATTTCGGGGCTCCAAAGTCTTATCCCTTGTGTTTCTTGCAGGGCAAATTTCAAGAAAAATCTCGCGGAGCTCCCCCCTCTTCGAGGTTATTTGGACAGTCGAGAAAAGGCGTTTTATTGGACTTACCTCCTTCACGACAAGGTAAATAAAGAGCTCGGAAAAAAGAGCCCTCCCTTTCAAAAAGTTCGGGAAGTGTACTTTGAGCGTCTTCTCGGAAAAGGAAGCTGCTCGTCTTGTCGAGGATAAAGTTTTTTATTTCTGAATAAAAAACAACAATAAGATATTCTTTGACTCGGTCTTAAGGTTAACGCAAATGGACGCTTTTAAAGTCGCCCACATCGCCACAGAGATTGCAGTCATTGGTGCTGTCTACATCGTTTTGAAGAACAAAGTCAACGCTGAAAAAGCAGAGAGAGAACTCCTTGCTCAGAGGGTACAGAAGCTCGAAGAGGCATCAAAACAACAGATGGAGGCTCTCAAAATCCTCTACGCTCGCATAGAAGAGAAAGAGAAGCGACAGGATTCCAGAACTTTCAAGAAGAAAATAGAGAAGAGGTTCGAACCTCTTCGGAATCTTTACTCTGAAGAACAAACCCATACAAAGGGAGCGGGAGTCTACGCTACGGAAGCCGATTACCAATCACAAGAAGAAGAGAGTCCTTCTTCTGACTACCAACCTCTCGAAGAGGAATACGAAACCCCAGAACACAGAATTGGGTCTTCAAATATGGAAGAGACAGATTAAAATGAACGACTCTTGGTTGAAGGAAAACTCTGAAATTATCCTGGTTCTTTATAACCAGCTTCTTGATGAACTCGAAAAGATGGGTCTGTCGAAGCTCTTGAAGAAACCCGATCTTGGGGACTTTGCAAAATTCGTGCACTGCAACTCTGCCTGATTTTCTTTTGTTGAAAAGAAAAATATTTTCCCCGGTTGGTAATGACTGACACCGGCAAGTGCACTGACAAGGCAATCGCCTCTTGCAAGAAGCAGGGGAAACTGTGTAACGTCGAAACCGCGAGGTGTGTCTCTGCTGACCCAAAGAGGAAAGTGAAGGGAGCCGTCTACGACAAGAAGAGGTCTCTCTATTTTCCGCAAGGTCTTTTGTTTGAGGATGAAGATGGTTCTCAGGAGCTTGTTTCTCCCAAGAAGAAATCTCCCCCAAAGAAACGGCTCGCGAAGAAGAAAGTTCCACCCAAGAAGAAAACTCCCTCCCCCAAGAAAAAGAGTCCTCCGAAGAAAAAGAAGGCTGTCCCGAAAAAGAAGAAGGAGACCTCTTCCGAAGAAGAGTCAGAGGAAGAACTTCCCAAGAAGAAGGCCGTCAAAAAGACTCCTTCGAAGAAGGCGGCTTGTTTCGAAGAGGATGGTTCTTGTCCCACTGAAAAACCCATTTGCAGTGTCTCTGAGAAGGGAAGGGGAACTTGTATCAAGGGGTCACAAAAGACCCTGGCTTCAAAGTCCATGATTAAACACAGCGGTCTCACCATCGTCGGCTCATCGGAAGTTCTCAAGAAGTTGAGGAAGGACTATGAGCATCTAGAGGGAGATATTAAAAAGTGGAAGGAAGAAGAATCCGAAGAGGAGCCTCCCAAGAAGAAGGCCTCGAAAAAGAAGAAAGAGACTTCTTCCGAAGAGGAGTCAGAGGAAGAGCTTCCCAAGAAGAAAACTCCCCCAAAGAAACGGCTCGCGAAGAAGAAGGTTTCACCCAAGAAAAAGAGTCCTCCGAAGAAAAAGAAGGCTACACCCAAGAAGAAATCTGCAAACGAGGAACTTCTTTGTTTTGAAGAGGAAGCTGAACCCTGCGAAGACGGAGAAGTCTGCTCTGCGACGGGTAAGTGCGTACCAAAGACCACCGCGTTTTTGAGGAAAAAGAAGAAGATTCCTCTTCATGGCAAGGAAGTGTACGGAACGGAACTCCAATTCAAGAACCTATCAAAGAAGTACGCGGACGTTTCCAAGGCGAGAAAATATGAGGTTGAAGAGGAAATTCGTATTGAGGCTCCCAAGCAAGCATCTCCTGCCATCAAAAAGACTGCCAAAAAGATCGAGGAGGTTGTAGAGGAGGCTGACCTTTCTGAGGAAGTGAAACAAGTCATCGTTGAGGGTATCGAGGCTGCCCTCGCAGAGGGTCACAAGGAAGAGAAGAGGGAAGAGAAAGGGAAGGAAAAAGAGGAGGAAGAACCCAAGAAAAAGTCTGGAAGCGGAAGGAAAAAGAAGAAGGTTTCCCTCCCAGAATCTGAATCTCGCCAGGTCGAAAAGTCAGCTGAGGAGATTCAACAAGAATTCGAGAGATGTCTTGGCATCCAGGTGAGCGGTTTGTAAAAAAAGATATTTTGTTGCAAAATATCACAAGTTAAATTCTTTCGTTGGGAGAGACTAATGGCTCTCCATCTTGGAAGTAAAGATTTTACGGTAAGAGGTTCCCTCTTGAACGTCAGCACAAGAACCGGAAACGTTCTTGTTTTCTTCAAGAAGAACACATGCCCTCATTGTGCTGCATTTGAAAACACGTTCTTGGATTGTGCGAGGTCTGAGCCAGGAATTGAGTGGGCAATCGTCGACCTTGACAGGCACCCAGAAGTTATTCAAAAATCAAGGCAAACAAGGAATCCGATAAAGGGTGTCCCTTTCGTTGTGATGTTTGTCAACGGAGTGATGAAGGCGATACATACAAACAGAGATAGAAGCAGACAGGCAGTTTTGTCTTTTGTGAATGAAATTATGGGCATTTCCGGCATAAACTTTCAACAGGTCCCTCAGATGCAAGTGCAACAAACTCCTCAAAGCTCTTTCATGCAACACGCCCAACAGCAGAGACAAGCTCAATCGACAAACTACAGGAGCGTAGCTCCCCCTCCGAGAGACGAAGAGACGACAAGATTCTCTTCGGAATTTGTTCCGTACAATATTCCTTGGGCTTCTTCAGACAAGACGAATTAAAAGAAAAAGAAAACACTCAAGAATTTCTTTTTACGTTCCAAAACATAATGTCTCAACTTTCCGAATGGTTCGGTAGCAACGAAGTCGCACAGTTTTTGACGAAACACGACAAAAATATTGAGGTCGAGCTCTCGTTCGGAAGATGGGAAAGAACCGGAAAACATAAAAGCTTCATTCCTGGAGTCACCAAGGCAGAATTCTACAATCTTTTCGACAGTTTGGACAGAATATCCAAAAAGTCTCCTGAGCTTTTCCAGAGACAAGATGTCCATACCATCGAAGAGGTAGGAAGAAGGGCTCCGGGACAGAGAGGAAATATCCGCCGTATCAAAGATGTTCAGACGGGGCAAATTTCCTTCCTCTCGAAGGACAGGAACAAAATCTGGGACGAGAGGAGGTGGGGACTTCGCCTCGCCATGTCGGTCGAAGAAGAACTGTTCGAGGTTCCGAATTTTCATCCTTCTGGTTTTCGGGAGAAAAAGAGGACAAGGTTCGTCTTTGTTGGCAACAAGTCTGGATTCAAGGGCCTCACAGTCGACATGACAAAGGTCGTAAGAAGCAGCTTCAGGGAGGGGGTGGTATACGAAGTTGAGATCGAGAAGGACAGCTCCATCCCAAAAACCCCAGATTCGATGGTCAACTCTGTGAAGAGAGTGCTCGAGATGATGCAGTCCCAGGCTTCCTGCCAAACGAACGAGATAATCTCTGTTGAAGAGAAGGAGCAAGCCCTTTTCCTTTTCAACAAGTTGGTCGGTTCGAGGGGATACGGAGACACCTCTTTCCTCAACAAGCCGAGACAGATAAAGGTTGAAGACCTCTTCGAACCGAGGGTCTTGGCGATCACAAACAAGCTCGATGGAGAGAGGCGTTTGCTTTGGTTCGGCCCCACAGGCACCTATATCGTGAATCCCCCGTTCGACATCCAAAAGATAGCTGGTGTCTTTTTCCAGTATCGGGACACGGTTCTGGATGTCGAGCTCTACGGGGAGGAAAAGGGAAAATGCCAATGCTACGCTTTCGACTGTCTTTGGTTTTCTGGGCAAAAACAGACTCTCAACAATTTCGACACTCGCTTCAGGCACGTCCTTGAGATAGAGGAAAATGTGGGACAGTCTGCCCACATTATTTCAAAGAAATATTTCGAGGTAGGACTTCCCCTTGGCTCTTTTGAAGGCATGGTCGCGGCCACAAAAAAAACCAGAGGACTCTACCTGGCGAAAGCGAGAACAGGAAAGCTTGGAGGAGACCTTCTCAGAGAGGCTGTGGACGCTGCCCTTGAATATGCAAAGAAAAAGGGATTCAGGACGGACGGACTTATCCTTCAGCCGAGAGACCAAGTCTACAAGAACAGCGATACACTCAAGTGGAAACCAGAGAATCTGATGACTATCGACTTCCGCCTCAAGTCAAAGGGGAATGACGAGTTCCTCTTGTTGATGGGGGTGCAAGGAGGAGAGACAAAGTTCGAGGGGACAGCGGCAACAAAGAGAGTCTCTGGAACAGTCAAACTTCCGAAAGAGTTTGTGGAAGAAAACTCTGGGCATGACTTTGAAGGAGAAATCCTCGAGTTTGGCTTTGACAAAGAGAAGGAGGTCTTTGTTCCTCATAGGGTCAGAACAGACAAGGACACACCAAACTTCTCGACGACGGTGGTCTCTGTTTGGAACGACATCTTCCGTGGTGTGTCTCTTGAAACTCTGAAAGGAGAGAACCTTGTGCTACCGAGGAGGTACAACAACGTCGCAAAGCAATGTCTTCTGGGTATTCCAAAGGTGAAGAATCCCAGACTTTTGGACATCGGACCGGGTCGCGGAGGAGACATCCAGAAATGGCTCAAGAGTGGCATCAGCCTTTTGAAGGGCGTTGAACCAAACAAGGAAAACATCGTCGAGTTTGAAAAGAGAGCAAAGGCCTCGAGGTTCTCAAACTTCAAGCTCTACAATGGCAAGGCTCAAAACACCCAACAGGTCATCAAGTCACTCGGAGAAGAAAAGATGGATGCTGCTTCTGCCTTTTTCTGCCTCGGATACTTTGCAGAGACGGAGAGGGACTTGGATGGTCTCTGCGAGACCCTGTCCGCTCTTCTCGAGACTGGGTCAATGGCGATGTTTGCGTTCATGGATGGAGAAGAGATAAGGGGAGCTCTCGGGAAAAAGTCAAAATTTGAGAACTCTGCTTTTTCCATCGAGAAGGGGGAATGGTCCAAGAAAAAGTTTGGAAACAGTGTCATCGTGCACATCAAAGACGAGACGAGCATGGTCAAAAACCAAACAGAATGGCTCGTCGACTTGGGTATGCTCCAAACGGCGATGGAGAAGAAGGGATTCGAGATTGTGTTCTCTAGGCTGATGGACGAGGGGATTTCATTCCTCTCGACGCAAGGATTTGAGTTTGTGTCCCTCCACAGAATCGCGGTTTTCCGGAAGCTGTAATTTTTCTTTGTCTCAAAAAAAGAAAAAATCTTGTAATGGAAGACCTTACCTGCGTCAAACCCTACACGAGCAAAGACAAGTGGATTGTTTCCGCCATCGCCGGAGTTTTGTTCCTCATCGTCGCTTCCCCTTTCCTATTCAAGATTATGAACGGTCTGACGGGAATTTTTGGAATTAGCATCGCCGACCCGGAAACTGGAGCGCCGAACCTTTTGGGACTTGTCGTTCATGGTGTCGTGTTCATGCTCATCGTGAGACTTTTGATGAACTAAAATATTTTATTCGAATAAAATATTTTTGAAGAAAGGGGATGGAAATTGTCAGCTGTCTTTGCATTGGGGACCCTCATTTCAAGACGAACAACGTCCAAGAGGTTGAGAAGTTGACCTCCAAGATCCTGGAGATCGTCCAAAAAAGAAAGCCGACTTTTGTGGTCATTCTTGGGGACATTCTCGACACTCATGAAACGTACCACGAAACCCCCTTTAACAAAGCCATCTTTTTCTTGAGCAAACTCAGCGTTCTCTGTCCGACATTTCTCCTTATCGGCAATCATGATTACTGCAACAACTCGCAATTTCAAACAACAAGGCACGCCTTCAATGCGTGCAAAAGATGGAAAAACATGTATGTGGTGGACAAGGCGATGAGCAAAGAGTTCAAGGGACACACTTTCTGGTTCTGTCCCTATGTCCCTCCAGGAAGATTCGAAGAGTGCCTGAACACGTCAGGAAACGGTTGGAAGAAGGCTTCTTGTATCTTTGCCCATCAAGAGTTTGCGGGGTGTAAAATGGGACCGATTGTGTCAAAGGAGGGAGATGTTTGGAATTCGGAATATCCTCTCGTGATATCCGGTCACATCCACGATACACAAATTGTGGGGAAAAATGTCTACTACACAGGGAGCTCTCTCCAACACAGTTTTGGGGACTCTGAAAAGAAAGGAATATGGCTCGTCGAATTTTCTGGCCTCTTTGAAGCTGGTTGGAGGTATAAAAAGTACGAACTCGGAGGGAGGAGGAAGAGGACGGTGTACGTGAGCGCAAAGGATGCGCTCGAGAAGGTTCCGGAAGTGGAATCCGAAGATTCCGACGTCCGAGTGGTGTTTCGGGGATCTGCTGCTGACTTTGCAGCCCTTCGAAAGTCAAAGAACTTTCTTGAGATTTCAAAAGTTGCAACAAAGGTTGCATTCACAAGAGAGGAAGGACAAAGTCAAGAGGCAGAAACCGTCGCAAAAAAGACGTATGATGAAATCATGGCGGAGCTTCTCGAAAAAGAAGACGAAAGTGTTCGCCTTTTGTGGAAACAGATGAGAGAATAATATTTTTTTCTACCGAAAAATATTGAAACTCTTCCGGAACAAAGGTAACATTCTCTTTTATAGGCAAAACATGAGACGGAATATTTGGCAAGCTCTCGAGAACTATGACACTCGTTGGTTCGAAGCAGCGGTGCGATCCAAGCAATGCATCCCAAACACAGAGAAAGACGGGTTGGACGTCCTTAGCCACGCCATCGAACTCAGATTTTCTGATGCGGTCCTGGCAATGTGTGCTTGCGGTTTTCAGGTCTTTCAACACCACATCGACAGAGCTTGTGCCGCGTTCGAAAAGGAGGAATATGCTTTCTTTCCAAAGCCGAGGAGGCTCTTTGAGGATCATGCTCCTCTCGTCAAAAAGATGGACAAAAAGACAAAGGCTGCGCTCTGGATTGGAGACGACTCGAAGCTTCCAACAGATTTTCCGGCAAGAGAGAAGGCAGAATGGGTTCGATACAGCGCTGAAACTCTCAGGTTTCTCCTCGCATCCCTTCGTCTCTCAGAGGTGGATTCGGGGTGGAGAAGGCTCCCCGCGGGCTTGAGGAACAAGCGAATTCTCGAGTTCAACGCACAGTTTGCCCCAACAACAAGGTACTTTGGTCTCGGGAAGAAAGACTTTCTATTCTACGCTGTTTCGAAAGGGTACGTTGCTTGCTCGAGAATGGCTGCTTTGGAACACCCGCCAAAGACGAACGCTCTCGTCTTTGCCATTCGAGAGTACGCAAAGAACGTCGCTGGGGCCATCAAGCTTACAGGCCAGCAAACGGAGAGATTCATGCTCCACGGAAGAACACCAGAAAACCTTCCAGGACTCCAAGACAAGGACAACAAACTCCTCCCACAGATGCAGAGAGTTTTGGATTCTCTCCAGATCGTGGATATTATAGCCAAGATTATCGGGCAGGAACAGGTGAATGGAAGTTGGGATGGAACGACCCCAATGCTCACGGCCGTCGAGACAAGGTCTTCTATTCTCTTGGAGAGGCTTCTCAAAAGGGGAGCTTATCTCAACACAGTGCCAGAGGGAGCAAGGAAACTTCCTCTTACGGCTTGTAGAGATGCAGACCTCTCTGGAATTCTTGTTCTGAACGGAGCAAATCCCGACCTTCCTGATGCAGATGGAGAGACTTGGTTGTCTTGGAGTGTGAGATGTGTTGTAGATGCAAAGGACCAAAGGATGGCAAACAGAGCGATGGAGCTTCTAAAGACTTGCGTCGATTCAAGGCCGAACCCGGATGTTCCTGCGAGGGAGCATCCCACCATCATCGCAATGAGGGCAGAAAACTCCCAAGTCCTCGATGTTGTTCTTTCTTCCGGTATCAACCCGGAAGAGGGAATTTTCTGGGCAAAGGACAACGGGAGGAAGGCCTCGCTCGATAGGCTCGTCGAGTACAAGAAGCTCTATGACCTAAGCCTGGACGATCTTGTCCAAAAGGTCGAAGCTCTGCAAACGTCCCTCAAGGTCGAAGAGAAAGAGGTCCAGACTCTTTCTGCGTCTTTGACTGGGCTTTCCGAAGAAGAGTCGAAGGAGATTCTTCCTTCTCTCATCGATGCGAAGAGAAAGAGAACAGGTGTCCGGAAGGAACTCGATGCGACCACCAACATTTTGAGACTTTTTTTGCTTCGAAGTCAGCTGGATTTCTCGGATTCTGACCTTTTGCGTCCGAGGGGAGTTGCAACTTGTCTCTCCATCATGGGAGAAAATAGGGAAAAGGTGGACTATCAGAAAATTCGAGAGAGAAGGGCTCTGATGAGGAGGGAAAGGTACGCAGAGTCAAAACCGTTCGACGAAACCCTCCTCCCGGATGGGACAGATGCAGGAAACTTCTCGGATGACCAACTCGTGTGGCTGTGGAAAGACGGCAAGGCGACAATTCTGCCAACTTGGGATATCCCATCCATGAAAAAAGATGGATGGACAAATTCAGAGTTTGAGAGGATAAGGAGCACCCGCATCGCGACGAGAACTCCGGGTTTGGAACAGGAACTTGAGTTCCTCTTCTCTCGCCAGCTGATGGGAACGAGGACCCTCATCTCTTTCAAAGAACAACAAAGAGAGCAGGAACAAGAGGAAGAAGGAGAAGAAGTCAGCGAAGAGGGAGATGTGCTGGATGAAGCGATGAAGGCGTTCAAGAAACTTCGGCTCTGAATAAAAAATATGTTTGTGATATTTTTTCTTACAAATTTTTCTAGTTGTAATGGCTCTCCGCTCACCTCAAGGTATTCCCAGCATCTCTTTCGACACGCAGCCGATCACAGGACTCGATCTCTCCGAAACGGGAGCTTCGTGGCTGAATGGTATTGTCTTTTTCCTGGTCATCTTTCTAGTAACTTTGCTCATTTTGAGGATCACCGAACCCGCAGGAGTGAAAACTAATTCTCAACTCGATCACGGGAAACTCTTTAGAACAGCTCTCCTGTGGAGCTTGGGTTTGTTTATCGCGATTTGGTTGCTGATGATCTTGTTTTCGTACCGTCAGTAGGCAAATTCTTTCGAATTTCACGTTCAGGGTAATGGATAAATTTTATGGAAAATTTATCCCGTTCTTCCACGGGAAGAATACAAAATCTTTCCCCGAGTCCAAAAACAAAACTCTCTTAATCGGCGAACAAATGAGGCAGCAAGACCAATAAACGCTTTTTCTGTTTGCGTTTGGAAAAGAAGAAAGCGAATGACTTTCAGTGACATTTATTTCTTTTGATACGAACAAAAGAAATGGGAGTTCCGGGCCTCTTTTATTGGATTCAAGGGAAATACCCCCAGCACACAAGAACCATTCCGAAGGGACAAAACATGGTTGACAACCTCTACGTAGACGCAGTGTGCTTTGTGCATTCGTGCTGCCAGGACGTTTACGGATACGGCAAAAGCGTCTCGTTCTCTGAGACGTACAAGAATTTCACAGAGAAACAAAAGGAACAAGAGGTCTTTCGCCTCACGAGAAACGCCATCTTTGCTTTGACGAGGTACGTTCGTCCCACAAAGAGGTTCTACGTTCTCTTCGATGGCGTCTCTCCCGTCGCAAAGCAGAGCCAACAAAGGCACAGACGTTTCCTTGGCAGCCCCACTGAAGGATTCGATCCAAACTCGATCACATGCGGTACAGAGTTCCTGGACAGACTTCAGGGCTATGTCCGAAGGGGTCTCGAAAACTTTTGTTCAAAGGAGAAATTCGAACTCATCTTCTCTGACACCTCCATCGCCGGAGAGGGAGAACACAAAGCCCTTTTCTTTGCGAGACAGAATGGACCAGAAGAGAGCCATTGCTTCTACAGTCCGGACGGAGACCTCGTGATTCTTGCGATGACTTTGGAATTTCCAAAGACATTCCTGCTTCGAAAGGACCACATTCAGCAGTGGAGACACCTTCTGACGGACATCTCCGGAATCTCTCAAGAGTTTGAGAAAGAGATTCCCATCAAAGATTTCGTCTTCCTTTCGTGCCTTTTGGGGAATGACTTCCTTCCCAGACTTGGAATGTTTGAGGGGAAGTTCTCGGACACTACCGAATTCCTCCTTGCAAAGTACAAGCAGAAAGGCCTCCACATCTTTAGTCGAAAGACGGGAAAATTCCTCGCAAAGAACACGTTCAAAATACTCAAGTTTCTGGGAACATTTGAGAAGGAGTTGTTCGACGAAAGGTGCTACTTTGAGCTGACAAAGCAAAAGGAAGAAAGGGTGGACAGGACTCTGTTGTCTGCATACGACGGAAAGAGCGGCGTGGACATGGACAAGTACAAGGAGGAATTTGGCCTCAAAAAGCAGAGGTCCAATCAGCAAACGAGAGAATATCTTCGTGGTTGTTTGTGGGTGACTCTCTACTACACACAGGGCTGTCCGGACAATGGTTGGAGCTACAAATATTTCTATCCGCCTTTCCTTTCGGACATTGAACAAGAGGATTTGGTTCATGAACCCTTTGAACAAACTCTCGTCCACAACCAGTTCTCACAACTCCTCCAGCTTCTCTGCGTCCTCCCTCCGCACAGCTCCCATCTTCTACCGAGGAAGTGGAAAAAATACGCCTGCATCTATCAAAGGAAGGAGCTCGCAGAGTTTTATCCGAAAGAAATAGAGGTCGACTACGAGGGGAAATTCCGGGATTATGAATCCGTTCCTCTTCTTCCGCATGTGGATGTGTCAAAGGTGAGGAGATGTTGCGAAACTCTTTGCGTGAGGGGATGAATGAGTCTCGTAAAATATTTGGAAAAATATATTTTTTGTTTGGAAAAATATATGAAGAGAGACAAAAAACGGAGACAGTCTGAACTTGCAAAATCTGACTGAGATCGGAAGAGGTAAGATTTTGAGATAATTTTTACGTGTGCACTTATACTGAACGTGCAGTTTCGCATGTTTCCCGTCGCGACGGGAAACATGCATTCAAATTTTGCATTTTATTTCATAAAAAATTTTTGAATGCAAAATTTGAGGGAGACCAAATCCAAAATTTTTGGCTGGTAATTTTGCATAAAAATATTGCTTGGTAAGAAAAACACCAAAAATGGTATACGTCTGCGACCTATGCGCTTTCTCGGCTTCCGACAAATCCAATTTTAACAAGCACCTCAAAACCACAAAACACAAAAAAGCAACCGGTCAGGACATTCCAGAAAAAATATATGAATGCGTTCCTTGTGGGTTTTCTACGAAAAACAAGAAAAATTTTTCATTGCATATTTTGACCCAAAAACACAAGGGTCGGGAGCTTGTCCCCGACTCGGAGAAGGAAAATTTTTGCGCTCTGTGCGACTTTCAAGCAAAGACTCCGAAAGGATTTGCGAGCCATAAAGAGACAAAGAAACACAAAAAACTCGTCGAAGATAGAACATGCATCACTGAGGAAAAGATAAAAGAGCTTTCCGAAAAAATCTCCTTGTGTCCCCCAGACAAAGACATTGTGTCGTATCTGGAAGTTCGCGTGACGAAATACGGAAGAACTTACACGAATGCGACGATCTCCTATGCCGTCACGACGACGAACGTCAATGACGAAATTACACTTTTCGAGGTCTACTCCAATATTCTCGACTTTTTGGGGGTCAGAGTAGCAGAAAAAGAAGAAGGAACATTTGTTGTGTCGTGGAGGAGAAAAAAGTACGAAATTTCGAGGAAAGATTTTTTACTCTTTGTGTTTAGCACAGCAACGGCCTTCGATGACAGATGTAAGACTCTTATCAACGTCTTGTACGACTCCTTTCGCAAAAGTAGATGGTGCACGGAACCCCTGAAAGATAGGGGATTTGAGGTGAACGGCAGAAAAGTGTCCTTTAGGAACGCGAGGAACGAAAAAACTGGAGACAACGTCGTAGTGACCGCCAGCGTCGACGGTCTGATAAAATTTTCGGAAGAGTCGTTCAGAATTTTTCAAAGAATAAAAACAGGAGTAAAAAAGAAAAGGCTCGATGAAGGTTTCTGCACCTGGTGGAAGCAGGGAGAAAATTTCGAAAAAGAGCTGAGAATGTGCCGAGAAAAATGCAGCTTTGTGGAGAAAAACATCCCCTGTCTAGAGCACACGGTACACCGAGAAGAAGGGGATGTGGATGAAGTGCGAGAAAACGGAGAACCCGAATACTTCTTTGTAAGAAGTGTGACGGAAGATCAATACATCTCTTTCTTGGGAAATTACGCGATGTCTTCTCCTAAAGAAATCAGCGACACTGCAAAAACCGTTGTGTTCATAGAAAAAGCCATACAGTGTATTATAAAGGGGAACGTGGTTAACGCTTCAGCATTCGACAAGGAAGCTTCTTTTTTCTCAGCCGTGTTGGAGAAGAAGGAAATAGCCAAAAGAAACATCATCCTCTCGTTCTTTGGTTTCGAGCCAAGAACGAGGTTTTCCGTATCGGTGGTCGAAAAAGTTAAAAAACTGCAAGAGTGAATTTCTTTTCATAAAAATAAAGAAAATACAAAATGAGCAGGTGTGCTACCACCAGGCGAATGGATATCGTATGTTCGTGCGGAGAAGTTTGCGAACAAGACAAAATTCACGACCACCTTCGAGAACACCAAGAAAGGATGGAGTTTCTTTCTGAGGTCCCAGAAGAAAAAGCATTCTATTGTGGACCTTGTAGTCTTCTCACAAAGAATTTGCTCTCATTCAAGAGACATATCGCGAAAAGGTCTCACGAGGCGGCCGTGACGTACGCCCGGATATTAAAAATAACGAAAGACGAAAGCATAGCCAGGCGTGAGCTGTTTTCGATGCACGATAGAAAAGTTGCGGCTCGCTTCATGGAAAGGGAACAATTCAGGCAAATCGGTATAATCTTTGACCATATGCGTCCAGCGAACATCCTCAACGAAACTCAGTAAATTTCTTTCCCACCAAAGAAATTAAGAGAATCCCGAAACTTTTCAAAAGACAGAGTGTGATGGAGAATAACAAGAACATCGTTGTTCATCTCAGGGGTGCGATCGGCTCAGGAAAAACAACCTACGCCAATAAGCTCAAGAAATTTGTCGAAGAGAATGGCGGGAGTTGTTTCATCGCTGGAACGAACGAGCTCTGCGGGCAGGGTAAAACTCCGCAGCAAGCCTCTTCCATAGTCGAAGAACAGATTCTCTGCTGGCTGGAAGACATCGTTCCAGACCAAAAGAACGTTCTCGTTGTGGACACTTGTGGTGAGAAGAAGCATCAAACGGTCTTTGGTGTGGACATGTCCTCATGGAAATCTGTGGATATTTTCCCCAACAAAACACAAAACCTCAAGGGATACCTTTCTTGGTCTCTTCGCAACGTCCTCGAAAGGCCAAAGTTCAAAAAGGGTTGTGGGTATTGGCTGAATCCGAAAGACAATGGTCCGGAAGGGCTGGAACTTTGCTACAATCTTCACAAAGAGAAAGCACAAACTCTCTTTGGAAGGAAGGGATATCCCAATCTTTTTCCAGGAAGGGGAGACTGCCCGAAAAAGATACAGGATGCTTTGAACCATCTCAAAGCATCGGCAGATTTCTACGCGATGGAACTGAAGAAAGTCGGCGAGCCAGACTTTTCGTGGGTGTTGTGAACAAAGAAATATTTTTGAGTATAAAAATATTATGGGGAAGTTTCCCAAAGATTTTTGGTAATGGGACTTTCATAGTCTTTTATATTCTCAAGAAGGAAAGATTTCCAATCTACCCTATCTCTCCAAACATCTTCTTGCAAAATACGGAGGATAGAATAACCGTTCTTGTTGGCTTGTTCTTCCTTATATCTGTCTGATTTTTGAGTGAGCTCCGGAGACTTCCAGTTGGACACTTGACGATAATGCTGGGGACCGTCGAGTTCGATGATGGTTTTTGAGACACAAAAGTCGAAAGGAAGGTGTTTGTCCGTTTCTGGGTTCTTGCACCATGAAACTTTGAACTGATGGGTTGGGTCTTTGAAATTTTCTTCGAGGAAGGAGAAGAGCTTTGCTTCTGTCTTATTTTTGCATTTGGGGCACCATTGACCTGAAGAAATGCTATACAAAGCAGAATAGAATTCGTGTTTCTTTTCGCATTCGAACCAGAACTTTTTATGCGAACTCAGGAAGACTTCTCTTGGAATCTGTTTATTCTTCTCAAAGCTCCAAAATTCTGCTTTTTCATGGGAAGCGAAACTCTTTTCAAAGCATGTTTTGCATTCGGAGGAAGAACAGAGTTGTTTGTTGGAACAAAAGGGGCAAAAATACCCAGTCAATACATCGTTTAGTCTTGTTTTAAAGGAATGACTGCATCTCCCGCATTCGAACCAAAACTTTTTTAATGTGCCAGGATATAATTCTCTCGGGTTCTGTTTATTTTTCTCGAAACTCCAAAACTTTACTTTTTTGTGGCTGGCAAAGCTCTTTTCAAAGCACATTTTGCATTCGTTCGAGGAGCAAAGTTGTTTATTCGAGCAAAAGGGACAAAAACAACCCCGAGTTATACCATTTAAAGTTGCTTTGAAAGAGTGCATACATTTTCCACATTCAAACCAAAAATTTTTGTTTGAGTTCATAAACGCCTCCCTCGGATTTTTGATGTTCTTCTCAGTGCTCCAAAATTCTGCTTTGCTGTGAGAGGCAAAACTCTTTTCAAAGCACGTCCTGCATTCGGGAGAACCACAAAGTTTGTTGTTAGAACAAAAGGGGCAAAATTTTCCATTAGAGATGTCTGCCAGCCTCGCTTCAAAACTATGTTCACACTCTTCACATTCGAACCAGTATTTTTTATGACTATTTTTCGCCATCGTCAAAGGGTTCCCGTGCTCTTTCTTCAAATATTTTGACTTTTCATGTGATGCAAAGCTCCTTTTGAAACAAGGTTTGCATTCTTCCCTCCCGCACAACTTTCCTCTCTTCTTTGTTTCGCAATTCATCCACTTTCCGCAACTTTTTCAAAGCAAAATCTTTCACTTTCCATAAAATATTTTGCTCAAAATATTTTTATCTCCTCATCACAAGAAGTAAAAAAATCAAGCCGATCCCGATACCAACGACGAACAAGAGACTCTTCTCTTTTTTCACCCCACATTTCGCCACAACTTTCTTTTTCTCTTTTGAAGTCGTGAGTTTTTTCATAGCGTTTTTTATGGCATTTTTTCCTGGATAATTCAACCATTCGTTATGCCACAAATGGACCACATAAGGAATTTTTTCCTCGCAGGTCGGATTTAGAAGATCGCAGAACCTAGAAACGCCTTTGAAGCCCAATTGTTCCTTATCGGTGAATCCGTTGCTCAAAGAAAAGAAGGCACAAGGATCAGTGATAACAACGTTTTTGAAAGCATCAGGATACTCCTCGAAGAATCTAGTGAGCGCCATCGGTCCTGTATTCTCCAGGACGTCATTTTTTGGGTCGTAGTTGTCCGCAATAAAGTCCATGAGTTTTAGCCACATCTCTTCCTTGGGAGGAGATATCATAAAAGCGTTGCAAAGAACGACTTCTCTTCCGTACAAAGTTCTGCTGTGCTCCAAAGGTTCCCTACCCAAGATTATTTTCCCTTTTTCGAGCCAGGGGTCGATGCGGCGAAGGGGGGCCGTATCGATGTCGGCATAGATTCCGCCGACGCCGTACAGTATCGCATACCTCGCAAAGTCGACCCTTTCGATATTTTTTGACATCGCGTCATAAAGCGAAAGGTGTTGAGGAACGTATTTTTTCACCACATCCCGAAGGTCTTCGTCCAGATAAAATTTATATTCAAAGTCTGGGAACATATTCCTCCATGTTCCGACAAGGTCTTTGCAAGACTCTGGAAGTTCTTTGCTCTTCCACGTCTGATGAAGGATCTTTGGCGTTGAAAACCTGACCTTTCTCATCTCTTACTCTTTGTCGCCCAACAAAGTATCCCGTTCTTTCGCAAAATATTCCAAAAAATATTTTATTCTACGACGGGCTTGGCAAACAACTTTTTTATTCTCTTTGCTGTTTCAGAATGCGCAAGATGTGTTCTCCCCAAGTTCCGAAGGAGTTTGTCGTTTTGCACGAGCACGTCCGACTTTCTCTTTGGAAGTCTTTGCCTCACGGCAGGAAGTCCAAACATTTTCCTTCTTGCGTTGAGTGTCTTGATATGTTTTTCCCTGTTGTAGGAAAGCACAAGTTGGACGAGAACGGACTTGTCTGTGTTAAGCGCCATTTTGCAAATTTCCATTGCTCTCTCCAAGAGGGTCTGAATTTTGATGTCTTTCTTTTTCTGGATAAATTCATCCATTGTTTTTTGGCCTTTCTGGGGGATGAATTCGTCCATGTTCCTCTTTCGGAAGAGATTCCTCAAAAGTTCGACGACGTCCTTGTCTCCTTCTGAGACTTCTCCTTCCAACCTCTTTATTTTTTCACAGAGCTTCTCGTATGGCGCCGTCTGTTTTTCCCAAACATCTAGCAACTCCTCGATGGGCTTCATCAACTTCTTGTCGAGATAGAGGTCTGTGTCAATACGAAGGCCGAGCCTCTTCTTGTTGTCGAGATACCAAGTAAAGTCCTCAATCTGTTCTGTCTGCAGGATTTTATCTCCCTTTTTTGCACCCGGAACCTCCAAAAATACGAACTCAAGGCGGGTGTTGGGGATGACTTCTTCTCCTCTCGACTGCATCTTCTTCGCGAGGGCGACGTTGGAGAGACTCTTTCCCTCGTTTTTGTACTCATCGAGAGCTTTGATGGACTTTGTGATGACGTACTTTTGGTCAGGAAGAGCACGAGCCATCATAAGGTAGATTCTATCCAAAACATTCTGGAGAATTTCTTGTTGGGGCTTTTTTGCGATGATGGACGTGACCGTCTCTCCAAACAAATCTCTCGCCAAGAGACAATTGTCTCGCCTCGTGAGGATGATGCCCTTTTTGTCTGTGGCGATGACCTTACCGCTCTTGTCGACAATGAGAGTGTAGTACCTCTTTTTCGAGAACAAAAGAAAGTCCTTGCAAAGTTTTTCGAATTGGAGGTTCATTGGAGCCACAAGATGTTTGGAAATCTCCTTGCCCACCATTTCTCCAAACTCGATGAGCTCTTTCGGAGTCTTTCCTGGGTAGTGAATCATACAAGAGTCTGTGTCTCCGTAGACGAGAGTCCCCTCTGGCCATCTCTCCAATATCATCTGGACGACTTTTTGGATGTCCTGTCTTCCTGCGGTGGTGACTGCGGCTGCGGCTTCTACCAAAGGAGCAAGACCTTGCGTCGCACCGAGAGCACCATATCCAGAGTTTGCTGCGATCTTGAGCGCGAGCTGTGTCGAGTTGAATACCTTGACCTTTGCGGTGAGCTCCTTCTTTTTTTCTGGGTCAGTTTCGGCATCGGCGAGTTTCTGGGCGTCCGACATCATCTTTTTGACAACCTTTCTCTGTGTTAAGACCCCGCGAAGCATTCTCGGCAAAACTCCCTCTTCCACAGTGCCGTCATCCAAAACTCTTGACTTTTTGAATCTCTGGACAAAGTGTCCACAAACAACCTCCTCGTCCTTCTTTTTCTTTTTCCCTGCTTTGCTGTCGAGAGGGCAACCACAGAATTCGTGTTGGTCCCATTCGATGACGTTGCAATCAGAGTCGGGAACTGTCTCGTCGTTTGTGCAGAAACTTGTATAGTCGATGTTGTTCGAGATAATCTCCGAAGGGTAAAGAGACTCGAAATCCCAAACAAGAATGTCCTCCCACAGACCAATCTTTGCATCGAAAACAGTGGCTCCCTTGAACTTGACATTTGAGGCTTCCCTGTCGTACCCGCGAAACTCGACGATGACATTGTCTTTTTGAAGCTCTCGGTACAAACGGGAGAACACTTTCACCTGTTGCCCTCTCGTTTGAAGATATTCTCTGGGGACGCAGAAGACGCTCGCCAACATGTCCATATTCAGAACGACATCCCTCTTCTCCAAAAGCCTCAAAGGAAGAACTGTGTCTTGAACGCAATAGTCTGCGAGTTTTGTGACGCCGCCTCTCACAAGAAGGTCGAGAGCTTTGAAATTTTTGCAGGATTTTATTTTTTGTCGGAATTCGAGAAGATACTTTGTGCTATGCTTTCTGTTGATGGACGTGTAGAGAGCCCTCCTCATCTCCCGGAAGCCCAATTTCCCCCTCTTCTCAAGAGCCATAGAAATTTCCATGACCTTGAAAAGTTCCTTTGCGCTCACATCTTTTTTCCTCTCTCCAAGGAACTTTTCAGCCACAAAATCCAGAGTATTCTTGTCAAGCTTCTCGTTCCTCTCGAATTCGATGTACATGTCTATCTGCGAAACTCCGGGAATTTTGAGGAATTTGAACTCTTGTGTGCCATAGGCAGAACTCTTCCAAGACATCTTGTCCTCGGACGCAGGAACAGTAAAAATCCTCGTGAGAGTCGTGCAAAGCCTCTGAAAAAGACCGCACTTCTTGATGCGAATCATGAGGTAGTTCCAGTCGAACTTGAGGCTGTTATAACCGATGATGATGTCAGGATCGATCTCTGAAATTCTCTCAATCATCGCAGCGAGAAGACGCTTCTCCGTCGGGTAATTCCTGACCAGTACCCCAGGAATTCGGAGACAATCTCCCAAACTCAAAACTTCTTTGAAAATCGTCCCATCGAGGTCGCTTACCGTCCAAGCGACATGGGTCACGACATTCTCTTTCATGTTTGGGTCGGGGAACGCAGAATGGTTCTTCGAGTACGCTTCGATATCGAAGCTCAACTTCTTCGTAGAGACGAGACCTTCGTCGTCTCCTGGGGCCACGTGCTTCCAAAAACAGGAAAATTCAATGTCAGCCTTTGAAAACTTTTGGTAGGCCTTTCCTGCTTTTTCTTTGACAGAGATCCACCCGGTTGAGTTGATGGAACGGTGAGTGAAGAATTTCGTGTACGTGTCGATGTTCTGTTCGTGAGTCCGGAGCTCTTTCGCTCCAATGATCCCGACGCTGTCGATGCGGTGTTGGCGGGTTTCCATCGCCTTTGCACACGCCCTCATCGCAGAAAGAGTTCGAAATTCCAACTTCAAAGTGTCCACCGGAATCTTTCCCTTCAAGAAGAATTTCTTTTCTCGTGTGAAGGAAACTGGGGGACCGCTTCGAACGCAAACCCTCTCTTTCAAATACTCGAAGAGAAGGCGTTCCTCTCTTTTTCCCCAAGAAATTTTCTTCTTCTTTGGAAGCTGCATGTAGGTGTACGGGCAAAATTCTTCGATGCGGGTGCACACAGATTTTCCGTCTTTTGTTCTTCCGTAACAGTAAAATTCGAGACCTTCCTTCGCATCTTCCATATCCCACCGTTCCACCTTGTAGTTGCACGTTCTGTCCATCTCTTTCTTTTCGTAAAAGAAAGAGGAACTCTGAATTCGAATTTCCATCTGTAATGAACCTTGAGCGCTCCTATCCGAGAATCGGTGATGCAAGGAAGAACGCGTTTCTCGCTGTCGAAAAAGCCTCTCCGAGAGACCTCGCTATTGTGTGTTATGTTTGGAGTCCAACACAACAACTTTTCGAGTTTTGTGTGGGAGAGTACGAGAAAGAATGCCAAAAACAATGGGAGAGTTTCAGCAAAACTTCCGGGAGTATTTCCGAACTCTTTTCTGACACTATCCAAGGCCTTTCTTCAAAACACAGAAATCTGAGGAGAGTTTTAGGGTTACTCAACTGCATCGGCGTACTTTTGATAGCCTCGAGTTATCCAGAAATTTCTACAGAGACTGCGAGCCTAAAAGACAAGGATAGACTTTTTTGGTCCATAAAGCTCCCTCCAAGTTACGGCGATTATATTTTCACAGTCTCTGGGAAAAAGAGCCTTCTTAACTTTTGTTTGGAAAAAGGAGCAAAGTTCTGGTTCTCATTCCTCTATAAGACGGCCACCGTAGAGAGGATTCGCTGGCTTTGTGAATTACAAAACAAGGATTTTCTTTATTCTTCATGCCTGCTTTCCACCATTCAAGAGATAAACGGAGAATTTTCTGGGAGAACTCCTCTCATGTCGGCCGTAGCTCGAGACGACATTGAGAGTGCTCGAATTCTCTTGGACTTTCGAGCATGCAAAAACCTTTTGCACCCAAAGTGCGAAACAAACGCCCTCGGGATGACGCGCACGCAAAAAATGTTTGAGTTTTTGATGGAAAAGAATGTTTGTCCAGACATTGTGGACAGGAGTGGGTTCACTTTCCTTTCGCGCCTCTGTGGTTCGAATGAAGTGGAAAGAGAATTTTTGAAAAAGGTGGTGAATTCGTCGAATCCAAATATCCCACAAAAGACGATGCCCTTGACCTGGGCTCTTTTGCGAAAGGACGACGAACTCCTGGCTTGGCTATTCGAACGTGGTGCGGACCCTCTGTTTGCAGAGAAAGTTTCTGGGATTTCTGAAGAAGAAAATAAAATTTGGAAAGCTCAAAAAATTATTTGGTCAACTCCCGTTTCGAGACTCGAACGACAAAAGTCGAAGGGAAGAGTCCGCATTTTGTGCGAAACTTTACAGGTGAAGAACGAAAGATGTCTTTGGTGGCTATCCAAACACTTCAACTCCATATCCGTTCGAACAGCTGCCGAGAAAAGAAACCTCGAGAGGGGACAACTCCTTTTGCTGGATGGAGGCAGCCTGGATTTTGGAGAATTTTCGGATTCGCAAATTCTCTGGTTTCAGGAGGGAGACAAAAAACTCGCTCTTCTTTCTTCTCAGGTCCAAGGCTTCGTTGAGAAAGAATCAGAGAGACCGAATCCGAGATACGACAAGATAGATTTTTTTGCATCTCGTCCCGTGGTCACGACGGTCGCTCTTTCGGCAGCGATAAAGTTGCTCGAATAAAATATTTTATTTGCAAAATATTTTTAATGGTCTGCCCTTGTTCTCGAAGAAAAAAGGGTGAAAAGGCAAAGCCGAGATGTGAAGCCGTGACTTCAAAGGGAAAGAGATGCAAGAACAACGCTCTCCCAGGAAAGAAATTTTGTTGGGTGCATCGCAACATCTAGATGAGCCAGCCGTCGTCGAGAGTTTCGTCCGTATCGAAGAACGCCCATTCTTGTTGGATTCCGTCGTTCGAGTGATAACCAAGAACTTTTAGCCCATCCAGAAACTGGTCCTTGACCCGATGAGCCTCTTCCTTCCAGCTGTCGTACACTCGGATAGTGAAGAGGCTTCCCACCTTTTGTGAAAGGACGTTTGTACTCACTCCAAATTTGAACTCGCTCTCTGAAGAAATGTTCCGTGATACCGACAAAGCATCTTCTTCGAGTTTTTTGTTCCCTGAAACTCCCGTGTATTTGAGATGGAATTCAAAGTACGTACCCAGGATGCATTTCCCCGCGTCTTCTTTTTTGACAGGGACTCCTTCGTTGCACTGCATCGCTTCGACCTTTGTGCGAAGAACAGAGAACCCGCTCTCTGAGAGGTCGTTGGCGATCGAATTCGCCTTGTTCACTGCAACATCAGAGGTTCCAGAACACCACTTGCTTATCATCGCCTGAGATTGCGTATTGTCGTTCCCTTTTCCGCTGCAAGCAAAAATGGCTTTGTAGTCGTTTCTTTTGCAGTAGAAGAGAAGTTCGACCAGGTTTGAGTTGTCAACGGTGACATGAATCTCGAAAAGCCCTTTGATGTTACAGCTCATTTTTCTTTTGAAGCCAAAAGAAAAGCTTTAAAAATCCGATTATTAATGGAAGATCTTGGAGCTTTGGTGTTTGTCGAGGAAGAGCAGGCTCTTGTTCCGATAGAGGAGCTCCACTTTTTTGATGAAAGGTTTGTCAAGAAACTCACAGATAAGGACTTTGACGCTCAAGGGCACATCAAAAATAAAGGCTGCAGCTTTGTGGCTTTCTATGCTCCGTGGTGCGGCCACTGCAAACATCTGGCTCCAGAGTGGTCGAAATTTGCAGAGACAGCAGCATTCGCCGACGTCTACTCTGTGAATTCGGAAGAGGAAAAACAGCTTCTCGAAAGGTTGAATAGAAAGGTTCCAAACTTTATTTCTGGATATCCGACTATCGTCGTCTATAAAGGAGGAGAGGCCGTCGAAACGTACGAAGGAGAAAGAACGGCTGGTGCTCTCCTCAAAGAAGCGATGATGCTTTGCAACGAATAATTTTTTCTTTTCAAAGAAAAAGAAAAAAGAGAAACGTCATGAACGATAGCCTCTGCCGCGCTTTGAAAGAACAAGTCAAGAACCTTTTGGAGGACCTTTGCGAAGTCTTCAAGGATGAACCGGAAAAGAAGGCAGACGTCAGGTTTGTTCAGCTTTTCTTCTCTGTTATTCCAGAAGAAAAGCTGATGGAACACTTTGTCAAGTTTGTGCTTCCGCACGCGGACAAAATTCATTCAAAGAACGAGGACTTTTTCATCAAAAACACAGACCTTTGGAGAGGTCTTCCTGACGAAAAGGTCAAAATGGTATCGGATATGTGGGTCACCGGAAGGTTGGACCCGGACGACAAACAGATGATGTGGGACTATTTCGAATGTTATGTCGAACTCGCAAAAAGTTGGAGAAAACGCAAATAAGCCAACCTCTCTGAAGCTGTAACAGGATGTCTGGAATGGTCCTCTTTTACAGTAAACGTTCACCGCACTCGAGGAACGCCATCGAGATTATTAGGTCGAACTCCATACCTGTTTCTTTGGTCTGTGTTGACAGTCAATCCATTCGCTCCATCATCAAAAACTCTGGAAACTATAAAATTAGAGGAGTACCGACTCTCTTTGTTATGAGAGGTTCCAAACTCTCTATTTTTGAGGGTGAGAAGGTCTACAATTGGCTTTTGACCCTTGTGAAAGGTGATGAGGAGCCGGAACAAAATCCGGAACTTTTGTTCGAAGAGACTCCCATCGGCGACGACGAGGGAGAAGGAGGTGAGGACGAAGAACCTCCTATTGTTCTTGGGCCAAAGACGCTGAAAAATCCAACAGGAGAATCCATCAAAGACAGAGCGGCGAGGTTGCAAAGAGAAGCTCAAAGTGTCCTCGGTGTAAAATATGAATAATTTTTAAAGATAAAAATTAGTTGGCGACGTTTGTGAACCGGAATGTGAACTTTCTTTGCTTGTGTTCCGGTCTCAACTTGGGAGTTTCGTAGGGCTTGATCCCGAATCTGTCTTCGTGCAAAAGGACGTCCCTGAAAGTCCGCTGCCACATGTTCTTTTTCTGGATGTCAGAAGTGAAGTCCAGAAATTCTTGGACGATATTATGGACGATTCTCTGGTTCATTTGAGGCAGAGGTTCGACCCTTTTCTGGAATTCGTTCACTGTGATAGTATGAATATCGTGGAGGGAAACGACGACTTTCTTTGCGTTGTAGTGTTTCGCAATCTCCTTTGTGATGAGGTTTTGCAAGAATCGCATGTTCTCGACAGAAAAGAGTTGTCTATCGACAAACATCGGATAGATAGTGTACGGAGTCGACTGCATCTTACCACTAATGTCTGACAAACCTTTGCTTCAAGAGTTTTTCACCGAAACGCCCGCTCCGCACAAGGTGGGTTCTAATGTGTTGGACCTTGTTGTTTCCCACAAAGAAGTTTTGTTTCGCCACGTCCGAACGGGAGCGGCGTTTCTTCTCGACTCTAAGAACATGAGCGTGCGCACAGAGAACAAGAAAACTCTCGTTTGTCAAAAAGTTTCAGTAGACACAATGAGGGACGACAAGGTGTGGTTCAAGGGAAAGCACATCGGAGGGGAAGAGTTTTACCTTTGTGTGACAATGAAGAAAGGTAAACTTTTGTTCAGAGGCAACAAAGCAAACTGTGAAATAAAATATATTTGCTGAATATATTTGAAGTGATGGATTTGGTGCCTCTTTTGTCCGGAGAAGAGAATTTCGTGCCGAGAGCAAAGAAGTCTTTTCTTTGCAAGCTCTTGGATGTTTTAAGAATCTCTACTTTGGAAGAAGACCTGATAAAGAATTCAAGAGTTTTGAGATACGTTCTTGTACACGAAAGGGTAATTCTTCAAAGCGAAGAGAGACCTTTCGCGTTCTACATCGACGTCCAGAATAGAAAACTCATCTCTCCAAAGATGGTCCTCTGCGAAAAAGTGGAATTGGACACTGCAAGCGACAAAAAAGTCTGGTTCAAAGGAGTGGACGTCAAAGGCCACGAATTCCATCTGAAACTAACGATGAAGAAAGGGAAGCTTCTTTCTGGGGGAAAAACAGAAAGATATTCTATCGTCGTCCAATAAAATATATTTGAATATTTTATGTTGCGTAAGCGATAAGTCCGTAGATGACGCTGGTGAAACACCAATAGCTACTGAATTCTCTTCCCTTTGTTTTCCACCAACTGTAAAAGGCAGTGAGCGCTCCCGTCGCAATGAGAGGAATTCCCTTTTTTCTTTGCCAAAGAATGGGGACAAAAAGACCAAAGAGGTAGAGCGGAGCCAGCCAACCAGGCATCACGCCATTCCCCGAATTGTCTTCCCAAACAAGATGACCTTCTTCTCCAATCACAGTTCTCATCTTCCCCGAAGACTGGGCTATTCCAGCCACAAAAAGGGCGGCATACATCATCGTCATATTTTTGAGGAAAGGACTTCCTGTAGCTTTCCACCCTCCGTATGATTGTACGAGTGGCTGAAGGAGGAGAAGAGGTAAAATGGTCTTTGTGAGAGCATTGTTTGAGTTTTCAGAGCCGAGACTCCACCACATTCCCGCCTCGACAAGTTGGATGGTCGAAAAACAGAGAAGGAAAGAGGCGTTCCATCTGTCGTAGATTTTGTCTCTTGCCCACAGAAGAACAACAAAGACGATGGAGAAAGCCCACGCGGAGAGAGAAGCTTCGAGAGAGAAGCACATCGTTACAATAAAAAAATATAAAATAAGGTAAGATGAACACAGGCACGGCAGCGATCCTCGTGTTGTTGTTATTTATTAGCCTTTTGTGGCTGATGTTAAAAACGAGACCGAGCAAAGAGGCGAACTTTCGAGGTTCGAGTTTTGTGGGACCGAGTACCTTGGAGATTCCAAATTCTGCGGTTGTCACGTCGTCAGAAAAAGAGTGCCTTCAGGCTTGCAAGGCGATGCCTCTGGCGAATGCGTACACGTTCGAACCAAAAACAAGAATTTGCCAGCCCTTTCTTGTGAGGAGGAATTTCACTGTCAGGGAGGACGACAATAAAAACTCTATGGTCTTTGACTGCGTTTGTTAAAATATTTTGTCCAAAATATTTTATTCAGAGACTGGGTCATATCCCATTTTCTTTCGTTCCTCGTTATAGAGAGCGAGCCACTTCTGTGAGTATTCAGAATTCTTGGCATCGAGCTCTGCAATCTCTTCGTCGAGTTTTTGAGCAGACTTCTTCATCGTCTCGATGCGCTCGAGATATTCTGTGATGTATTGGTCCACCTGCCTCCTCGCTACCTTTTTCTTTGTATAGTATTCGAGCGTTGAGGGGTCGTCATCGAGAGCTCCTTCGTGTAGCGCGGTCTTTTTCCTCTCTTCGAGTTCCCTGGCGAACTTTTTATCCTTCTCAATGTTTTGTTGGATGACTCGCTCCTGAAGTTTCTTTTGATACTCGTCTCGGGGATTTTCGACAGGAACATCTTCGACCTCCGCAGCGAGGTCCGTATTGAGGGTAAAAGGAAGAAGAGCTCCGACCTGAGCGGCAAAGATGGGAGCCGTTGAGTCATGTTCTTTAAAAATCTTCATCGCGGAGCGCTCCGCGAGCTCTGCGTCAGGCCACACTCCCCTGACGCGGACACATCCATGAATTCCGTTCATGGGTTTTTCGAGAGGGTAGAAGCTCAGATTGACCACGGCCTGGCCGGGGATTGGCGGGTCGCTCTTCAAACCTCGAGAAACTGAAGGAAAGGATTTGTAGAGGGCCTCTGCGGCGGCTGTAGTCTCTTCATCAGTGAGAGCGGGCGCTTTGGGGTCTACGAAAGCTCGAATCATTCTTACCCTCCAGTCGAGAGAGCGTTTATCTCAAAATTCCAAAGAGAAATTTGGAATTGTTTTAGAGTGTGTAGCGAAAGTCGTTCCACCCCAGACGCTTACACACCTCAAGGAATTTCTCATCGCAGTCTCTTGTTTTCATGGTGTTTTTAAGGAAGCAAAAGTCATCGGGATTTGGTGTGTACTTGAGATGCTGAAGTAGTTTGTAGAGAACATACCAAGCATTCAGAGACTTTCTTCTCTCTTTTTCTTTTATTTGCAGATACACTTTTTCGTACACATCGTAACAATTCGAGAGTTCCTCTTGATATGCGCTAATGTCTGGGGGAAGTGTTCCGTTGAGTTCCCAAAGCAAAAGGGAGAGCTCCTCGTAGTAATCTGTCAAATTGTTGTCCACAAGAACCATATAAATATGTTTCTTTGTCACGCTCTCGAGCGGAATTCCGTATTTTTTGAGTTCGGAAACTATCTTTTCTTTCACCTCCAAAGGTATTCTTGTGTTCTTTTTCGCCTGAAACTTCTCGATGACTTCCAAAAACTGGAGTTTGGTAACATATCCTGGCTTGCTTGAACCAGAATTTCTTTGAGAATCTTTGTAAGGAGATGCCTCTTCGACAACATGGAAAATTTCCCCACAAACCCCGCAGATGAGTTTCTCGTTCTTTTCAAAGCTTTGGGAGAGTTCCGCGTCACAACTTCGACATCGGGAGACGCGGAGTGCTCTGTCATCGACTTCGATATAGTTCCGAGCGAGCACTAAAAATTCGTTCAAGAGTTCGACGTCGGAACCCTGAACCTTTGAACGACTTCCAAAGAAGCTGACTTTGCGAACTTTTCCGAGATTCTCTTGATATCTTTTGAGGAGGGGCGCCGAAAGGGCAGAATATTCCTCCATCTGTGCAAGGGTGTTGTCTCCTGAAATTTCCTTTCGGAGAGTGTAGGCCCGTTCCTTTGCCCTTGAAACGTCTTCTCTGTTTGGGCTATTAAAATAGATGAATTCCACTCTGTCGAGCTCCTTCTCCTTTTTCGAAACAGCCTCTAGCCTTTGAACAAACTCTTCTTTTATTTTTTCATCGAGTCCAGGGATGTCCAGCTGGTTCATTACAGGTCTAAGTCTTTCGTTCGTTAAACCGGAAGGCAGAGGGAAATTCGCGAATTTCCCTCTGCGAATATATTTTAGATAAAATATAGAATTATCGCTCCTTGTTGATGCTGCAAAGAGCACAACAGGTCCATCCACCAACTTTTTTCGCCTTCTTTTTCCCATAGGTCAAGGTAACATCTTGCGCATCTTCCTTTTTCTTCATTTAGACTCCCTTGTTTCTGCCATTTTGGCACAACGAGAGAAATTTGTGTATCCAACCAAGAAGGTCTCTTCTCAGAGCTGGCCAATTTTTTATCTCCGCTCGCGAAACAGTTTGGAATTCCGAGATAGCAAGTGAGGCATGTATCATCCACGGGAAGGCCATCTTCTTGGTACGTCCCCAAAGTTTTCGAACAAGAGACGCAAAAACAGTGAGCGCATCTGTCACACATCGTGCAGTCTCCATCTGGGGTGTCTGTGAAAAGGTAGGTCATACAAAAGACGCAAAATTCGGAATCTTCCCGGAACAAGTTCTCTTTCAAGAGACGGATTCTCTTGTTGTTCTTTTTGACGACGTCGATGAGTTGAGAAGCAGGAACAGGGAAAGGCGTGCAGACTTTGGACATTTTATTTTTGGACAAAAGAACCACGAAATATGCTTCTTCTCTGTCTCCATCAGAAAAATCTTTCCCTCGAAATGCGACTGTTTCCCCTCGAAAGATTTTTTTTGAATTTTTTTTGTATGATTGAGAGTAATGACTTCTGTTATCTGTGGCACCCGCGTAACTGCTGCTTCCGGTTTTGTGGACTTGGCGACTTTCTCGGATTTGGAGGCTTACCTCTATGGTGGTTGTTCCGCCGTCACCTATTTTGTGCGTGCCATCAAAAAGGCCAATTGGTTCTCCTTCCTCCCTGTTGTTCTTCGTAACATCTCGGGTCTTCCCGGCTTCGGTTCAGAGTTCTCTGCTTCTGTGAATCGTTCCGGAGATTACGTCCTCAACACCTGGCTGCGTGTGCGTCTTCCTCTCGTGGCCATTCGTCCCACCAATACTGGTGGCGCCATCAACGCTAACGCCACCATTCGCTGGACCAGAAACTTCATGCACAATCTTGTGGAGAAGGTTAACATCACTTTTAATGACCTCATCGTCCATGAGTTTGACAGCTACTGGTTCGACTTCAACTCGCAGTTCAACATCGACGCTTCCAAGCGCGTCGGTTACAGGAACATGATCGGAGATATTCCGGCCATGATTAACCCTGTGACGACCGGCAACCCTCTCGGCACTGGCGAGTTCTTCAATCTTCCCATTCCTCTCTTCTACACCGAGGATTCCGGTCTTGCCCTTGCTGTGTCAGCTCTTCCGTTCAACGACATCAAGATTAACTACTGTCTTCGCAGGTGGCAGGATCTGATTGTCCTCAACGTGGGCGTCGGCGGTAACCCTCCCACTTATGACGACATTGTCCAGGTTTCTTACGACTCGACTTTCACCCTCATCTACAGTTCGAACGCTCCCGCCATCACCAATGTCGAGACCTGGTGTCACTACGCCGTCGTCCACAACGACGAACGCGTCAAGATGGGTAAGAATCCCCGTGACATGGTCATCAAGCAGGTGCAAAAGGTCAACGAGACGACCATCAACCTTTCACAGCTCAACGCCCTTGTCCCCATCGACATTCGCGTGTCTCATGCCGTCGTTGGATACTTCTACGCTATTCGAAACAGTTCGACCACTGGTGAATGGTCCAATTACACCACTGAACCAGCCTATGCCGGTCTTGACCCGCTCGAGGCTGCCCAGCTCGTGTACGAGTCGACTGCCCGTGTCAGCAACGGTTCTGACTATTACAGCCTGATGGTGCCGTGGTATTGGCACAAGTCGATCCCCGAGGAGACGGGTTACCACGCGTACTCTTATTCTCTCGACACCTTTGCTTCCGACCCCAAGGGTTCGACCAATTACTCCAAGCTTACCAATGTGTCGAACCAATACGTTCCTTCGACCGCTGCTGTCAACGCTTCTGCTGGCGTGACCAACACCGGCATTCCGATTCCCTCGGCCACGAACCCTGCCGTGACTCAGCAGAACCAGACTTTCCAGCACATCTTCCGAGTTTTGAACTTTAACGTGCTTCGTTTGTCGGGAGGAAGCTTGGGTCTTCCAGTATTGTAGTCATCGAGGATTTCAGTCACTCATCTATTCGTCCGCACACTTTATCCACAAAAATATTGTTATGTTTCTTTCAAAACATAACTACTTGCGGAGAAACTCTGCCCTCTTTTTGTATGAACATTCCCTACACCCTTTCCACGCTTTCGTTATCGCGTGCACCCTGACTTCCGCCTCTTTCCCACAAGAACAAATATATTTTGTCGGGGTTTTGTTATTTTCGTATGGTCCAATGTATTCACAACCTCTGCTAGTAAAAAGCTTCCTAATTTTATCCTCTTTCGAAGAGTTTTGCCCTTTTCTTGTTCTCTTTTTGGGGCATCCCCTATAGTTCTTTTTGGAAAGGTCAGCGAACAAAACCTTATGCGTTTTTCCGCAACTGCAAGAACAAAGACTTTTCATGGAAGGGCGAAATGTTTCTTTCGTCTCAAGAAGTTTCAACTCATCGGCAGAAAAAGCTTTTTCTGCCGATGAGTATTCATCTTCCAGGAAATATATGGATTCTTCCGCAGAAACAATATCGGACGTTCTGAGAATGCAGCTCATGCACAACGGCTTCTTTTCGAATGTTTTTATTTTTGTTGTTATTTCCCTCCCGCAAAATGCGCAACAAAAGGTTACCCTGTCTCCCTCAACATCGACGATGAGGTCGTCGAAACTCTGCATGACTATAATACTAGATTACTTTAATGTTAAAAAGTAATTTTTATTCCGAGAAGATTTTCTTCAGAAGCTTCCCATTTTCTCCATAAATCCGAATTTCTGTGTCGTACCCCGCCTCTTTGCACGCTTTAATTTTGGCAAAGTTTCTTTCTTCCTGGATGGCCATTGTTCTCTCTGACTTGACCTCAATAATCTTGTTCTCTTCCCCAATATAAATGTCGGGAAAATATTTACTATCCACTCCCTTGTATGTGTACGGTATGACAGGAATTTTTGTCGGATCTGTGGTAATTTGTCCCTCTGTATAACCTTCATTTTCGAGAAGGTCCCTCAGACAAAAAGGTTCGTATCCTTGACAAATCCAAACATCCCCGGAAGGAGTTACGAATTCCTTTTTTCTGTAGCAACTTTTCTGTATTTTTTTCTGTATCTCTGCGTTCTGTGACGGATTTCTGACACCGTACAATTTTATACAAGTTTCTTCCCTTCTGGAATCTGAGCACTCGGAACATCTCTTCCCTTTGCAAAACTCTTTGTAGCAGGTAGAAAATATGTTGTTCTCAAACTCGCACGAACAAATTATCTTGAGGCACGAATATCTGTCCCTGTATTCTGTTTCTCTCGTCATGAGGATGCACCCTTCTTGTTTTATAACCTCCTCCACTTTTTTCCACGGTACTCGTTCCCTCTTTTTCGAACATTCTATACAACCCACCCAATTTTCTCCCACGTTCCCAAGACGAACGAATCCCTCTTCTCCACACGCGCAAACATAGAGGATATCTTGTTTGTTACCCGTATAGTCTTCCTGCTCCAGAAGAATCTCACAATTCTTTTCCTGGAACTTGGCGACTATCTCATCCCAAGGCTTTCTCTTCCTCTCTTTGAGGCATTGCATACAGTTGCCTTTCCCCTTTGGGGCTTCCGACAAAAAGTTGTTCCATTTAACCGTTGTTTCGTGACCTCCCTTGCATATTACTCTCAAAGGAGAAAAGACACCTCGATACTCTGAAGAAGAACTCAGGAGCTCAAAGCCATAAAGACTAAAAAATTCTTTTCTTTCCTGATGCTGAATTTCCCTCTCTGTCAAATACTCTTCTTTGGTCCTTGGCTTGTCCCTTCCTTTCTGACTTGCAATTCTTGAAGTCGATGTCACGCAAGATTTACAAAATGGTAGAGCAAGAAAATTCCTTCCCTTCTTTGTCGTCTCTTTGCCGCAACTTTCACAGTTGAACTTCCAAGGCTTCGAAACAAAGAATTCTTGTTGAGACATTTTATTCACAAAATATTTAGAATAATATTTTTGGTTGTTCTCTCCCATTCCAACAAAAAATGCATTTTTATGCTCATTATTTTCCATGTTTCAAAAATGTCTCACAAAGTAGACAAATACATCGAAGCTGTCTTCGCTGCTCTCCAAGAAAAATTCGCTCTGCGCAGTGGGGATTTTCAAATTTTCGTCACAGAAGGAGAACAAAAAATAAAAGGACTTCCTGTCGCAGTCTACGAGGTGTTTAGCGGAGATGATGAACTCGTTTGTTCTTGGGAAAAAATTCTTTTGGACGGGAGAGAAGTCCACGTGTGGGAAGAAGATGGGGAAGAACTTTCTGTTGAACAGCTCGTAAGAAAAATCTTGCGATGCGGAAAAAACAGTTTCTTCTTTTCTCTCAAAACAAACGAAGAAAGGATAAAAGAGCTCGAAAGAAAGAACAAGAAGTCATGGAGAGATTCCCGAAATAATTTTATGTCTTAAAATTATTGGCAGGTATAGCACAACTTCCGCTTTTAGTTTCTTATGTTGAAATATTTTTAACCCTTCCGTTCACCACAGATTTCGCATTCTTCGATGTCGCACACCCTTCTCTTTTCACAAAAGGGACAAAAGTAACCTCTTCTGATAGAAACGAGTTTCGTCTCAAAACTGTGCTTGCATTCGCCACATTTAAACCAAAACTTTTTCTGAGAACCAACAAAGACCTTTCTCGGGCTCTTCCCGTTCCTTTCAGAATCCCAACATTCTGCTTTTTCGTGGCTGGCGAAACTCCTGCCAAGACAGGTTTTGCACTCTTCTGAATCACAAAGAGAAAGACAACTACAATGAGGGCAGAAGCGACTGCTTCCCCGTTCAAAGTATCTTCCCTTCCTCCGTTTCGAAATGTTGCATGGCTTCGCCACAAACACTCTCTCGCATTTCGAGCATTCAAAGGATAAGGAAACTTTGCTGCTCTTTGCGATGAGAAGAGCATCGAGATTCTTATCTACCAAAAATTGTGCCTCATCACAGGATGCAAAACTTCGAGAAAAACAGCTGTGACACTCTCTTCTTCCGCAAAGTTTTCCTTTCGGCTTGCACTCTACCATTTTACTTTTCGAGACATTGTCATAAAATATATTCAAGAATATATTTTATCTTTTGGAGTTCCTTCTCAAGTGTTAGCAAATTTCCAGGTCTCTCTCATCCCTTATTTTCGCCTTGATGATGCTCAAAGAGCACTCGAGCTTCAGGAACTTTTTCATTCTCTTGAGAGATTCGAGTGTTTCATCTCTGACGTTTGTCTTTGAAAGACCTTCCAACATATCTATAGTTCTTTTGAGCACCTTCATGTCTTTCTTGTTCTTCTTCGAGAATATTGTGGTACATTGTTCCAGAAAAGCACCAGAGACTTCGTCGAGAGCTCCAACACGACAGCGTTCGTACGACGAGCAATCTCCAAGTTCTTCTCCCAGGTACGGGCAATTATGTCCCTTTATAAAAACCACAGAGTTTTTCTGCCTCTTCATTCCTTGGAGAACGGAAAGGTTCCAGAATTCTCCGTCTCTTTCAGCGACGAGTTGAATGGAATTGGTGCTCATGTTGTAAACATAAAGAGTAAAATATTCCACAAAGGCAACGATTATAAAAATATATTTATTCTTGGGATTCGGGGATGGTTTCATCCCAAAGGTTCTTGACGACTGGAGTTTCATAGTCTTTGATATGTTCAAGGAGAAGTTTCTTCCAATCTGTTCTGTCGTTCCAAACATCTTCCTGCAAAATACGAAGGACGGAATATCCGTTTTTGATGGCTTGTTCTTCCTTGTATCTGTCGGATTTCTGAATGAGTTCCGGAGACTTCCAGTTCGAGACTTGCTCGTAATGTTGCCTTCCGTCCAATTCGACGATTGTTTTTGAGATGCAAAAGTCAAAGGGGAGGAAGTTATTAGTTTCTGGGTTCTTACACCATGAAGATTTAAATTGGTGGAGTGGGTTATCGAACTGCGCTTTAAGAAAAGACCAGAGAATGGCTTCGGTCTTGTTTTTACAGAGGGGACACCAGTGACCTTGGGATACACTTCTCACCATGGTTAAAAATTTATGTCCTTCTTTGCAGACAAAGAGATATTTTTTTGTACTTTTTTTTCTGACCTGTCGCGGGTCCACTCCGCTCTTTTTGTGCCAATATTCGCATCTTTCGTGACTCGCAAAAGAATTTTCAAAACAAAAAGAACATTCTTTGTCCTCGCACAATTTTCCCCCGAAACGACAACAATAGGGGCACCATTTATCCTTCGAAATACTGGAAGGGCTTGTCTTGAAACTGTGGGGACATGAACCACATGTGAACCAAAATTTTTTGTCAGAGAACAGGAACACGTCCCTCGGAGAGAGTACATTTTTTGATGTTTCCCAGCATTCAGATTTTTGACAGCTGGCGAAGCTTTTGATGAAACAAATCTTACAATCGATGTCTTCACAGAGCTCGTTGTTCGAACAAAACGCACAAAATCTGCCTTTCGAAATACAAGAAAGGCGCATTTCGAAATTGTGCCCACATTGTCCGCACTTGAACCAAAATTTTCTTTGGGAGCTTGCGAAAACTTCTCTCGGTGACTGTTTGTTTTTGTCCGTGTCCCAATGAATGGACTTTGGGTGACCAGCGAAACTTCTTAACAGGCATTTTTCACAGTTATCGAGTTGACAAAGCTTGTGTCCCCCACAAAAAGGGCAAAATCTCCCGCTGGACGCGCAATGAAGACTTGTTTTGAAAACATGGGAACATTTAGGGCAAACAAAGCTCATTCTTTTTGCGCTGCACTTCGAGAACAAAAGAGAATTCTCCTGTCCTTCTGCCAAATATTTCGCCTTGTCACAAGAAGCGAAACTCCGTTCAAAACAAGGCTTGCATTCTTCCCTTCCGCACAACTTTCCCCTCTTTCTCGTTTCGCAGTTCATGGTTTCTTCTTTATATTTTCAAGGCCAAGTTCCTTCCATTTTCCAAAAAATATTTATATTTTATTCTGTCGTCCATGCAGCTCCATCACAAAAACATTGTTCCAATACACAAGGGCCACAAATCCGAAAAAATATTCGCGCTGTCTTTTCCTAAAACCACGGAGCACAAGGATGAGACCTTCGTTTGCAAAAGGTGCAACAAAGAAACATCAGTAAACGATGGTTCAACGTTCCATCAAATTTACGGCGTGTGTATGGAAGCCACAAAAGATCCAGAGCTGAAACAAGAAGACAAAGACTGGCCGGTACTCCGAGCCCAAGAAAAGAAGCGGAGAGAGAAAAAGATGTGTGCCTTTTGTCGGATTTATCCACGAATAATGGTAACACTGTCCAGAAAATATTTAGACAAAATATTTTATTCCCCACAAGGCGAACAACAGAACCAGAAACAAAAGGCCGAAAACGTCCTCCATCATTCTGTTTTTATGGACAAAGACGACTTGCACATTGTCTTCAACCTTGGGAACTGATGGTATGCTGTCTTCGACCTTGGGAACTGATGGTATGCTGTCTTCGACCTTGGGAACTGATGGTGTGCTGTCTTCAACCTTGGGAACCGACTGTCTATTTTCTCCATAAAACTTGGTTGAAACGAGCCTGTCTTTCTCCCAAATTTCTTTTTTCCACTTTTTCCCATTGAGAAGCCAGAAAAGGTGCTCTTTCTTCTTCCCATGAGAGAAGAGAATCTCCTGTCTTCCCTTTTTGTTCACACTGTCCATGACAGCGTCGAAAGAGCGATACACCACCAGCTTCTCTTCCGCTGTTGTTTTACTGTTCACGGTTTGACACAGTTCCAACAAAAGTTTATCGAAGAATTCAGAGTCTTCCCTTTTCGGACGGACGACATACCACCCATGTTTCCGAAGTCTTCGATCGACAAGAAATCCTTGCATCTCAAGAGTAAAAATTCTTCTGAACTTGTCTCCCACTTGGAGATTTTAACCACCAATAAAAGTTTTTTTGAAGTCTTGAGTATTCCATAAAACCGAACGTCTCACTTCACCGCTTCAACAAAACATTCAACAACATGGACAGCAAAAAACTACACAAGGAGAAAATCCGCAGGAGGAAGAACATCGGTCTTGGCTTTATCGCCATCGGAACGACAGGTATCGCCATCTCTCTGCTAAAACGGGGCCACAAAGTCAACAAATTGGCTCTCGAAGTCGCGAAGAGGATGGAGACGTCCTGCAAATCAGAGGCGGTATACATTGTTCATGGCCTTGTGAAGCGCATCGAACCACCGTTTTTTGTAGGTACAGGAGCCCCCGGATTTTTCATCCCGATCGGTGGAGGAGAAGAGTACGACGCACGAAAGGGAAGGCTCGTCGCGATTTGGACGGGTTCTGAATTCAATACAAAATACGAAAGTCTCCTTTTGGAGACGGAAGTTTTTTGCCGAGTGTTTTCCAGAGGAGACTATCCCCTCACAAATTTCACAAAAGAGATGGACGAGACTTTTCGTGACTGTTCCCGATTTGAGGTTCTGAAAAACACGAAGCCTGTCTACTTTTGCCCAAAGAAGATGGTCCTTTCCGATAACCTTTTCGCGATCTCGAGAAAGATCGCCTCTCTCGACACGGAATACGACAAACACACTTTGGCCGCTTTCACTTCTTCTCTCGCGGCCGGCTTTCTGTGTTTGACCTCGACTTTTTGATAAAATATTCCAAAAAATATTTTACGCTCTTCCCAAATCTCTCTTCCGCCTCTGAAATTCCTTGTTTTTTTTGTATCAACAACATGAATCTGTTTGCCGTCGTTGTGAGTTGCGAAGGGGAGGAAGACCAGATTTTCCAAGGCATCGACGAATTTGACGTCCAAGCAGATGCCCACAACTGGCTCCTCAAAAAGGCAAAATCTCTTTCTAGACCTCTCGAGGAGTTCGGAGAGTATCTCAAGCTCGTAATTTCTTCCGAAGAAGAACTTCCCGAGGTGGAATTCTACAGGCACCTGAAAGCTTCGGGGTTAACCCCGAAGCTTTTGAGAACGGGTACACTCTTCTCTTTTCGGACAACATACAAGGAATCTGGGCTTGTTTTTGACAGGCAGTATTCTTACATGGTACTCGAAGAATTTGGCAGGGCGCTCGACGAGCTCTTTGGTCATTCGGAAGAGTGTATGAACTCATCTGAGGAACTTCTGGCAAATTCTGGCCTCTTCGACAGAACATTTCCGCCTGCGGTTTTTCCGGAAGATGTCAGAGAAGCAGTAAAGCAACTTCTCGAAAACCTTTCAAATAAAGGGGTCGGGCACCAGGATTTGCACGCCGGAAACGTTTTGATGGGGGACGATGGGTCTTTGCGCCTCATCGACTTTGAGTACGCTGGTTTTTTGTGAGTAAAATAGCTGAAATATTTTAAAAATCACCTCTCTGGAGATCTTTTCAGACCCTCCAAACAAGATGGAAACTGTTGTGGTCAAGTACGAAGGGCAAGAAGAAACTTTTGAGGGAGAAGATGAATACGACGCTCTCTGCGACGCCAAAGAATGGCTGCAAGCGGAAGCTTGGGAAAACTCCCGTCACCTGGAAGAAGAAGGCCAGTTCCTGAAACCAATAGTTTGCGTTGAGGGTGGGGAACCAAAAGAGGCAGAGTTTTACAGACGCTTGGAAGGCACAGGTATCACTCCGAAATTCCTTGGTTCTGGGAAGCTCTTTTCTTTTGAAATCATTCGGAAGAGAACAGGAAAAGTTTCCAAACAACAATATTCTTACGTTCTCCTTGAGAGGTTCGGAAAGGCTCTCGATAAAATGTACCCTCCCACAGACGGCATGATTTCTTCCGAACTCCTTTTGGAAGACCCGGAACATTTCGACAATGTCTTCCCTTCCCAGATTTTTCCGGATTCTCTAAAGCAAAAGATAAGACAACTTTTGGAAAATCTCTCTAGTCACGGCATCGAACACCAAGATTTGCACACTGGAAATATTTTGACAGATGGAGAGACGGACCTCAAGCTCATCGACTTTCAGTATGCCGCCTTCCTATAAAACGCCTTTTCATCATAAAAAATTTGTTCAAATTTTTATACATGGAACTCTGTACCCTCCGTTGTCTTCCGAAGCTCTCAGAACTCGCAGCCTTTTGCCTCATCGACAATTCTGTTTCTTGGAGAGACAAGAACGTTGACCAACTCTCTTTGGAAGTTCTCTTGCATTTTGAAGGTCGAAAAAATTCAGAACATGACAGATACCGAAGAGGGAAACCAAATGACCTCATCAACACATACAACAATCTGTGCGTTTTAATGTTTCGCATGGGGAACAAAAGAAAAGTGTCGGAATACATGTCCCCTTTCATCGCTGGACTCCCCACGACAGATTTATTATCGCGTTTTTCTGGGGAGGCGAAAGACTCGCTTTTTGGGATGTGCTTGTTCTGCACTTCTTTCCCCACAAGACTCTTTCCGGACTCTTTCTTTGATGCCCTGTGCAATTGAAGCAAAACTTTGGGGTTTCTGGAACCAAAGAAAATGCAAGTTCTAAAGAGCGAGATGGAAAAGTTTGTCTCGGAGGTGGAGAGAGACATTGGAGTCCAGTGGATCTTTTACAACACAACCGGACCAGAGACAAGTACATTCATCCTTTTTACTCCCTCTCTGGAGCAACACATGGTTGAGATCAAGCTCGAAACTGAAGGAGAAGATTTCAAATGGCTTTGGAAAGAAAAAGCGAGTCCCTCATATTTTCCTTGCTCCAGGGAGCTATGTATACATCGAACAAAAAAGGACATCATGAACTCTCCCACCTACCAGCTTCTCATCGTCCGAAGACAGCTCGAAGTGATGAACAAGAATTTTGAGAAACTGGTGGAACTTTTGTCCAACAAGATCGAGTTTTCTCCGGATAACCCTCGAGTGATGGAAGAGTTGAGCGAGCACTTTGCCGTCCTCGCCGAGGAACAAAAGGAATAGATATTATAAAACGGCTGTTTTATAAAAGATATGGACAAATTCTTGAGGAAAAGAGACGTCGTTCCTTTTGTCATTTCTGGGAACAATGAGCCAGAAAAAGGACCGTGGCTCAAATTCTTCGCGACAAAACATCGCTCTTTTTGGCGTCTTCCAGGAGGAGAGAAGCACGGCCCCGAAGAAATTTATCGAGAGAACGGGTCCATAAAAGTCTCTCGAACTTGGAAATACGGGAAGTTGCACGGTGAAGAACTTGTTTATGATGTCGCAGGAGAAATGAACGCTAAGACAACATGGAAAGAAGGGAAAAAAGACGGAGAAAGATACATTTCTGGGCTTACTTTCGGAACGGAACAGTTTTGGAAAGATGACGTTCTTGTCTACGCCTTGTCGAGAGGGGTCGGAGGAGAAACGTTGTGTAAAAACTTGTGGGGAGTCGAATACATTTTTTGCAACGGGGAGCTCCATAAAATCTTTGACAGAAGAACGGGAGTTCTCTGGGTTTTTGGAGGAGACGGCTCTGTCAAAAAATATTGCGAGCTACAATAAAATATTTTCTAAATATTTTATTCTGTCAGAGAAGCAAACTTATTTCTTGTTCCAACATTTTCATTCCGTTCTCCCTTGCGAACTCAAGATGTTCCCTTTTGACTTTGCATTCGTTTTGGACAATGCGGACGGCGACCTTTTCGCAAAGACACTCTATCGCGGAAAGAAAGAGCTCTTCGCTGCATTCCACCTCCCTATTTTCCAGAACCCAGGAAATGGCATCTTCGTGGTTTTGGTGCATCGAATTCAACAGGTCTTTTTCTTGAAAACTCGCCTCTGGATAGTGTTTCTCCACCCATAAAAGCATCTCGGGATTGTTGCTTTGCAGGGCATATTCCGTGGGGGTCTGCGTTCCGAGAAGAGAGATGTCACAGGAAAACTTTTCTTCTTCTGGCTGAAGCAAGGACATTTCCCATACGGTGTCTGCGATCTTGGTGTTCCCTCCCATGATTGCATTCGGAAGAGGATAGTAGTTTCGACAGTAGTGTTTCCATTGTTCTTTGTACCATGTTATCAACCAGAGAACGAGCTCAAGATTTCCAGAAAGGAGAGCCTCTCGAATGTCGTTATGGGAAAATTCAAGAACCTCTCCCTTTCTCCTGAGCTCCTCGCATTGGGAAACATCTCCGTCCATAAACGCAAAATTTATATCGGCCATTCTTCAAAAATTTTTATATTTGGTCGTCGTTCAGTCGATAGAGATTCGAGAAATCCACTGAGATAAGGAGTTTGTGTTCTTTGCGATACATCCCCTCCCGAACACAGATGAAAATTCATCCATTTTGCCTTTTTCTTTTGCTATAGTCTTTCCTCTCTCAAAGAGCTCCAGAGGAACCTTTGAAAACTTTGGAATATCCTTTTCCTCGCAGTAACGAAAGAGGGAAAACTTTTTTCTTTCTCTCTTTGAAAGGCAGAGAAAAACTTCCGAGTTTTTGTGGTAAAAAGTAGCCAATCTAAAATATTCTTCCATGCCCTATAATACTTTGGAAAAGATGGGAGAATACATCCATTCTGTCGTTAAAAGAGAGGGAAACGACAAGGACCCACCGCAGGGTTTCATCGACACGTTTGTGGATGGAAAAAGGTGCAAATCCACTCCGTACGTTGACGGTAAAATTCACGGAAAAGAAAGGACCTGGTTCCGCAATGGGAGAATTTCATCAGAGACCTCGTACAAAGAAGGAAGGATGCACGGCGTGCGCAAAGTCTTCCATTTTGATGGCTCCCTATCATGGTCCTCTCTTTATCGCAACGGAGTCCCTTTCAGGGGAGAAATCTTCTGGGGAAAAAGAAGGCAAGAGAACGAGGGACAAAAAAGATAATACAGAGCCTTATGTTTTCTGAGAAAACATAAAATCCAATAGGCGAGTTCCAAAATATGCAGGGTAATCCTCTCGGCTGTTCCTGCATCTCGGAACTCTGACATTTCTTTCTCTTTTCCAATAATTTCGAGAGAAAGAAATGTCAGAGTTTTTTTGTCCTTGCTGTGAACAAGAGATCGAGGATGCGATGAATGAGGGATGGTACTGCGAGGACTGCGGGTACATCTACAATCTTTGCCCTCGATGCGAGGGTGGGAAACATATGGAATTCGTGTCTGCTTCTGTCCCCAAACAGGACATCGACGGTTACTCGGGGATGGCTCTCTGCAAAGACCAAAAGATCTTGGATATCACAAGAGAACATTCTTTCTCGTTTGGACAGACCATCCCGAAAGGAAGCGTTGTTGTGAAGAATAAAATTCCAGGATTGACCTATGCCGACGTCGGAAAAGGGAATGGTCTCTCGGAACCGGCTTGCTATATTTGGAGATGCACAGAGTGTGGAAGATACGAGGATACTTCTTCCGACTGAGTAAAAATATTTCGGAATATTTTTAAGAATCTCTTTCTCGGGGATTCTTGTTCTTTTTTTTGTTTGGAGATGTGTTCCATCATCAAGGTCGAAGTTGAAGGAGAAACCCTTCACTTTCAGGGGGAAGACGACATAGACGCTCAATGCAAACTCGATCTTTGGATAGAGCGGGAAGTGATCTCTCGCGCTCCAAAAGAAAAAAATGGGGAATATCTCAAAATTTCACGTTCTTACGGAGAGGAAGAAATTCCTCTCGAAGTCGAATTCTATGAACATCTTGAAGGAACGGGGCTATCCCCAAAGCTTCTGAGATACGGAACTTTTTTCTCCTTTCGCACAGAGTACGCAGAATCCGGACTTTCCATCGACAACAAGATGTCATTTATCGCTGTCGAAAGATTTGGGAGGTCTTTGGAAGAAATTTATGGTTCTTCTCCGCAGTGTCTAAACTCTTCGGAAAAGATGAGAAGGGACAAAAGAGTTTTTGATGCCACTTTCCCGCCTGAAAGATTTCCAAAACAGACAAGAAAGTCCCTTGTTCGTCTCATCGGTGAACTTTCAAAAGCATGTTTCGACCACCAAGATTTTCACGCGGGGAATGTTCTAATGAACGAAAAGGGGGCTCTCAAAGTTATCGACTTTGAATGTGCTCGAATCTTTGGATAAAAATCCCAACTTTAGAAGAACTTTTGCAAATTTTTCTTTTACTCAAGAAAAATGCAGAGTACCAAGACCCTTTTGCCCGATCAAGGAGATGGGAAGATCCGCCATCAAAAGGTGAAGAGATGGAAGGAATGGGATTTTATGGGAAGGGTTCGCCATCACAAAAAGGTGGAAAGATTCTGTGATGGGAAGAGACATGGGAACTCTGACGTCTTCATCAACGGGAAGATCGACAGCTCCACTCAGTACGTAGATGGTGAGATGCACGGAACAGAGAGGGTGTGGTTCGAGAGCGGGAGACTTTCGATGGTCACACATTATTTCAAGGGAAAATGTCACGGCGTCCACAAGACATTCCACGAAGATGGTACAATAGCGTGGGAGACGAGATACGTCCAAGACAAACCGTTCGACGACGAGAGATTTTGGGGATTAGAAGAAGGGAAGAGCTCCAAGAAACAAAGCGAGAGATAAATATTTTGAAAAGTAAATATTTAAAATGGGCTTCTGTGTAGCTTGCGGAACGTGGCTGAAGAAACCAGAAATAAGAGGAAACAACCTATTTTGTGGGAGAGAATGCACCGCGAAGGGAAATTTCTGTCAACACACAGGCATCCCTCTGCGTTCGTATATTTTGAGGCAACGTTCTCTCGGATAAGTATTTAGTAAAATATTTTACTAAATGTTTGCTGTTTGGTTCGGGTCCCCATCCAAAAAAGGAATTCAGTACGAGAAACCAAACATCAGACAAGTGATGACGTGGTTTCGCTCTGGGGGAATTCTCTCTTTCAAAGGCATCGATAATTGTTTTGTCTCTTATCGCGGAGAGAACGAACAAGGAGAGATTTTGGATATTTGCGAGAGGGTGCAACCCAAAGATTTCGAGCGTTTGAAACTTTCCCCTTTCGTCTCTGATATCAGAGAATTTGCAGCCCATTTCCCAGGAAGCTACAAGATTCTTCTCTCATCATAAAATATTTTCCTATATTTTGTTTGGATGTTTATCGAAGAGATTCTTCTTTTGTGGCGATTTGAATAAAGATGAAGCTTTGTCTGCTCTCCGATTGTCATCTTGAAATTTCTCCGCAAAAACTCCAAAAATTCCTGAAAGGGAAAATGCTGGTTCCGGACAAGGAGAAAATCCTCTGTCTTTGTGGGGATATTGGAAATCCCTGGTCGAAGAACTACAGCAAGTTCCTCAAGTGGTGTTCAGAGTCCTTTGAGTTTGTTTTTGTAATCGCCGGAAACCACGAATACTATGGCGAACATAACATAGAAGAAACGGACCAGAGAATCCGCGAGTTGAGCAAAAGCCACAAGAACGTTGAGTTTTTGCAAAATTCGACATTTGAGTACAAGGGCGTCCTCTTTGTTGGGTGCACTCTGTGGACGGATGTCCCGGATGACGCGGACGAGTTGATGAACGACTATCTCGAGATCCCAGAAATCTCTCCGGAACTCATTCGGCAAAAGTGGAATATGTCAGCTTCTTTCCTTGTTCGAGAGATCGCGAAAGGAAAAAAGACGGTGATTCTCACCCATCACTGCCCTCTCGATGAAGATGCCGCCATCGGAGCAAAAAACGAGTACCGTGGGTGCTATTGCTCCAACCTCGGGTTTTTGGCAAAGGAGAACGTCTCCGCATGGTTTTGGGGACATACGCACGTCCGATATTTTGAGGAACGAAAAGGCACAGTTTTCGCCAGCAACCCGAAAGGGTATTCTCGGGAAGGCGTGTCCTGGGATAAGAATTTTTGCGTGAGCATCTAATAAAATATTTTTCTTGACGAAATATTTTACCTCCTTGGCCTTCTCCAGTTCACGATCCAGCTCTTCTTGCTCTTTTCGTATCTCTTTGCAAGTTCTGGATTTTCCAAAATCATCTTCTTGCTGTCGACGCTCTTCGTGGTTCTTTCGGACCTCGAAACAAAAATCTTACCTTCGTGACTCAGAGAATTTTTTCCCTTTTTGTCCATCTCAAGAAAGAGTTCGTTCTTTAGAAGCAGAATCTCTGCCTTCTTTTTCCGGATTTCTTCTTGGTACAACTCGATGAAATCCAGCAGTTCTCTGACTTTTGAAACCTTCTCCATCTTATCGAAAAGCTTCTTCTCAGCTGTATGCTCTTTCGGAAAGGATGGGAATTCAGGACCTCAACAAGCTCCTAAAGGAAGAGTCACCGGATTGCTTCAGCAAACATCCGATATCCACTTTCTCCGGAAAGAAGGTGGGTATCGACGCCTTTCAATGGATGTTTCGGTTTTTGAGGGCCTCTGGGGATGAAGGAGTGCTTCCCTCTTTCTTGAGCCACATCTGTGCCCTCCGTAAAAACGGGGTTCTTGTGTTTTGTGTTTTTGATGGTTCAGAGTGCCCAGAAGAAAAAGAGGAAGAGAGAAAAGAGAGAAAGAAAAAGAGAGACGAGCTTGTTGAGAAGAAGCAGAACCTCGAGAGGATTTTTGAGGACTTTGATGACGATTGCGATGTCGTACCGAAAGAAGTCCAAGAAGACGCCAGGAAATGGCTGCATAAGAAAAAGTATGCGGGCGTGGACCTTTCTGACCCTTCCATTTTTTCTAGGACAGTCCTCGAGTCTCTAAGCACCTACGCGAAACAATCAACCCCTCTGACAAACGAGAGAGTCGAGTCAGTGAAAAATCTTCTCGACATCCTCGGCGTTCGCTATGTTTCTGCAAAGGGAGAGGCAGACGGAGTTCTTTCGTCTTATGTCATAAAGGGGAAACTCTTTGCCGCATGTTCGGCGGACACCGACGTTCATGCCTACGGAGTACCCTTCGCGATACCGGATGTGGACACTTCCTCAGAGACTTTTACGCTCGTTCATCGAGAACAGTACCTGGAGGATCTTGGGTTGACAGAAGAACAGTTCCTGGATCTTTGCATCATGTGCGGTTGCGACTACAATGACAGAGCAAGCCAAGAAGCAAAGACAGCCGGTAAAAAAGCGAGAGGCATCGGTTGGAAGACCGCTCTTTCGCTGATTCGGAAGTACGGTTCACTGGAAGAGATTGAGAAAATTCCCGGAGTAGATGTGGGACCTCTCAACTATAAAAGATGCAGGGAGCTTCTGAAGGTCCAAGAGCAAGTCGATGAAATTCCCCCAGGAGGAAAACCAAACAGAGAAGATTTGGAAAATTTCTTTCAAGAGAACGGAGTGCGTTTTGACGTCGACTACGTGATGGATTGTTGGTGCCCTATCGACATCTAGAAAATATTTTGTTCAAACAAAATATTTTGATGGAAGAGTTTTTGAGGAAAAGAGAGAGTCTGGCGTTCGCCGTTGCAACTTTTACTTTTCCAAAGAAGGAGAGGTTCCTCAGATTTTTCTCAAGCAAAGAAAGAGAATTTTGGCGTCTTCCAAACGGAAAAAAACACGGGAAAGAGAAGATTTTCCGAGGAGAAGTTCTTTCTTCGGAAAGAATGTGGGAAGACGGATTTTTGGAAGGGGAAGAGGCGGTTTTTGACAGGAGGGGAGGATTTTCCCACACGATAACATGGAAAAAAGGGAAAAAGCACGGAAGGGCATTCAGAAAACGCGGAGATGACTCCATCGAGTATTGGTGGGAAAACGGAAAACGTGCTCATGGTAGATGCACATCTTTGGAAGGACAACTTCTTCATATAACGCATTGGGGAACTACAACAACATACAAAGAAAATGGGACCATTCTCCGGATCTATTCGACGGGCTCCCGAGGCATCATATGGCGATTCACAGAAGAGGGAGAGGTCAAAGTTTTTCGTATGAACTCCATCGAATAATATTTTATAGATAAAATATTTACAGCTTCGTGAGAAGGAGCGAAAGATTCGCCTTGTTGAGTTTGTTGTCCACCTTCTTCTTTGCCCACTTTACAGTTTCGTCATACTTTTCGAGAGAAGCATCTCCATCTCTTTCTTTGAGCCAAACACACGTCATAAACAAGAACCACAACTGCTTTTTGTTGTAGAGCTCCATGTTTTGGCATTGGAACATCAATGCCTCTTCAACAGTCTCACGGATGTCTTCGATGTCTAAAGTCTCTTCAATAAATTCTTGGATCTTTCTCTGAGAGAGAACTTCTTCCTTTGGACCCTTTTTGCAAAGGTAACAAACTCTGAGGAACAAAAGGATATGCTCCTTCCGCTTATTGGAGCGGAGAGCCTCAATGTCATCTCCGTAGATGGTTTGAAGGGTTGAAACGCAATATTTCACAAGAGGGCTTTGATGAGCCAGAAGCTTCTCTGTGTACTTGAGTTGCATTCCGTCCTGAATTCTTTGGAACATCTGCATTTCTGTGGTTTCTTCCAGCCCATAAAACGTGACGAATCTCATCGGCGATCTCGAGTTGAACCACCTTCTTTGTTCCTCTGTGAGGACAAAGAAGTTTCCTGTTTTCTTTGGAAGACAAGAGTACCAGATTTCCCCTTCCTTTCTTTTGTACGGTATTTCGTTCGACATGAATCTTTGAACGGACAGAAGGCGTTGTTTTCCGTCGACGCAGTAGAACGTGTGGTCTCTGTAGGAGAACAAAAGGGCGGGGATGTACATCTCGGAAAAAATCGTGTCTATCAACATACTCTGCTTTGCGGCTGACCACACCATATCCCTTTGGTAGTTTGCATCTAGACTGATTTCTCCATCTGAAAGCTTTGAAAAAACGCTGTTGAGGTCGGGGTCTGAACTTTGAGTTTGGCGTTTATTTGTGCCGACCTGAAAAAAATCTGAAGTCTTCATTGTTTATTTTCTTTGGAAACTAAACTCTAAGTCAAAGGTCCAATCGAAGGTTTGAAAGTCCAAACGAAACTTTCTTTTCGTTATCATCTGAACAAGTCAAAAACAGTCTCAAACAAAAGATGTCTTCTGTGAACGCTTCCATCGTTGAGCTCATCTCTAAGCTTTTCCTCGACTCTGATTTCTCGGAGAAGTTTATTGAGCACCTCGCTGAACAGCTTGACGCTGAACCCTCCGCCGTTGAGACTGCCGTTTCTGGCTTCTTTGAGGAGTACGAGTTGGGTAAGTCTACCAAGAAGGCGGCTTCGAAGCCCGCCCCTCGCGTTTCATCTTCTTCCAAGGCTTCTTCTTCCTCAAAGGTCGACATGAAGTTGGTCGAGAAGAACGTGAAGATCGCCAAGACCAAGACGAAGGAGGAGGACAAGAGGCACTACTTCAATGTCAGCACGAGCCGTCTCGGCACCAAGTCTACCAAGACTGCCAGGATGTACGTTTTTGATGACAAGCTGTACATCAGCGGAAAGAAGGATTGCCCCAAGTTCTTGGCTGCGAAGAAGGCCCTTGGAGGAGCTGAAGACTCTTCCGATGCCGACTCTGAGACCGAAGAGGAAGTTGCCACTGACGAGGATGAGGTTCTCTCGACCAAGAAGAAGCCCGCCAAGAAGCCTCTGTCTCGCACCTCTTCTAAGGCCGTCTTGAAGGAGGTCATCAACACCTCTGATGAGGAAGAAGAGCCCAAGAAGAAACCCGCCAAGGTCGAGAAGAAGCCCGCCAAGAAGGCCGATGTGAAGAAGCATTCGAGCAAGAAGTCGAAGGCATCTTCCGATGAAGAAGATGAGGAAGAGTCCAAGCCCGCCAAGAAGCCTCTGACCAAGAGCTCTTCTTCCCGCAAGGTGGTCGCCGCCAAGAAGAACAAGAAGGAAGAGTCTTCCGAGTCGGAGACTGACAATTCGGAGGAAGATGCCAAGCCCGCCAAGAAGCCTCTGACCAAGAGCTCTTCTTCCCGCAAGGTTGCGGAAGAGCCCAAGGTCGAGAAGGTTCCGTCGAAGAAGGCAGACACTTCTGATGAGGAAGACGAAGAAGAGGAAACCAAGGTTGAGAAGAAGCCCGCCGCCAAGGTAGAGAAGAAGGCTTCCGCCAAGGCCAAGAAAGATGAGGTTGAAGAGACCAAGGGTAAGGCCAAGGTAGAGAAGAAGGCTTCCGCCAAGGCCAAGAAGGAAGAGTCTGCTGACGAGGCAGAGGTAAAGAAGCCGACCGCCAAGGGCAAGGCGAAGGAGGAGTCCAAGAAGGAAGAGGTCAAGGCTCTTGTCTTTGACCAGAAGAATGCCAACGAACTGTCCTACAACGAAGAGACTGGTCTCGTTCTCCACCCAGAGAATGAAGGAACTGTCTTTGCGATGATGGACGGAGACGACATGGTAGAGATGGATGACGCTGCCATCGATGAAGCCAAGAAACGCGGTCTTATTGTTCACAAGGAGAAGAACTTTGCCAAGTTCGTCGCTTCCCTCGCCAAGAAGGAAGAAGCGAAGGATGGAAGCGATGAAGAGGTTGACTTCTAAATTTTATATTTCTTTTCACCAAGAAATATTCCAGATTTTTTTACTCGAATCTTGTCTTTTACAAATCGCAGAGAATTACAATAACTTGTGGTTCAAGTGAAAGAACAATGGCTGACTTCAACAAACTCGCAAAGCTCGCAAAGGATGAGTCGAACAAGGAACTTGCAAAGTTTTCTGAATTTTTGATGGAGAAGTTTTCTCTCAACAAAGAAGAGGTCGAAGCCGCTTTGAAGGATTACGGCAGCGGAGTCGCCTTGAAGAAGCCGACGAGAACGAGAAAAGCAGCCACGAAAGACGAAACGCCAAAGGTTCAATGTTCAATGTTTATCCAAAAGACGGGAGCTCAATGTAAATACAAGAGCTCATCGGAAGTCAATGGGAAAATGTACTGTACCTCTCACGCAAAGAAGATCACAGCTTCCGACGCGAATCTTGCGCTCGCCGTGAAGGGAGCAAAGAAGGGACCTTTGGTGGAGGAGTCTGTGGAAAAGAAAAACTCAAAGCTCCAAGCTTACATTGAGAAGATGTCGCAGAACAAACTTCAAAAGAGCGAAAAGACGGAGAACTACATCCACAAAGAGCATGGATTCGCCTTTGACCCGAAAGACAAAAAGACAGTCATCGGCGTAGAGACGAAATCTGGGAAACTTGTGGCTCTTACAGAAGCTCAAAAGGCGATCTGTCTTGAGATGGGTTGGGAGTTGGACGATGGAAATTTGCCCCTTCCTGAAGATGTGGATGATGTTGACCAGGAATCAGAGTCGGAAAGCGAAGAGGAAGAACCCCTCGATGCCGGGGACGACCTTGATATCGGAGATGAAAGAACTTAGATATTTTTAGAGGCGCTAAAAATATCGGAAGGTTAATGAGCAGTTACTCTGACTTTCGGCCTTTGACGGACACAAATATGTTAAACTGGATTCTTCTCTTGTTCATCGTGGGCATGATTATCTGGCTCGTCTTCTTTCGGAAGCCTTCTGCCGTCCATATCGAACACAAGGAAGGATACGATGGTCAAGAAGAGTATATTTTGACGGAACTCAAAAAGGCGATGCTCCTCCCTGACAAGAGTTGTGTGGAGATGACGGAGGCGGAGTTCCAAGATGCTTCCGATGGAAAAAGAATCCAAATGGCTGCTTTTTTGGATAATTTCAACCAAAAAACAGGAGAAATGAACGGAACTGAAAGTGTAGACGGAAAGAAAAGGGAAAATTATAGTTTTTTCTACCCTGTGGGAACGAGCGGGTACCCCATAGGGTTGTACACATCGTCCCTGTATGATTACGTTCCCAGAAGTGTAAATTTCAGTGGATGGAGATTCCTCAAAACGAACTCTCCTGTTTGGGCTCCCGGAAGATGGAGACTCTTCAATGGAAAGTGGTGGTTCGTTATGCCCTGAGAAAACCAAAGAATATATTGATGGTCAAAATATATTATAAACTAGAACTCTCCTTCTCGTCTTTTCAAAATCCGGAGAGATTCTCAAGGAAAAGTCTTTGGATAAACTATTATTTTCTGAATAAAATAATGAATAGACTCCTCGTCTTTGCCTTTCTAGTTTTACTTGTGCTTTTTGTCGTTTGGCTTCTCTTCTTCCGCACCTCAAAGAAGCATGTCCCTCCAGCCAAAGAAGTAAAGGAGCCTCTTTTGCTTGATGTCGTCTCTTGTGGTTGCCCCGATCTCGCCACCGCTCATCCGGAAAGAGTAAAACACAAAATGAACTGCTCTGTCTTTCGCTCCCTCAACCCAGGGCTGACGGCGAACCAATTTCTTGAATACGAAGGTTTTCCAACAAAGGAAAAGGTTGAATGGCCAAATCTCCCATAAAAATCTTTAAAGGTAAAAATATTGGGATATTTTTACCAGCGATGACTTGCACTGTATCTCCTTTTTCGCTTGCTGAGCTTTCCGCTTTTGCAATCTCAGAAAATGGAGTCGAGTGGAAGGATAGGGAACTCGACGAGCTGACAAAGGAAACTATTTTGAAACTTTCCCCTCATTGTCGCTCTTTGGATATCGGACTCAGGAGAGGAAGACCAAACGACTATGTCGTCTCCTTTGAGCGTTTTATCGGGAACTTTCACTTCCACCTGCAAACTCCCAAGAATGACGAAGAACTCAGGACTTTTATCTTTTCGTTCTACGGAAGGCTTCCCACTCCCGACGTTCTCCGCAAAACCTGTCAAAAAACAAGGGGACAGCTCCTCAACATTTTCCTCTTTTGGGAGTTTTCGCTCCCAGAGTTCATCCCAGACGAGTTCTTTTCTGCCATGTGCGAATAAAATATCAAAAAAAATATTTTATTCTTCTCTTCTTTGAGAAAAGATGGACGGATACACGCGCATTTTTGAAGAGAAGGGGTGCACACTCTTGGAGGAAATTCGAGGAGAAGATAAGAGGGTCGCCTTCCGTTGCAAGTGCGGAAAGGAGCCCTGCTTCACTTATCCGCAGCACGTCTCGAGAAAGTCATGGGTTGGTTGTTCGACGTGTATTAAAAGAGCCCCGAAACTGAGGGTCGTTGAATATTACAGAACTCTACGAAAATCTCAGGCTCAAGAGTAAAATATTTAAAATATTTTATCGACATGTGCGAAGCATCCCCTCTGAGCCTTTCTCTTCTCTGCGCATTTGTGGTCGCGGAAGAGAAAATCTGTTGGAACGACGGAGAGATCGATGGCCTATCCGAGGAAAGAATCTCCTTTGCGGAAGAGAACCTCCAAAACGCCGTTTTAAACATCAAGAGAGGAAGACCGGAGCTCTATATCAAAAAGTACGAAGAGACGGTTGAAACTCTCCACGAAAGATATGAGGTGTTCAACCTCATCAACGCAAGGAAGTCAGAAACACTCGCTGAATCTTTCGAAAACAGCTTCCCTTTTCCTGAGACCGTTGGAAGGTTCTCGAAAGAGATTCGCGAGAAAATATTCGAAATCCTCCTCTTTTGGAAACAACTGGGGCTGGACCGTGTCACGGACCAGTTCTTGGTTGCCCTCTGCAAGAAATAGATATTTTTATCCATAAAATATCAACAAGTTGCACAGATGAGAGAATTTTGTACTCATTCTCCTCTTCCCCTTTCGCAACTCTCTGCGTTTGTTGTTGTAGAGAACGATGCAGAGTGGAAAAGCAAAAACATTGACTGTCTTTCGTTGGAAGCTTTGGAATCTGCAGAAAGGGGAGGTCAGTTGTTCTCGCATTTTTTACGCGGAAGAACAGAAGAGTACCTTCTCGGATTCGGGAGATTCATCGATGCTCTCCTCGTGATGTATCCTGAAGATTTCAAAAAAGAGGATACCGAGACTGCTCTGGTAAATCTTCTCGGAGGAATGCCCACTGTGGATTTAGTCTCGAAATACTCCCGAAAAACAAAAGACGCCATTTTCGAGCTTGTTCTCTTTTGGGAGAAACTCCCCATCGAATATTTTCCAGAGTCCCTTTTTGTTGCTCTGTGCAAAGAATAGATATTTTTATCCACAAAAAATATAAAATTCGTGAGATGGAACTCTATGTCGCTCAGCCTTTGAAGCTCTCTGTTCTCGCCGCGTTCTCTGTGGTTGAAAATAACCTCGAAAAAGAGGAACTTCTCGATGAGCTGTCGAGGGAAGAAATTTCTTTAGTGAAAGCCAACTCAAAGTTTTCCCATTTTTTGTATCGCGCAGGGAAGAAAAACAAGTATCTTGAACATTACGCAGAGGTCATCGAAAGTCTTCAAAACATTTATTGGGACATTAAAGACCACAAACACGAAGAGGATATTTTTCGCAGTTTTATCATCGGCTTCCCCACTCCCGACGCGATAGCGAGATACCCACAAGAGACAAAAGATGCGCTCCTTGAACTTTTTCTTTTCTGGGAGAAAATACCCATTGAAAAGGCTCCAGAAGCTCTTTTCGACGCCCTTTGTAATTAATGGAGTTTCTTCCCTCTCGCGAAAGGGGAGTTTTTGCCATTGTAGAACCGGAAATTTTAAAACAACTGCCTTTTGGATGGGAGAAACTACCAAAGACTTTAAAGAAAAAAATCTTTGATGGTTGCAGAGAAAAAAGATGGGTGTTCCCTCGTTTCTGCTGTTCGTCTGTGGAAGTTACTCTAGGAATGTCTTTGGAAGAGGGAAATGTAAAGAGCAGTTTGGTTGTTGTGTACTTTGACATGTTCATCTCTGGAGACTCAAAGTCTTTTCTTTCCTTGGAATCTCTGGAAAAAGAATTGGGAGAGATAAAGAAGTACATTCAGGAAGAAGAGGATGTTGAAAAATTTGAGAGGTGGTACGAAAAAATATTTTAGCCATATTTTTTGAGGAAAGTTTGTACAATATCGGGCTCTTGGTCTAGGGGGAGTTCCTTTGTCTCTTCGAGCGTTCCAAGAATCTTTCTGACAAAGAGCTGGAGATCCTCAAGTTCTCTCTTTTTGTTCTGCAGCTTCCTTTTCAGGTTTTTGTTCTCCTTTTCGAGAATATCAACCCTTTGCCTTCCAAGAAAAGACTTCCTTTCCATCCCTCTTACCGATAAAAAAAATCTTTGAATTTCTCCAAAGGGAAGCGGATTTGTCTCAGAACCATCCTTCCCTTTTTGCCTTTGCATAGACGCAAGCTTTCACCCTTTCCGGATTCATGTCGTTTCTCGAGTAACTGAGAGCCGCCCTTGCCCTTCCTTCTGTATTGACAGGAAAAGAACCGGGCACAGTACCACAAAAGTCGCTGTTTTTGAGATGTTCCTTCCTGTATTTTCTAACGTTGGAAGCTCCGGGAAGAGTTCCTTTTTTCGTGAGGTGAAAGGGTTCCTCTTTCGGAATAACCCCCTTCTCCAAAAGGGCGAGATGTGTGGGTCCCCCACGAAGAATTTTCCTTCCTGTTTTTGGGTTGACTAGGGATTTTTGGCTCATCTTACTTTGTGTCAAAAAAACATATCCAAGATTCTTCTTCTGGAGAAATCCCGTAGATCCGAACTTTGCTCTTGTGGTTGAAAGCCCTGACAATGCACCAAAAAGTATTGAGGATAATCTCTCCTTTTTGATGGGTCATTTCAAGACATTCTTCCTCTGGGACTTTCTCTCCTTGAACAGAGAAGCAACTCGTTTCGAGATCCGGATCGTCAGAGAGAACTGCCGTCTCGTCCATCCTCCTTTTGTTGTTTGCAAGTATCTCTGACAGTCTTTGAATGGTTCGGTAGACCATGAGTTTGCAATGTGTCTCGTTGTTCACACAAAGACAAACATCCGCCGCGAACAGAAACCCTGGAGTTGTCGACAAAAGAACACCAAGAGCATCTTGCCCTTTTCTAGGGGAAGGGAAGTTTGAAATCTCTCTCGGCACATCTCTTCTTTTTGAGAGCCAAAGCAGCCACATGGATTTCAAAGTTTCCAAACTATAAATTTTCTGGATACAAAGATCCATAAGTTTTTTGGGTCGAGGGACATGTTGATAAACAGAGAGCCAATATTCCGAGCCTTTCCCCCTTTCTTCCGGAGCGTATGCGCTCAAAAGTCTCAAGAGACCAGTTTTTCTCGCGAGAGCTCTTTCTTGTCTCTTCATTTGAGAGAGGCTCTTCTCTGAGAAAAGTTGGAAGGAAAAAGCCCTATCGTAAAGCCAGAGCTTGAGCCTTATTTTCGCGATCTTCATCTTACACTTTCTTTTCGTTGCAAAAGAAAGTTTTTAAAGGTCAAAGGAAGCCAGAAAATTCTTGGTGATGATGTACTCGATGCTGCCCTTTTCCAAAGGGATGCATCCAAGAATGATGGAGGAAGAACCGCGGGCTTCGACTCGAATTTTCCCATCGTTATAAAAATCCGTTTTTCCCCCTTCGCGCCAAGTGATGGATATTTTGTCTTTGTTCCGATATTCCGTCTTTTTATACGACGCATCCCATTCCTTTGTAGGCCCGAAGCTCTCCGACTTGACCAATTTTCCGTTTTTGTATGTTGCCCTACCGACGGATAGGTTAGTGCGCCTAAAGATTTCCAAGCCGTGCTTTTCTCCGTTTGGCAGTTCGTGATGATATCCTCGCTCTGTCTTTTTCTTGATAAGAAATTTATTCCTTTCGACATTCGTCTCACCCTCGCAGAGACACCAAGAAACAAGCTCCTTTTTGCCCAGAAATTTTCTCATCTTAGACTCCAGGCAGATGATAGTCTTTCATCCACCAAAGACCGGAAACTCCTCGATTGATGGAGATGCTGTTGATTGGATATTTGATGACGTGGGCGGGAGCGTTTAGAACCCTTCCGTTCTCTGTGTCGTACAACCAAATATATTGAGAGGGATAGCCGTAAGGGTTCACTCCAAGGTCCGCCTTTGTTCCTGGTTGGAGACGGAAAAGGATGGGGGGTGGTTGAGATTGCGAAAGGCCAATCCCAACATCGACCGGGTATTCTCTTGAATTGTTCTCAAGGGCGAGATACCTCTCATCGATAGACTTGACATTCTTCTTCGAAAGAGGGTAAGAACCTTGACTTACGCGGTAGTCTTTGACCTTTGAAACCATGGAACACGGCGCATAAGGTTGCATACAGTTTGTCACCCTTGAGTTTATTGGAGGGAGGGTATCAAAAGGTCCCCACTGCTTCCACCAATCACCGACTTCCAGAGGCCTTCCTTGCGTATTTAAAAGTTCTTCCCAAGCCTCGCAATGACCTCTTCCGCGACAGTCTCGAGATTTACAAGCCGGACAAAAGAGACCAGGATATTGGGGGACTCCGTTTGGGGAGCTCACAGAGGAGACCCAATCCCTCGCCGTCGCTGCTCCAGAAACGTAGAGGTCTTTCGTGTTGTGCGGAAGGGAACGAGGGTCAACATTCCCTGGAGAGACTCTTGGACGTTTTTGACCAACGTTCATATCGTAGATTCCTGACCAGATGACATCTCTCGAAGTCAGAATTTTTTCTGGGTCATCCGGCCTTTCTTCGGAAAGCAAACAATACATCTTACTAATCAACAAACTCTGAACGCAAAAGCTTTCTCCTTTTTGTGTATCTCGATGGATTTCCAACTTTCGAGAGCGAAGAAGACGGTCGTGCGGATGATGTCAGATAGAGGATATCTTCCTCTCAAGAGGCTTCCTGACCCAAAAGGTTCATCTTCAAGGGAACCGATATGTTGGGAGTTTGAGAACGAACAACAGAAAAAGGCAAACGTTTTCTGGAACCTTGACAGGTCAGAATCCAAGATGCCCTTTATCCAGTACGTTTTTGAGGTCGCTGTGATGGACAAACTGGAACAGGTGGTGATCGTGGTGGACAAGGGCCTCGTTTCAAAGGGAAAGAACACCGTATCCTCAATGTCTGAGAACGTTGACATGACCGTGTTTGAGGTTTCTGACCTTCAGGTCATCACACCAGACCACGTCGACGTCCCTCCGCACAAGAAGTTATCGGAAAAAAAGAAAAGGGAAACTCTGGAGAAGTACGGAGTCGAGCTCGACAAATGTCCAAAGATTCTGAAGGACGACCCCGTCGTCAAATGGTACGGTTGGAGCTGTGGGGACCTCATCAAGATTCTCCAGCCGGGAGAGGGAAACTTTGGCCCAAGTGTCAACTATCGCGTTGTTTGCTTAGATTAGAAATTTTTTTGATAAAATTTCTTTAGTAATGCATAGCTCATGGCATGACTTTATTCAGGCGCACTCTGGAAAGGGACATTCGATGTCGGAACTCGCTGCTCTCTACAAAAAGAAGCACGGAGCGAAGAAGAGGGGAGGTATGATGAAGAAGGAAGAGGATGTGATTTGCTACAAGCGGACGAGGGCCGTCGCTAGGAAGAAGGCTCCCGCCAAGAAGAGGGCTTCCCCTTCTGGCGAGCGTTGTCGTGACGAGAGGGGTCGCTATGAGAGTTGCTCGGGCTGGTAGGAGCCCAGCCTCCACTTTGAAAAAGCGTAAGCGGTGCCAGCGATGGCTGTATAGACTACCATAAAGAGAAGAACAGAGAAGAGAAGTTCAAGAGAGTTCGGCCTTTCTTCTGGAATCCGACTCATTAGAAGAGCAAAGAGGGAGCTCACAAAGATACCAAAGGCAAACAACGAGACAGCGAGTCTCGACATTTAGTTTTCTAAAAGTTGAAAACTAAACGCTGTAAATGCAAGGAAGAATTCTGAAGATGGAGCTGGAATCCCTGCCTGTCGAGATTTGGTGTCACGTTTTTAGTTTTCTGGGTTCTGGAAACGACCTTTTAAAGTTGAGAACTCTTTGCAGAGAAGTGAGGGACATTGTCGATGAGAACCTCAAGAAGAGAGTGAAAAAAGTTGTTGATGGATTCGAGAGGAGATGTGGTGGGAAGCATCCAAAGAAAGCCAAAACAGGAGGATGCATTCGCCTGATGTTTCTTGGAGACTTTCGAAAGAAGAAGCCCGTACTGAGCAGGTACCCCCATCCGCTTCCTCCCATCCAAGAGGAACCTCCGCTTCCAGAGTGCAAAGACTGTCAGATTCCTCAGAAGCAGAGGTCCCCCCTCGTGTTTCATCTACCTTGTTTGGATGAAGAGATGCCTTTCGAGACTTTTCTGAGAATCATGCGAGAGTTTACGGAAAGAATTTGCGTGCCTGGGAGGTACACGAAAGAGGCAGACATCAACGCTTTCAAGGCAGATGTAGAACGCTTTCTAGTTCGGAGGTTCGGCTTGAGATGGACGGAAAGGAACAAGAAGGCGATACTGGATGGCTGCGATTGGTCAAACAAGAACAAACAACTGATGAATATCCTGAGAAAATAAATATCTTTTGATACGAAAAGATATGCAGACATTTCTTGAGGACAGCGAATTCCTTTTCTTCTGCTTGTCGGCAGAGAGTCCTTCTCTTGGAGAGCAAAGGGAAAGATTTCGAAAGAGAGGAGAGAATGCGGACATCTCTGGCATTGGGAACGAACTTTTGTCTCTTGTGGTGTCGGATCTCCAAGAACACGAGAGAAAATTTCTTCTGGAGAGCGCTTGCGAAAGGGAAGACGTCGAAGCTTTTGGAATTCTAACGTGGTGGAGAGGAGACACAAAATACATCGCAGAGAACGACACCAATAAATTTAACCTCTCGATAAGGTTCTACTGCAATATCTTTGAAAAAGGGATGTTCGATACGTATCTTTTTACAGAGTATGCCGAGCACAAAGACGTATGTTCAAGTTACATCTTGGGTGCGATGCTCCGGGAGACTGATCGGAGAAGGAGAAAGGAGGTCTCTCTTCTTCAGGCAAGGTTGGAAGGGAAACCTGGGGAGACTTGAGGAAACCCATCTGTCGGAAAGAGTTCAAAGAAGAGCTTGTCGAGAAGGAGAATTTTCTCTTTTCCTCTTTTTCTCGAAATGATGGCCGCTTTTCCCATGTAGGAACTGGGAGTGACAAGAAACCCTTCCCTGTCTCTGACCCTTTTGAGTGAGGAGATTTCGAGCCTTGTACCTAGGATGGGCAACCACAATTCTTTCATATCTTTTAAAAGTAAAGATATTTTTTAACTTCTATCTGGAAGGGAGATGAGACCGGATTCGTGCGCATGACGGATATTTCTGGATGGAGTGACCCACTCGAGGTTGGAGGCTGCGTTGTGGTCCTTTTGACCATCAATATGGTTGACTTGGGTCTGAGAAGGGAGAGGAGGAGGAAGGAAGGCTGTGGCGACGATACGGTGGATTTTTTGCCCGTCGTATTGGCAATAACCTTCCATATTCGGGGAGCCGTACGTTTTTGTCCCTTTTGGCAAGAGAATTCTTCCAAAAGACGAGACCGTATATTCTTTCCCCTTAAATGATGCAGTCTTCCATACTTCTCCTGGAAGGTCGAAACTTTTCTCCCATCTCCAAAGATATCCTCCGCAAGACGGGTATCTTTTCCATAAAGTGTATTCGATGCCAGTCTTTGTCGTTCCCGGAACTTTTAAAGCTGCCTCTTCCTTGCAAGACCAGTAATTCAAAATCTCCCCATCCATTGAAAGTTGGACAATTCTGTCCTTCTTTTTAGCTCTCTGGGTTTTTCGTGCTTTTTCTTCCCCTCTGTTGCACCATTGAAGGTTTTCGGCGCACAAATTCTCGATGTTGCCATCGACGCAATGAACGTTCTTTTTGTTCTCTGGATTGGGAACAAATGCCAAAGCCACAAGCCTTTTGACGCGGTAGTGTTTGCTTTTGATGGGCACGTAGGTTGATGTTTTTGTCTTATAGTACCTGAGAAGAAAATTCTCTTCTCCTGCAATCCTTCCCTTATTTGATACTTTGTATCCAGGAATTCCATCGATATCTTTCCAAATTTCCCCCTCAATCTTCTCCAACAAGGACGGGTTTTCTCTGTTTTCTTTGGCAAAGTACGAATGTCTTGAATTATGGGCATGGGTGACCCACTCTAAATTCTCTGCTCTGTTGTCGGTACGTTTTTTATTTTTATGGTTGACAACGCAACGTTCTTTGGTCTTTCCCTCGCAAAAAGCCTCAGCAACGAGGCGATGCACAAGAACAGAGTTTAGTTTCATGTAGCCTCCTTGTTCGTCTTTCCTTCCGTAAGTGACCTCTCCATTTTTTAGTCTCAGTCTCCCGAGACTGGAAACTTTTGTCAAGGAAGGGCAGCGCGAATGAGAAGAATCTCTCCAAATTTCCCCTTCGATGGAATCGTTGGCTTTTTTCCACACGAACCCCGCGTGGGTTATGCGTCTTCCCATATAGCACGCGCGAACATTGTCAAGATTTACATTTGGGATATTTTCGAGAATTTCGCTTCGGTACTTCCAAACTTTCAAGAATTTTCCGTCGAGGGACCACTGTTCGATGGGATGACTATTTTCTTTGCGTTTTTTCTCTGACTCTGACTTGAGACGGGATGTCCAATAGAAATTGGATGCATGGTTATCCGAAACATCTTTGGTTTTTCTTTTGGCTATAGGGAGAGCTTCAGGGTTTTCGAGGAAGAAGAAAGCCACAAGGCGCCCTATTCTGTAGGACTTGTTCGGAAGACGTACCATCCCGTTTTTGACAGGGAGGATGTTGTTACTTTCATCCTTTACTCGTCCACACGACGAAACTTTATAATCTGTCCCTTCAATGACCTTCCACATCTCTTCTTCTCCGCAGTCGCACATTTTTGGAAGAACAAAGAACTTTGGGTTTCTTTCGCGTTTTTTCAAAAGAAATATTTTTACCAACAAAAATATAAGTAAGATGTCTTGTGTTCCAGGAATGTGCGATTCTAGCAGGCTCACAAACCAAAACTACGCCTGTGCGCCCAGCAGTGGAGCTCCAGGATTTACCCTTCTGGGGCAACTCCCCTACAATAATTATTATAGCGCCTTCATGACGAATGCCTATCGGCCTTCTGCCGAAGCGGCAAACATGCAATCCTACGACTGTGCTACTAGGGTGCATCAACCCTACGCGGCTTACCCTCCCACCATTCCTCGCACAATGATAGAAAATCTCTATCAGCCGAGAGCGAGCCGTGGTTGGGTCGGTTGTAGACAGTAGGCTTTCTTCCCCCAGAGAATCAACCCTTCAAAATATTTGTTTTTTCAAATATTTCAAATGGGGAGAACAAAGAAGATCAGCTGCTCCGTCCGAAGGATGGGCGTTTGCGGAAAGGAGGACTGTGAAATTTGTTTTAAAAGGAGTTTTGCGAGTCATCATAGGGTAAAAAATTGGAACTTTGAGAAGAATTCTCCCGTTCTTCCGTATCAAATGTCAAAGACGTCAAACAAAAGCTTTTGGTTCATCTGTGATGGATGCGGGCACGATCTCTACGCTATTCTCAAAAATATCGCCAGAGACAAAAATCCGACGTGGTGCAAATTTTGCAACCAAAACGACCTTTGTAGTGACGAAGATTGTTCTTGGTGCTTTGAGCATTCGTTTGCAAATAACGAAAGATGCCACGAATGGTCCACAAAAAACTTTCCTGTTTTTCCTCGCGATGTGAGGAGATGCTGCGACAGAAAATTTTGGTTCGACTGCCAAAGGTGCGGCCACGAGTATTTGGAAACTGTTGATAATTTTGTCCATAGTAGAACGGAGGGTTGTCGCCACTGTACCGTTTCGAATGGGAGGTTGTGCGAGGACGACGATTGCTCTCAATGTTTCTCGAACTCTTACGCTTCTCACAAGATGTCGAAAAGATGGTTGACAGAAAAAAATGGCAACGTCCGCCCAAGAGATGTTCGAATAACTTCCGGAATAAAAAGATGGCATAAGTGTCCCAAATGTGAGAATGAATTTCAAATGACTCCTCAGGATATCGTCTACAGAGGCAACAGATGTCCTTTCTGTAAAAACAGGACGGAGCTCAAAGTGCTAAAGTTCCTTCAGAAAAACTATCCAAACTCTATCCACCAGTTTCGCCCAGATTGGGGAAGGAATCCAGAAACAGGGAGACATCTTCCGTACGATTTTTGCGTTGGGAAAACCATTATTGAGGTGGACGGAAGGCAGCACTTTGAACAAGTCGCGAAATGGACATGCCCAGAGGAAACACAAAAAAGAGATAGGATGAAGGAGGAACTTGCAAGAGAAAACGGTTTCAAAATTCTACGACTTTATCAGCCCGATGTTTGGAAGGACAGAATAGACTGGAAAGACATCATCTCAAAAAATATTTGACATTTCCAAATATTTTAACAAATGAGACGAACGACCAACCCCATTCCCATCTCTCCCATCCGACCTTCTCCTTCCCTTCGTTTCAAAGAGATTCGAACTTGCGTTCCGTCTCCTTCCAAACCGACTCCTTCTGATGTTCTTCCTCCTTCCTTTGAGAGACTCGAGAGGAGACATTGGAGAGCTTAATGGAGAACAAAGACATTTCCGCTTTTGCCCATTATCTCAAAGCCCTTCACCCGGAGAAGCTTCGGCACGAGGAAACCTCTTTTCGCCCACAAGGTTCGAAAAGGCTCGAACGAAGTCCTTTGGGGTTCGAGAGAAAACTTAAAACTCTCCCTTATCGCAACGAAAATGGGAAGATGATGAACTTGTCGGACGGACATGACACATCCGATTGTCTCTCTTGTGAGAGAGATTTGAAGAGACCTTTTGAAACTCTGGATGAAGTTGACTAGAAAAAGATAAAATTTCTCTAAATTTTATGAAGATGGAGAACTCGCTCTGGGAAAATATCGAAGAAGCTCCTGGAAGCATTCCTTTGCCGAACGAGATGAATTGGAATTTTGGAGACGGTCCCCTTTGGGAAGAACCTCAAAAAGAGACTTTATGGGAAGAAGGCGCTGCGTTCCGAGAACAGAGCATCGAGAAAGTCTTGAAGAATCTTGATGGGACCTCGAATAAAATATTTTATCAAAGAAATATTTTGTGTCTGGGGAAAACTCGAATTTTTAGAGAATGTTTCGGAGAACGACGGGAAACAGCCGACAGATAAGAAATATATCACACTGTTTTTGAGTATATTGGCCGACAGATAAGAAAATGGTATCACCCGTCGTTTATTCCAACTAGGGGGTACTAAATTTGTTGTTTAAAATTGTCTGGCTGATTTTCTCGAAAAGCTCTGGCTCTAGAATATTTTTCTTCAAATTTTACCTCCACCGATGATGTAACAAGATACCAAAGCAATACAAAATAGTATAATTTTTTGTATTTAGTATAGATAACAAGAAACATGCAAAGCTTTTTGTGCGAAAACTGTGGTAAAACTTTGTCTAATCTTTCAAACTACAAAAAGCACTTGCGGACGAAGAGACATTTGGAGATTGTACAAGGAACAAGAGAAAAAGAGCGAAAATACACATGCGAGCCTTGCGGCTACGAGACGCGGGTAAAGTGCAACTACGAATCTCATATGCTGACAACACGCCACAAAAGGATTTTTAAAGAAAAAAATCCCCTTCCAGAAGGATTTTGCGAATGCTGCAGCTGTGACTTGGGCTGTTTCAGCAAACTACAACGACATCAACAGACAAAGAACCACAAGATCCTTTTCGAAAAATATTTTTCTCTCCCAAAGGAGAAGCTCGAAAATTTAGAAAAACTTCTTTTGTGTTATCTTTTGGCCGGAGATGGACCCGCTTTTGTGGAAACGTCAAAAAACGGTTCGAGAGTTCTGATGCCAGCCGGGATGCCGACAAATTCTTATTTTCCTGGATACTTTTTTCGGTGGCTCAGAAACATCACGAGAAAGATCGGCCCTTCCTTTTCCGAAGACGGAGATATTTTACATGTTTCATGGGCTTCTCATACCTATAAAATATCAAAGAGAAACTTTCTCTACCTCGTTGTGTCGCTTTCCGAAAAAGTGTACAAGTTTAGAGTCAAAGAGACTCTTGCAGAGTTCGAGAGGCGCAGAGAAGCAAATGGTCTTTTTGACCTACAGCTCTATTTGGAAGATGCGAATAGCCCTCTTCATGAAGAAGAGATGATAAGACACAAAAACATCGCAAGGGAGGAGTCTTACAAAACAGTCGTCTATTCTTGGGGGTTTTGGGATTGGTGGGTAAATGGGGAAGAAAAATTTTCAAAATCCTATGAGCAGTGCATGAAGAGCTCCATTGTGGAAGGTGCTACACCCCTGAACGCAAAAAATACAAAAGACATGAATGTGGAAACTTATATCTCTGTTTTGTCGGATTTTACGGGAATATACAAAGAACAACAAAGCAGAGAAATTCTTTGTCTCGTTTTATTGGATAAAGTCTCGGATGCGCTTTCTCCTTCCAAAAATGTCAGCAACTCGGTCATAACGTACGTATCTTTTGGAAGGAGAACGTCCCACGTCAAAAGAAATGTATTTCTTTCGTTCTTTGGCATGGAGAAACTTTCTGCTCTTTCTGAAAGGGTTTTGTCCGTTTCGCATAAAGTGTGGGAAAGAGAATAAAATTTAGCGACTTACCCGGATTTCGCGGGTAGGTAAAATGGGAAGTAGAAAACAAACAAGACTTCCGGATGATCTTGCATTCGAATGCAAAACATGTGAGTTCACAACCCAAAAGGAGAAAGAATTCCGAGAACACGTCCTTTTGCATTATAGCCCGCTTCCTTTGGAGTGCAAGATGAAATGTCACCTTTGCGACGTCGAAGAGGATTCTGCATCTCTTTTTTGGAATCATCTCGAGAAAAAAAGACATCAAGCGTACGTGTTCTACACAGAAAACATTGCGTACTTTCAAGAAAAAAACAGAAAAAGCGCGATGAACTTGACAAGCCAAAAATTTGGGGAAAAAACTGCCAGAAAAGTCGAGATTGACAGGTTTCTCAAGGAGTCCCAAAAAAGTATCCCAAAACCCCAGAAAAATGGATAAAATATTTTATTCAAAATATTTGTTTCTGAGCAAAAAGCTTGAAGCCCTTCACGAGAAGAAGCGTGTTTAGGTATATTTTATGGATAAACAAAGCATGTCAAAACAAGAAGTTGTTTATATGGTTAGAGATGACCGTCTTTGGATCGAAGGAATTTACAAGGTGGGAAGAAGCTCTGATTGGAAGCAAAGGCAGCAATCATACGGAGGAGCGAGAGTTCTTAAAGTTGCAGAGGTTTCAAACTCTTCGTCTGTCGAAAAGACTCTTATCGGCAAATTCAAAGAAAATTTTGCTGTTGCGAAGGGTTCTGAATATTTTTTTTGCTCAGAGAAGAAAGCATGCGAAGTGTTCGACGAGGCCGTCCCCGGAAATACAGATTTTTCGGAAACGCGGAGATACGAAGAAAAAATACAAAAACTCGAGAGCATGCTCCTGAAAGTCATCAGTGATCTTGAGGAAGCAAAAATCCGCAAAAAAGACGAAAGTTTCTCTTATGGCTTTTCTGAACTTTTGGAAGGGTGCGATAGAAAAGTGATATTCAAAGGTCCCACCCGATTCCTTTCGGAAATAAACAAAAAAAGAGGAAATCTTTGGGTCTTCAACGGAGAAGAGGTTGTTTTCAACCACGAGGGGGAAATACACAAAGAAAAGAAAGAAGACAAAGGAGAATTCTACAAGTGCTACATTGAAACCATGGAAAAATGCAGAGAAGAGTGTATTTCAAAAATACGTATGACTAGGGACGTCGAACTTCTGAAAAAGCTGATGTACAAACCCCAAGAATATTTTTCTTTCGAGTATCACGACTTTTGGGAGCATCTCAAGAATCTGTGTTAGCGCCTTTGTGCGAGCAAACAAGTTCTTCCAAATAATATATTTTTCTCGTTCGAAAAATATAGTTCTATTCCCCCACAATTTCGACCACTGTCACCTCTTCTTCGTTGATGTCCCCGTTCGGGTGCATCTTCGATACTCTTAGTTGGTCCACAGGAGCCAGCCAATAATTCCCAGAGTAACAAACCTCGAGAACAACAGGGATGTTTCCATGCTGCTTCTTGATATCAAGAAGCCTCTCGATGACGTTTTCAATCGAATGTCCTTCCATTCCAGATTCTTAAGAAACGATGCCTACAAAATATCAGAAGAACGAAGAGGAAAGGTTCATTTTGCAGAGCTTCAACAGAGGAACGAATTGGCAAATCGTCCCTTCGCCAGAGATTTCATTGTGCAACAACATATCGCAGTGCCAACAATGCAGGAAGAAGCTCTTTCCAAAAGAATGAGGATTGTTCCTTTTGACCCAAAAATTATCCCTGGAACAAATCCGTCTTGTTCTTTCGACGTGTCTCTGGGAAACGCAACAGCAAGACTCGTCTTTTGCCCTTTGATGCCAGAGTGCCCCTCACCTTGGAAAACGGAACCTCTCAAAGAAGCTCCATCGTACGAGAGTTCCGAAAATATCGCCTTTTCTCGTCGAACCTCTCCACAACAGGAAATTTTACAAAAGGGAAAAACCCTTCAAGAAATAGCGAGAAGACAGATGTTCGAAGAGAGGATGAAGAAGAGATTTTTGAAAGACCAAAGGAGAAAAAGATAAAAATATTTTGTGCAAAATATTTTAGAGAATCGCTCATTCTTCAAAGCATTCTTCTCTCCTTTTCACATCATGTCTTTCGGACGCTTCTTCGAGAGAAATCCTCTTTATGTTGAAGAAAACATCGTCGGTTCGACAGATACGGACGACGAAATACCCTCTCTTCTCACACCCGAAGAGGTAGAATACGAAACGGAACAAGAAGAAGAAATCCTCCAGGGAGAGGCACTCAACGAAATTCGAGAGCAAGTATTTGGGGGATATGACCACGACGGAGCATACAACGTTCTTTGTCCCTGCTGCGATGCGTATCGAGGTCAAAAGAACGTTGTTGTTTTGGTGAAGGGAAAGACTTCCTCTTCGACAGAGAACTTCAAAGAGTTTTCGAAATTCGAGGGTAACATCTGGTTCTAAATATTTCATGCAAAATATTTATTCGCACCGATAAATTCCGTGAACCCAAAAACCGCCCTTTCCCGAACTGTCTTTGGGAAGGTCGTTGTATTCCGCGCTGTCGGGAGGGGCATCAGCGCATGGATAAGGCCCCAAAGAACTCGAGTCGACGACAAAGTCACAAGTTTCTTTTCCGTTACATTTCATCCCCACCTGTCCCGTCACATCTCGGATTCTACATTGGCCGGTTCCGCCGACCCCAGAGAGTTGGTCGTTTGAGCTGGTCGCTGACATTGGTCCGCAGACAGAATTTGGAGTTCCAGAGGTCGTGAGGGGTTTCCCTGTGCACTCAAGAGATGGGTCATACACTTCATAAACGGCACCGATAACAGAAATCCTCTTTCCTGCGGGGCAGCTCATTTGCGGACTTCCGTCCTTTTTGAGAACCTGTTCTCCTTCATGTGCCGCAAAGGGTCTCAAAAGGTTGTTTTCTGCGGCTTCCGCAAATTTCCTGTCAAATACCCAGAATCCAATAAACGTCCCAATGACGGCCAAGAAGACAACTACCACAAAAATCCAGATGGCGAGACTCATTACTTTTGTTTGCCAGATAAAAATTGCAGAAATGACACAAAGTTGTTGCATGGTGTAAGCGTCATGTCAAGAAGGAAGAAGGTCGAGGCCCAAAAGAGTTATCCCATTTTTGCCCAAGTAAAAGAGTACACTCTCGATCCGTTTTGGTGTGACATCTTGGACAACTTTACAAACGGCAACATCCATCCAGGAATAACTCTAAAAGACGACTCCATCGTCATCGGAAGCGAGGAGTTTGAGACTTTCTGTTTTTCTGACGAAGGTGACCAAGACGAAAGAGCAGAGACGAGCATGATGATAATCGGGGCTTTGCGTTCCGAACTGGGTATCATCTCGGATACAGAAAGATTCGACAAAAAACTCGAGTCTTTCTCTGGAGAAGAGCAGACTCTTTGTTGGTCAAAAGTCAAGAACAAAGCAAAGAGAGAAATGTTTGTTCTCCAGTTCACAGAGAAGGAACAAAAACAGAAAGCGCTCTCTGATGAGGAGAGGCAAAGTCTCTACTGGTTTTTGATGACTTGCATCGACCTTGGATGCATCCGTTCAGATTCTATTTTAATGGAGGACGGAAGGATAAAAGAAATTCAAGGCCTTTTGTTCGACCCTGAATCGGCAAGTTATCGGTTGGAAGAATTTAGCTTTCCAAACTCAAAATCTTCCGCAAAGGCGAAAGTGCGCCCTAAAATGAGAGTTCTTCTTCGGAAATACGTCCTTGCAAAGACAAAAGCCGCTGATTGCCGTTGAGATATTTTTGAAGCCAAAAATATAGTAATATGCAAGCATCCACTTGGGTCGGTATTGGAATTTTGGTCCTCTTGCTTCTCGTTCTTGGCTTCTCTGTTTTTCTCTTTATCTACGCAGAGAGAGAATATAGCAAGGTTCACAACTGGCCTCTGTACAGCGGATTCGCACAAATCGGGGGAAAGGACGTCACCCTCAGTTGTCCTGCGGGAAAAACTATGACACTCGAGAGGGCGACTTACTCTCCTTTCGGGAACGGGAGCGGCTGTTCTTCCTGTGAAGAACTCGATGTCACAACCGACCTCAAAGAACAAACCGACGGAAAGAACAGCATCACGCTACAGAACATTCCGACTTCTGGGGTCTGGAACGGAACGAGAGTGTGTCCCTCTGGAGAAAACTGTGCTTCTGGGTACGTTCTGTCTGGAAGTTACAGCTGCTCATAATCGAACAACTTTTTTCTTTTGGAATGCAAAAAAAGAAAAATATGGAGAACATCACCGACACTGAGCTTCTCGAGTTTTGCCTTTCTGTCCTTCGTTGTTCGAGGGAAGACGCCGTAGAAAGGTTGCTCTCTGCGAGGGAGAAAAAGAAGCCTTCAAAAAGTGAGGTCGCGATATGGGAGACAAAGGCCCAGCTCCTTGTGAGAATCGTCGGGGAAAGCGGAAAGAGCTCTTTCGACGAGGCCCTCCGAAAAGCGTTTCCCGGTCTCGAACTTCCGGAAGAGGGAAATGGGAAGAACTTTGTGCTGACGAAGGAGCCGAGAAAGATTCTTTCCGTTTTCGGCAGTCAAAAGGAGACCATGTTCCGCATCGGTACCATCAAAAATCTTGAACATCTTGCCTTTTCCGAGAAACAACTCCCAGAAGATTTTGACGAAATTGTTGAGAGGATAAGCTTTAATAACCCCCTCGTAAAATTCTCGATCCACCCCGAAGAGGAACCTCAAAAGAAGAAACCCGTGGAAAAGGTAGGCTCCGGGACAAAGACTGTGGTGAACTGGACGGGGGTCGACCTCTCGAAATTCACAAAACATCCTAAATTCTTCCCTTCAGGATGGAAGGAGTTCTTTGAAGAGCAAGAGGAGAACATCAAAGAGATAAGCGACAAACTCTGGGAGGACAGAAACAACAAGATCGTGCCAAAGATTGGAAATGTCTGGAGGGCATTTGTCGAAACTCCCAGAGACTCTGTGAGGGTCGTCATCGTTGGCCAGGACCCATACCCCACAGCGGGAAATGCGATGGGGCTCGCATTCTCCTTTAGCGGCTCAGGAAAACTCCCTGATTCCCTTTCAAACATCGCGAAAGAGGTCAAAAAGCAAGGTTTTAAACTCTCTGGTTCGGGAGACCTCACCTGTTGGGCGAAGCAGGGAGTTCTCCTTCTCAACACCGCTCTCACAACCTTGGAGGGGAAGAAAGAGGCTCATGTAAAGGATTGGGGAGATTTCTCAAGGGAAGCGATCAGACACCTTGGAGAGCACAGCAGTGGTATCGTCTATCTTTTGTGGGGAGGTCACGCTAGAAAGTTCCGCGATGTTATTAACGGAAAGAGAAATTTTGTACTCGAGTGCGCTCACCCCAGCCCCCTGTCCGTTGAGGGGTTCCGAGACAATAACCACTTTATTCGGGCGAACGAATATCTCAAGGGGGCCGGAAAAGAACCAATTGACTGGTCGTTCTAGTTTGATATATTTTTATCCATAAAAATATGCAAGAATTTCTTCTCGACAACACCGCGTATTTTGTAGCGTGCAACAAGGAGCATCCTTACTCTCGGAGGGTGGTCTTTGAGAGATTGGGAGAGAAAAAGTTTGTTCTGGGGATTTTGGAGAAAGGAATCGCATCTCCGCAAACTCTCCTCAAATTCCGGCCCATGTTGAGATATCAAAGAGACAAGGTGCTCCATTCCATCATAAAGTTTCTCGTCAAAACGGGGAAATGGGAAGATGCTTCGGACCTCGCACATGACGAAGACAAGCAATCTCTCATGTACCACAGGGGGCAATATTGGTCAAAAAAGTTTCTTGGGAAGGAAGGAGATGGATGGCAGAACCAGGAATCTCTAAAAGCTGGAGAGCTGTGGCTTGCCTCTATCGAGGAGCTCAACTTTTCTTCCGGAAACAAGAGAGTGCTCCTCAAAAGGGGAGTCCTTCCCCCAGAAAAGGAATGGCCTTTTCTTTGGGAGAAACATCCAGAACTCGAGAAGTATCTCGTTAAGAACCTCCTCATCTCAAAGCCGCCGAAAGGCTGTCGAGCGAAAGCGTACAACACAGCGAAAAAGCACGGAAACGCAGCTTACGCTCTCCACATTGAGCAAGAGTTTGAGAAGGAAATATCGGAGTCTCCTTACACTGAAGAAGAGAAATTTCTGGCGTTTTATTGGTACTGTATCTCTTTCTCGACCCACACATCCATCCCGACGTCGCCCGAATACTCTGCTCGTTGTATCGACAAGTTTTGCTTTCTTCTCGAGAAAGGAAATATCTCATGTCAGCTCGTCGTGAAAATACTGAAAGAAGGCAAAGTCATGAGGGCGGTCATGAACTCTCCCGGAAGAGATAGATTCCGACAAGAGGTGCAGAGAGAAGTCTCTGAAAAAGGCCCCAGATTCTTTCTCAGCTTGTACGGAGACGCGACAGAGAGTCTACTTTTTTACAACCTTTGCGAGAAGAAGTCGGCCCTCGAAAACACGAACGTTGGAACAGTTCAAACTTATATCGACAGGGGAATTCTCACCAAACAAGATATGGAAAACTTTTGGTCTTTCGAATAAAATATTTTACTTGCAAAATATTATGGAAGGATACAATCTTCCATGTGGGAAGACGAGGTTGAAGAAACACCCTGACGGCACGACAAGCTTCCCCAAAGACTATCTCGAGTATTTTGCGGATGTCGAAATAGAGAGAAGAGAGAACGAGAGATACTTCACGAACGAAACACCCGAATCTCTCCTTGAGAAGAAGGTAAAATTCACAAACGCAAAAAACTGGTATCCCGAAGCAGAGCAGGGGGTCGACGGAAAAAGGTTTCTTACCTTTCCTTCGGTCCTTGTTCCTCTCTCGGAAAAACAGAAATTGGGAGAAGCGATAGAAAGACTCGGCGGTTCCGTCTTTGTGCGTCTGGGCTCTCTTTCTCCAAAATTTTTCGAGCCCGTGGAGACGCCAGAGCAAGTCTTGCAAGTTCTCCAAGAATCAGAGAGAACTCGTGACTGTTTGAAAGATGGAGAAGAAGTTTTCTTCCTTCGTCGGTATGAGAATATTCCAAAAAACAAAGAGTTCCGTCTTTTCGTTTGCAAGGGGAAACTCCGAGCGGTATCAAAATACGACCCAGAGGCGGATTGTTTCATGGCGTCTGAAGAGGTCCGAGACATTATTTCCAGGTGGTTCCGAAATATCTGCTTGGACGGCTTGTTGAGCTTCGAAAACTGTTGTTTGGATGTTGTTGTTTGGGGCGAGAGGAAAGAAGAATCTCTCTACGACGACGGAGTGTTTTTGATAGAGTACAACAGTTTTGGAGAGGATTCTGTGTCTGGGAGCTGTCTTTTTCATTGGGAAGAGGACTGGGAGACGCTCACAAAGGGCAAAGTCGTCGTCCGAGTCTAAAAAAATATTTTATAAAATATTTTATGGGCATGGTCTGTCTGTACCAGAAAATACAAGTCTGCCTTTTTTGATCCAATAGAATTTTCCGTCCTTTCCTTCGATGCACATCACGTCATTTGGGAGCCTCTTTGGCTTCTTCGTGGTCTTCATGAAGGCTTTCTTTTTGCATGCTTCTTGGTCCCAATCCTTCTTTGCTCTCGTTCTCTTTCCCTTATAGAACCAATAATACCTTCCGTTCGCTCCCTGGGTGCAAGTCACTCCTGATGGAAGTTTTTTAGGAGGAGAAGAGGTGACCATGAACGGTTTCTCCGTTTCTTGTTCTTGCAGAGTCTCCTTTCGGAGCTCTTGGAGGCTGGCGGACTCTGCGATACCGGTGGAAGCGACAGCGCTAAGAATTTGGAGCTTCTTTTCTGGAGACTTTTTCTCAAATTCTATCTCGAACCTTTTGTTGATAGACTCTGCGACTTTTGAGATATCTGTGGTATCAACATCCTTTGAAATGATGCCTTCCTTTTCGAGTGCCAAAAGTCCAGACGGAATGTTGTCGATGGTCTCTTTCTGAACTTTCTTGATGGTGCTCCATGAGGGGACTTGGAAAACAAGACTTCCCTGCTCTTCCGAATTTACGAGTGTGATGCAAGAAGCCATGTTCAAAAACTCTGTGCCGTCGAGTGCGCCCGCCTCAAACTCCTTCTCCGCCCATACCATGAACTTATGGGCGGCGAGGGGCATAAAGAGTTCGACGTCGCTGTCAGGAACAAAGGGAAGGAACGCGGCTTTTTTGAGCCCTGAAATACAGACCTGTCTCTGGGGTCTTAGAGCCACAAGATATCTTTGAATCTCAGAGTCGGAAAGCATTTCTGCCATCGACGCGATACGGAGCAGTCCGAAACTCTTTGTTCCTGCGCTCGAGAAGATTTGGTCAAAATTCTCCTTGGTGATGCCCTTTTTTTCCAAAAAATCAAGAGAATCTTGGACAAGTTGATCGGCAAGTCTCTCGTACTTTGGCTTGTTCAAAACCCCAAGGCTTCCAGCAGCCACAAGAACTTCATGTTTAAGAACGGGACTTTGTGTCTCTTCGAACCAAATGTCCACGCGTGAAGAGAGGTCGTCCGCGAACTCAAGAACTTCCGGGACGAGGAGGGAGTTTGGAGCGATGTCGAGAACCTTGAGAACCATCAAACAATAGGCCATGACGTCTGACCTCGCGATATTGGAGTCGAGTTCTTCCAGAATTTTTTCGAACGTTTCCTTTTCCCTTTTCACGACGAGGGCTCCTTCTTTGACCTTTGGTTTCTCTCCGGAACCGAGAACTCTTTCGACGCACTTTGCTGTTTCTTGGTCCCAGACCCCCTTCCGAACTCTCATCTCAAGATCGCGAAGTTCAGAAGGGGAGAACATATCCTTCGAAGAGACAGAAGAATAGCCCTTCTGCCGAAGGTGCAAAAGACATTTTTCGAGTTGCTTCTCCTTCTTTTGAATTTTCTCTTTCGAAAAAATTCCGAGGGCCTCGGCACACTCAAGAATTCTCAGCTTTTGGAGGATGTTCGCCTCTTTGTACGCATACTGGAGAGACGGACCATAAAGATGGATTTGAGATGGATGGATGAACTCTGCCTCTTTCGGAAAGATTCCGATGTCTGAGAAGAAATCTCTGCACTGTCTTTTCTTCTCAGACATCGGCTTGTTTACAGCTTCTACGACCTTTGGACTGAGAACAACGACTTCAGTACCCGAAATAGAGATATCCTCTTCTTCTCCCAAAATTCCCGTGAGCATGGCGCACTCGCGCACCTGTCGCGAGAGAGTCTCATCCTTTGAATCTCTGATAAACTCAAGAACCTTTGAGCGGACCACGAGAGCCTCATTCTCTTCGAGGTAAACTCTTCCAGGAGCAGGCCACAAACCCAAAGTTCCGAGGAAAGAAGAACAGCTCTTCACCGTTCCGTAAACCTCTGAAAACGATGCGAGTTTTTCCTGGACCTCTTTTTTGTCCTTGAAAATTCCCAAAACAACAAGACATGTGGAAACTCTGGAAACTGCTTGTTCATCGCCTGCGAACCTTGTATGCCAGAGGAAAAGTCTCGGGAGGATGTAGTCTTTCGAAGGTGACATATCGGCCTCGAGAATGCCCGTTCCTTCTAGGTACCTTGTGCACGTGCTTGTCCCCTCCTGTCTCAAAAACTGTTCGAGCTTGTATGGTGTCTTGAAAGCACCGATATCGACAAGGCACTGCTTTAGCTTTACGATATCCCTCTGGTCTCTCTTTCCTCTGTGCCACTCTGCAAAGGCAGAACGGACAGAAGCTTTATCTTTCAGGTTCAACTGTCCCAATTTTTCAGTAACAAAGGCAGAGCAATATCTCTCCCTCTTCTGGGACAAAAGTTTGGAAAGCTGAGAAAAAGACTCTTCTGAAATCTTACCAGAGAGACATGCGAGAACGCGAGCATACTCGAATACGTTCGCCTCTGCCTCGAAATATCTCTTTATTTGCTCTTCGGAAGCTCCGAGAAGCCCCTTGCTTTGGAGTTTATTCGCGCATCGCGATGACATTACAAATGTAGAACCCGAGAAATTTTTTGTTCCCAAAATCCAAATCCAAAAGAAACAAAGCTCTTTGTTTCTTGAGCTAAAAATATGCAAGAATATCCGACCATCGAACAGCCCAGATTTCTCGATATTCCCTTGTATGAACATCAAAAAACCACCGTCTTTCGAATGATGGAACTCGAGAGGACAAAGACCATCTCCAACCCAGAAGTTTTGGGAGAACAAGAGCTCAAAACACACTTTGGTATTCTGGGGGACGAACCGGGGTACGGAAAAACTTTGAGTGTTTGCACTCTCATCGCTCTTGGAAAGATGAAGCCCACAGACAAGGAGATTCAGCGCTCCTTGCACACACAGAGCTCATACAACCTCGGCCCTCTTGTGGTTGTCAAGGACAAGAGGGTGGAGAACGGAATCCGTTCCCGTTTCATCAATGCGACGCTCGTCGTTTGCAGTTCTTCCATCATGCTTCAGTGGGAGAAGACTCTCAAAATGCCGAAAGGAAGAATTCGTCTCGTCAAACTCGTCACAAAGAAGGACATCCAAAATTTTGTTGAAACATTGGACAAAAACAGAGACACAAAGAAGGAAGTTGTCTTCCTTTGCGGACACACTCTCTACAACTTCTTGGCGAGGGTGTGTTCCGGTCTCGTCTGGAAGAGGTTCGTGTTTGACGAACCCGCTTCTGTCAAAATTCCGAGCATGGTGGGGTGGAGCGCATGTTTCTCTTGGTTCGTGACAGCCACATATCATATGTTCTACGACAGGCATAACTTTGTGACAAGGAGCAAGAACAGCTACCTAAAGCAAATTTTCCTCCCTTTGGGGCCTGTGGTTATCGACTCCCTCGTCGTTGCAAATCCGAGAGAATACATTCTTGCCTCTCAAGACCTTCCTCCACCCCTCGAGATAAAACACAGATGTTTTGGCAACGCCTTCGGAGGAGCTCTTTCCGCTTTTGTCAGTCCTGAAATTCTTGAGATGATGGAAGCGGGAAACATTTCGGGAGCGATATCCTCTCTTGGAGGAGACGCAGAGGAAAAGAATGTCTTTGAGGCTGCAAGGCAGAAATACGAACGGAGACTCGAAAAGGCGAGGGGAAAGATTGCAGAGTATACAAGGCACCGAACAAGCAAGAAGGAAGCCAAGAGAGCCCTCCTCGAGAAATGGGAAGGTGTCGAGGAAGAGATGCAACAAAAGATTGCAGAGTTGGAAGAAAGGCTCCAAGAGGCTCTTCGGACGGATTGTCCGATCTGTGCTTCCGAACTCGCAGAACCCGTTCTCTCTCCTTGCTGTCAACATATCTTCTGTGGCGCTTGCATCTGTTCTTGGTTGAGCAGAGAAGGTAGAGCAAGCGACTCCTGTCCGATGTGCAGAGTCAACATCGGCATTGCGTCTCTAATTCCTCTCGTGAAAGATGGAGAAGAAAAGAAGAAAGGGAAAGAAAAAATGGAGGAAGAACAGCAAGACAACAGGGAGATGACAAAGATGGAACACATCGAGGAACTCGTAAAAAACGCAGAGAAGAAGGGAATGAGCATTCTCATCTTCAGCTCTCATGAGGACACCTTTCGAGGACTCAAGAATCTCTTGGACACATCAAGGATAAATTATCGGATGGTCAAGGGACAAAAATCCGTGAAAGAGAAAATCATCGCTGCCTATATGGCAGGAGAAATCCGAGTTCTTTTGATGAACGCAACGCACAACGCCAGCGGCATCGACCTTCAAAGAACCACAGACGTGGTTCTGATGCATTCGGTGGAAGAGCACATCAAAAGACAGGTCGTTGGAAGAGCCCAGCGTCTCGGAAGAAAGGGAAGGGTGCGTGTTCATACGTTCGTTGAGTGAGGTTTTTTATGTTTGCTGATAAAAAACAAGAAGTAACTATGGACCTTCGAGATATCTCAAGTGCGTGGTCGAGGTTAAACGGAAGAGTCGCTTCTGCGGAAGCCGTCGGTGACACTGTTGGACTGCTTTCGCAACTTGTCGCTCTTGGGTCTTTTTTGGAAACACTCGTCTCTTCTGGAGTCGACAACATATCCGTGGACGGAAGAACCATCAATCTCTCTTCTGAATCTGAGAAACTCAAGAGAAGAATTTCGAACGCGAAAGAAGATGTCCGGAACAGGTACTCTTCGGAAGAAGACTCGAGCTCTCTCTGCAAAAGCTTCACCCCTATCCTCTTTGAACAAGGAAGAAGGGAGTGCAGAGATTGGTTCGACACTGTTATCGGCCTCGAAACGCCAAAAAAGGAACTTCAGGACGGACTCATTAACACTCTGAGATATCCGAAACTGTTTGGAGAGCCAACGAAAGGAATTCTTCTCTACGGCCCTCCGGGCACAGGAAAGACCAACATAGTTCGGGCGAGCGTTAATGAACTGTCAAGTTCCGGAAACATCAGAATTCTCTTCTACGCCCCTTCTGCTTCTCAACTCAAGGGAAAATATTTTGGAGAGTCAGAAAAGATGATAACGTCCATGTTTAGCTGCGCTTCAAAGGCTGCTTGCGAACTCGGGACTCAGCTAAACACCGATGCAAACAGGGAGACTGTGGATGTTCTTTCTGTTATCTTTCTTGACGAATTTGACTCCATAGCAGGAAACAGGTCAGACGATAAGTTCGCAGCGACGACCGTCAACTCCCTTCTGCAGGTGATGGACGGCATTACCTCGTATCCCAATGTCGCGATGATTGCAGCCACAAACTATCCATGGAATTTGGACCCTGCCATCCTCCGTCGTTTCACAACGTCCATTCTTGTTGACCTTCCGAAAAAAGAGGACATATACGACCAGTTTATGGCTCTTTTGACCACACATTTCGATGGTCTGAAAAAGGTGACAGATACAAGATCGCTCGCCAGATTTTGTGAATCTCTTGGAAAGACGGGTACTTCAAAGGTTGCAGGTGCTCCTTGCAAAAGACCGGAGAAAAGAGCAGAGTTTTGGAAGCTTCCTCCGTACAACACTTTTATTCGGAACCTCAGCGAACCAAAGTTGAGAGCTCTCGCTGAGATTTGCGAGAAAGAGCTGTACTCTGGTTCCGACATCGCGAGACTCTTCAAGGCTGTTGTCCAAGACGTTGCTTCTCAGGGTGTGGCGAACAACACTTTCATGAGGTACACATTACCCACAAAATCAGGACAAAAATACGGGGTGTTTCTCAGCACGCTCTCCCTAGGCCCTGATGACCTTTTGAAGTCTTTCCAAAAGAACAGAACGGATTTCAGGTTCCTCAACACACCACAAATTCTTTCCGTAAAGTTTGCAGGGAGAGAGTTCCTCAACAAATCTGTCTATCCGATTCTGAACTTGAACGACCCAAATATCTCCTCTGTATTTCTTGAACTCTTTTCTGGGTCATCTTTTCCACAAAAGATGGTTGTCATCTCTTCCTTCATCACGGAGGTGCACCAACAAGATGAAAGCGTTCTTCCAGAAATTCCCCCAGAACTCTACGCAGGAAGAACCACAAAGCCAACCCCTAAAAAACAACAAAGAATTCTTTACAAATTTATCGAGGGGCACCTCCTCTCGAGAGGGTACGACATGACCGTTTTACAGGACACTCCTTGGCAAGAACTTGTGAAGCTCGTGGATGACCCAGCAGTGATGGAAATGTTGACCCTCCTCACCATTAGCGGGATGAAGAGAGTAGAAGAGTTTTATGTTGCGACGGAGATCGACCTTACTCCCGGAGCCGCGAGAAGGGTCCTCGACTATTCAAAGAGCGCTTGGGCAAGACTTACAGGCACAGAGTACGACACCAAAAAATCTTCACAAGAAAAAAGGGAAGAATTTTCAAACCTCGTCAAGCTTTTGTCGAGTGGAAGAAGCAGTCTCTTGACAACCTGGGGTTCCTCCATCGGAGCTGCCTTTGAATACCCAGTGAACGATTCAGGGGTTCTCTTTGAGTTCCTTCTTCGTCGCTCTGTCAACATCCCATATTCTGTTTTTGGCCTTGATATGGGACAAGTTTTCCAATGGTTGGCGGGAAGCCAACCGGATGCTGTTGGAGTGACTGGAACGGCTTCTGTCTCTGTCTTTGGGAAGAAGAGGGAATCTTCCTTTGTGCTCGTGGAAGCGAATCCTGTGACTTTAACAAAGCTGATGGAGAGGAATCTCTCTTGTGCTGTGGTGGAGACTTTTTGGAATTCTCTCAGCAAAAAACAACAGGAAAAACTCACCCAATGGTTTGAGACTTCTGGAGAGTTGATGGACGATGATAAAGTTTTGAAAGAGCTTGGCATCGATAAAACCACAGGAGAAAAGAGGTGTCTCTCGGATGCGAAAGTCCAATATAGCAAATACAACCAAGCGTCGAGGAGGGCTCTCGAAATTTCGGTGACAAACTGGAACATCAGCGATAAACACTTTGTTGAAGCAAAGAAGAGCGTGAAATCTTCCGTGGACAAAGCGAGTGTCGAAAACTTGAGGAGATACGCACAGAGTCCATCGACCTTTGTACTCGAGAAAAAATAAAATATAATCGTGGATATTTTATACTGAAAACTTCCCAATCAAAAAGAAGAACATTCGAGGTTTCCTTTCACAGTTATGGAACGCGTTCAACTTCTCGCTTATGGCTGCTTTGACTGTTGGGAACTTCACATCTCTTGTGGAGAAAAGATTAGCAGGCATTCCGTCGCTTCTTTTCGTTGCAGGGAACCCGAACAAGTCGTTCTACCTCTCATTGAGAAGTTCAAGAAGGCAAAACTTCAGGAGCTCGACGAGGTCTCTTCTCTCTTTTTGAGAGAATGCTGGGCGAGTATCGAAAAAAGGCACGAGAGGGAAACTGCAGGAGCAAGGAAGCTTTTGCAAAAGTACGAGAGAGCGAAGAAAAGACATCCGGAAATCATCAGGCTCAGAGAAGCCATTTCGAACAGCGAAAGAGAGAAAACACTCTCGTTTGAGAGTTTTGTATGAAAGAATATTTTATTGTTGAATAAAATAAATATCTTTTGCAAGAGAAAAGATGGAGGAACACCTGTTTTCTACTATCCACGTCGTCGTCGTTAACGAAAGGTGCGTTTTTTGGTCTCGGAACAAGGAAGATGCCACAGATTTCGCCAAAGCTCAGATGAAGGATGCTTTCTCAGATGTCAACATCGAAGATTACCACACCTTTCCTTGGAAGGGAGAAGACGAATGGACCTTGCACGTCCAAGAGAGGGGACTTCTTTGGGACGGTCCAAAGGTTCTACATACCAAAATCAGCGTCCAAAGTATCGACACGCTTTGCGATAAAGTCTAGACAAAAGGTAAGAGATGTTGCAAAGTCAGGAGGCACAAAGAATTCGAGGATTTCTTTCGCGAAAGTTTCCAGATAGGATAGCTCTCATCTTTTTTCCTCTTCGTGGGGAATCTTACCTTTCGAAAGAAAAGTTTATTATTCACAAGACCACGTCCTTTGCTCACACGATGGCGGAAGTTCGGAAATATTGTCCGGAAGGAAAGACGCTCTACGTTGTGAGCGAGAAAAAAAGAGCTCCTCTTTTGATGACGAAAAATGTGGGTGAACTGGCCAGAGAACACTCTGATGATGAACACATTCTGTGTCTTTTCTACTCTGAAGAGTCGACGTTCGGCTAAGAGAATTTCTTTTGTTTTGTAAAGAAATTAGTACATTCTACCCATAAACAGCCACCAAACAAAGATGGCGACAGAGACGATAACGAGGATGGTAAGGAGGCCTCCTGAGAAAATGCCCTGAAGCAACCAGATGACGAACAAAAGGACCAAAGCGGCGAGAAGGATCTGCAAAGGAGACATTACCTGAAGAAACAAACCAAGAAAAAATTTGGACATTATTTTTTCTATGAAAGATGCAAGAGGAATTTGAGTTGAACGAAGATCAGAAGAGAGTTCTGCGATGTCTCGGGAAGTTCATGGCTCGCGGGCCAACAACAAACTTTCGGAAGAATTGCGTTCTCTTGTTCGGAGCTGGTGGCGTCGGAAAGACGACGACAGTTCGCCGCTTTTGTTCCGAATATTTCGAGAATAACAAGGAAGATGTGGCTCTTGCGTGCCCCACACACAAGGCTGCAGAGGTCCTCCGAAATGGGATGAAGGGTTTCGAAGTCGTCACAATCCATCGCTTTCTCGGACTACAGTTCGTGTACGACAAGGAAGGGAACGGAAAGATGGAAAGAGTCACAGAGCTCGAAAAGACAAGATATGTTCGTCTTTTGATTGTGGATGAATGCAGCATGATAGACAGAAAACTCTTAGAGTACATCGGAGACTGGTCTCGACATCACATGGCGAAAGTCCTATTTCTTGGGGACAAACACCAGCTTCCTCCCGTCGGGAGTTCCTCATCTCCTGTGTTTGACCTCGTTTCCCCCAACAACAAACTGAGCCTCACAAAGAATATGAGGACGAACGACAACAGCATAGCGTTCGCCCACAAACTCTTCCGAGCTGCTGTTGACACCCACAAAATAGAGTATCCAAAATCGTGGACGACCGAATCGGATAACCCTGACGCTTCTGTTTTTATCGTTCCAAACAGAGAATATCTCATCTCTGAGTTTGTCCAGAAAAGCGCAAACGACGAAGAATCGTCAGTCATCCTCGCCTGGAGGAATAAGGTCGTCTTCGAGTACAACTGCGCCGTTCGTCTGGAAATGTTTGGAGAGAGGAGTCGAAAGAACCCCTATCTTCAAGGAGAAAAGATGATGTTTCACAGCTACTTTATTTCTGGCGGCCACGAAGGAAAGAAAAAGAAGAAAGGGGTAAAGTACACCACATGCGAGAGAACAACCGTTCTTTCAGTAGAAACGGGGAAGTACAGCCATCCTTGGTTTGACGATGGCCTTTTTGCTTACAAACTTCTGATTAAAAGTCCAAAGGCGGGAGGAGTCGACACCATTTTCATCGTCCAGAAGAAGGACAGGAAGAAATACGAGGACGGATGCAAAGAGATGAAGAGAATTTACAAGGCTTCGCAACTCGGTCTCGATGTTAACCAAGTACCCCTCGAAGAGGACAAAGACATAGAAGCGGAAGACAGGAAGAAAAAGGAGTGGAGCGAGTTTTATTGGCGGGCAGACAGCTTTATGCCACCCGTTTCGTACAGTTACTCGATGAGTACGCACAAGGCGCAAAGCAGTACCTTTCACAATACGTTCGTCGATGCGAGCGACATACTGAGCAACTGGACGAAGTCAGATGCGTATCGATGTATGTACACGGCCTGTTCGCGAAGTGCAAAAACACTTTACATTATTTGAGGGAAGAACAGCATATTTTATCCCATAAAATATGTTTGGAAAACGAAAGAACATCCTTTCGGGGACTGAGAAAACAAGATGGATTGTGAACCACGGAAAGGGCAAAAACTTTGCGAAAGGGGAGAATGCAAGACTTGTCTTTCTCGAAGGTTCGCTTCTGTGGAAAATTCAAAGTATATGGTGGAAGGACAGGAGAAGTTGTTGAGCGTCTCGAAACACAGCAAAGAAAGGGCGGATTTTCGTTGCCCCAAATGCAGTCATTCATTTAGCGCGATGTTGTACAATATCACAGAAGGATATTTTTGTCCGTTTTGCGCAAAGAATAAACTTTGTGACGCTAAAGACTGTAAAAAATGTTTTGAAAGGTCTTTCGCAAGCCACGAAAAGGCAGAGTTTTGGAGCACCGATAAAAACAGCCAAACGCCAAGGGAAGTCTTTAAAATTTCGGGTAAAAAGTTCTGGTTCGAGTGCGGAAAGTGCAAGCATTCTTTTCAGGTGATGTTGAGCAATGTGGTGGCGGGATGTTTTTGTCCCTATTGCCCAAGGAGAAAACTTTGCGATGACGAAGATTGCGAGATGTGTTTCAAAAATAGTTTTGCAAGTCGAGCACGAGCAAAGTGTTGGTGCTATAAGAAAAACAAGGTGAGGCCAAGGGATGTGTCTCCCTATTCACACAAAAAGTATTGGTTCAACTGTGACAAATGTCCACATTCGTTCGAAATGGCGCTGTCTAGCATAACAACAGCGGATTCTTGTCCTTTTTGTTCCAAAGACCGACTTTGCAAGTCAGGGGACTGTGAAGAATGTTTTGCGAGAAGTTTTGCGAGCCATAAATATTCGGGACAATGGCTCCATGAGAAAAATAAGAAAACTCCGAGAGAGGTATTTGTGAGCTCCGGAAAAAAGGTTTGGTTCAAATGCGATGTTTGTACCCATACATTCGAATTGAGCCCAAACACGATTTCGAACATAGGATGTTTTTGTCCTTTTTGTTCCGGTGTGAGAATTTGCTTTGAAGGTGATTGCGAAATGTGTTTTAAAAAGTCTTTTGCAAGTCACGAAAGGGCGAAACATTGGAACGAAGAAAAAAATGGTGTAACCCCGAGAGAAGTTTTTAGAGGGACACAAAAGAAATACTCATTTGTCTGTGAAAAGAAACACACATTCGCTAGCGCTCTTTTTAGTATATCCAGAGGTTCTTGGTGTCCCCAATGCAAAAACAAGACAGAGGCAAAGCTTCTCAAATTCCTCGAAGAAAAATTTGAGGATGTTGCATATCAACTCAAAGTTTCGTGGTGCAAAAACCCAGAAACAGATAAGCACCTCCCCTTTGACTTTTGCGTTTCGAAGACAATTATCGAATTGGATGGAAGACAGCACTATGAACAAGTCTCGAACTGGAGAACCCCCGAAGAACAACAAAAGAAAGACAGATTCAAGGAGGAATGTGCCATGAAGAACGGTTATTCCGTTCTTCGTATCCTCCAGGAAGATGTTTGGGAAGACAGAATAGATTGGAAGAAGCTTCTTCTGGAACACATCAAAGATTATGAAACTCCCATTGCGAAACGTTTTTGGGGAGCGGAAAAATAAGCTTATAAAAATATTTGAACAAATATTTTTATGGTTGCAAAGTCCCATATCTAACACCATTTTCACCAGTTTGGGCACACAAAATGTTGCTTTCCGGTCTTTTGCGAACAAGAGACTTCTTGTTCGCCCCATATTCGTGGATAGAATAGTCTCTCTTTTGTGAACCCTGGGAATATAAAAATCTGTTTTGTGTTCTTTTCCCGACATTCAACCAGACATAAGTTCTTTTCCCGACATTCAACCAGACATAAGTTCTTTTCCTCTTTTGATATGGAATTAAAGAGAGGCGAGGTTCAAAACTTTTATTATAAGTTTTCCCAATATTCTACAATCTTCCGAAGCGAAGAGTTTTTAGAGTGCAAAATATTCGAAACAATAAATATTTTTACAAATAAATGTCTCTCCGAGCCGTCTTTTGCTACGACAATGTAAACATCTACATTGTCCGAAACCCAGAAAAAGCAGAAAAACTTCGTGTCATCCAGGATTTTTCTGAAAGATATGCTGGAAAAGAACCAAAAAATATCTTTTATGAGAAAAAGATTGACCGAGTCGTGCAAGGGAGGGATAAGTTAGAACATTTTGAAAAGAACGCTTTTTGAGGGAAAGAAAGCGAAGTTCGTTCTTTGGGAACGGCGAAAAGAAAGAGGATGGATTGTGAAATACGAAGAAGAGGAAAACTTTGCGGAAGGGGTGAATGCAAACACTGTTTTGATCGGAGTTTTGCCTCTGTTGAAAAGTCAAAATATATGGCGGAAGGACAAGGGAACTCTTTGTTGATGGCGAAAAGCAGCGCCAAAAAATATTCTTTTGTTTGTCCGACGTGCGAACATTCTTTTGAAACAAGTCCAAACAATATCTCGAATGGACGTTTTTGCGCCTTTTGCAGCAACCGAAAACTCTGCCTTTCAGATAAATGTGAAGCATGTTTTGGAAAGAGTTTCGCTTCTCACGAAAAAGCGCAGTTTTGGAGTTTTGAAAAGAATGGACAAACGCCAAGGGAAGTATTTCGAAACACCCACAAAAAATTCTGGTTCAAGTGTGAAAGTTGCGCACATCTCTTCGATGCGAACCTGAACAACGTTTTTAATGGGAATTTTTGTCCGTTTTGCGGTAATATCAAACTATGCCCTTCGAGCGTCTGTAAAACGTGTTTCGAAAAGAGTTTCGCTTCTCACGAAAAAGCGCAGTTTTGGAGCTTTGAGAAGAACAAGCGTATTCCAAGAGAAGTTTTTTCGCGTTCCGAGCAAAAATATTGGTTCGACTGCAGAAAGTGCGAACACTCTTTCGAAACAGCTGTAAGCAGCATTTTTGCGGGGCATTTTTGTCCGTTTTGTTCCAGCAAGAATCTCTGTTCTTCGGGCGACTGTAAAACATGTTTTGAAAAAAGCTTCGCGTCGCACAAAAGGGCCAAATTTTGGGATTTCGAGAAGAACAAACAAATGCCGAGAGAAACATTTACAGGTTCAGAAAAAAAGTTTTGGTTTAAGTGTGAAAAGAACCACAAGTTTTCGAACTCCCTTTATTGTATCTCGAAGGGGTGCTGGTGCCCAAAATGCAAAAACAAAACAGAGGCAAAGCTCCTCAAATTCTTGGAAGAACATTTCGGAGGCGCAATCTATCAGTTCAAAATTTCATGGTGCAAAAACCCAGAAACAAACAGACTTCTCCCTTTCGACTTTTGTATCTCCAAAACAATTATCGAACTCGATGGTGCGCAGCACTACGCACAGGTATCTAATTGGAAGTCTCCGGAAGAGACGCAAAAATCTGACAGATTTAAGGAGCAATGCGCCACAAACAATGGTTATTCTGTTTTGAGGATTCTCCAGGAAGATGTCTGGAATGACAAAATAGATTGGAAAACACTTTTGCTTGAGCACATCAAAGACTATGAAACTCCCACCATCAAACGTCTCTGGTGAGAAACTCACCAATAAAAAACATCCAGAAGGGATTCAATGAATATTTTTGGAATAAAAATATTCTAAACCGTGGGCACCTCAACACCATTTTCGCCAATTTGTGGAACCAATCCCATCGTTTTTAGGTCTCTCGCAGCTTGCCCGATCAGGAGGAAGGTTGTCCCACGCTGATGTCGTGCAAGAATATATCGCGTCTATCTCTCCCCTCGGTATTTCGACAACACCTTGAGGAAGCCACGGTCTCGCAAGATCGCGCCGGTACATGTAATGGGGTAAATTTCCGCATTTTGGTGCTTCAAATGACCTTCCGACATACGCCGCACCCACAGTTCTGCGTGGCGTTCCAATTCCCCAGTCCATATGGTAATATGGTCCAAAATTCGAAATCTTAGGTCCGGCTTGAAACATCTTCTTACTTATCGAAAACTCTTTCTTGAACTTTCCAACAAAACAACATTCGAACTCTCGACGACAAACAAAAAACGATGGCTGGCATTTGGTATTCTTCCACTGACTCTGTTCTCGTCTCCTCCGAAAAGTATCTCAACAAGGACCAGGAGTACGTCCACCCCCCTCCGCTCCCCGTCTTTTCTGTGATGTCAGAGTCTGATTTTTACAAGACTTATGGCAAAGACAAGGATTGGGAAGGATTTCTCGCTGAAGAGAAAAAGAAGTTCGCGGAAGAGCAAGCGGATTATCGCAAAGAGATGGGAGAGTTGACCTTGGAAACAAAAGAGATTGGGAGATTCTATACTCCCATCCTCTGTCCCAAACCGGAAGTGGTCTCTTCAGAGCCCCGAGGCAGGAAGTGGTTCATCCCAGAGTCTCTTTTCTCGAGATGTTCCGCCCTTGCTTGCCTTGAGGATTTCGAAAGGGAGGAAGAGAGCCACATCGAGGGAGAGCCGGACAACGGGGAATGCACTCGAGTTCCCTTTCACTACCTCTATTGCAAGACGGCCGTCGACTTTTTGCTTTGGATGGAACAAAATAAGGAAGCGGAGAAGGAAGAGATGGCGAAGCAACTCAGAGAGATTCTAAACAAGAACTATGAGCTCGTCGTCTCTGAAGAAGAGAAAGAAGAGAGGGAAAGGCTAAGAGAAGCTTCTCTTAGCCTCCAAAGGGAAAACTGCCAAAGGGTCGACTCGTTCAAGATGACGGACAGATTCAACATCCTCTTTGCCATCCACGAATTCTTGGGAAACAGTGACCTCTACGAAGCTGCGGGAAGGTGCAACGCTCAAGCAGTCATCGGGTTCACTCCGAAAGATTTCCGAATTCTTCTGGACAAGCCCGATAGACCGATGGAGGAGAAGCTCAAAATTTATGAGAAGCTCTCGTGGCTGAACGAAAAGGACATTGAGATTAACTAGAATATTTTGTTCTGAACAAAATATTATGTGGGAGAATTGACCACAAAAAAATGCAAAGGAAAACTTTCTTTTGTGCGACATTCATCGACTAAAATGCAGTGCGACATCATGGACCACTACGAATACGGAACCATCTCTCTGGGAAAGAGGAAGTCGAGCACCACCGACGATAGAAGTCCGAAGAAGGCAGCCACGAAACCACTTGTTCGTCTTGGGAAGATTCTCTCTGTTTCTGAAGAACAGACGAGAGAAATTCGCCACCGACTCCAGGAGAGACTCAACCACTTGGACGAGCTCGAGAAACAGTTGATGGAACAACTCGAGGAAAAGAAGAAACAGCAGAGAGAAGTGGAAGAGCAGAATCTCTTGTCCCAATTTGTAGTTGCCTGTGATATGGCAGGAGTCCAACCGGACGCGAATGCCGCTCAAGCGTTTTCCTCAGCGAGGAGGAAGTTTTTGACAGGAAAGAGGAAGGAATAAAATATTTATCCGAATAAATATTTCCTTGTGTTGTCACCGCAACAAGCAGTTGTTGGATTTGAAGTTTTTCCAGTCGAACCTGGGCAAGCTTCTTTTGGATTTCGGCCACTTCGTTGTCTATCGACGCCTTCATCGATCCGATGATATCGGGGATGAAACAGTTTGTGTTTGACATTTTTATTATTTGTATTTTTGTGCTTATAGCGGACCATGTTCCAGCATAAACGCAGTTTCGATATCTTTCGATGTTACTCTCGTCCTCTTGCCGCTGTAGGTGATGACAAGCGCTTTCTCAAGAAGGCGAACAGTGCAACTTTCGACGATGACCTGGAGCATATCGAGAGCCGCTTCGGCGATGTGCACATCGTGGCCTTCTTTCTTTGAAATCTCCTTGGCCATCGTTCTGAACCTCTCCTTGGGGATAATGAGACAAGTGGACTTCATCTGGCTCCTGACTTCCTGGGAGTTGGTTTCCGAACCCGTGCCAGCAGAACCGGCACCCTTCTGACGACAAGAAAGGAAAACAGAACCCTTTGCTCCTGAGTCCTTGGTTGGGATAGCGAAAACAGGGAGATGCATGAGCTCGGCGGCCTTTTTGACGTCCGACTTCATGATGGTCTTCCTTTTAGCGAGCTGCATCGCAAGAAGGGACTTTTGCACAAGTTTGTGGAGTTTCATATGGACAAAACCGCGGATGGGAACTTCAGTATCTCCCGCAGCAGAGAGGGAACCAGCCTTTCGCAAGAGGTGCTGCGTACTGGCCTTGGGGATTTGCGTTTCACCTACCGACACGTGGTCAGCGAGATGGCCGTGTTGTTGAGCTTTTACCTTTTTGCCTGCTTTTGACATTACAGTCTGCACCAGAGAAAAACTTTGAACTAAATTTTTTCGAGCCAAAAAGCTTCTGTGTGAGTTTTTTACAAAATATTTAGTTTTTTACTACTTTTGTAATGGCGACACAAAAGGAAACCACCCGCAAGAGAGACAAGAGCGTGAACTTCCGCCTTGGGCTGAGGAACATGCTTGCCCAAATCCATCCCGATATTTCTGTCCAGACCGAGGCTCTTTCGGAGCTCAGCAATATCGCCGTCTTTTTGGGGAAGAAGATTTCACACGGCGCTGTCACCCTTCTCCCAGAGGGAACTAAAACCATCAAATCTTCCGCTGTTCTTCTCGCTGCCGGAGATCTTTACGGAAAGGACCTTGGAAGGCACGCTGTCGGTGAAATGACCAAGGCCGTCACCAGGTACGGCTCTGCCAAGGAGTCAAAGGAAGGTTCCAGGAGTTCAAAGGCCAAGCTCCAGATCTCTGTTGCTCGTTCAGAGCGCCTTCTTCGCGAACATGGAGGTTGTAGCAGAGTTTCGGAAGGGGCTGCTGTTGCTCTCGCCGCTGCTATTGAGTATTTTATGGGGGAGGTACTCGAGCTCGCTGGAAACGCTGCGAGAGATTCGAAGAAGGTGCGAATCTCCGTGAAGCATATTACTCTCGCCATCCAAAACGACGCGGCTCTTTTTGCCGTCGTCGGAAAGGGAGTCTTCTCTGGAGCGGGAGTCTCTCTCATCAGCGTCCCTATTCCCAGGAAGAAGGCGAGGAAGACCACCGAAAAAGAGGCTTCATCTCCCAAGAAAAAAGCCGCTCCCAAAAAGAAAAAGGCGGCGTCAAAGCAAAAAAAAAGCTTGAGTGATAAAGAATTGGCGAAGCTCACAAAGAAAGAACTTGCAAAATACGAGAAAGAACAAGGAATGAGCCCCGGATACTAAAATATTTTATTCAAAATATTTTATCTGAACCAGCCTCTTTGGGATGGGTGGGAATTATGATGTCTTTGTGGACTGAACATATGGCACTTGAAAGGAACAGAGTTGACGAGACAACAAGCATCGTCCTCTGAATTTTGTGGGGGTTTCGAGCTTGAGATGCAATAAGGAGACCAACCTCCTCCCCTGTTTCTCTCGAATTTGTAGTAGCTCCAATTCGTCCCGAACCATAGGAGAGAGATTGGGATGTTTGCTCTGTGGCCCATCGAAGTTCTCACATCACCTTTTCGTTGGCCGACAAACCACATCGGGACAAAACTCTGGTTCCCTGTAGCCATTCCCTGAGATATCGCTGCGACGTAAATCTGTGTGTGGTCTGGGGTATCTCTCCCAAAAGAGGACATTACAAACACCAAAAGTCAAACGAAGTCAAACATATCTGTTTTCCGAGTTTTTGTGCTTGCTTGTCTTTGAAACTTTGCCAAAAATACCGGTAAGGTCCTTTCCCCTCGAGGGTCTGTTGGTGAATTTTTGCTATCGTCTCTTTTGAGACCTTTGTCTTTGCTTCGAGGTCCCACAAATTCTTGTAAGTCTCCCCTCCTCTCACAGAGACGAGAGGGGACTTGATATCTTTCGGATTCTGTCCGACAAACTGTTGAGGTATCGGAGTTTTGTGGTACTTTCTCATCCAAAAAAGTTCAGGAACACGCGGAATCTTGACAATCTTTTGCAGCTTCCCTTCCATTCTGAGACTGAAGGGACCATATTTTTTATACAAAGTTCTCGGAGTCGTTGGCCACGCATCCGCGACTCTCAAAAGATTTTTCGACGGACAGTCCAAAGTCGTCGGAAAGAGCCAACATTCTCCATCGTACTTTGACAACCGAACGACTTTGTTCTTGTCATCAACAACAGGAAAATTTTTTGGCATTAAGTAGAGACGAGTTAGAGTGCTTTCTAACCAAATATATTGCAACTTCTCCACCCAAAGTCCGATCTCTTGGTCCATTACCAACTGAAATATTCTGGAGAACCGTATATTCCACCGAATCCTTTGAGGAAAAGCGAGGGAGAAATCCCCTTACACGTCTCGCCGCTTTTTATTCGCCCAGAGTCTCGAAGGGTCGAAGCGACGAGTTCGGAACAAAACACAGAGTCGTCTTTTTTGTTTCTTCCAAAAAAGTAAGAAAACATCACGTCGTCCATCGGCCTTTCAAAATGCTTCTCTGCCGCCTTTAAAAAATCAGAAACGGGCAGTTCCTCGTTTATCCTTACGATTGCCGCCGTACGGTAGCCCTTGTACCTTTGGAGTTTCTGACCAAACTCGATGAGTCTCGGGCCTTTCTTTTTCCCCTGACCGATGTCCGCCTCCCAAAGCCAAACCTTTCCGTCTTTTTTGACCACCATCGCGCAGTGACTGAATTCACAACTTGTCAAAAAGCAGATTATCCTTTCCGGGAACGTCTTCCCAGAGAGCAGAAGGACGTCTCCAGTTTTCAAACCGGAAGGGTCAAACTTCCCAAAATTTTCTCTCGGCTTCTTTGAAAAGAAGAAGCCGACAAGAAAAAATAAGAGGACGAAAATGGGAAGGAGAGCAACAAAAAGCAGACAACAAAGTCCTTTCATTATTTTTTAGTCAAGGTTTTGTTAGTAATGTCAGGAACATATTTGCCCCTCCTCGGGAGCGAGACGCAAGAGCCAGTTCCATATCTCGACCAGAAGGCAGACTATTCCCGGAATTATGCTGGGTCCATGCCCAGCATGTACGAGACAGATTACACAAAGACGTACATCCCGAGCTCTTCTTCCGACATCTACGGCTATTCCAAACCTCTCGATGAAACGGTGATGGGGAACCTTTACGAGCCAGAGGCAAATTCGTTCATCGAAAACGACGTTGGAGCACAAACCCCGGTCTCAGACAGTGTATCGAGACACTATGGGATGACGAGACAGAGAGAAAACTTTGAATTTGAAGGCGACCCTCAAGCAGAAATAACAGAGATAAATCCAGAAAACGTTAACATCACAGTCGAAGAGGCTCCCCAGACGCAAAAGATAACATTTCGTCCGGTCGTCGTGTTCATGCTCTTTGTTGCTGCCTGGTTCGTTTCCAGTTTGTGGGTAGAAATAGCAGGAAGAGCTCTCGACAAATGGTTCTACAACACACGCGTCAAAACTCTGACTCTGATGACGATGGTAGCTGTTATTTTCACGGTCTTGTTGGCACTTGGAGCATACTGGACAGGAATCCCTTTTCTCACACTCGAGCAAGCATAAAATTTTCTACAAAATTTTATTCAAGGACAAGATGCCCCGCGAAAATATCTCGGACAAACTCGTCTTTGGGGGTCACAAGATAGATGTTTTCTCTCTTTGGAGCACCTTTCATGAACCTCGAAGGGTCGAGGTCGCAGACCACACTTTCGACATGGACACGAGTGTTTCCTGAACCGTAAACAACAAGCCAAGCGAGTTGTTCAGCGTCCATCTCTTGGATTTCGAGAGTTTCCTCCCCCTTTTCGCACTCCTTCAGAATACTAAGACAAGTTGCGTTTGCGAGCTTCATCTCTTCTTATATTGTGCGAATGTTTTGTACCACAAAGGTTTCGGGTTTTCGACCACCAACAAGGACAAAAAGTTGTTCTCAGAAATAAATTCTGAAAGAATCTCTGAAAGTTCGCTTATCACAACAAAGGGGTCAAATTCTGGCACTTTTACCAAAGGGGCATCCAGAACATCAGAGAGAGTCTCCTCGTTTTCTCCGCTTACTTCCACCGGAGAAGCAAGAATTTCAGAAAGAGAAGATTTCTTCTCTTCTTCTTGAACTGGAAGTTCCGGAAATTCTCTTTCCTTCCCATCCAGAAGGAACAAAAGCCAGTCTCCGTAAACTTGTTGTTCCCATATTTCTTTTTGGAGAAGAAATATTTTTTCTTCGAGGAGTCTCACAGGAATTCCGTCGAGTTTCATTACGAATTGATGGCTTGCAAGCGCAAAAGATTTCTGGTTTTTCAAGATGGTGAACACCTTTCTCCCTTATGAAAGCTTTGAGGAATCTGCAAAGGTCCTCGATAGCAGAAGGCTCAACAAACAGATTATCGAGGCATATCAAATCCTCACGATCTTGGAAGACCTTTGGTTTCTTTCCGAGCAGCTGGAAGAATTTCCTCCTCCCATAGATGAGAAGCGCATCGCGGAGTCTTTCGTTTCGAGGTGCGAGTGGATAAGAAGTTTCTCGAAAAAGTACCGCGCAAGACCAGAAAAGTTCGAAAGGAATTATCAGATTCTCTTGATAGGGAAAGACATCTCTTCCGGAAAGAAGGGGTTGCAAATAAACCTTGGATTTTGCTGTCATCCAGCCACGAAAATGTGGTTTGGGTACGAGAGGGCTCTCCGCCACTACATCAACGCCTGTGTCTCTGAACTCTCGACAAGAAAGACAAAAAGCGGAGCGAAACATTCCCTCCCAAAAAAGAAAATCAGGGTCCAAAGGAGCGTCCCACTCCCTTGGTGGCTCGGGTATCAAAAATTTCACGAAAGCCATAGAGCCTCGCTCCTTCGAAAGGAACCAGAATTTTATCAAGGCAAGTTCAAGGTCCCCGAGCCAGAACTCGAGTATGTTTGGCCTTCTGATATGTCGACCGAAGACATTGATAAGATTTTTTAGATGAGAAAAAATCTTTTAGTGGGCAGATGCGTAGGGCTCATAAAATCCGACCGTGTTGTACGGAATCAGCTTCTCTGCGTCGTAAGGGCCAACAAAAATCTCCTCTTTTTGGGGCTCCTGCTTGGGAGTTTCCGGGAGTTTCTTCTGAGGGACTTCAGGAGCGGGAGGAGGAACTGGAATTTCGACCTTGGGCGTCTCTTCTTCCTTCATCTCAAAGATAAGGCTCGGAAGAGACATATACTTGACAATGTGCCTTTGAACGGGGGAACCATTCACGAGATAACCGAGGCTTCTTGTGAAGATGCTGAAACCGCCGTCAATCTTTTCGCGGTAAACGCTGGTGGAAGCGTTCTTGAGTTCTCCCTCAATCTTTTCGACGATGACAATAACAGCCTTTTCGGCGTCCTGCTTTCCCGTGATGCGGGCGACAGCCCCTCCGTCGATGGTGAGAAGGAAGGTGTCTTCAGAGTCAACAACGCAAAGGTTATCAGCGAGAATTGTTTTGGTCGCCATTACTTTTGTCTTTGGTATTTGAAAATATTATTTATGCCTTGCCTCAGACCTTTGCTGTCTTTTATTCTTTGGTTCCTTTCTACCATAATTTTTTGTGGTTGGATGACTATAAACTTTGGGAGGGAAGGAGGCTTCGAAGAATTTTGGGCTGCGATGTTTTTGGGTACACTTTGCACTTCCTGGCTCTGTCTCGTCTTTGCTCTCTGTATTGCGATGGAAGCTATTCGTTGAGAAATTTGTTGAACAACAAATTTCATGGATATTTTAAGGCGATGCTTTCCCAAAAAATTTTAGGTTTGTTCTGTGGAAGAAAACAGGGAAAAACCGTCGGACTTGTGGGTGACAGCGGCATTGGGAAGACGAGAAAGCTTCGAAAAATACGAGGAGTGTTTCAGACCTCAATATGTCCCACAAAAAACTATGAAGAGAGCATCATCGACACGGAGAAAGGTCCGCTCACTGTTTTGGACATCTCTGGGGATATCGAGACGATAGAAGATGCGAAAAGCCTTGTTTCCCGCTGCGAAATTCTCTTTGGTGTTTCTGGAAGTTCTCCAGAACTTTTGAATTTTTGGAGAGAAGCTTGCAGGGACACAGGCTGTTTTTTCGAAATAATATCTCTCAAAAATCTCGAACAAAGACTTGAGAAAATATAAAAAAGATGCAAAACTTTTTGTTCCTCGACATTCTTCAACATTCCCCTCTCGTTCAAGAAGTCTTTGACGTTCTCCACAAAACAAAAAGAGTTCTCAAAGATGCCGACGACCCAGAAAAGGAGTTTTATACCTCTTTTCCCCATCACGAAAACATTCTCACGTGCTTTGGCAAACAAGGAAGGTTTCTTGTTTTGGAATGGCACCCATTCGACCTCTACAGGTTTGTGACAACTTTTGGACCTTGTAGTCCACATTTTACAAAAAGAGTGAATTCGTCTATCTCCTCTGCTATCGAATACCTTCACAAAAAGGGTTTGGTGCATTGTGACGTCAAGCCGGAAAACATTCTCATCTCTTCAAAGGGGAAAATCTGTCTTGGAGATTTTGGAAGCATCCAAAAATCTCCTCCAAACCTTCCCGGAACGACCCTTGCATATCGGTCACCAGAAGCGCTAAGAAATCACGAGCTCGATGAAAACATCGACTGGTGGGCTCTTGGGTGTGTCCTCGAATTTTGCGAAAACGCTCACCACGTTTTTCTCGCTGGGGACGAACAAGAGACTCTTGAAAAGATTCAAAACAGACAGAAAATATGCGGGTTGCTCTCTGAAGACCCAAAACTTCGAAAAAATACCCAAAAGTAATATGTCACAACAAAAGAGCTACTTTCAAATCCTTCCGACCCCAGAAGAATTCAAAGAAGCTGAGAAAAAACTCCTCTACCAGATAAAAATGGACGAATCGGAGCTTACACCCCAAAAAGCAAAGGAGCACGTCAGCCTCATTTCGACAATGTGGGACCTCAAAGCCGTTCTGAAATTCTAGATATTTTATCCATAAAAATATCACAACTTTCTTTGTTCCAAAAACAGAGCTTCTCCTCCGCTTTCGGGAACGATGCATTCGGCAACATACCCGTCGACGCTGAAATGTTTGAGGGAACTGTCTGAGATTATCGAGATGCCCTTTGGGTGAAGATACCTCGCGAGGCACCAAGAGGACTCTGAGTTTGCATAGTCACTGAGGGGGTCCGGAAGGATTCCGGAAAGGCTTGATGTTCGAGGAGCTTTGTTGATGCGAAAAATATGGCTTGTACCTCTCTCTGAGCTAACACAGAGAAATTTCGAGTCTTTTGACCACGAGATATGGTTAATCTTTGTCTCTGTTTTTCCTCTCCGGAAATTTGCAACGCGCTCTCCGGATACAGTGTCGAACACGCGAACGGCTGTGCCCTTTTCAGAACAAGTGGCAAGAAGATTACCTTCTCTGTTGAGAGATAAAAATCTCAGTACCCCTTCATGGGCTTTGACAAACGACGAAATTCCGTTTTTGATGATGTGAACATACCCCTGTTTCATGCCAGGAAAGGCAAAAACGTGTTGGGCTCTGTCGTCGTTCACTGAGATGCTCCCATGAGGATTTTGAGTAGTCTCGTATCCTCCGAGAAGCTTCAGCGTTTCGAGGTCGTAGAGATAAGTTTTCTCGTCTGTGGAGACGATCATCTTGTTCCTCCCAAAGAGAAATTGGGTGATGGTTTTTGGAAACGCAATCTCTGCACTCCTCTTTTTTGTTTCATCATTCCAAAAAGTCAGCTTTCTCTTGTCAAATCCAACGAAGGCGAGGATGTTACTTTTCGAGAGGATTCTCACGGCGGTCACAGGACCAACGTCCCTCCATAACAAAAGCTTCTGTGTTTCGACATCGTAGACTTTGAATCCTTTCTCGAGACCAAACAAAACGCAACTCTCATCCGCGTTCACAGATACGCAATACGCCATCTTCTTACACTTTCGGACTCAACAATGCCAAGTCAGAGAAAAAATATTTTGGACAAAATATTTTAGAGTTGTTCGAAAAAATCCACTGCCTTGAGAGGAGAAGGTCTCCTCCTTGCCCTCTGTTGTTTCATCGAAGAGAGAAATTTCCTTATCTCTTCTGGTTGTATCTTTCTCTTTCCGCCAAAGGTCAAAAGATGCTCAAGGCAGGCTCCTAGACTGTACCTGTCAGCATAAATCCAGTCGAGTCTGCTCATATCCTTTTCGTTCGTCAAAGTTTCTGGGGCAGAAAAGGCAGACTTCTCTGGAGAAACACATTCCTCAAGACCCCATTTTTTCACTGCGCAAGAATTTCCAAACTTCCAAAGTTTCACTGTCGCCTTTGCTTTTTTATGTTCGCTCTCGAGAACAACGACGAACGCTTCTGGTGTCAAATTTCTATGACAAAGACCAAGTTCGTGGATAAAAGCGACTGCTTTGCACATGTGTTTGGCGACTCGGAGGGCTTGGGAAAAATCATAAGGCTTCATTATGGAGTAATCCCCCAGCACAAATCCCGTAAGAGGTTCATAGAAGAAAGACCCAAGATTTTTTGAAATTTCTGCCTTCCAAAGCTGAAGAATGTACTCTGGAACTTTCTTTCCCCCTGTGATGACAAGGGAGTCTTTTTGCTTTTTGATATGTCTTTCTCCGGAAAAACAGGTGGATACCACAGCGTCGTGAAAAGATTCCATTCTTTCCTTTTTGTTCCGGAGAGGTAAAGAAACGACCAAAGGGTTTCTGCTCTGTTTTGAACGAGCAAACGCCATCCTTAATCTTGGGAAAAGATTCCCTCTTTTTCCTCAAACAAAGAAACTTTCTTGGAACTTCTTGACCTGTACACGACAAGGCGCGTGTCATACCCCAGAGCATTGCAAGCTTCTAGTTTTGCTCTCGTCTTTTTCTCTTGACCCTTCCGTTTGAAGAAAGTGTAGTCGCTCTTCACTTCGATGAAGAGGTTCTCTGAAGGAATAAAGAAATCTGGAAGATATTTTCTGGTCTTGCCGTACCATTTATAAGGAACGAAATAAGGAGTTTGTTCGCAGACCAAAATTTCTTCTTCTCGGAATTCTTTGAGGAGCTCCTCAAGATAGATGTCCTCGAACCCTTGAATCCATACCGTTTTACCAGAAGGTAAAAGAAAAGGTTTGAACTTATATCGACTCTTTGACCTTTTATTTCTCGACATTTAAAATATGCTGAAGGTGCTTGTTTCTGACTTTGAGGCCGATTTGGAAGACCCCGCTCATATGTACGGAGTCAAAGAGCATCGGGAGATGTTTATTGGGGCTCCTTACAATATCTCCTTGACCCTTTGCACAGAAACGGAGACTCTCGTCGAAATTGTAAGAACTTTGGGGCCGAGAACGCACAGGAGGCCAGGGGATAATTTTAAACTTGACCTTTCCCTTTTTATGAGGATCTTGCCTTCTGGAGAGGAAGTTTTCGACGATAAAAAGTGGAGAGAAGAGTCCGCTCTCGTCTTCCGAGAGGCAGAACTGGAAGAGGATGTTTGCGAAAAACTCTCTGACCTTCTGCGTGAGATGGAGAACGTTGAGAAGAAAAAGGCGGATGTCGTCCAAAATATTTTAAAGATAAAATATTTTATTCTGCCATGACAAACTTGAGGCTCCCACAACAAGAATACCCCTCCAGTTCAAAATCCCCCTTCTTCAGACAAAAGAGAGTGTTGTCCGAAATTTTGACTTTGAGTTTTGGGGTTTTATGGGGGAGCCTCTCCAACATTTTCTGAGCGTTGTCGATGTGTGTCTCGTAGATGTGAACGTCTCCAAAAGACATGGTCAGATTTCCCGCTTTTTTGCCGGATGCCTCCGCGATGATACTCAAAAGACAAGCGTAGCTCGCGATATTAAAAGGAACACCAAGTGCGAGGTCAGCAGACCTTTGATAGAGGTGACAATCCACAAAATCCCCTCGAACGTAAAATTGTGAAAAGGAATGGCACGGCGGAAGACACATCTTGTCGAGGTCAGAGACGTTCCATGCGCTCAATACCAACCTTCTCGATGACGCATTATTTTGTATCTCTGAAATGATGGAAAGAATTTGGTCTTCTCCTTGACCTCGATAGTCCGTATCGCAATCTACATATTTTGCCCCCCAGTGCCTCCACTGAAAGCCGTAAATTGGTCCGCAATCTCCCTCTCTGTAGCTCAGACCTCTTCCATCCAGAAATTTCCTTGAACTGTTTTTCTTCCAGATGTTGTTGTTTTGAAGTTCCAACATCTTTGAGTCTGTGGAGCCAGAAAGGAACCATAAAAGTTCCGAAAGAATGCAGCCCCATGCCATCCTTTTGACAGTGATTAGGGGGAATTTTTCAGAGATGTTCTCAAAGAGAAGGTGTCTACCGAAAAGGCTTCTTGTCCCCGTACCGGTTCTGTCTTTTCTTTTTTCTCCAGAGTACAAAACTTCAGACAGCAAAGAGAGATAAGCGAGTTCTCCTTCGTTCTTTCGAAACATCATCGCCGTTTCAAAGTTGTGGGAGGATTTTATCAAGTAATTGTATTTTGCCTCTTTGACGCTGAACCATCTGTCTGCCTCGTAGGTTTCAAGAACAAGAGTTCGGGAAACGCCGAGGCAAAAGTCGGGAAACTGCTCCAAACACTGTTTATAAATTTCCGAGCCACCGACGACGATGCAGTGACCTTGAACAAGAGAGAAAGCTTCCTCAAGACTGTGGGCGACTTCCGCCCCATCGACATTCAAGTCCTCATTTCTCGAAACGATGATGTTTCTCCTTTTCGCGAGCGGCTTCGACCCAGGAAACGACTCGAGCGTTTTTCTCCCATAGATGATGGTTCTGCCAAACGTCATCCTTTGGAAAATTGCGAGGTCTTCCGGAAGATGCCAAGGAATTCTCCCTTTGTTCCCGATGCCTCCTCGTTGGTCGCATGCAAACACCAAATAATAACCTTGCATCTCTTTCAAATATTTCAAAAGAAATATTTATTCTGCCTGTGTTCTACCAAACGAAGCCACAACCTTGTCGAATTCTTCCTGTGTGACGACAGTGTAATCGCAATCTTTGGGAGCCCATCTCTTCGCGTAGTGTGCGTACTCTTCTGTTATGAAGATCTTTGGGAACCCCTCGTAAAACACTTTGCCTTCACAGGGGTGAGAACCGATCCACAACTCTCTGACATTTGGGAAATTTCTGATGGAAACCTGATGGTAGAAAAAGTTCTTTTCGCATTTCTGGGCAAAGAGCCTCTTGCAGATAGGAAATTTCTGGTTGACGTGGATATGAGAATGAATCCCCTTCAGGAGGACGTTCAGTCCGGGCATTTTCTCTCCGTCTTTTCTGCGGACCCACCTGTTTGTGTTATAGACCTCCAAAACTTTTCCCTTTCTCTTCTTCAACATCGGAAAAAACTCCTTGTCGTTCAAACAGAGAGCAGAGAGAGCCCTGTCATCGAAAAAGTTCTCCATATTATTTTTCTTTTTTTCAAGAAAAAGAAAAATGTCGACTTGTGACGAAGAAGTGCCAAAATGTTGGAGTTGTCGGAAGACATTTCAGCCAAAACCCTCTTTCGCATGGCTCTGTGTCCCTTGCAATGAAAAATCAGACAAGAAGGAGTGCAAAAAGTGCAGATGCAAACCCTTTCGTTTGATGCCGCTGGAAGACGAGGACATTTGCGTTCCGTGTTATTGTGGTTGGCTGCTTCCAGAATTCATTTAAAATATTTTATGGACAAAATATTTACTGGCTGGTCTCGAAATGTTCCTGAATGTTTTTGACCCTCTCCGAACCTGGAACGAGCTCGATGCTTTCTCTGAGGAAGGAGAAAAGTTTTTCAAAGTTGTTGTTGAGTTCTCCCAACAGTTTGTTGGTCAAAAAGGGTTGGAATTCTATGGAATGAAGTGTGTTTTTTACCAAATGCTCGACAAGTTCCTCTTCTTCCATGCAAATTTCAGCGCGAAAATCATCGTAGACAAAAAGCTTCTCGCCGTCTGTGTAAAAAAGTTTTATATGTGGAAACCCAGCATAGACCCCGCCGAAATTTCTCTGTGTTCCAAGAGGACAAGGAGCAGGGAGTCTTCCTTGTATTTTTCTGATGACTCTTTCCGCAACTTTTTCTGCCTTTTCGTATTCCTGTTCGGAAAAAGGAGCCCTGATTTCTCCTCTCGGGAAGTCGAGTGTGACTGTCTGGCCTTGCATTTCTTTTCTAAACAATAAATTTTATTCAGATAAAATTTTTCTGTCCTTGGGCTCTCTTTGGAGAGCGGCTCTTATCGCCCTCTGAATAAATTCTTCTCCTTCACATAGAGAGGAGACGTCTTTTTCAAAGGCTTCTCTTCCTTCACACCACCTCACTCTTTCGACCTCGTCTTTCGCTGTGAGGAGCTGGAGAAGTAAATCCCCGAGAGCCCAGATTTGCACTTTCGAAGCCTCTTCTTTTTTCATCAAACATCTTCCGTTGAGGAGTTCCATCTCTTTCGGATGGAAAGAAAAAGCAGGACTAAAAGACTTTTTCTGAGTGTTGTTCTCGTACCGAAGAACCATTCCAAAGTCGATGACTTTGACATCGTCTGTTTTTTCGTTCCAGAGTATGTTGTGCCACTCAAGGTCTTGATGAAAAACCCCTTCGTCCTCCATCGCCCGAAAACAGCAACAGAGAGTTTTCGCAACTTTTTCTGTGTCTTTAATCTTTTCGGGGCATATTCTTTTTCCCCGGAACCACTCCATCGCAAAACAGAGCCTTCCGTCTTTCATCTCCGAATAGAGGGGCCTGACAAAGCCTTCCCCGTACCTTTTCCAAAGGGCAAGCTGTGTTTCGTACTCTTCAAGTTGAGATGGTTCAAAAAAGGAGTGCGGTCTCTTGTAGACAAAAAAATCTTCCCCTTTGAAAAGAGAAACTACACCTCCCGCACCAACGTCAAACTCTTTGATGAGAGACATTCAAAAGAAAAAGATGGAGGTACACCGGAAACCTTTCAATATTTTGACAATAAAATATTTTACCAAAGAATCACCCAAGCGAGAGAGCTCGCGCTTCCTGGAACTTTATAGGCAGTTCTTCCCTTGTTCAGAATTTTTGAATGCCTCGCGCGAAAGGCGTTTCTCTTTGTTTCTGGAGCTCCGTCAAAGTAAGTGAAGGCGCCTTTCTGCCCAAAGTGCACGACTTTTGGTTCTCCGTCGAGTTCGAACGTTGCTTTGAATCTCTTTTGAGGCCTCGAAGAGAGAGATAATTTGAGATGCTTCACCGAAGGAAAAAGTCGCTGATATTCTCGAATTCTTGCTTGGAGAGCCGCCATTACCCCTTATAGTTATAGGATGAGATCCTTTTTCCTTTGTGGAAATCTTGAATGTTTTTGTATCGGCCCCTATCGGAATAACAAATTTGAGTTCCATGAAGCTCTCCATCCAGGCGTTTGTTGTGGTATCTTAGAATTTCTCCTTCCCATACCATTTCGTCCCCTGTATATCTTCCAAAAGAATCTGTTTGCCCCCTACCGATGATGTTGCCGTCTTCATCCCAATAGGTGGCTTCACCTGTTCGCCTACCTTTTTTGTACCAGCGAATAGTCCTTTTTTTACCGTTCGGATAGTTCTCTCGGTAGAACCCATGGATCGAACCATCAACAAATTCTCGAATTTTCTTTTGTTCTCCGGAAGGATAAAACTCGATGAACCTCCCTTGTTCAAGTCCTTCTTTGTAGTTTTCAGAAAGCAAAAGAACACCTTCTTTTGACCATTTTTTTAGAGGACCATGAAGGCGGTCAAAAGAGTATTCGCAATTTTTTTTGGGGATTTGAAAGAGCTCGTCCCAAAATTCTTGATAAGTTCCATCTTTCGTGCCGTCCGGCAGCAGAAAATAGAGGCTTTTTTCTCTTGTGACTTTTACACGATATTTTGTTGTGTTGGGAACTTTTCCCAAACAAATACAAAAAAACATCAACTCTCTTTTCTCCAAAAAGTCGTCCATCTCCATTCTGTAAGAGATGCAGTCAAATGGAGTATTTTTTCGCGGAGCAGTGAGGAAGTCTGCCTTTGGCGCTTCACAAACTGGATGGGTTCCTGCTGAGTTTTTCGTACTCTGTCCCGATGGAGTTCATCCAGATTTTCGGGATGTGAGAGATAAGAACGGTAAGCCCGTTCCGGAGAGGCTAAAATCCCAGCTGACGACGGGAGGATGCGCAAACGGAAGTCTCTTTGTTTTTGTTCAAAAGCAAGGCGGTTGGGAAGCTGTATGCAATGTTTGTCCGCCCCCTGCAAGACAAGTGCGTGTCGTCGACAATTCGAGAATGGCGGGAGACGTCCGAGTCATTACAGTCGCCGATGGAGCAATGCCGAACGCGGACCCTCGCCATTGCATGGTCGCAGGGCCAATGGAGTCCGTAAGAAACTGTCCAGGGGCAGTCAACAGGTGGAGATTCTCTCCCTCAGAATGCCCTCTTCCGAGTGTTTCTCAACAAGTTCAGAGGCAAAAATATTGGGGTTACGGAATATAATGAATCTCTTCTTGTTTCCAGAAGAAATGTGTTCTTGGGTTGTTTGTTGTGGTCCATCCCGGTTTTCTCTCGATGTTCTGTCTCCGGGAGTTCAAAATGCAGTCACAGCGCTCCTCCTCGGAAAGGGAATCCATTCGATAGACGGAAAGGGTATCGAATGCAAAACAGAGAGATTTTGCCTGAAACTTTGCAGCTTCGAGAAGGACGTCATTGGTATCCGAATATCAGAAGGAGAAAAACATCTTTTTATGGGTGTGTTCAAAGTATAATTTTACAAGGAGATGCAACATTTTCGCAAGGTTCCGAGCTTGCGTTCTCTCTGTTGCATGGCCGTCCAGGTGTTCAAACTCGACAAGGAAGTTCTGCCCCAGGAAATAAAGGAAACTATAAAAGAGATAAAGTCAGCCAGAAAACCCCAACTCGCAAAATACCTCGTTTTGAGGAACGGCCACCACCGCGTATATACAGAATTTCTGGATGGAGTCAAGAACATTTTGGTGATGATGGCGGAAAGAGATGGGGACTTTGGAACCTTACACTCTCTTCTTCGGAAGGAGTGTTCCGTTTTCAAATCCCTGGTCAAGTTCGTGCCGACAGAGCAAGAGAGGGAACTCATCGCAAAGGCGAGGGAAACTTTTGCTTATGCTCTCATCGGACAATACTCTGTGGCGAAGAGGATTTTTCTGATGGAGATGGTCTTTTGGACAGGACCGGAAAGGGTTGGAGTTTTTTGGTGTTAATATTTTTAAAAGACAAAAAATATTTGAATCGAGTGTTGTCGTGAACATCTGGAGTTTTTATCTTTACGAACATGCAGTCCGTTCAGCTCGTCGTTGTGATGTCGAGGAACTTTTGGAAGTTGGAAGTCGTCGTTGGAAGAGAAATGAGGCAAAATTCCCTCGTCTATTTCGAGTGCAGCAACGGCAGAGAAATCCAGACAGAGAGTTCTCTGCTTCTCCAAGAGCTTCTCGAGGGATACAAGGGAGTCGCCATCGGCGGCCTGAGAGACATTTCTGTGTTTTTCGAGAACACTTGCAGGCGCCTTTTGAGGGAGAGGATGCACAGAGAATTGGAGACTTTGGCAAACACAGTCGAAAGACTGGAGAAACAGCAAAGAACAAAGGGGCAAAAAGCCGCAATCCGTTGTCTTCGGGATGTGATGCTCGAAAAACAAGAAGAAACGATGCGCTCAATACAGACAATCCAGACTCGTTCCGAAGTGCAGCTCTAAAATATTTCGAATAAATATTTTGTGGAATCGCGGAGCTCAAAAAGCAAATTTTCTTTGTTTTTATACGATGGAATCTCTCATTGCCGCAGAAGAAAACTCTGCTGTTCTCCAGCTTCTTTTGTTGGCCTGTCGTTCCGGATTTACTTATGAAGCGGAAGTGGGATTTTTGCGAATTTCAGTACAACAAGGTTCCGTAAAAATTCAGGAAGGAAACAAAACTAAAGAGAAGAGCATCTCAGAGTTCCGAGACGTTTTGGAGAGGCTTTCTCTTTAGTTTTGGAGATGAGAGATGAGGCTCAGCGTAAAACTCGTCAACCCAGGAGTTTTCCCAAAGACAATATTTTATTTCTCCCTGAACGAGGGAGAAAGCTTTCCTTGGAAGCTGTTGCAGTGGATAGCAAAAGATTGTGAAACACAAGCTTTTCTTTTATCGACATCTTGCAGACAGACATGCACATAATTTTACAAGGCAATGGAGCGACTTCCCACAGAAATGCTCGTCCATATTTTGGGATTTCTCGGAGCAAAGGACGCAGTGACCTTTTGTTGTTCTCATAAAAAGGCGAGACAAGTCGCAAAGGAACACGCTCATCTGCTCTTGAAAGAAGTTGAATGTGATGGGGACATTATAGCCGAGAAACTCGGCGGGTTGTATGTTCCAAACAACGAACCGTTGGAAAAGCAAAAGGAAGAGATGAAGGCGAAATTCCTCATTGACCCCCTTGGAAGAGCCCAGAAAAAACTTGAGTTTGAGGGGGAGTACGGCTCTTCCTGTTTTTGGACAGTAAAAGATGGAAGGCTTGATGGCCCCTTTCGATGCGAGATGGAGACTCCTTTCGAAGACGCCCTCATCGAAGAAGGAAACTTCCGACGAGGGAAGCTCCATGGAATCTCTCACTCTTTTAATCGCGAAGAACAGAACTTTGGGAAATGGACGACTTGGTACAGAGGACAAAAGAAGAGGGAAAGGACAACATCGGAAAACAAGGTCTGCGTCAAGGAATGGCGTACTTCCAGAACAAGAAAGAAAAGAACGCCATTCCTTGAAAAGCGGAAGGAAACATTTTTTCTCCAAAGGTTCTCGAGATACTCCTGTTCAGGAAAAGACGTCGACAGTTGGAGTTACACGACAGAGACAAAGAGAAATGGGGTACTGATTTCTGAGTACAGCTCTTTTTGGATGGATGGAGATTCCACTTGGAGGTATGTTGTTGATAGGGAAGTCGTCTTAGAAGGAACAGAAAAAAGCAACAGTTGTGTGATAGGAAGATGCTGCGAAAGGCACGGAAAGAAACTCGAAGAGGCGATGAGAGGTGAATGGGAAGCGCAGTTCTTTTGAACCATATATTTTGTTCACAAAATATATCAAAAGTTGTATGTTGGATTGAGCCTTTCAAATCCCGAGGCCGAGATTTTCCTCACTCCGTTTTCATAAACTCCACTTTGAACAAAGAGGTACATCCAAAGATTTCCTTTGTCCTCTTTCGAGACGAATTTTCCGTGAAGCATCCCATCCTTCCAAGGGAAGAGATTCCCGCAAAATGTCATTTGACCCTGAATTCTTCCCAGACAATCCACAGTTACAGGAAGCCTTTCGACGTTTCTGTTCTCCAATATTTTGACGACATGAGACGCTTCAGGATTTCTTGAGAGGAAGTTTGTGCTCACGTTTAAGGTCGAATAGAGACTTTTGTCCTCCTTTTTGGAATCGCACCAATCGTAAGCTTCTCCACAGGAGCAGAGAAACGACAATCTTTCACCTGCCCCAAGAAAAGAGAAAAGTTCCATGCAGTTTGTTGGGCAGATATTTTGGCTTCAAAAGGACAGAAAGACCTTTTTTGTCGTTGTGTGCAAACAGGAAGAAAAATTCGTTTGGGTTTCCGGTGTTCCTTATTCATTGAAAAGAATCTCTGAGCTCGGAAAGGTCAAAGTGCCCGATCTCGAAAATATTCAAGAGTACATGAAAGACAGAGAGGCGAAAGGAGTCATAAAATGGTCTGAAGATGGCCCTCATCTCGAACTTGCAGGAGAAAAATACTCAAGATATACTCGGTGGTTCTGATAAATATTTTTAAAAATATTTATCTGCTCGCGAGAGAGAAAGCTGCAAAGAGAACCACGAGAGGTAGAAGAGTTTTTGGCTTGTCCACCAGGTAAGCTCCTGCAAGGGCTCCAATGCCGTAATTTATCCATATCCAAGGGACTAGAAGGGAATTTGTGAAAAAGATTCCACTGAAAGCAGAAATGGAACCATAAGCCCAGGGAGCGAAAGCTACCGTCAGAGGTGCCTTTGAAAAAGTACCGAGAACCTCCGGGCCAAGGAGAAAGGCGGCAGTGGATGCATAGACCGCAGTCCGAAAACCACAATAAAGGCCGACTCCCAACGCCACAACCTTTCCGAGAGTTCCTGTTTTGGCGACTGCCTCTTCGATGTCTTGCATTTTTCCTTTGTTTCGACCAAAAGAAAATCTTCTTTGATTTATGAATCAGACGCTCCATGTTTTATGTTCAAACAGGAGACCTCCTGCCTCATAACTTCCACTTTTCCCCTCTTTCAAATTCTTGCAACGGCAGTGACCATAAGACCAGATAACAGGAGTTTCGCAGTTTGAACAGATGGGATATTTCACCTTTCCCGTAGAGAGATGGGCAGGTATTTCGACCAGAACGCAGTCATCTCCGGTCTCCACACAGAAAGCGAGAGCGCCTTTTTTCTGTGTCTTGTTCGTTTGCCCAATCTCGGAAAATTGGAGGTTGTGAACGAGTCTCGTTTTTGACATCTTTTCAAATTGCTATTTTGTTGGAACATCTTAAGCTTTATTTTTCACTTCTAAAATGTCGTCGCACAAGTTTGACCTTGCTGCTTTGAGGGGAGATCTTCCTTCAGTTCAAGCTTTTCATCGCTACGGAGTGAAATGTACCAAAAAAGCCATGGATTGGGCAGCCATGGAGGGGCATCTTCCCGTCGTCGAGTTCCTGCACAAAAACAGAAGGGAGGGGTGCACTTCCGATGCGGTGAACAAAGCAGCCGAATTTGGTCACCTTCCTGTCGTTGAGTTTTTGATAACAGTGAGGAAGGAAGTACCAACAAAGGAGGCGATGAACGGAGCAGCCTCCAACGGACACGAGAAGGTGCTGAGATTTCTCTTTTGCAACAGCCTCGTTGGCTGTGACAAGGAAGCTCTTTCCATTGCAGCGGAAGCAGGTCATCTCGACTGTGTCATTTTCCTCTTCTACTTCAAGAAGGAAGACCCGATGGAGAGTGCTCTTGTTGGGGCGACCAAGAACGGGCACGCAGATGTCGTCAACTTTTTATTGGACAAAACGTTCCAGAAAAGGTCTTGGATTAGGAAGGCGAAGAGGAGCACCAAGGACATTTCGATGAGGCAGCTCTTTGTTGCGCGAGGTCACTGATTATATTTCTTGAAATATAAAATTGTACGAGAAGAAGACAAAAAAGAGACTTCTCCGTCATGTCTTTTCGTTCTTGTCTGGCGAATGAGCTTGTTGGGGGAAAGAGGAACAAAGAGTACGCAGAGCCAAAGAGAACTTTCGTGGCTCGTGGATGCTTTGGGGTCGTTTATAAGTGCACAAAAGGGGGGAGGGTTTTTGCAGAAAAAGTGGTGAGATGCCGACCGAACGGGGAAGAGAAAGAAATTCTCCGAGAGTTTGATGCGATGTGCCTTGCGTGGAGGGCAAGCGAAGAGTTCTTTCTGAGACCTCTTTTTCTCGAGATTAACAAAGAAGGGGAAGAGGCCGTCATTGGGATGGAATGGTTCGACGGAGAGGCTCTACAAAACGTCAGAAACAGAGAGATGGCAGAGAAGAAACTCTATTGGGCTGCAAAGGCTCTGAATACGGTGGGTGTATTTCATGAGGACCTTCAACCGCAAAATGTGCTCATTTCGAAAGACAGAAAGAGACTCAAGGTCATCGACTTTGGAAGCGTCACGATGTTTGAGGAAGAAAAAGTTGTCTTTGATCCGGCAGACTACATCGCAGGCTCCGAAGAAGATTCAAGAGAACTCGATGAAAAAGACGCCAGAGTTTACCAACTCTTTGAATTTTTCCGCCTCTTTGCCACAAGAGAAAACATGAAGATGTTTATCCAAGGTAACAAAAAGTGGACGGAAATTTTGGAACTCTTTGATGAGAAAAATTTGGAAGAGATGCTCGAATAAAGTTTTTGAAAGGAAAAACTTTATCGAAGGGAGAGGAGTTCGTTCGAAAATTTCTTTTCACAATGAACGCACACACTACATTCATCATCAGTTCTCGTTGTTCTGTACCTTCCCTTGCGAAGTTCCGAACAAACAACTTTCGCCCTGTCGCATTCGGCGAAATTTCTGGTCAAAAGTTCCTTTATGGTATCTCGACAAAGTCTCCGGCGACCGACATGTTTTCCCGGATCGAGAGAGAAACGTGTCTTTTGAAGATGGCAGAAGAAATCAGCAAACTTTGTGGCTCAGAGCAACCCTTCATTGAAGAATTTGAAATTCCTGAAGGAGAGGGAGAACAAGACGAAAGTTGGTGTTCCGGTACGACAAAGGAAATTGTCTCTCGAATAAACGTTGGATTTGGAACCATGACTGTACTATAAAAAAATATTTAAATATTTTTTGAGCACTGTGTAATCACAATGAGCACGAACGGAACTTTCACGGATTTGGGTTATATCCCTCCGACGACGATTATCGGAGGTTCCACTGTCGGAACTTTCGTCAATGGAACATACATTCCCCCTCGCCCAGTCGTCGGCGGTCTTGTTCAAGGAACTTTCGTCAATGGAACATACATTCCTCCTTCATTTGCAAACTAGAATTTTACCGTTTGAGACCAAAGAAGTTTATCCTTTTTATCTTTCACCCGCAAGTTGAGGAAAGGAACATCCTCCTTCGAGAGAAAACTCGCCTTGTCTGCGTCTGGGATATCAAGAACAAAGCTGTGGAGGATTTGACCTGAAGGTCCGCTGAAAAACATAAAAACGGGAGGTCTTTTTGTTTGTTCCTTGAACCACCAACTATATTTTATTGGAAGAGATGGGTCTCTGGATTTAACCTTGACCATGTTGACCACAAAAGGGTTATTTTCTCTTTTTTGGAAAAGAAGAAGAGCAAACAAAGCGATAAACATAAAAAGAACGAGGAAGAACATCCTTAAAATATTTAGTAGAAAATATTTTTGACAAAGAGGACACGAAAGTCCTCTCTGCAAGACTTTTCGGCTTCTGTTCTGCATTCCTCAGATGAGGGGTACTCGCAGGTTTTCCTCTTTCTTCTTTCGCACTTTTCGAACGTCCTACTGTTCTCTATCGTCCTGCATTTTTGCTTGCAAAAGCTACGAAGAAATCCTTCTTTATTGAGCTGTTCCATCACCTTTGGCGAACTGACTTCGCAATACGCTCTGTTCAGACAGTTGTCGATGCATTTCCACTTCTTTGACATTTTATTTATGGGAGAAGAGGCCAGATAAATATTTAATTCAAAAATATTTATCAGTAGAACAAGCTCTTTACCATCTTCACGCGAACATCGTTGTCGCAAGTTTCTGTGATGACCACATCACATTCTTTAAGAGACCCCTTGCACTTTCTCCATTCTCGGGCTTCACATTTCACGTAGGTTCTGCTGTTTCGAAAGTTGTCGCATTTCGCTTCGCACATCCTCCAAGTGTGCGAATCCGGATAAACATCCTCGTAGATGCTGTCTGTGTTTTTTATTTTTGACATACCGATAAAGTTTTGCCTCACACAGCTTCGTACGCAATATTTTCTCTTTTCTGACATTTTCTGTGAGGTTCCCAAACAGAGAGCTTTTTCTTTCTATTTCTAGAGTAACACAAGAGAATGCAGACGTTCGAACTTGCCTTTTATCTCTGCGTTGGCATTTTTTTCTTCCTTTTGTGGAAATTCTTTTGGAAAGTCCAGATCATCTTCAATCCACAGATTCTCGGAGAGAAGACACCAGAAGATTTTGGAAAAGAATGGCCAGAGAGATACAACAGAATGGTCCAACTCGGCCTTGAACATGCAAAGAGGTCGAGGGTTATCTTCTGTGCGATGATAAGGGACGGAGAGGAGAGAATTCCAGACATCATCAAGGATTTTGAGAGGTTCAACGGGAGGTTCAAGGATTGGCGCCTCCTCATTGTTGAGAACGATTCAAAGGATAACACGAGAAAACTTTTGTTGGATTGGGCAAGAAGAAACAAAAGGGTTCTCGTGTTGGGTTGTGGGGTGAACGCTCCATCTTGCAGCATGAACTTACCAAAGACCGAAGGGCATGAAGTGACAAAAGGAAGAATAAACAAGATGTCGATGCTTCGGCAAGTTTATCTGGATAAAATAAAACAGGATTTCAAAGATTGGGACTATGCTGTTGTTCAAGATGTCGACCTCATTGGAAGGCTCTACCAAGACGGGTTTTTCAATAGTTTTGGTTGGCTCGCAAAGGACAAAAACATCGACATGTTGGCCTCTTTCGGAATTCTGAGATTCCCTGGAGGAATCCAGGTCATCTACGATGGACTTGCGACGACTGAATTAGGAGGCGCCGGAAGATACCACCCAAACAGATGGATTTCGCATGCAGTAGGAAGGAAGTTGGACCACCTCGGTTCGACTCCCGGAGGAGATTTGGAGCAGGTCGACAGCGCTTTCGGCGGGTGTGCCATCTACAGAATTTCAAGCTTGATAAAATCTGGCTTCAACTACGACATCATTCCGGAAAAAGTGGATAATGTGCAATGTGAGCACGTTCTTGCTAATATGTACCTTCAAAAGAAATACATGAATCCATCGATGGTCTACCTGTGCCTCTCGAACGATAACTCATAAATATTTTCTACAAAATATTTTCAAAGTGCCTCTTTGCTTCAAGGAAAATGACCCCTCCGGGAGCGTAAAGCTCTTCCGTCAATCTTTGGTTTTCCTTTTGGAGCTCCTTGTTCAACAAAGCCAAAGATTCTACCCTTCTCTTCCGGAAGGAGACGAGGTCTTCGTAGTAGTTCTCCTCGAAAAAAGAGACAATGTCTTCGTAAACTACGCTTTGCGCGACGAGCATCCATCTGGACATTTTCTCTTTTTTCTCGACGGACAAGACTCTGTAACGTTTTACCCCTTGCACACAGGCTTCTTTCCATGAAAAGAGTGGCTTGTCCATACCTGGAAGAAATATTTCGACGTCTATCGAGATGGCATCATCGGGTAAATCTCTTCCGTGCGAACAATGAGGGTATGACCATCTTTCTCTTTGTCCCAAGCCGTGAAACATACAGCCGCAACTTGTCCATTCCTTCGATGTTTTGACATTCGTGGGGACATCTTCCACGTCTGAGTGCTCTTTGATAAACTTGACAAACCGCTCCAGAACAGCGCTCTCTGGTTGAACAAAATGTGAAGTTCCCCCTCCCATTGCAAACTTTTTCTTTGGATATCTATAGAAAAATATAGATAGATTTGTGAGAAATTTTTGCCGCTCACTGAGAAAAAGTGCCCTTTTCCATAAAGTCTCTCTCTGCTTCTTTGGCCAAAGTTCCTCCAGGAGCGTACAGTTCAGCGAGAAGATTCTGTAGTTTTTTGTTTTCTTGTTCGAGCGAGACAAGTTTTTCCGTTGCAGACTTGAGATCTCCTTGCAGGATCTGAACCTTCCCAGAGAGTTTTTGGGATCTTTCTCTTCGGAACTCGACCAACCTTGTCTTTCCAACGACTCCGAGTATTTGAGAAAGGCCCCGATCGAGAGAATAAGATTCGTGGAACCGGAATGGGAAAATTCGTGTTTTCCCCTGGTTTTGTACTTCCCTCCAATGATAAATCACCTCTTTGTCGTAAGACCAGGAATTCCACCCTTTGAGAGAGACTTTGACCGAAATTGTTTCGGAAGAAAAGGGACGACCGTGGCGACACACGTCAATGAAGTAATATTCTCTTTTGCATTCACACTTTTTTTCGGCATCTTCCACCTTTACTTCTGTCGTAATGTCCCCATCTTCCGCGTCTGTGTGTTTCTTGAGATATTTGACCACCAACTTGAGGATTGCACTTTTCAGAGGTTTCTCTTTTTCTTTGGAATGAGATTCCTTGTATTTCTCCATCAAAAGAGGGAACCCAAGGATTTCTTTTTGGTCCATATTTTCTAGATATCTTTACCTATTCGAAAGATATCTCCCCCTTTACGTACTTGTAAAAGAAGTACGGATAAAATACCCCCTTGAACAGAGCAGTGCCAAAAGACGAGAACACATTCGCCGCGTTCATCTTCTTTCCTGACCACCCAAGTTTGACTCCTTCTTCTACAGAAAAAAGAAGGAACGGGGGAATTCCTATCACCCCGTAGACACAAGCAGCAGTTTTCATCTTTGACATTTTTGTTTGTGGTGTGTACCGCCTTTAAAAAAGATTTTATCTGTCGAAACTTTCCCAGAGAAAGTAAGGGAACAAAATACTTTTGAAAATGATGGTTGAAACAAGCCATTTTTCTCTTGGTCTCTTCCAAACTTCTGAAGTCCCAATGGCGGCAGCCGAGGCGATAGACATTTGAAGATAGAAAATGGCGACGTTTTTTACGTTTTCAGGGACTGTCTTTTTCATCCTAAGTTTATGCTTGTCTTTTCCATCTGAAAAGAGTTTGATAGTATGGGAAAAGAGCGACCCTCCAAAGAAAAACAGGGAAGAACTCCTGAAAACTTTTGTGTTCTTTCGCCATGTCTTTCACGATGAGAGGAGAGAAACCTGCAGCGGCGACCAGATAACTCCCTCCGGCAATCATCAACTTTTCTTTCCTGTTGAACGACATTCTCGAATTCCCTTTCTTGTTGGAGAAGTAACAAGGAAATGCAGTTTCTCAGCGAATTCGCGGAAGAGATGTTGGATGTGAACGGGGGAAATTGTCTCAATCTTTCGGAGGAGGCGATCGTCTGCGGAGGGATTTTCGGAGAGGTCATCGGTGAATGGAACGGAAGCGCCCAATCACAGAACTGTGTCTCTTTTCTTTGCAAGGGGGAGGGACCCAGAACTTGGCTGGTAAACAAAGAACCAACAAAAAACACAAAGAGGGTAGTCATAAGCCCAAAACGGGAAAACAAACTTTACCTTATGTTTGTTGTCCCTCTTGTCGAGCGCACGGTATGGGAGGTAAAAGACCTCGCAGAGATTGCAAAAGACCTCATGCAGAAGAAGTCATCCCTCAAAATCTTTGGAAGGGGCTTCGTTCGTTATGGAAGGGGTCACGTTTTCTGTGTCTTTGCTGAATTCCCAGAGAGTAGACCTCTCCAATGGTTCGAGTCCCCAGAAACTTTGGGGGTTTGGATGGAAAAACTGTATGACGACTGTGCTTCGAAAAACATCTGTTTCGACAGGGAGTTGATGATGGAAGACTTTGTCGTTTGTGGCAATGGGGCGATCCTCGCGAGACTCGACAAGTACGGGCTTGCTACAAAGTTTGACTCTAAAGATAGAATGGAGTTCCTCTGTGTTTTGATGGAGCTTCTGACCGGAAGAAAGTTCCTTCTGTATCAAAATACCACAAAAGAAAATTTGAAGAAGAGAGTACAAAAGACCCTAGAAAGGGAAAGGAAGGAAGACAAGGGGAACGTTCTGCCGTTGGTTTGGAGGATTTTGAGTGAGATTTAGAATAAAATATTTTATGCAAAATATTTTGAGAAGTGCTGTTCTGCTTTCAGCGCTCCCTTGTTTCCGGGACGATATTTGAGCTCTCTATTCTTTTGTCTGAGACTCGCAATTTTTTCCTGAAGGCGCTTGTTCTCCTCTTTCAAGAGAAGGGTCTTTTTCCTCTCTGCGTAGAGCGGACCATTTCCATGCTTCTTTATCCTTTCGTTTGAGGAAATTTCTTCCTTTGCCTTTTCAAAGACTCGTTCTTCGGTCACGATGCCGCATCTCGGATAGTAAGAATGACGTCCTTCCATCTGCTCCCCCCATCCACAGAGGAGGTAGAAATTGTTCTTTCGAACAATGTACACAACGACCTCCAAGCCTAGGGAGGTGCCTCCCCAGATGTGGAAAAGTTTTGCAGATGCTCTAATTTCATACTCTTGAGGGGTCAAGAGGTAAAAATTCTCGAGAAGGTCCTTGACTTTGGGGATGATATTCGACAGAGACTGGTCCATATTGCGGTATGAGGATTTTGTTGGGGGAAGTGAGTGCGATTTTTAAAGAAATATTTTGTTTCGAAACAAAATATTTTATGATTGGATACCGTGTTGGGATATAAGATTTCGAAGTCTTTCGAGCTCCTCATTTTGCCTCAAAAACTGTTCGTCCTTTTGTCTCTGCTCTTCTTTTTGTCTCTGCTCTTCTTCTTTTCTGGAACGAAGAACTTTTTCTCTGTTGCGATAATACCACTCTCTTGCGAGTTCCCGAGTCCTTTCGCGGTTGTTCTCCCTAAACTTTTTCGCCCTCTCTTTACCGGTCATCGGGGTTTTCGCGGACATTCTCTTTTACTTGTCTCTCAAAGATATGGTATACAATTTTTGTTATAAACAGATTTTATAACATAGTTAAAGAAACAGGGAGGTGACTGCTATTTCATATCTTTCAAAACAAAGATATTT